TGAATACTGCCAAGACAACCTGAACGCTAAGGATCAGATTGAACGCATTGTGAACATTTCTACTATGTTCCGTGAATTCAACTTTGACATGCTGAAGGCTCTTGTTGAAGAAATGAATCGTTACAACGAAACTCCTCAGCAAGCACTTGCTATGCTTAACGCCAAGCCTGAGTTTGATGGTGAGACTAAGTACGAAGTCAAGATCGTCCATGAAGGCCAAGAGATTGACTACAATAGCGAATATCGTGGTAACCCTCTGAGCCCCGACGGTGTCGAGATTGGATTTGATCCGGCTCCTGATGACGACGAAGCCGATTACATTCACAAGGTCTTCACTGCAAGCACTCTTGTAACTGTTAAGAACGGTCAGTTTGTGTTTGAGGACAAAGGCACTCGTATTATGCTAACTCGCATCGTTGAGAAGAAGCCCAATTACTGGGATGCCTTTTAAAAAAGCCCCGAAAGGGGCTTTTTATTTGAGTACAATATCAAAGATCCAAGCCTCAAAGACTTCAGACCTTGCATAGTCGTAGGGTATCCAGAAGTAACCATTTTCGCCCCAGTCAGGACCAAAACTGTTCTTGGCTAACAGTTGTTTCTTGTCTTGATTGTAGCCAACAAGAAAGACAGCGTGTTCACCATAGAAATCCTCAAATCTATTTTTAGGCATCTCTACAACAGGATTAGTTTTGTCAATTCCAAAGAATTGAGTGTATACACTCATACCGATTACTACTGGTCGATTATTGTTTATGGCTGCAATGATCTCGGGTATACCATATAAACGTCGATAATTTTCAAGTGTGCGTTTCTTAGCATCGGCATAGGCTTCCGGACTAGGACGCACATCAAATTTTTTAATGTCGTAGGGCCAAAGATCTTCTGAGCAGATACCATAATCAACTATACCTTCAATGGCAGCGCGAATGGTAGTGCCCGCATCTAGTTCTACTAGGTCTTCCTTAAAACGGCCGTTGTAGTAAACAAACAGCGAACTCAACTCGGTGAAGTTTTTAGGATAATTACGCCTTAGCATCATTTCATATGCGCCAGCTAGAGCTTGTCCAACACAACTACCTAAAGTTGTTTGATCTTCAACTCGTGTATCCCATTCCCTCAGGTCCACTACATTTCTAGTAGGAATACGAGCAACCTGGTAAACCCAATCTCTATGATCAGGTCTACTAGGTCTGCATGAATGCCTGTTACGGCTGATTAGATTATCCACCAGCCGGTGCTCCTAAAAACTACGCCAACACTTTGATTGGGTACACTAATGATGTAAGTAGCTTTGCCATCAATTAGCTGACCAGCTTGAGGTTGTATAGTAATCTTACCAGAACCTTGGCCGTATTCATCTTTGATTGTGTACACACGACCATTGATGCCTGCAGGCAAGGTAATAGTTACTGCATTGGCACTAAAAACACCGATATATTCATCATTTAATGCGGCTGTATAACTTGTTGTGGTACCGTAAACATTAATTAAATCAGCACCATAACTACTAATGGTAATATTACCGGTAGTTCCTGTTATAGTAATACCTGGGCCAGCTGCCAGACTGGTAACACCAGTGTTATAGATTTCGAATTTAGCATTGGGTCCAGACGTAACTACATTGGTCAATGCAATCCCATTACCAGCAGTAGGAGTAACACTGGTAACAACCTGTGCGCCATTGGAAGTTAAATTACCAGTAACAGTAATCGAATTGAAGGTTACATTGGCATTAGGGTGCAGGTTTTGTGCAACAGATATAACACCATCAATAACATCAATATTGCCGCCTATCTGTACAACACCATATTCCAGGGTTGATGCGGCTGAACTTAAATATGACATTTATTATGCTCCTGCTGAACCGCAGTAACCGGCTGCGCTTTGGGAACCTGTGTATCCCCAACCTTCTTTGTTTTCCATTTCTCTTTGTGCTTGTTTCATACCAGCACGAAATCCTCTGGCAAAGTCATCTTTGGCTGTATCGTATCTGCCAAAGTCATAGTAATAATCATATAAGTCTGTGTCGTCATAGTCATAGTAATCATAGTCAGGATAATCCCAATACCAATAATGATATGGATGATACCAATAATGTCTATTCCAATAATGTCCTGGACGTTGTGGTCCGTGAGGTGCTTGTGGTGCTGCTTGTGGTCTGCGTGGTGGTCTTCTATTCATGATTTACTCCTTTAAATTATATGCCATTCGCCGCCGCGACATAACATACTAACTGATTCGTAAGGTACTTCCATAACATAAGAAGTACTACCATCGATAAGGCCACTATTTGCAACCACAAGCGTAACCTTACGGTTACCAATTGGCGGGCCCATTTCTATTTTTACAATAATTTGCTGACAATCTTCGCAATCTCCGGGAAGTGTGATAGTAACCGGTCCAGTACTATTAACACCAATGTAATAATCATCCATCGTAGCACTGTAGTCTTGTGATACCACTCTTGCCGAGCACTTGCAACTACAGTTTCCAGTCGCACCAGTAGCTCCGATAGGGCCAGGTTCTCCTTGAGCGCCCGTTGCTCCAGTAGCACCAATCGGTCCTTGAGGTCCTGTAGCTCCGATGCATTCCGGCGGGCAAGGCGGGGGGTTGGGTCCTGTTGCACCATTTACTCCTTGTTGTAATACTGTTGATGATAATCCCGCAGGAATAAATTGACCGGACACTGTTTGTCTGATCAACTCAAGATGGTTATGAGTGAGATCATTTCGATTCTTATTAATCTGTGCGATTATTTCGTTGAGCTCAATTAATCTTTGTTCATTGGGATTCATTTTTTCCATCCTTAGAAAAGAATTGGAATAATTTTCCGCTGATAGTTGATTTTTCTTCTTTAACCGGTTCGGGCTCGGTTACTTCAATGTTGGGCTCTTGTTTAATTTCTTCTATAGCCTGCTCGGCAGACTCTTTTATTGTGTCTTGCTCGTTGTCACAATCAACAACGGTGTTTTCTACTTTTTCTATATTAATATTAATATCTGTGTCGCTATCTGAGGTTTTGACTCCAGCAAACAGCGTCTGTTTAAAATCATCAAGGTTAAAAGGCTTTCCGCCTATGCTTGGTAACTCGCCAGTGAGTCTATACCTCGAAATTACATGACTTAAAGCTATTAATTCGTACTCGCGGGGATCCATTGCCATACCTCAACATCCTTTTAAAATGGCGAACCCTTGTGAGGTTCGCCAGTTTTACTACTCAACGTTGAAATTAACGAACGTTGTTGCTGGTGCTGGTTTGACCAACGCCGGCCATTGTGCCAAAGTTAACCATACCTTGGCGAGTCTCTTGTAGTTGACTCTGGAAGGCATTTAATTGGCTAGTTAGAGCAGCCCACTGACTGTTGTCAGCGTGACGGTGCCAGTGACGTCCATCATCAAGAGCAGCAACTAGTTCAGTGTTGCGCTCAATTAGACGACGACCATAGTCATCTTCACGTAGGCGATTAATTAGAGCAACAGTTTTCTCGTTTCCCGAATCGATCTTGTCACTTAGATAAGTTGTCTGCTTGGCTAGTTCAACTTGTGTCTTTAGTGCATTGATTTCTGCATCCTTGCTTGCACCCAAGAATCCAGCAACTACTTGTTGCTGTTGTGCTACGATCTGAGCACGGATATCGGCTAGGTCACGACCAGTGTCAAAGAAACGACTGTCGATGCCGCGGGCTGTATCGCTTACTCTTTGATTGATATCAAAACGTGCGTCTTTGATAGCGCCTTGTGTGTTATAGTCGCCTTTTAGACCTTCTTTAACGATTTCGTTAGTGTGCTCCGATGCTTCACGACGGATGTCGCTGTGTTGACCGGCTAACATCATTGTATCTACTTCTGCCATTTTATTCTCCTTTATAAGTTATAACGGCTTGTACAGGAATACTTCCTGCAATGTACCCTGAATGTTTGATCAGGTGTTATAATTACTTAGGTAAAAATTGTGGTCAAAAAAATAGGCCTTGGTCTAAGGCCTACTTCAGTGTATGTGCTATAATTACTTCTTGGCAAACACAGCCAGTTGTGTTCTGTTCTTAACACCGTATTTCTTAAAAATGTGACCAAGATGAAGTTTAACTGTACTTTCACTAATGTTCAGTGAACGTGCAATAACTTTGTTACTGGATCCTCGTTCAAGTACAATATTGAGAATTTGATTCTGACGAGGTGTAAGTTTAATTTCTTTCAAAGAACCCAATTCGGGTTTAGATTTTGAACCTGGTAATTGATCGATAATGTGTTTAGGCCAGTACGGAATGCCTGCCCATTGAGCAAGTACACCTTTTTCGCATTCATCCCAACCATAGTCTCGAGAGTTTGGAATTATACCAATGATTCCACTTTTTTGTAGATCTTTTATTAGGGCAACATCAGCGCCACTGAAAATAGAAACAGAAACGGAAATTTCATAGTCTAATTCAATTAGCTTGGAAAGAGTTCTTACCATGTTAACTACCTCAATGGCTGTTGTGTTATCTAGTTCGGCTTGATGTATTGAAATGCTTTTAACTTTTTTAGACTTTAAATGTTCTGTTAAAGAATCCCAATTTGAGCAAAAGATAATTTCTTTTACATCGGATTTTTTATACAGCTCATCTAAATCATCTCTTATCGGTTCGATAAACCGATCAAATGTCTCATCGGTGAATGCTTTACTAAAAAATAAATGTACAGTTTTTTCAGTTGTCATTTGTTCTCTCCACGGTGTATACAAATACTTACGTTTGTCTACACATCTGTTTAACATACCATGGTACGCCTTAGACATGAGTCTAGGTCTTCCTTCTATTACTACGACTATTATAAATAAAAGACCCGATTGATATCAAATTAAACAGTAGTACTTTTAACACTGGACTTACATCTCTTATGAGCAATCTCACCAATTATTTTAACAACATTTGCTATAAACCTCTTTACAACATAGGCGACCGCGTCTACGGCCGCTGGAACAAAATTCCTTTCGTTGGTACAGTAGGTAACGATACCTTGATTAACGAACAAGAGGGTCCTCGCATCAGCATACATCTTGACTTGCCTATACGTGTCAATGATTACAATCATACAATAATATTTGTCAAGCATCGAGACATTAAACGTCTTGTTGAATTTAACTAGACTTTAGTCTAGGTTTTTGCCGTGTAGAAGTTTTAAATATCTGCATGTGCATTATCATTGGCAAATATTTTGACGACCTAGGCTGGGTTGCAGTTAAAAATCGAGACCGCAATTACATTCCTGAAATTTCTTTTCGTAAAAAAACTGCCAGCGGAGTTGAAGTCTTATACTTCTGGGATGATATAACACAGTATTGCGAAGGTTTTAATTCAGCCGGGGTAGGTATTCTCAGTGCTAGCTTGATGGTCTTAGACGACGAAAAAGAGATAGAGAAGCGCACTCGCACACCGAGTCGCGATGGTGCTAGAATAAAGAAAGCCTTGATGCTGCCTAATGTCAAGGCAGCGGCCATGCAATTGATCAATGATAAACTAACAGGAAATACCTTGGTGTTCAACAAGGATCATATGTTTCTAATCGAAGCTGCTCAAAATAACGGAAGGTATCGTTACAAGGTACGCGAGATTCCCCGAGACCAAACGGTAGTTAGGACCAATCACGGAATCTGGTTACCTTGGGCTGGCTATCAACGCGGTGTAGATCAAGCCGAGACTCTAAGTAGGATCAGTTCAGAAAGTAGAAAACTGATTGCCGATCAGGTAACCGAGCAATCACAGGACCCAGAAGATATCTTGGATGGACTAACCTTAGACTATACCAGCAACGGTCAATTAAATGCACTACGCACTACAACTGAAAAAAAGAAAATGCGTACCACAAGTCAAATCATGATCATACCCAAAGAGAGAACCATGTATGTACGCCCGGTGCAGAGCAATATGATTTTTAATTTTTGGGAATTGAACAAGCCCAATCAGCAGACCTGGATCGAAATTCTAAGCAATCGAGTTTTATACATGAACCTTAAGGACATTGACCCTGGTAACGATCCACCATTTGATCACAGCCTAAGTCACGACTTGGACGAGCAAGAAGTCCAAATTACTTGATTTAACCGTTCTGTGCGTATATAATTAGTGGAACAATACCACTAAGTATTACAAAGTGCTTTACACAGAGGTTTTATGGGTTCAGGAAATTATTGCTTCACTTGTTTAAATTGCGGTCGACAAAATCCAGTTAAGAGCAGTGGCATTATATCTAAGTATTGTAATAACAAATGCCAGGCAGAACACCGCAGTCGTTCTCTTGTAAAAGAATGGAAAGACAACGAAACTACAACCGCTTGGCGTCAAGTTCCCGAATATGTCAAAAAATACTTGATATCTAGTCGAGGCCATAAATGTGAAATCTGTGGCGGCACTGAGTGGCAAGGAGAAGAGATTCCGTTAGTTGTAGATCATTGGGATCGTAACACTCATAATAACGAAGAGTCAAATTTAGCAATTATATGTCCTAACTGTAGGTCACAACGTAAGTAATTCATTTAACACACAAGGAGAAACACAAATGAAAACAATCGGCGATAAAATTACAAGTTTTGCAGTTACTGGCGTCAAGCCTGGCGCACTTTCTCCAGAGGGTGCGTTCGAAACTATTACTGACAAAAGCTTCGAAGGAAAATGGAAAGTTATTGTCTACTATCCTAAGGACTTCACTTTCGTATGTCCTACTGAGATTGTTGCTTATGACAAGCTCAATGGTGACTTTGCTGACCGTGATGCAGTTCTATTGATCGGCAGCACAGACAATGAGTTCTGCAAGCTGGCATGGCGTAACGCACACGAAGATCTAAAGAAGACAAATTCTTGGAGCTTCGCTGATGTTGCTCGGGACGAAAACAGCCTAGCCGACCAACTTGGTATCTTCTACGGCCCTGCTGGTGCTGCACTTCGCGCTACATTCATTGTTGACCCTGATAACGTTATTCAGCACGTTACAGTAAACAACTTAGACGTTGGTCGTAACCCAGACGAAACATTGCGTGTTCTAGACGCACTGCAAACTGGCGAACTATGCCCATGCAGCCGTCCTGTCGGTGGTGAGACACTGTAATGCACTATCACGCACACATCTACTGGCAAAATGAAGCCCAGAGGTTTGAAGCGTTACACCTAAGACAGCCCCTTCAAGAATTGGGCTGTCAATTGGGTAGCATACACGACGAACCGATTGGTCCTCATCCGTCGCCTATGTATCAAGTAAACTACAACAGCAACATTGCTGACGAAGTTGAAGAATTGTTATATAAGGCTAAGTTGCATATCTTATTACACGAAGATACCGGTAATGATGTGCGTAACCATACTGAAGGCGTAAGATGGATTGGAAGGCCTCTAACACTGAATATCGATTGGTTAAGGAATTATGCTAAAGGAGTAAAAAATGACACATTGGGTTGATGCATTAAAAGAAAACAGCATACCTGATTATGCCAAGGATACCAAGCTAAACATGGACGCTGTAATCAAGCGTAGCTCGCTGCCTGCAGAAGAAGCAGAAGCCGTTGCACTAGCAGCCGCATTTGCCACAGGTAACAGCAAACTATGGACTTGGATGGAAAGTCAGATTGCTAACAAGACAGAGACACAGGCTGCACTAACAGCAGCAGCACTAATGGCACAAAACAACGTATGGTATCCTTACGTTGAAATGGCCGACGATGAGCAGCTCAAAGGTTTGCCTGCACAGTTGCGTATGAATGCCATTGCCACACACGGCGGCACAACCAAAGAGCGCTTTGAGGCATACAGTTTAGCCGCTAGCATTGTTGGTAAATGCCATTTCTGTGTAAAGGCACACTACGAAGGCCTAAAGAAAATGGGCTATACAGTTGAGCAATTACGTGACATTGGACGTATTTCCGCAGTGATTACTAGTGTATCAAAAGTGGTAGCAAACTAATGATTGAATGTATTGTATTAGGTGATTCTATTGCTGTAGGTACACACCTTCAACGCCATGAGTGTGTGTCCTATAGCAAAGGCGGTATTAATACTTGGCAATGGAACAAGATGTATAGCGACAAAGACCTAACTGCCGGTACAGTTATTATTAGTCTTGGCACCAACGACCACAAAGGTGTAAAAACCGAAAAAGAGTTGTTAGCTATGCGATCTCGGGTCAAAGCAGCCCGAGTGTTTTGGATTATGCCTCCTTGTAATGATAAGTTTTGTAAGCAGGACGTCAATGACATTGTCAAGATGATTGCCGAAGCAAACGGAGATATAATTATCGGAACCAATCGTGTGCAAGCAGATGCTATTCACCCAAGTTGGGCCGGGTATAGAGAATTAGCAACACAAACAAAAGCACCGTAAGGTGCTTTTTTATTGGGTTTTTAAGTTATAGTAGCAGTTTGTTTTTTAGCCCGAAATGTTAAATAAGTTTATACTGTACTAAAGTATAGGTTGCAGGAGGAAAATACGTGAAGAAAATAGTTACGATTTTGCTTTTTGTGCCCGTGCTAGCGCAAGCTGAACTAGTTCAACAATTCAAAAATCCTGCTTTTAGCGGCATTGGTTGGTCAAGCCATGCACTAACGGTAGACAGTATCGAAAAAAGTCGTAGAGACACTATAGAAGCAGACAAAAAAGCCGCTATTGCCAAAGCCGAAGCAGATTTATTAAATACGCCGTTAAATAGGTTCATGAGCCTATTCCAGAGTCAAGTTTATGCACAACTTGCTACTCAATTAAGTAATAACTTATTCCAAAACAAATGTGCAGCCGCAGATGGCGGTAGTATTCCTGGTTGTGTAAATCCAACTACAGGAACATTTAATTTGGATGGAAATACCGTCACTTGGACAAAAGCCAATGACAAAGTTACATTAACTGTAGTTGATGCTAAAGGGTCAGTGACTACAGTCGTGGTACCAATTGCAAGTTTTGGATTCTAAGGAGTACTATGAAAGCATTTAAATTAAGTATTGTATCCTTAGCCATGCTAGCATTGGTAGGGTGTTCTACAGTGCGTCCATTGGGCAGCACAGATATCAGTAAAGAAGCCAAAGTATCAGAAACTATTAACAAAACGTTTTCTGTAGTTCCTACGCCAGCTGGGCCTCCAGTTGTAGTAGCGGTCTATGGTTTTACTGATAAAACTGGACAACGTAAGCCTAGTAATACATTAAGTTTGTTTAGCACTGCGGTAACACAAGGCGCAGAAAGTTATTTGATTAAGAGCCTACAAGAAGTGGGCAACGGATCTTGGTTTACTGTTGTTGAGCGTGTAGGCTTAGATAACCTACTCAAAGAGCGTCAAATGATCAAACAAACTCGCGAGATCTATGACGGAGACAAGGCCAAAATATTGCCTCCGCTAACATTAGCTGGTGTTATACTAGAAGGTGCTATTGTTGATTATAACAGCAATACATTAACTGGCGGCACTGGTGCTCGTTGGTTAGGCATTGGTCCTTATACACAGTATACTCAAGATTTAGTTGTTATTAGTCTAAGATTAATTAGTGTACAGTCTGGTGAAGTACTAACTACTGTTACAGTTGAGAAAAACCTACTAAGCACCTCTGATGGTGTCACTGCATTGAAATTCTTCAATCAATCGACTCGTGCGTTTGAGTTTGACAGCAGTCAAACATATAACGAACCTGCTAACTATGCACTTCGATCAGCAGTTGAAACAGCAATTGTAGAATTGATACGCAAAGGTGAGCGTCAAGGGCTTTGGAAGTTCAAGGAGAAACCAAATGAGCTGGTACAAAAGAACACCCAAGTTGAAGGAGCCGCCCAAGCATCTCCCGCATCACAGAAATAGTCCAATAGCAGAAAAAATTAAAGAGGAAACACAAAATAAAGTAAGAGCATCAAGTAATAGCTCGGGCCCTAAAAAGAAACCTAAGGGGTAAAGAAAATGAAAAAGACAATTTTAGCATTAATGTTAGGAGCAGTATTTCCAGCATTTGCACAAACTGCGGTGCAGTCACCTGCTAACCCTACCATTCCAACTATGGTAACAGTAAGTCCAAATGCAACCGCAGCCTTGGCAAATACTACAACTAACCGTATTTTTATCGACCAAAGCGGCGATAATCCTAATGTCAATATGACGCAAGACGGTAGCGGTAACAAGGCAGGCAGTGCTGCCCGCCCAATTTATCTACGTGGTATCAACCAAACAGTTGTTACACGTCAAATTGGCGTAACCAATGAAATTAATTTAGAAGTAGTTAACCCAACAGTAGCCGATACTACACCAAATGTAGTAACTGGTGCTACTGTTACTATTCAACAAATCGGCGACAGTAACAAAGTTGACGCAGCCTGCGGTTATGGCACATTAAGCAATGGTACCACAAGCATTGCTGGGGGAACCGGTTGTAAAGCCTTGGATGTTAACTGGAAATTTACCGGCGATAGCAATGAAATTCAATTCCGTGGAAACGGAACAGATATCAAGAGTGCAATCGATGTTCAAGGTGATACCAATAAGTTCTACATTGATGTAATGGGTGACAAGCACACACAAACCATCAAGGTAGTTGGCGACACTAACACCTTCCATATTAACCAAGCAAGCACTGGTTCTAGTGGTAGTAGCATTTGGGTCGATCTTGCTGGCAACAGCAACAACTTGAATATTAGCCAAATTGGTACAGTTGATAATGTGCTAAACATTAAGAGTGTATCTAACAGCGGTACGTTTAATATTACACAGAAAAACTAAGAGGGTATACCATGAGGTTACCCCTCTTAGTCGCTGGACTATTCCTTTCAATATCGGCGTGGGCTGGAATAGGCTCTGTTACCGATTTAACTGGTGCCGCTCAAATTAAGCGCGGTAAGGAAACTATTACGGTTTCAAAGGGCACCGCTATTGAAATGAATGACAAAGTTGAGACTAAAAACGGTAAATTAACTATCGTTTTTAAAGACGAAACAAATGTCAAGGTCAGCGAACATAGCAGTTTAGTGATTGACGATTTTGTCTACGATCCTAAAAGCGGCAAAGGTTCTTTAGCAATGAAAGCAGCCGGCGGTGCTGTGCGTTATACATCTGGCGCACTGGCCAAAGACCCTAAGCAAGTTAAAATAAACACACCTACTGCGGCTATTGCTGTGCGCGGCACAGATTTTGTTATGGCCGTTAACGAAGTAGGATCTAGCGTCATAGTACTGATGCCCACTTGCGATTGGGAAACTAGTTCGGTCAAGGGTGTTACCTGCGGTAGCAGTGGACGCATTGATGTTGAAAGTGGAACAAAAACTATTACATTAGATAAGGCATACGAAGCCACGGTAGTTGAAACACTCGGAGCTCCACCGAGTCCTCCAATGATTGTTAGTATGAGTCAAGGTAATATAGGAACAAACTTATTAGTCAGCGAACCAAAAACTGCCAGTGGACGATCAGTGGTTGCTGCTGCTAGGGCTGCAATGGATAAAACTGACGATAGTAAAAAAGATGATGCAGCCAAAGAAGAACAAAAGGTTGCTAGTAAAAGCACTGATGAATCCAACAAACGATCTGCAGGCAGTGAAGACACATCTACAGTTAAAGTTGTTGTTGATACCACAAAGTTAGGTATAGATGTTGGCGATAGTACCAAAGAAAACCCATATGTACATAAGATATGGAAGGACAAAAGTGAGACGCAACAAATCGGCTGGCAATACGAAAGTTTGAGTCAGAACGGGAACAATTATACAAACATTACTCTGCCTTTAGACACTAAGGTTTTGGTTATTGTAACGCAAGACAGAATTACAGATGCTTATAACTTTAACACGCAGAGCACTAAATCCTACGGACAAATTGTTATTAATCAAACATACAGATGATAAAAATATTATTTTCATTGTTATTATTGTTTAGCGGTATCGCCCATTCACAGAACATAGGGTTCGAATCCGGTAATCTTTCAAACTGGACCACTTCGGGAACAGATGCAACAGTTAGCACCGGACTAAACAATGCCTCCTACGGTGGTGGTCTAACATGGACCATTAAGCCATATGGAACATACATGGCTCAGCTATATCCTAGCGGCAGCGTACAGTTCGACGGCGCTACCAGTAGCCTAGGTCTTACTAGCGCAGACAATACTGCCATTAGAAATTTCATGACTGCCAACGCAGGTGGCGGCAGCCCTACTCCAACAAATGCAACCTGGATCAAAAGAACTGTAACGTTACAGGCAGGAACTACCTACAGTTTTGCTTGGAACTATCTGTCTACAGATTATACACCATTTAACGACGGTTCAATGATCACCTTGGTACACACCACAGATGCCACCAAGATACCAACATTAAACAATGAGCAGAAAAGATATGCCTTACTAGGATTTACTAACCCTGGCACAGGAAACTATTCCACAGGCAGCTATGGTAGCACCGGTTGGCAGTTAGCAGTGTTTACTGTGCCAGTAACCGGCGACTACGTACTTGGATTTGCTACTTTTAACCTAGGCGATACTGCTCTAAGCCCTATGTTGTTCATTGATGAACTACAAGGTGTTACAGAATTAAACGGACAGACTTTTGCTCCTATCGCTCCTAACGCAGGTAGTAGCGCACCAGTCACCGGAGGTGGCAGTAGCGAACCTACGTACACATCTGACATAACTCCAGCACAAACATTGATTCTCAACAATGCAAGAACTAGACAAAATGCTATCACTTCAGGTAACAGAATTGACTTGTACAGCGATGGTTCTGGCAACAGCGTTACTATAGAGCAAGTAGGAAGTTATAACAGAATAAAAGGCCTTGGTACTGCACAAAATGCACACGTAGCAGGCTTTGGTACCGCTGTAGACATCAAACAAGGCGAAGTTGGTGCTACCAGGAATCTAATAGAATTGTATGTACAAGGTAATGGCAACAACGTAACTTTAAGTCAAGCCCGAAATACTTCAACAGGTCTGGTCGATGGTGCAGAAAGTGGAGGGCATTATATGGGGTTGTCTCTAACTGGTGACATCAACTCAATAACCATTCGCCAGGGTAACGACGGTGGCAGTAACAGCGGTCACTTTACCTTACAAACTATCACAGGCAATTTTAACAACAGCACATTAAATCAAAGTAACAACGGCGAAAAACAAGCATTTATTAGTATAGACGGTAGCAGTAACAACAGCACCGTAATACAAAGTGGTACTGGTAATCATTATTTAGATTTAACCCTGACAGGAAACGGTAATAGTGCCAGTGTTACACAAAAAGATTCGGGTAGCCATAAGGCCACAATCAACTTATCTAATGTAGGTGGGCCAAGTTCGGCAACCGTAGTACAACAAGGTAGCACCAATCAAGTCTACAATATTAGTCAACAATGTGCTACACTATCAGGGTGTTCTGTTAGTGTTACTCAAGGAACCGGGCCATGATTGACTGGTCATTGTCTGCAGATTTGCAAACAAAATACAATGACATTCTAGAACGAAATAGAAAACTCCAACTTGAGTTGGGCATAGTTCCTAGAACATTAGAACAACGTGCTCAAGATTACGAAAAGAAAAAACTAGAACGAGAACAGGCTGCACAGGAGTTAGCTAGATTAAAAGCACTAACTGCCAATAGAAGACCACCGCCACGCTGGAAAGTGTAAATACTATTTTAAGGAGAACACCATGCGCCAATTACTTTTAGGTGTTCTACTATTACCCGCTATCGCATTTGCTGAGCCTGTAACCGTAGAAAAACCTGTAGTCTGCGAAAAAACAAAAATTCTAATAGAAGTGTTATCTGGTAGTGATTATAAAGAAGTACCGGTCTGGACAGGTCGCGACGACACCAGCAGGTACAGCATCTTTGCCAATGAAAAGACCGGGTCCTGGACCATTATACAATTTAATGCAAATATTGCTTGCGTTTTAGGATCAGGTGAAGGACACAACTTCGTAAAGAAAACCAGAGTTTAAGCAGTTTTTCATAGCTAAATATTAGACTATGAAAAAAATCTTGCTAAATCCGTGGACAGCATTAGTTACCCTAATTGTTGTTGCACTAATTCGTTTCTTTGATCCTGCATTTGTTGAATCGGTAAGACTACGTTATTTTGACCAGCTCGTTGTAGGACAACCTGCTACGGAAATTCCTGTAGACGTCGTTAACATTGACGAAGCCACCTTAGACAAATACGGACAGTTTCCTTTTCCTCGGGACATATACGCAAAAATAATACAGGATTTATACAAACGCAATGCTGGCTTGGTTGTGTTTAACGTAATGATGCCTGAAGCAGATCGTTTTAAACAAGATCCTGTACTGGCACAAACACTAAATCAATATCCAGTTGTTTTACCTAAGTTAGCACATACCAAGCAAAAGAATAAAGACCTAGGTAGTGCAGTACAATTATTAGGACAAGATCCCAGTGGGCGCATAGTAGAGTACCCTGGGCTAATCAACAACGTTCCTGCACTCGAAGAGATTGCTGCCGGAGTCGGTATCGTAAACACATTCCCAGAAATCGACGGCGTTCTACGTCGTATGCCATTAGTTGTTATGACCGGTAACGGTAATGTACATCCTGCTATCGCCCTTGAAGCATTGCGAGTGGCAGCAGGTGATGATAAGGTGCAGGTTAAGATCGGGGATGTTGGTGTCGAAGCTTTACGTGTTCCAAAATTTGGACGCCTTGACACAGATAACCTAAGTCGCATCTGGATTGATTGGAGTAAAAAGCCTGCTGAATACAGTCTAATGAATTTACCTGCAAGTTTTGATAACAAGATTGTTATTGTTGGACTAAGCGCACAAGGACTAGTAAATCCGATTGCTACTGCTCGCGGCGAAGTTTGGCCTCATAACATGCAAGCCAGCGTTATGGGTACACTGTTAACCAACACCAACATACAAAGACCAGGTTATGCCGACAACTTAGAACTAGCGTCAATTGTAATTGCTGGTATTATTTTAATCTTTTTAATGAGGTGGACTTATGTTGGTATCGCTGCCACTGTGGTTACGATTGGTGGTGTTATTGCTGGTAGCATGTATGCTTACAGTAATTACTTATTCTTATTCGATAGCACTGCCTTTGCAGTTGGCGTGGGCCTGGTCGCTCTGCACGCCTACATGGTAAAGTTTGTTAGTGAGTTCTTACAGAAGCAACAGATTAGAAAACAATTCCAAAGCTATCTAAGTCCTGACTTGGTTGCTAAACTAATCAAAGATCCTAGCCTATTAAAACTAGGCGGCGAAGAAAAAGAATTAAGTATCATGTTCACAGACGTTCGTGGCTTTACCAGCATCAGCGAACACTACGGTAAAGACGTACAGGGTCTAACAAGCATCATGAACAGATACATGACTGCTATGACTCGTACCATTTTAGAAACAGGCGGTACACTAGACAAGTATATCGGTGATGCACAGATGGCTTTCTGGAACGCACCATTGGATGAAACAAAGCACTGTAAAGATGCTGTTGAAGCAGCATTACAAATGTTAGGAAGTTTAGATGGATTTAATAAGAGCATTAGTGATGAAGGTGTTCCTCCCTTTGGGATGGGCATTGGTATTAATACCGGCGTTGTTGTTGTTGGGAATATGGGCAGCGAGCAACGTTTTGATTATACTTGCCTCGGCGATGCTGTCAATCTCGCTTCGAGGCTTGAAGGCCAAAGCAAGAACTATGGCGTACTCATTGTCTTGGGACCGATCACAGCAGAAAGACTAGGCGACGAATACTTTACCCTCGAACTCGACTGTATTGCTGTTAAGGGTAAGAAAGATGGTGTAAACATTTTTACAGTATTCTACAACCCAGATAACGAAGTTGAAATGGTTAAATGGAAGACTGCCAGAGAATTACACGACTTAATGTTAGCGCACTATCGCCGTCAAGAATGGGATAAAGCCGTTGCTCTGTGCAATGAGTTAAAAGGTGAATTCAATGGTGGCATGGACCACTATTACGAGCTATGGCTAGAAAGAATCGAGGGGATGCAAAATGCAGGTTTACCGGCTGATTGGGATGGAATTTTTAGGGCGCAATCGAAGTAATTTCTGCGCTACTACTAAATAAGAGTATGAAACATACTCACCACATTATACCGAGACATATGGGCGGATCTGACGACCCATCGAATTTAGTAGAATTAACCATCGAAGAACATGCAGAAGCACATCGTTTGCTCTATGAACAACATGGCCATTGGCAAGATAAAGTTGCTTGGCGCGGATTGTTAGGGCTAATAGGACACGAAGATATTATGCGAGAAATGTATGATGCCAGAAAAGGCAAAGGCAATGTTATGTATAGAAAACCTTGTTTTTACAAAATGACAGATGAAGAAAAAGAACGCTGGAAAGACAATTTAAGCAAAGCCAAAAAAGGCAAAAAGAAACCGGATGGGTTTAAAGAAAAATTAAGTAAAAGAAATTCCGGAGAAGGTAATCCTATGTACGGAAAAGAGCCCTGGAACAAAGGAAAACAAATTGGTCCACAATCTGCCGAATCAAGACGAAAAAAAGGAAAACCCCTGATTTACAAAGGCATTGAGTACAATAGTATCAACGAAGCAGAAAAATTAACAGGCATTAGTGCTTATAAAATAACCAAAGACTGCAAATTTATTTAATGAAATACTTATTACTAATTCCAACTATTCTCCTAGTAGGGTGCGCTTCGTCAAGTAAAATTGAAATACTTGAACACGAAAACAGGATCCTTAAAGAACAACTAGAGCAGCAGCAACAAAAACGCATCTACCATTACATAGAAAAAATTGAAAAGATTCCAGAAAAACCATTCAAGGTTTGCCCGGAACAACCCAAGGACGATGATTATCCTTGTATTAAAATGGGCCCGACTAAAACATTGGGCGTACAAGGTTTGCTTATTTTACGTTAATCTGGTAAAGTTAGATTTGATTTCTGCTAGTACTGGAACTTATAATAGTTGTAAGTTCTTGTAGTACCATGGAAGGGGCTAATAAATAATTTATATCCTTTTCGAATTTTAGGATTTATCAATGGTTGAAACCTTAATTTTATTTTTTGTTTTACAGGTCAAGCACTATGTGGCTGATTTTGTAATTCAAACATACGCTCAGACAGTTCGTAAAGGAATTTATAGAGATCCTGTAGGCATAAGCCACAGTGCAGATCATGTTATAGGCAGCTTGGTTGCACTGTTGATTGCCAGCTTCTTTGTGCCAATGTCTATGCCATTTATAATTCTACTGTGTTTTATAGAAGGCATCTTACACTACCACATTGATTGGACCAAAGTACATTTTGGTTGTAAGGATATAACAAAACCTTTGTTCTGGAACCAATTTGGTATTGACCAACTGGCGCACCAGTTTACTTATTTAGGTATGGTTCTGTTACTATTGACGTATCGTTAATCGTCGCCGGAAGCGTCTTTAATTTCCTGAGCTGTAGCTTTACGTTTACCAATTGGTTGCTCTGCTTTTGCCGCTTCGGCTTTCTTAGCTTCTTCTTCACGTCGCTTCTTATAAGGATCAACGTTAATATCAGCTTCAGCAATCATGCGTTCCTTTTCAATTGTTTTGCCACGCAATTGCAAAACAACTTCGACCTTTTGATTCAGCCTGATAAGATCATTGTCAAGCATACGAATACGATCAATAAGAGCGATAAGAGTTCCATTGGCTTGTCCTATAACAGGTTTGATTTCGGTAGTGACCCAAGTCCAGACATAGTAGATAAAGCCCCCCATTCCTGCGGCAGCTATAATAGGGAAACCATATTTTGCTATTAGATCTGGTAAGTTACTTTCCATTTAAATTCCTCTTACATTTTTCAAAATGATATCTTGTCATATTTGCGCCTTTGCCTGTAACCCCGCAATGCGGGCAACTTCTATTAGGCTGTCTTGCTTGAGCATCTTTTAGTTTTTGTTTCCACTCAGAAGAAAACGGTTCTCTAACCTTTCCTTTGTGAGCTTCGGATATTTTTCTTTTATGTTCTTCACTTTTGCTTTTACCAGCAAGGGCAGCAGCATTTTTATTTCCCTTTAACCAAGGTTTAGATTTTCCTTTATGAGCTTCGGATATTTTTCTTTTATGCTCTTCGCTTTTCGGTTGGGTTAGAATATCTTTTATTATTTCTGCACCAGTTATCATTTTTGCCAGGCCCATCCAAGCTCTTTTATCTTCAATTCGACCAAATTGTTCATACAACAGTCGATGAGCCTCTGCGTGTTCCTCAACAGTTAGTTCTATTAGATTAGATGGGTCGTCGGTACCGCCCATATGCCTTGGTATGATGTGATGAGTATGTTTCATAGTAAATTTATTTATCTTATTTACTATGTTTGGCACCATCAGTCTCTCCTTTGATCTGATTGCTCTGCTCGACTGATACGATAGTAATCCGGTTGCAATCCTAGTGCATGACTAATCTTAACATCAACCCGTTGTAGGTCGTTGGTCATAGTGTCTACACGAGCATCTAGGCCTTTGATGATTCCTGCCATGCCGTTAACGCTAGAAGTAACGCCAGCTAAAATAAACTTTAGTGTCAAAAACACAAAGTACCCTGCCGCTAGTGCGGCTGCAATTGGGAAGCCTACATCGGCTACGAGTTTTAAGAAGTCCATAAACATATTTATTTCGGACAGTAATAAATTAGTATTACATTGCTCTAGATTAAGAGTTATGCTATAATATGGTTTTCAACCACGGAGTTTCTGATGAGTATGCACCTGCACCACCCTAGTCTTAGCCTCAATGGTAAAAAGAAGGGCAAGGTTAAATTCCGTAATGCAGACGAAGCAAGAAAGGCACGCGAATTGGATAAAGAATGGAAAGAGCTACAAGCTAAATGGGGTGTAGAAGCAGAAGACCGCAAGCGTCGACGTGCTATGTCTGCTGAGCCACTTGACTATAAACTGAGCACTCCTGCAGGTCGTACAACCACTAATCATATTCCTAGCAAAGATACAGGTATCGGTGTTGCTGCCGCGGCACCGACTAAAGTTTACACAGGTACAAAAATGTTGGGCATTGGCACTATGCACAAGTCAAACAGCGTTCCTATTTTTAGCGACGAAGAAGCGGTAGCAATATCAACTATGCGCCGCAACTAAACTGACCCGCTTCGGCGGGTTTCTTTTTCCCTATAAATATACTATTATGGGGAAATTCTATAATGGCTGCACCAATATGGACTACTAATAGCAGTCTTGGTATCGTAAAACACCTAAGCCCTTGCAATAAATCATTAGACGCTACAGGAGCAAATAGTTACAGTTTAGTATCTGGACAATTGCCTCCGGGACTAAGCGTGGCCTCAAACGGATTAATTTCAGGCACCCCGCGATTAGATGACATTATTGCCAATACACAAGGTACAACTTTTACATTTACAGTAAGGGCCATTAACAACAGCGGATTCTCTAATAGAACATTTACCTTAGATGTTGTTGTCAACGATCTTTATGTACCCGAAAACTTTACAATGCCACGTTGTCGCATTGGATCAAATTTTTTGCAGTATCAGATACCCCGAGGTGATACAAGTATATCAGCTAATAGAATTTGGAGAGTAAGCGAAGGAAATTTACCTCCGGGTACTACACTTAATCCAATTGGTACTCTTGAAATGTTACCCGGATATAACATATATCCTTTTAAACGAGAACAATTCATTAAATCAACTGTTGATGCTAATGGTATTCCTAGTTTAAGTCAAGCGTCGTGGGATACCTGGATGGCAGAATTCTTGTCTACAGTTAAAGAAAAAGATTACCAATTTCGCTTAACATTATCAGACAATGTTAATCCTGCTACATTATCTATTACATGTAGAGTACTGATAGTGCCGCCACCAGTTTCGTCTGAATGGTTTCAAACTAATGCCGCATATTTAAACTTACCAATTGGGCAAGAATACATCTTCTTTGCTATCTCTGATATGGATTATATCTATTGGAATACTGATAGTAACCTAGGAAGTGTATATAACGGATCATTAAGTGAATTAGGAATTAGTGCTACTTGCAATACCGACAAGGAATTACTCTACAGCATTAAACCGTCGGTTACCAGTAAGCTACCACAGCAATTAACTTTATTAGATAATGGACTAATCACTGGGCGTGTTAGCTTTAGATGTTATCAAGACGACCCAGTGAGTGTTCCACCTAATGATAATTATACATTTACTATACGTGCGTCAACAGCGGATAGATTTACCTATACAGAAAAAACATTTAATCTTCATGTTATAAGGTACCACGACAAACCTTATAACAATATTTGGTCAAGATCATTTCCTACGCCAAACCAACGCACCAGGTTCGACACATTGATCAAAGACCCAACGTTCTTTCCTGATAAGTTTTTATACAGAGCTGCCGACAAGTATTTTGGCAAAGCTAGACATCTTAGATTTTTATTAGCTGCCGGTGTTCCTCCTGCAACCACTGAAGAGTACTATTCTCTAATTGTAAACAACCACTACAATAAAGTTGTTCTATTCGGTGACGTTAAAACAGCAATTTCATACGATGAAAACTTTAACGTCAAATACGAAGTGGTATATGTGCCACTAATAGATTTTTCTCAAATTACTAACCTTAAAACAAATAGTGTTATATCTCAGCCCAACATTATCGACCTTAGAAATTATGTAAGAAATTTTTATTACAAAGATGAGCAGATATATTACGAGTTTGAACCCAACGGTATCGAAAATATGCGTCGGGCTATCGGTTACAGTGGGTATTCCGACACAGGTATATTACCGAGTTGGATGACTAGTATTCAACCTATACCAAACCTAATCGGACAGTTTAACAGTCCACCAGGCTTTGTGGCGTGTGTGGTGTTAGCGTACACTATACCAGGTTCTAGTGCTGCTATCGCTTACAGGCTTAAACAAGCAGGTATGAATTTTAACGAATTCAAATTTGAATTTGACAGATACGAGCTGGATGACAACATGTCACGCAGTTACGATCTAACTACTAGTAGTTTTTTATCTCCTGGCACTGAAACCATTTTTGACAACGGAACAACTATATTCGAAACAGGAGCTACTCGATTCAACCAAAACCTAGACTACAGTACTGAAATTAGCGATCGCGATCCAGATTTTGGCACTAAATATCTAAAGTTCCCAAAAACCGGAGTATTCGTTTAACATGGCCAGTAGCATTGACAGTTCAAGAATTGACGCGACCTTTCCTCGCGCTGGCCAAAATAATGATAGTCAAGGATTCAGAGATAACTTTGCTAACATTAAGGCGGCGATCAGCACCACTAATAATGAAATAACTGAACTACAAGAAAAAGCAGTTCTAAAAAGTCCCCTAACTGGCAGTACCGGTGTTGACAACAACATGAACTGGCAAGACATAACTCGCCTACAGTTAAAAGCCTTTAGTGAAACGTATGTAGATGTCGGAGTAGTGTCAGACTATTATGAAGTAAATTATGTCGATGGCACACTACAGCGTTTAAAACTTACACAGGATTTATTGCTTGATTTTTCGAACTTTCCTCCGGTTGGACAGTTTGGACGTTTAAAAATTTGGTTTGCCGTAGACAATAAGAACTACAGAGTTATACTCCCAGAATCGGTAATTTACGGAACAAACAATTTACAGATTGTTAACCAAAGAATCATTTTCCCTGAAGTTGGCGATTTTTTACTTGAAATAGGATCAGTGGACCATGGCATGACGTTCTGGTTCATTGATTTTGCCAACCTCGGAGGATCAGGCGGTGGAAGGCTAGGAGCAACTGGTGCCACCGGTCCTATAGGTCCAACTGGTCCACAGGGTCCAACTGGTCAATTTGGCGGCTTAACACTAGCTTATCGTTACAGAAACATAACTGCTAATGCATGGCCCGGTGATGGTTACATTGCATTTAACGAAGAAAACATTTCTACTGCTACAGAAATGTATGTTAGTGACAAAGACATTGATGCAAACATTGTTGAGATGTTTTTAAGAACTATCGACGACAGCACAAATCCAATTAAAGGTCACTTTAAGATTACTCGTAAACTAGACGAAAGCGCCTATGCTGTCTTTACCATAAATGCAATTAACCAAGAGAACTCAAATTACTTTGCTATATCGTGTAGCTATGTAGATGGATACTCTACCATTGACAATACCGACGAAGTATTTGTTACTTTTGCTAGAACAGGCGACGTAGGCCCTATAGGGTCAACTGGTGCTACTGGTCCACAAGGTATCCCGGGAACAGCAGTTTATCGTGGTGCCACCGGAGCAACAGGTCCTCTTGGTGCTACCGGATTGACTGGGCCTGTTGGACCTGTTGGTGCCACTGGCGTACAAGGTATTCCAGGGCCAATGGGTTTTGAAGGATATACAGGTAGTCGAGGCTTTACAGGTAGCCAAGGTGAAACAGGTTACGTTGGCAGTCAAGGACTAGATGGTGCTGCCGCAGCAGTTGGATATGTTGGCAGCGAAGGCGCTACAGGACCGTACGGATACACTGGTAGCCAGGGTATCCCCGGAGTTGCTGCATGGCGTGGCGCAACTGGTGCTACAGGTATACGCGGTTCAACTGGTCCAATTGGTGCCACTGGCCCACAAGGTGCACCTGGCGGCTATACTGGTAGTCAAGGCGACTTTGGTTATACTGGTAGCATTGGCACAGGATATACCGGTAGCGTAGGCGAAAGTTCCTTTACATGGGGACCAACACCGCCCGAGGATCCAGCAATAGGTGACCGCTGGTACGATAGTATTACCGGAGCAGAAGTAGTCTGGACCAGCGACGGGAATACACAACAATGGGTTGAAATTTCAGCATCAGGCTTCTTGGGCAGACCGGGTTATACTGGTAGTCGTGGTGTATTAGGATTTACAGGTAGTCAAGGCAATACAGGTTTTACTGGCCCAATTGGTTATACTGGTAGCCAAGGCATTCCGGGTCAATATGCTGCTTTAGGCTATACAGGTAGCCAAGGTAGTTTCCCTAATAGGGTAGTTGTTACCGGTATAACACCTTTATTACCCGCTGACACCAATGATACAATTAACATCACCGGTTTCAAAGGCTATATGTTATATAAAGTCACTGTAATTGGTGCACCTGCATGGGTGCAGATCTATAACAACGATTCTAATAGAATTGCCGATGCACAAAGGCCAAATTGGACAGCACCTCAACCAAATATAGGCTTAATAACCGAGGTAACAACAACACAAGCAAACCAAACAGTGTCGTTTACACCTGCGCTATTTGGTTACAACGATGAAACTCCAGTTACCACTAATATTCCATTGCGTGTAACAAACAGAGGTTCGTCGCCTGCAACTATTACAGTTGCACTAACTTTAGTTAAAGCAGAAGCATAACCAGGATAACATATGTCTGTTAATTTTCCAGTAAACCCTCTAATGAATCAAGTCTATACAAACCTTGATAGGTCTTGGACGTGGAACGGACGGTTCTGGCAAGCTACTAGCACAACAGTTGGATACTCTGGTAGTCAAGGCAATATAGGTTACACAGGCAGCGAGGGTATCCAAGGCAATATAGGTTATACGGGCAGCGAGGGTATCCAAGGCAATATAGGTTATACGGGCAGTCAAGGTGTAGGTTACACTGGCAGTCGCGGTCCTATAGGATATACAGGTAGTGCAGTAGATACCAGCGGGTTTATTAAATATGATCCCGACGGCGACGGAATATGTGTATCCTACAGCGATCAGAACCCAACGATTAACGGCATATCATGTAACGGTGGTTGGATTTTTGGTGCCGATGGCAACTTTAATTCTGGTATGCTCGAAGCCAAGATTATTAATGCTAGAAATGGAAGTATTAACAGTTCTGGTGGTTATTACGTTGGAACTATAAATCCTTTAGAGGATCCCAATGCAGGAACCTACACTAGTAAACAAGTAATCTCTGCAGATGGATTGATAATGCCATCCGCTGGCAATGCTGCTACCAATGGAATTAAGTTTCCTAACGATCCTGGCACCGGAACCGGTGACACTGCTTGGATAAGATATTATGCTTTTTCCGGAGAGAACACTAATTTAGAAATTGGTATTTCTGACGACGGTGACGATAGCATTAATTTTGTTACCCCACGTGGTGTAGGAATTAACAGACAAAACCCGTCCGAAGCATTGCATGTTACAGGAAATATCTTAGCTACTGGAACTATTAATTCTTCTAGCGATGCTAGACTAAAAACCAATGTAAGAACTATCGACAATCCCTTAAAGATAGTTACTAATCTAAGAGGTGTGTTGTACACTACTTTGGACAATAGAGATGGTACCGGTGTTATTGCACAAGAAGTTGAGCAGGTTATGCCATGTCTTGTAAGCACCGATCGAGACGGAATGAAAAATGTCAGTTACGGAAACTTTGCTGGCATATTGATTGAAAGCATAAAAGAGCTTACTAGCCAAATCGAAGAGCTACGGGCCGAAGTAAATCGACTAAAAGGTAATAGTTGACTTTGCCGTTTTGATCCTCTATAATCCTTGATAAGGAGTTATACATGCAGATCGATCTAAACAAATATCAAGAATTCGTAAAAGTAGTTACTAGCAAGCCAAGTAACGATTTAACCACATTTATGAGCCGCTTAGACGAGCTCGATGGCAATTTTGATTCTGAAAAGAACGAACACGGACCAGACATTAATGTACCATTGCTATTAACAGCAGCACTAGGATTAGCAGCCGAAACTGGTGAGTTCTGCGAAATCCCAAAGAAGATGTTTTTTCAAGGGAAACCTTTGAACAGTGAAAACGTCTTTCATATGAAACGTGAACTCGGTGATGTTATGTGGTACTGGATTAACGCATGTCGTGCATTAGATCTAGATCCTAACGACGTCATTGCCGAAAATGTTAAAAAACTAGAAGCACGTTACCCAGGCGGTAGCTTTGATCCATATTACAGCGAAAATCGAAAAGAAGGTGACTTATGAAATTACCATTTATAGGACTAATGGGTGTAGACAGCAACAATGTACTCTACACACCCAGCGGTGAAAGACTGTTTAGAGTACCCGAGTGGGCTGCTTGGCGTATTCAACACATCCAACACTGGATTGCACAAAAAACCTGGAGGTGATATGCATCCGTTAACACAAGATTTATCTGGACTATCGATGGAAGAGTTGCAAAACAAATACAACGATCTCTCTAAGAAATATGCACAGGCTTGGCGCATGGGCACTCATAGTGTTCTAGGACAAATGCAAATGGTTATGGAAGATTATAAACAAGAACTTGCCCGTAGACATCAAGCATTGCTTGACGAAGCTAGCAGTAAAAGTAATAATTTCAAGAATCTAATCGATATTAAAAAATGAAGTATGACCAATTAGGTAGGCCATTTGTTAACGAAGACGAACTTTGTGATATGCTATATCACAATGCAGACCTACCTTTGGATAACTTCCTAGTTGTTGATCCGGAACAGTATAATCAAAGCGTTAAGACACTATTTGCTGACTTACCAAGTCTACAAAAATATCAAGAACTTGATGTCGATATCGAAGAATTCGACAACCTAAACCAAGACCATTGGTCAATGCCAGAAGAATATAAAAACTTTGATATTGCACAATGGATACTTGATCAATGTAAAACTGAGCACGAGCTACAGCGAGTTGGTCAAGAGTTATTGCTATTCCAAGAGAAAAATCTATTTTCTCTGCTACAGTACCTTAAATATCTAGTAGACACCATGCGCCAGCACAATATAGTATGGGGTGTAGGCCGTGGTAGTAGTGTAGCCAGTTATGTACTATATTTGATTGGTGTGCACCACATTGATTCGATTTATTACGATTTACCCATAGAAGAATTTTTAAAGGAAACAAAATGAGTAAAGCATATAGAACTGCACGTGGTGTAGTTATTGATATGGACCAACTTCGTCTGAACAACGAAGAATCTATTGCAGTCGGGAACATGAAAGTCAATGCTCGAGGCGACGAGCTTGGCCCAGGCGGTGAAGTAATTCGCACACGCAACGAAGTTATGAATGATTACTATAACTTAAATACTCCCGTAGCAACTTCTGCTCCACGTATCGTTGCCGACGAAACTGAATTAGAACCAAAGCCAGCGCCTGCGCCCGAACCTGGAGCATTGCGTGGTAGCCTAGCAGATTTAGTTTCTAAAACCGAAAAGAAATAATATATGTCAGTACCTGTAAGACACAAAGTTTCAACCCTACGCCCCTTAACTGACACTGTTCTTGTGTCAGATATGAACTTCAAAGAGCGCTTTACTAGCAGTGGTATTGTACTACTAGGTGACGATGGTAAAACATCGGGTATCAGACCACGTTGGGGACGAGTATTTGCTATCGGGCCAGAACAAAAAGATGTTCGAGTCGGCGACTGGGTTTTTATAGCACACGGACGTTGGACACGTGGGTTAGAAATCGAAACCGATGAAGGACAATTTACTATTCGAAAAGTAGATCCAAACGACATTATGTTAATTTCAGACGAACAGCCAGCCGATGACACAATAAGCACTGCCATCCAAGCCGAGCAAAAAACCCTTTGATCTTTATCTACAATTTGTGTTATCATACAGCATAACACTTTCAAGGACACACTCACATGCTAATGAATCAACTTTGGGTTGAGAAGTATCGACCAAGCACTGTTGACGGTTATGTGTTTACAGACGAACACGTACAAGAACAAGTTGAACACTGGATTAAAACAGGAACCGTTCCACATCTATTGCTGCACGGACCTGCGGGCACAGGCAAGACCACACTAGCCAAGATTCTAATTAACAACCTAGGTGTTGATGAATCTGATGTTATGTTTGCTAACGGTAGTAAGGAAGGTCGTCGCATTGAATGGGTTGACCGGCTAATTGGCTTTTGTCAAACTATGCCGTTTGGTCCATTTAAGATTGTCTTAATTGATGAAGCAGACTATTTGAACAAAGAATCTGTGCAGCCAGCTATGCGTAACTTGATGGAAGAATACGCAGACAATGTTAGGTTTATCTTAACTTGTAACTATGTTAACAAGATCATTCCACCGCTGAAAAGTCGCTGTCACGAAATCCACATTTCTAAAACAAATCAAACAGAATTCACTGCACGAGCTGCTACAGTACTAGTCGAAGAAGGCATTGAATTTGATTTGGACACCCTTGACAGTTATGTTAAAGCAACTTATCCAGATTTGCGTAAGTGCTTGAACTTGCTACAAACAAACAGCGTATCTGGCAAGCTAAACCAGCCAAGAGAAACTGGTGGTGTTGCTGGCGACTTTAAACTAGATGCCGTTAACTTGTTTAAGTCGGGTCGCTTCCGTCAAGCTCGCGAACTAATTTGCAATCAAGTTGATCCTGGAGAAATGGACGAAGTATATCGTTGGATGTACGACAATCTAGACTTATGGAGTTCAACGCAAGAAGGCCAAGACGAAGCAATCATTATCATACGCCGCGGACTAGTTAATCATTCAATCTGTGCTGATGCAGAAATTAATCTCAGCGCCACAATAACAGAACTCATTTCACTCAATAAGGAATAAAAATGTCATCAAAAAGTATCTATCTGGTTGCTACCTACTACATGAAACCCCGCAGTCGGGTAAACACACAACTTAAAGGTTGGATGAATGATCAAGAAAATATTGCCTATGACGAAAAAGTCGACATTACCCGAAATCTTAAAAAGTCAGATCTGAGCACAGCCAAGGTTATTTTAGACCTTAAAAAGAAATCTGTTGTGCGTAATGGATGGAACAACGATTTAGACTTTGATAAGATCTTTGAATACTTCCACAACGGGTATCCTCAATATACTAATTCTGTCATGGGCGAATTAGATCCTGAGTACCTAAAGAAATTTGAAAAGCCGGCTACGGCTAATTCTGAGTTATCTATTTCTGCGCCCGACTCTGAAGTAGTCGAAATAGACACTAGCACAGAAGCCAAGGTTCTATAAATACTGCATGAATCCACTATTTCTTAAGAAACTTGCAGCCAAGAAAAAGCGTGAGCGAGACCCAAACGCTCCGCCTCCTCCTACACTACTAGGACAGGTTAAAGAGCTTCGTTTAACTCGCGAAGAAACTCAACGTATTAATCTTGAGTTGCAAGTTCTTAGGCAAAGGATTGAGCAGTTAGAATCAAAAAATAGAAGACTCGAGATGTATATGGATACCGTTCGAGGTTGGGTCAACAAACTGCGAAAATAATTAATGAAAAGCAAAATAATACTTACCGATTGTGACGGTGTTATATTAGACTGGGAATATGCGTTCGACATCTGGATGCGACAGCACGGTTTCCGTAAAACCGAAGATGGGCACTTAAAATATAATATCGGCCGTCGTTACGGTATCGATGCAGAACAAGGCAAAAAGCTAATTAAAATCTTTAACGAGTCTGCATCAATTGGATTCTTGCCAGCGTTGCGTGATGCAATGTATTACGTTAAACGTTTACACGAAGAACACGGTTACGTATTTCATGCAATTACCAGCCTTAGCGAAGACGAAAACGCACAAGAACTGCGCCGCATGAATGTCAGAAAACTGTTTGGCAACACAGCCTTTGAAAAGTTTATTATTCTAGACACAGGCGCAGATAAAGATCGGGCACTAAGCTACTACAAGGACACTGGCTACTATTGGGTCGAGGATAAGATCGATAATGCTTGTGTAGGCCATGAACTAGGCCTGCGTAGTCTGCTCATGGAACACGGTCACAATATGGACTACGAGCATCCAGAAATTCCCCGTGTAAAAAACTGGGCAGAAATATACAAAATAATTACAGAAAATAACTAAAAACTGGTTGACAACCACCTAAAATGGTTGTATAATTAGTACTGTTTATTAACCCAATCCCGCATTGTGTCGGGTAACGAAAGGAAGCAAAATGGCAAAACGCCTCACACGTAAACTTACGGATGTAATTGCTGAAGTCATCACTCAGCTCAAAGCTCATTACGGTATCACGGATGAACAAATCAAGGCTTGGCAGAATCGTGTCAAAGCCGAAGGTTACGATTTTCCTGACAGTACTCAAGTTGACATCGACGATCTTTGGATCGACTACGAAGTACAGCGTGATGTAATTCACAAACACATTATCAATATTGCCAAGAAGTGGGATCCTCGAATCTGTTCCCCTGGTTCAGCATGTCGTACTCCTGGCGGCAAACAAATCTTTCTCTATGATGCACAGCATAGAACTATTTCGGCTGGCATTCTTGGGTACAAGTCTATTCCTTGTGCAGTAGTCGAAACAACCGATCCTAATTTTGCAAGTTACGCATTTGAAATGCTTAACGACACAGGCGTTAAACGTCTAACCCCTGGTGACCTGCATCGTAATGCTCTAGTGCGTTTTAAAAACGGTAGCAAAGATAAAAAGGTTATTTCTGCTCGCACAATGCAAGACCAATTTGACAAGTTGGGTATCGACTTGCAGGACAAAGGCAGTCGTAACAGCGACAACCTGCGTGGTGACAATGATTACTTCTTCAGTCACTTCAAGTATGCACAAAAGGGCATCGAAGTCGACGAAAGCGGAAAGATCTTGTACAACATTCTTGATGCTATCAAGTCAGCATTTCCTCTGCAAGAAGAAATCGATCAAGGTGTTTATATTGGCTTGTACGAGTTGCACCGCATCTCTAAGACCAGTCCTAACATTAAATTGCCTGCGGACTGGATGAAGACTTTGCTAGACAGCGTTAAGCCTACATTTAAAAGTTCAGCGCTGGTACATGCCAAAGCTAAGATCCAATGGGAACATGTTAATCCGGGTGCTACCTGGAGTGCTCCTAGTGCAATGGCTAACTTCTTGCGTGAACTACATATTCGCAACAGCGGTAAACTTAACTTGCCTTATCACGGCGAAGGTAGTAAGATGGGAATTGAGTCTGGCAATATTGCTCCGGGTTTGTTCCCTGATGGGAGACAATCATGAATAACTACTCAATTATTTCGATAACACCTTATCCTTGTTACAAAATCGAATTAAAAGATTTGAATAACCCAATTGATGTTAGTGCCATATGCGCTAAACTAGGTGTAGAGGATTATGTCTACGAAGTCAAATTCGAGGATTGTATCCTAAAGTACGGACTCAGTTTTGGAACAAGTAAATCCATGTCATGGACTCCCGGGGAGCGGATTTATCGACAATGTGGACATTTACCTGGTTGGAATAAACCTTTGCTAGGTCCAAGCGGTAGCGACATGCTAGAAATTACTCGTATGTACTTTAAAAAATCTGGTAAGCTAGTAGATCGTAATGGCGTAACTGTTACGATCCACGATCTAACAAATGTAAAAAGTCCAAGTATAGTTGAGCCATATCTTCATGTTAAACAATTAGAAAGTAAGTTAATTAACGACTACAAAAACAAATACGGTCAGACACCAATCGGAAATATCAAAGACGAATCCTACGTAGGTCGTATTAGATATACGCCAGATGAAGTTTTTAATTCATTATTTGAATTCGATGGAAACTCTTAAAGAATCACTTGAACAGTTTGTAGCGCCTGTCTACGGTAAAACCAAACGTACCAAGGACACTTACAAAACTGTAGCCAGCCATTGCAGTTTGCATATTACTCGTTTAGTCGACGAGTATCATGCGGTGCAAAACGATCAACAGCTATTACGAGAAATTCGTGACGACATTGATTACTACCTGCGTCGTTATCACGAATACTGCATTAAGCAACGTGACGGAATGGGTGCTCATTATTGGGAAATCGGTGCAGACGAGGACACTGATTTTGAACACCTAATTCCTGCGGCACGTATTCGTGATCTTCTACTTGCAAACACTATTACAGTAGAGCAAGCCCTTAATGCTCCTACAGTAAAGCTCAGTAGAACAAAACATGCCATGTTAAAAGAAGCAGGTTGGGCTAGCCATACTCCCGACATGTGGTTCCCATTCAAGCGTTACACACAGGTATTCACAGCACAATACCAAACACACGACGGAACTGCTATAGATCCAGACACCTGGACTCTAGAGCAACACTACGAGTATTTTAAACACTTGAAGATCGAAGCATGATGAATAGGGCCGCAAGGCCCTATTCTTTTCTTCAAAATTTATTCGTCGCCGTATAGTTTTAATACCTCCGCTACTACTGGATTACGTTGTACATCTTTTCTAGCAAAGTTGACAACGGATATAGTTGAACTACCAGATCTCTCTAGACGTTCAATGAAATCTCTTAGACCATTTTCATCATTATTGAATTTGCGGTCCATTTGATTTAAGTCCCCTGTGACTACCATCTTACTCCTATCGCCTAAACGGGTCAGCAACATTTTTAACTGATTTTTTGTAGCGTTCTGCATCTCATCGGCAATTATATACGCATTTTTAAATGTTCGCCCCCGCATGAATGCTAGTGGAGATATCTCTAGCACTTTTTCGTCTAACATTCGTGCGATTTCTCGAGTATTATAGTACTCACCAATAACATCAAAAATGGGCCGGGTCCACGGTTCCATCTTTGTGTTCAGGTCTCCGGGTAGGAAACCGTGCTCCTCCTCCTCGACTCCTACTGCGGGTCGAGTAATAATAATCTTGTTAATCTTTCCTTCCTTATATGCTTTGATTGCGGCCATGACCGCTAGCATTGTTTTACCTGTGCCTGCTGGGCCTGTGGCAAAAACTATTGATTTTTTAGGGTTTACTAGTAAATCGATATATTCTTCCTGTTTTAATGTCTTTGGTAATAATGTCACGGGCTTTTTTTGCTGTACAAATTGATTGATTCCGATAACATTATCTGCTTGCTCGAAATTTTGAGCGCGGCGGCTCGCTTGAGTTTTGCGTTTTGCTGACAAATGATTTCTCCTAAAATTTATTAACATGATTTGAGCTTTGTCTGTATGCCTTGGCATACAATCGTATTTACAGGCCTGTTACCACGGTTTTTACTAGCAGATTAATTTTTTTAAATTATGCTAAGTATAATTCTGTCCTCAAATCTACCATAGTAAAGCTAAATATCAAAAACAGCTAAATATTATTACTATGACTACTCACGTTAAAGATATCATTGACAACACCAAGAACATTTACATGAGTGAAAGCTCCTTAGAGAGCCTTATGGATTTTGAGCGTGTGTTAGATGAATTAGACACCTATGTTTTCCAGAACTGGGAGAAAGGCGAACTAGTTGAGGGTCCATTATACGACAAGTATTTTGTTACCTGTACATTTATGTGGCCACACAAACTAATGCCAGACCCACGTGGCGGAGAAAGATTATTAGACTACAAATGCGAAGTTAGCTATCGTAGAGAAACTCTAGAATACCCTGTGGAAGTTAAAAGTCCTGACGATTTTAGACCCGGAACCAAGGTTCCTAAGCTAGCACAAAAACCAGTCTGGCTAGTAACTATTACCATGCCCAAGCAACTGATGCATGACATCCATCAAGGTAGCTTGGACCTCGAAGCAGAAACTGTAAATATCGAAGACATCGAACAAGCCTACGAAGTTGGTTTAGATGATGACGTTTACAAAGACGAAGAACAACAAATGCAGTCAGCTGGAGCAATGCCAGGTGCAATGCCTCCACCAGTCCAACAGCCAGGAGCACCAATTGTCTAAACTACATGAAGGTCTCGAAAGACACGACTTAAAAAGATTAGTTTCTACTCGTGTAACTATCGACGAATACAAAAGCAAAATCGGTTCCGACGAAGAAATTGTAGTTATCAGTTTCCAAGTTGACTCTAAAGAGCCTGCGCTAGATTTAGTCAGCTTTGTAGAAAAAAGTTACGAATGGGTAGTTGACGCAGACACCAGTTCAGGAGAAATCTCCGACGGATCTTATATCGTGTTTGTGGAAACTGAACGGACTCCAGAGGTCGCTGAAAACATCTTGCGGTTGTTTGAAGACTTAGAAAACTTAACAGATATAAAACATGACGAGTGGCAAATAGAATACTATAAACCGCAAAAACATGTTAATCTAGATTTAGAGTCATTGCAGGCTGCTATTCCTACTAGCCCCGAAGAATACAGAATGTTGTACAAAAATAAAAAAGACGACATTGATAAACTTAAGGCAGCAGCCGGTGTCGAAGTTAACACCAAGGCACCCAAAAACGATTTTACTGAAAGTTTACGAGTAATGGCTGGTATTCGTTAATTCGATCGATTACTCAGGCTAATTTTATCAAGGATCAAAAATGAGCGATTTTATTCTTACCGAAGAACAACTAAAAGAACTGATACCCGGTAACCCCTACGTCAGTTACTGGTACAGTGCACTATCAAGATGTCTTCCAGACTACGATATCAACACTCCGCAACGAGTAGCAGCTTTTATAGCGCAGTGTGCTCATGAATCCGGTGGATTCAAATTCCTTAAAGAAAACTTAAATTATCGTGCAGAAAGTTTAGTGCGGGTTTGGCCTAAGTACTTTCCTAATTTGGACGTTGCACGACAATATGCACAGAAGCAAGAAAAGATCGCCAACCGAGCGTATGCCAACCGTATGGGCAACGGAGACGAATCCAGTGGCGACGGTTGGAGGTTCTGCGGCCGAGGATTAATTCAATTAACTGGACGAAACAACTATCAAGCATTTGCTGATAGTATTGAAACAGACATCAATGACATTCCTGAATACTTACAAACATTTGAAGGTGCCGTGCAAAGTGCCTGCTGGTTCTGGGAATCCAACAACCTAAACAAATGGGCTGACCTAGGCGACATTTTAACGTTAACTAAAAAAATTAACGGAGGCACATTAGGTCTCGACGATCGTGTTAAACATTACAACCATGCACTGCATGTTCTAGGAGCACACTAATGTGGCAAATTTCATGGATGCTTAGTCTACTACCCGATTGGTTCTGGACATTAGTATTGATTGCTGGTATCCTTGGAATTATAGTCGCATGGGTTTTGAAATTTATTCCGTGGGTGTCTAGATACAAACTACCTATTCAAGTTTTTAGTGTTTTATTCTTACTAGTCGGTGTTTACTTTCAAGGCGTAATAGCCAATGAAGAAAAATATAAAGCTGAACATGCAAGATTAGAAAAAGAAATTGCTGAGAAGAACGAAAACTCTAAACGTCTTAACGATGAATTAACTAAAGTGCAAGCTGAAAGAGATGCTGCTATAGCTAACAAAGGTAAGACCGTAATTAAAACAATTGATCGTTACGTCAAGGGGGATCCAGTAGAAATAGTCAAAGAAATTACCAAAGAGAAAAACCTCAGTGACGAGGAACGTAAAAAATTAGAGTCACAAATCGAAGAATTACAAAAAGCTGAAAAAGAATGTCGTGTTCCTAGATTATTAATCGATCAACTTAACTCAATTACAACTAACCCAGGAGTTAAACAATGAAGGCATTTAACTTGATTCTTGTTATACCCTTTTTTGTTTCTGGATGCAGTCTAGCACCAAAGTTAACTTCAGCTAAACCAGATTTCCCTGCACCTTACACCGACGAAGCTACAAAAAGCATGCCGCAGTGTAGTGAGCTAAAATCTATTCCGCCCGATGTAAACAATTTATCATCGGTGTTTAAAATAATTGCCGAAAATTATACCAGTTACTGGCAATGCTCAAACAAAGTTGACGGATGGAACAACTGGTACAATGTTCAAAAACGTAATTACGAAAGTAAATAATCAAAAGGAAACATCATGAAACTAGCACTATCAATCGTCGGTTTAGCAGTTTTTCTAACAGGTTGTGCTGCGAGTAAGGAGTACGTGCTGTATGCGGAAACCCAAAAGGCAATCGCACAAGCAAATGCACAAGCTCATGCTATGACAGAATCTGCCAGATATGCTGCACTAGCCGAAATAGCAAAGAATGGAGACGCTACTGCCAGAGTAGCCGCAGCAATGAGTTTAAGCCTAGGTAGTGGCGGAGGCCAACAGGGCAATCGTCAACCAGCAATGCCAAACGTTAATCCTCCTAAGTCATTCGGCGATACAGCCTTACAGTGGACCAGTGTGTTGCTACCAAGCCTGACACAATTTTACGGTATTAACGCCAACCGTCAAATTGCTATTACACAAAGTAATAACCAAGCTGCTGTGGCAACAAGTACAAATAACACATTTGCTACAATGAGCAACAACATGGCCAAGAGCAATACTGATATTGCCAATGCAGGATTTACCGCAGCAACAGCTATTTCTAATAGTGGCTTGACTGCTACAACCAGCGTTGCTAACAGCGGACTTACTGCTACACAAAATGTTGCTACAGCCGGAATCACTGGCGTGGTTACATCCGGAGCAAACGGATTAACTGCTACACAAAATGTTGCTACAGCCGGAATCACTGGCGTGGTTACATCCGGAGCAAACGGATTAACTGCTCTAACTGCTGTAAATGCAAGTTCTAATACTGCTATTACCAATGTTAGCAATGCTGCTAACACTAGTATCCAAACATTAGCTAACCAGATTCCTAATCTACAACCTAATGTAACAAATACTACAACAACCACAAATAATAATTTAACCTGCCCAGTAGGTCAGACACTAGTTGCTGGTAGTTGCCAATAATTTTAAAGGAAAGTAAATGACGCAAGAAGTTAAGCCTCTTTCAAGAAGCGAGCGCGAAGCAAAGATCAAGGACAAGGCAGGGTTTGTAATTGTTATCCTTGCTGCCATTTTAGCAATCAACACTATGATCGGTGGCCAGAATAGCAGTAAGATTATGAACAATACCATTGCAGCAAACAATCAATGGGCTTGGTATCAAGCCAAAAATGTACGCCAAGTTTTATACGAAACTGCTGCTGTAGAAAGCAAAATTCCATCAAACAAAGAAAAGTTTGAATCGGAAGCAAAACGCATGGAAGCAGACAAAAAAGAAATCATGGAAAAAGCCAAGGCTCTAGAAGCCGAACGCGAAGTAGCTCGTAAGAAAAGCCCATGGTTTACTTGGGGCGGTAGTATACTACAGATTGCCATTGTTCTGCTAACTGCTAGCATTCTTGCTGTCAGTATGCCTATGTTCTGGGTTAGTCTCGTAGTAGGAGCTTTTGGCAGTCTTTTTGTAAGCCAAGCATTATGGCTTTGGTTACCTTTTGCACTATAAGGATCAATCATGACAGCTAAAGAATACGATAAGATGAGCGACAGTGAAAAGAAAAAAGAAGACTGGATGAACAGCAAGTGGCGCCCGATGATGGGTTGGACTTACATGATAACCTGTTTGGCCGACTTTGTTCTGTTTCCAATTTTGTGGTCCGTACTACAGGCACTTAGCAAAGGACAAGTTAATGTCCAGTGGCAACCTATTACACTACAAGGTGCAGGGTTGTTCCACATTGCTATGGGTGCTGTGTTAGGTATTGCAGCATATGGTCGCACACAAGAAAAAATGAACGGTGCAAACAACGGTGGATTACAACTACCATCAAATGTCGGGACCACCTACACCCCGCCGGCTCCTGTAAATAATCAACCATCGGGCGGATTTGGTGCTCCATCGTCGATGACTGTGACACAAACGTTTGGAAACCCTGCGCCTGCAACTGGTGGGTTTGGTTCATCGGCAGGAGGCTTCGGTCAGGTAACAACAGGATTCGGTGGCAAACCGGCTCCTATTCAACCGCCAGATCCAGTTCTTTAAGGAGATAACATGAAAAATTTATTTTGGACATTATGTGTTGTTGCAGGATTCGCTTTTCCAGCTTATAATGCACATGCCAGCGACGATACTGCTGGTAAGGGAGAGATGAAAGAAGTCTGTCATCCAAAAAAAGATAAAGCAGGCAAAGAAGTAATTGGCAAAGACGGAAAACCAGTTCAGGAATGCAAAAAAATCAAAGTTCGAAAGAAACTAGAAGGAACAGAAATTCCTCCTGCCAAGAAATAATCTCTTGACAATCCACAAAAGGTATAGTATTATTAGTGCTATACCTTTTCTCTTTTGTAAATACAATAATGAAAGACTATTTTAATACCTTAGGAGTCAACGCTAACGCCAGCGACGACGAGATTAAAAAAGCATACAAACGATTAGCCATGAAACACCACCCAGACCGTGGAGGTGATCAAGCTAAGTTTCAGGAAATCCAAGAAGCATACGATGTGCTGAGCACACCACAACGTCGTGCACAATGGGAACAAGAACGCCAATTTGGTCAAGGCGGACCCGGTGGGTTCCAATTTAACTTTGGTTTTGGTCCTCAAGGGTTTGAAGATATATTTCAACATTTCCAGGGCGGGCATCCTTTTAGTTTTAGACAACCTGCAAAAAACAGAGACCTGCGTGTTAGGTTGGAAATTGATCTTCAAGCAACACTAGAAAAACAAAGCCAACAAATTAACATCAGACAAAACAATGGTGTTAACAAAACAGTTGACATAGAGATTCCACGTGGTGTAATGACAGGTATGCAAATGCGTTGTCAAGGGATCGGTGATCACTCAAATACTAATTTACCGCCGGGTGATCTTTATGTTGAATTTTTTGTTCGACCGCACCCTGATTTCCAAGTCAACGGAATACATTTGACTAGGTCATTAAAAATAAACTGTCTAGATGCAATTCTAGGTACAACAGAAAACATCAACGGACTTGACGGTAAAGTTTTTGAAATCAATATTCCGCCCGGTACACAGCCAAATACTAAATTCAGACTTGCTTCGCAAGGCCTATGGGATGTCAATCAACCAATCAGAGGAGATTTATTTGTAGAAATAATATTACAAGTACCAACTGCACTAACTGCAGAACAACTTAATAAATTGCAACAACTTGTTAATAGGAATTAAAAATGTCTCTTATGCAACCAAATAACGAAATCGAAGAAATCATCCTCAAGGCAGGCGAAGCTGCTAGAAGATATGGCCATGAATATGTAACTCTAGAACACCTGAGCTGGGCCATTTTTCAATATTCACCATTTAACGAAATTTTAAAGAAGCTAAAATTCGATGTCGACGGTTTGGTTAACGATATTGAAGAATACTTGGTGAACCAAGATACAATTGGTGCCAATGATCAAAATGCTCCTCGCAAAACACAAACACTAGAGCGTGTGTTTAATCGAGCCCTTACGCAAGTACTTTTTCACGGACACAATCGTATTAAGATTGTAGACTTGCTATTGAGCATCAGTTTAGAAACCAACAGCTATGCTTCATATTTCATGATCAAATACGGCCTCGACCGTAACACCATTATTAGTCTTTATAAGAAATTCAACACCGAAGCAGATTCTAAGGCACTAAATTCCAATGGATCCAGTTCTGCCGACGACATCCTTGATGAGTTTTGCACTAATTTAAATGCTCTAGCCGAGAAAGGTGATATTGATCCAATTATCGGAAGAGAAATAGAACTCGACGATATGACCCAAATCCTAGCTAAACGTAACAAAGCTAACGTATTGCTAGTTGGCGACCCTGGTGTTGGTAAAACAATGCTAGCAGAAGGATTAGCCAAGAATATTGTTGAAGGCAACGTTCCAGACTACCTAAAAGGATTTACTGTTTATAACTTAGATATTGGCACATTGTTGGCTGGTAGTAAATATCGAGGCGAGTTCGAAGAAAAGTTCCAACAAGTTATCAAAGCTCTTGTTACTAAAACAAAAACAATTTTGTTTATTGACGAAGCGCACCAAATGCGTGGCGCCGGTTCTAATAGTTCCAGTAGTGTTGACTTTAGCAACATGATTAAGCCTGCACTAACTAAAGGTCGTATTAAAGTTATCGCTAGTACAACCTGGGAAGAATATACACAGAGCTTTGAAAAGGATCGAGCACTAATGCGCCGATTCCAACGTCTAGTTGTTGATGAACCTAGTCCTGCAGAAGCTAAATTAATTCTTATGGGAATTAAGAAGCAATTCGAAAAGTTCCATGGTGCTTACATCACCGACGAAGCTATTGAAGCTGCTGTAGACTACAGTGTTAAGTATCAAACAGATAAGAAGTTGCCCGACAAGGCCATTGATCTTATTGACTCTGCGTGTGCTAAACAAAAGATTTTCTACAATAAAGATCCTGAATCGGGTTCTGAATTTATCTTGTCCAAGAGTCATATTATTGAAATTCTAAGCAAGGCAACAAAGATTCCAGTGGACCAAATTGGCGCAAGTTCTGAATCCAATAACTTAGTTAACTTAGAAGAAACTATTCAGCAAAACTTGTACGGTCAAGAATCTGCAATCAAGACAGTACTAGAGAAGATTTATGTCAGCAAGGCAGGCATGAAGCCTCTAAACAAGCCTATTGGTAGTTTCTTGTTCTTGGGTCCAACTGGTACAGGTAAGACTGAACTAGCCAAGCTGATTGCAGAAAATTTAAACATGAAGCTACTGCGCTATGATATGAGTGAGTACCAAGAGAAGCACAGTCTTGCTAAACTTATTGGTGCGCCTCCAGGCTATGTTGGCTATGATGACGGTAACCTAGGTGGTGGTTTGTTAATCAGCGCAATCGAACAAAATCCTAACGCAATCATTTTGTTTGACGAAGTTGAAAAGGCACACCCAGATGTTAGTAACCTCTTGCTACAGTTTATGGACGAGGGTTTTATTACATCTAGCAATGGCAAAAAAGCCGATGCACGTAATACTATCTTAGTTATGACCAGTAACCTAGGTGCTGCCGACAGCGAACGTAACACAATTGGTTTTGGTGAAAGTCTACAGAGGACGGGCGAAGACGATAAGGCAGTTAAAGATTTCTTTAAACCAGAATTCCGAAATCGTATTGACGCAATTTGTAAGTTCAATTACCTAGATCAAATGAGTATGCGTAAGATTGTGGCTAAGTTCATTAACGAACTCAACGAATTGTTGTCCGATCGTCGTATTAAGATTAGACTCACAGAAGCTGCTGTAGATCATTTAATTAATAAAGGCTTCGACAAAAAGATGGGCGCACGACCGCTGGGCCGTACAATTAACGATTTAATTAAAGTGCCAATTAGTAAGAAAATCTTATTCGAGAATATGATGAATGGAAGTATTATTACTGTTGATTATGCCAACGAATCGTTGACATTTAATATTGAGACCAGTAATATGTTCATTACATTAGAAGGAACTTCAACAGTTGACAAAGACGGCTACATTCGATTGGAATAAGTTAAATCCTAAAATTAAATTTTCTTTTACTAAAAAGAAATTCTTTAACGAGTGTTATTTTAGGCTTAACTATAATCTGCCTGGTGCTAGATTAATGACCTATTACCAGGCAGATCACGACATCTCTTTATTTGACAAGAGGGTAGAAAACCACAATAAAAATTTGTATAAGGGGCGACGACAATCTTATATAAGATTTCGTTATGCTGACATTAGACAGCTAGTACCCTTTGCTAACGTTTATCATGGTGATTACAAAACTTGTCAAGTCAGATTTAGAATTGAATCTGACATACTAAGCATCTACTCTGATTCAGAAGAGTTCTTATACAATCTAGCCAGCAAAGATTTAGCAAACTGGACTACAGATATAATATCATTTAGTTCGCCCGAAAATCAAGCATCGTTGTCGCTGCTAGATCAAGGTTTTGTAATTGTTAGCAAACCACAGACACACCCATACAAGGTCAAACTAAAGGAAACTTTTGGATTAAATGCTGAAAGAAAATTCCTGGCAACCTATTTACAAGGCCTAGGCACAGATGTTAAAGTAACGAAATATATATTGGAGCACTTATCCCGTGAACATAAATATTTTCCTGCTGGTTATATCTATGTTAACGATGTAAGACTAGTAGATATGTTACGTTTAGTATCACCTAATCTTGTTGGGTCAGTCCAACAGCTAGTTACTCAATAATTTTATTCAAAAAGAAAGCAACATGGAAAATCAAAATAAACCCACAACAGATCTCGAATTGCCCGGTCAGACTGCAACTGAAGTTGTTTCAAAGATTACAGATTTTATGAAACAGCGTCAAACAAATACTCAGCAGAGTCAAAAACAAGGAACACCATACGATTTTAGTAAGCTGCACTTACACATCGGTATTCCATGTTATGGTGGTATGATGAGTGAACCCACTGTTACCAGTTTGTTAAAATTTGTTCTCATGGCCCAGCGTGTTGGACTTAATTGGAGTCTAGACACTATGGTTAACGAAAGTCTTATTACCCGTGGACGTAACAACCTAATGGCCAAGATGATGACTAATACTGCTGCTACACATTTTATGTTTATTGACGCAGACATTCGTTTCGAAGCAGAAAGTATTTTCCAAATGCTGGTTTACGAAAAAGACGTCATTGGTGGTTTATACCCAAAGAAAAGCATACCTACTAATTATGTTATTAATTTGCTGCCACAGACACAGATTCAAGGAGATGTGTTTACCGTAGATACCATGGGTACAGGCTTCTTAATTTTTAAACGCAATGTTTACGAACGTCTAATTGCTGCACACCCAGAAACCAAATACGTCGACGATGTTGGCTTGGGCAAACAATATGAACCTCATATGTATGCAATTTTCGACACAGAAATTGATCACAAAGGTCACTATCTTAGCGAAGATTGGTTGTTCTGCCGCCGATGGCAAGCAATTGGTGGTACTATTTGGGCACATAGCAAAGTGTTGCTCAATCACGTCGGACATTACGAATATAAAGGTAACTTGGATCTTATGCCAGAGTTTACCAAGAAAGTACCGCAAGCGGTGCCGCAAACTGCACAGCCCGCCGAAGCTACACCAGCTTAACAGTGATTTACTCAATAAAAAGACTGCTCAGGCAGTCTTTTTTTACGAACTTGTATTTGCCAAAAACAATAAATATAATACTATGTTTCTTAACGACTTATACGAAAACGTTGAAACCATGGACACTTTAGTGGTGTACCCTGGTAGATTCCAACCCTGGCACAGAGGACACCACGAAGTTTACAATTATTTGGTTAAAAACTTTGGACGTGATAGGGTATTCATTGCAACCAGCAACAAAGTAGAACCTCCTCGCAGTCCATTTAGTTTTGCAGAAAAAGTGCAGTTTATGCACTTTACTGGCATACCCAATGATGTAATTGTTGAGGCTAGGGATCCTTATAAAGCAGTAGAACTAACTAGCAAATACAATCCTAAAACTACAAGATTAATTTTTGCTGTTAGCCAAAAGGACATGGACGAAGATCCACGGTTTACGTTTGGTTACAAAAAAGATGGTTCTCCAACTTACCTCCAAGATATGCCCAAGAATGCATATCAAATGCAGAGCCTAGAGTCACATGCATATATAATGGTTGTGCCCACATTTCCGTTTAAGATATTAGGGAAAGATGTTGAAGGCGCAACAGACATTCGTAGAATGTTTTCAGAAGGCGACGAGCAAACACAACAACAAATCATTATAGATTTATTTGGTAGATACAGTCCCGATATCCATGCTTTAATGAAGAACAAGATTACATTAAATGAATCGATGCAATCCGACAAGTCGCAGGATATGTTGATGCGAATTAAAAAGCAAATCGACCAGAATCGTGCAGCAACTGCTGCCCAACGTCAAGCAGAGTTAGCCCAATGGGAACAAGATTTTAAGCAAAACATGGCGTCTAGGTACAGAACAGTAAGGCAGCCCGAGTTAACACAAACTCCAACACAAATTGCTGCACCTATAGAAAAACATTCTGTATTACAGACTAGAATGGCTAACCTTAATAAGGCTATCGAAAAAACAAATATCCTCAATGCACTAATCTCCAAGGCAGAGCAAAGAGGTTTAATGACCCCAGGATTACGTGCAGACACAGATATTTCTTTGTACGTTAGTAATGCTGCTCAAGACAACTATGTAGGACTAAACCAAAAGTTAGATAAGTCAATTGAATTAGTTAAACAAGCGTGGAATGCTAAAAAATTAGCCTACTCTAAGCCAAAGAGCAACATGCGCGAACAGGAATTAGATGAAGGCCTTGGTGATTACTTTAATAAATTAAAATCATTTGTGCTAAAAGTCTTAGGCAAAAAAGTTAGTAAGACACCACAGGATGCAGCCGCATTCCAACGAATGATGAGCAAAATTACTGCTCCAGTTGATACTGCACAATACGGAAGACTTTGGCAGGAATATAAATCTAATTCACAATATAATGTTCCTATTCCGAGGCCCGAAGATCTTGATAATCCTCAAGTAATGTATCTATGGTCTAACAGTATAGTCCAGTTTGTCATGAACAAGTTTCCGGACACACCAGTAGACGTACTTAAACAAACAGTAATCGGATTGTCTATGTTTGCAGTTAATGAATATAGAGCAAAATACCGTAACAACGACATCAGCGAGGAAAACGATTCCTATAGACCACCGGGCGCTAGTCGATCACAAACTGCGGCAGTAATGAACAAAATGCACCCTGCTGAAAAATTTGTTTGGAAACGACCAAACCAAATTGGAGGTAGTTTTAGCGAGCAAGAGCTATTGGCAAAAGGATTTAAAAAATCACAATATAATAGCTGGGGCGGTACACCCACAATGTGGCGGAACCTACTAGGTGTAAAAGAAACCGTACTAAATCAACCTACACCTACACTTAGAGATTTAATTAAAAAATACCCTAATGTGCCCTTAGAAAAACTGCGCCACGAACTTCAAATAGGTGTGCGTGTAGAATATGAGCATACTAAAAATGCTCGGACTGCCACAGAAATAGCACTAGATCATTTAAATGAAAGGCCAGACTACTATACAGTCTTAGCCAAAGTAGGCCTATAATTTAAAATTAATAAATACTAATTATATCGGATTACACCATGAAACCAACAGATTTTATCCCAGAAAAGCACCATATTGGCCAAGCTGCTATGGATATGCATGTCGATCATGAAATACAAATGGCTAGAGAAAACTGCTACAATGCAGCTACTAACGCCATTGAATTACATCGTATGCTTAAAAAGGTAAGCGAACAAGAGGGACTAGACGCATGGGCTAGTGAAAAACTCAGTCTAGCCAACGATTATCTGCGTACAGTAAAAGAGTGGCTAGAGTATGAAATCATGAGTAAGATGGAGACGCAAATGGCCGAAGAAACTTTTGATGCACAAGTTGTCGAATTTGCTTCAGCCGGTGCAGGTGCAGTTGGAGGTGTTGCCACAGCGCCAGGCACCGCCGGAGAACTGTTTGGTGGTAAAAAGAAAAAGGCAAAAACAAAATGAAATCTACTAGCTTTTTATACGAAGGCGCACGCCTAGTTGCACAACAAAATTTCGGAAATCGTGCTGTTAAAATCTACCGCGATGTAGAATGGAACGAGTTTATTGTTAAATTTTTTCTAAACGGTGAACATCAAATTGAAGCCGATTATCATACTAACGAAAAAGATGATGCGCTTTCAACCGCACAAGGTTGGTTAAGAAAAGGTTCTGATGTTAGCGGTCCGGCTACTGAATCAGAGTTAGAAGAAGTTGTAATTCCTCCAACACCCGGGGGTACTGCTGCTGCACCTACAGCCAATGCTGCACCAACATCGCAGGGTGCAGTACAATCTAAACCAATAACACCACAAGGAGTTGATGCACTGGCACAGATTATAAAGAGTGCTGGTTTAAATCCTAGTCAGTTAAACACTGTTCTTTCCAAAGCAAAATAATAAGGCTTACTATGTTTGTATTTGATTTATTTAATAAAAAAGTTTCTGAAGCCGAGCGACGTCCTGAGCCTGAACAAGAAATCATTGATGCCACACGTCGTGCCAGACAACAACAAGAACGCGAACCAGCTGGCAGTGAAAAGATTGACGCAATGTTGGCGCAACAACATGCACAGCGCCAGGAATACGAAAGAACTGGTAATTTCTGGCTAAAGACCAAAGTTGAACAACGTCATATCCAAGGTCCTTTTGTAGGCAAGGCTGCTGCTAATACTGCGGCTTTGGAATTATTAAAACAGGCGCCAGAGCTAAAAGGAAACCTATTAATTACTGCCTACGGCCCAGGAGAACAGCAAAATGAAAATATCGACGAAGGCAGTTTAGTTGCCTTTGAAAAAGATCCTTTTGAGCGTTGGAAAAAAACTGTAGCTATGGTCAATCCTAACATAGGAAAAAATTTGACTTTCGTTTCTAAAGAGAATGGAAGAAAAGTTGTTGCTATGGATCGTTTTTCAAGAATTGTCTACGGCGAATTTAATACTCAAACCATGAAGGGTCAAGTCTTTGATGTTACCGACGGCGACCTAGCCGAGGAAAAAGTTCGCTTAGATCCTAGCTGCTGGAAGAACAAAAAGATCGGCAATCCCAAGACCAAGATGAAGGGCGGTGTTAGGGTTAATAATTGTGTGCCTGCAGAAAGTGTAACAGAAGGTTTTGACAATTATCTAGATAACGCTATATACGATCTAGGTATGAGCAAACCAGGTATGGATCAAGAAACTTTCCTTGACGATCTTTATTCCTACTTAGATGCTGAATATGGTAAAAATGTAGCAGATCGAGTATTCTATCGCGAAGACGAAAATGAATATGCTGAGTGGTACGACAAATATCAAAGTCTAGATGAAGGTGTAGCGGAAGGATTGGGCAAAGACCTAAAGCGTTTGGCTACAGGAAAAGATGTAAAAAGTCGTTCTGGACAGGAGATTGCTAAAGCACAGCAAGCCAGTATGACAGGTGATAACAAAACCGCACACAAGCACTTCAAGCGTTATGACAAGTTAGACAAGTTGGCAAATAAAGAGCAAGGTGTGGCTGAAGGCTATCCTAAACATCAAGACCTAAGTGCTATACCTACAGAAAAATTGATGGCATTTCTTGAAAAACATGCAGGTGGAGGTGTCCCAACATTTGGTCAAGGGGCACAAGTTCGCCGTGTTTATGCAGAACTAAAGCGTAGACAGCAAGGTGTGGCGGAAGGTGGCTATCAAGATGATAGTAAAGAGAGTGAAGAAAATTTAAGATACGCCCGCACTCGCAATCCTGTTGCCGATGTGATTCGCAAGAAATTAAATCCTAATCAGAAACCAGAAAAAGAGCAAGGTGTGGCGGAAGGCTTGAGCAAGCGTGACCAACAGGATGTGGCTGCTATCCGTGCTGCTATTGCGAGATTAGAGGCACAACTAAATCACCCTAATGCTGATCGTGATGCTATCCTGCAAAGTATTGCCCACGAGAAGAAGCGTCTAGCATTGTACGGACAGGATGTGGTGGAAGGCTCTGATCCCTTTACAGATGGATACAATGCTTGGCAGCAGTACCTAAATGGTAAAACAAATCGTCGCCCTACAAATCCTTACCCAGCCGGACATGGTATGGGTCAATGGGAAGCAGGAGCGGCCAAGGCTGCCGAAGGACACGACTTTGGCCAAGATGATAGTAGGTATGATGTGGCTGAAGACCAAATCAACGAATCTCCTACTATTGATTTCATCAGAGGGTTGATCTCTGAATTCAATAAACAAATGAGCGGTAGCCCATACTATCCAATGGATTATAAAAATCCCGGCATGAGAATGTGGACTCGCGGTGATGGATCTAAATATAAAGATCCTGGATATATTTTTATTGACCGTGATTTGAAGCCAGAAGATATACCCAAGTGGCAAAAAGCAGGTGCAGTGGAAAAGTTTTGGAAGTTCTTAGAGTCCAAAGGTGCTCGTAAGATAGGTGATGTTTCTGGCGAGTTTGGCTCAGACCCACACAGTCCTGCTATAGTATTGAACAAGTTGATTTTTGTATTCAACGGTCGTAGCATTGCCTGGGGGTCAACCAGCAGACTAAAGAACTCCAATGTGTGGCGTCAGAAACAGCAAGGTGTGGCGGAAGCAGGCGTGAAACAATTGCCTACTCAAGGTGCAGATTATAGCAAATACGATACTGACCATTTGAAAATGATGTTGCGACCAGGTATCTTACATCGCAATGAAGCAAGATTCAAATCACTAATTCGTAAAGAATTACAGAAGCGTGAACAGCAAAGTCAACAAGGTGTGGCGGAAGTCTCGGAACAAAAATATGTCGTTACTATTGACGCCATCGACCATGGCGTATTAGGAGCAATAACGGTTACTGCTAGTAGCCCAGAAGAAGCAAAAAGAAAAGTTGTTGCTGGTGTTAAGTCATCAATGTTAAAGCGCGGATATGAATTGATGGTACGCAGTGTGAGTGTAAAACCAGTGGAAGATGTAGCGGAAGAAGACAAAAGTCAAGTAGAAAAACTAAGAATGCAAGATTATTTAGATCGTGCTGATCGTTTACACGACGAAATAATGACCCTACAACGCTCCGGAAATCTTGAGGCACTAAAGCATTTAAAACAACAATATTATGAACTAGAAGCACAAGCAAGAAAGGGATTAGTTCCAGAAGAATCTGTTACTGAAGCAGGTACCCCAGCAGATCAACCACGTATTCGTAAGTATTCTAAGATACGTGCAGATGGATCCAAAGCCGAACGATACGAAGTACTTGACTACCAAGGTCGTCGAGTTGCCGGTCAAGGATCAGAAGGCTTTGACGATCTCAAAAATGCCAAAGAGTTCTTCAGAAGAAACTACAGTCGTTTAATTAACCCAATCGACGAGGAAGTCTTAAAGACTAAAGAAAAGAAAAAAGAACGAGATGATCCTGCACATCCTGGTAAGAAGATGTTAGAGTCTAAGAAGCGTTATTGGTGTTCAACCGAGAAACGTTGGAAAGAGATGGAAGAAAACAAGGAGAGCAACTGATGGAAGAATTACAAAAGGCAGCAAAGATTGCCTTTGCCAGCGAATTTAGTTTTTATTTAAAGGCACATCAGTTTCACTGGAATGTTGAAGGCATCAACTTCAAACAACTGCACGACTTGTTTGGCGGCATCTACGAAGAAGTATATGATAGCATTGACGACTTTGCTGAAAAGATTCGTAGCCTTGGTACCTACATGCCGGGCAGCTACACTCGTTTTAGTATGCTAAGTAAAATAGAAGACGAAACTAATATCCTTGACAGTCAAGGTATGTTAGCTGAGTTAGCCGGCGACAACGAAAAAATGATCAAAATTTTTAAAATGGTTTTTGACCTGAGCGAAGCTGCTGGCGAACACGGTTTTAGCGATTTCGTTGCTGGCCGCATGGATGCACATCGCAAACATGGTTGGATGTTAAAAGCTAGTTTAAAATGAGAGCTAAAGAGTTTTTATACGAAGGTCGCGAGCATTACCCGCAGGTTCATGCTGCAATTAGGGACTTACTTCCTATCGCAATGGAGGAACTAGGCCTTAAAGATCTTCCTAAGATTAAAATTGAAAAATCTTTAAACTTTAGCGGGCAACCTAGCTTTGGTGCTTACACAGGCGCAGATATTCAACTAGGTATTAACGGACGTCATCCAGTAGATGTATGCCGCACTCTTGCACATGAACTAGTCCACTACAAACAAAAACTCGATGATAAACTAAACGCAGAATCCGGTACAACTGGTAGCCCAGAAGAAAACGAAGCCAACAGCGTTGCCGGTGTTATCATGCGTAAATTTAGCAAACAATTTCCACGTTACATAAACAATGAGAGTTAAAGATTTTAAAAATGAAATCGCCTACCATAGCCAGCTTAACTCTAAAGCCTGGGCAGGTACTCAGCTACGCCCAGAAGTTAGATACAAACTTCTACAAGCTGCAAAATTGTTTATAAGTTATCTTGATATCAAAGGTTTTCGTGTTTTGGATGTAGTGTTAGCTGGAAGTATGGCTAATTACAATTATACTGACTATTCCGATTTTGATGTTCACGTTGTTACTAGATACGCAGACTTACAGTGCGACGACTTAGCCGAAGCATTCTATCGTGCTAAGAAACAGTTATGGAACGAACAACACGATATAGTTATACGTGGGCACGAAGTAGAACTGTATGTAGAAGATGTTGAGCAACCTCCGGTTAGTGCAGGTGTTTACAGTATTCTAGATGACAAGTGGTTAACAGAACCCAAATACAATCCACCAGAAATTAACCGTCCTGCAATTAAGCTAAAGGTACAGGACTTAATTAAACAAATCAACGACACATTATCAACTGCCGACGATCCCGCAGACATTCGTCGCATTGCTGATAAAATCGGCGACATGAGAAAATCTGGATTAGCCCGCGGCGGCGAATTCAGTGTAGAAAACTTAGCATTCAAGGTTCTAAGGAACCAAGGATATATCGATCGTTTGTACAAAGAGTTCAATCGTCAACAAGACATTGACCTTAGTATCTAAGAGGCTTACATGGAAAAATACATGGACGATTATGAGTCGTATAAACGATATACCGCTAATGCAAAGTGTAAATGCGGTTGCTTTGCACATTGTAACCATAGCTGCATGACCGATGATTGCGATTGCACTGACTGTATGTGTTTAGAGTGCGAAGATAAATATCTTTTTACTCGTAGTTCAAATTGAAGTGAACGATTTAGTCCTTACTACAAACACACTCGATTCTGAAGGTTATTGGACCAAACCAATTGATAAGATAACCTTTATGCCTATTCCTGCCGATGTAGCTTTGTTTGATCAAAACGGTTATGATCTAACTGACCTTGAACAACACTATGCCAATGCCAATCTTACTCCGGCCGATTTTCATAGATATCGTCGATCTTTAAAAAAGAGTTGGTTTACACAAGCAGAAAAGAATTGCTATGATGTTTTAAACCATAGTCTGATATTTGAGCGCAAAGGATATGCAGGTGCAGCTCGAGAGCAATTATTAAAATGGGCCAAGACAAACCCAATGGTCCACAAACTATTAGCCTTACGACCAAAATGGGGTTTAGACTTTAGTATCGATTGGGTTGATCCAGACGGAAATGCTTTCGAAATATTTCATTGGGAATACGACGGTTTTGACTACGATGAAATACAAGTTAGAAAATTACAGGTGCAGGCCAAAATTGCAACCACTGACTGGCACCATGCAGGGCAGCAAATGTTGCAGCACAAAGATCAATGGCACCATTTAGAATTTTTCGAACAGAGTGCTTGGAAGTGTAAATACTTTGGAATACCGAACGAGCGATTCAAAATGGTCGCTTGGGAATGAACCCCACCTTAGGGCCGTTTGTCGCTACGGAAAAAGGCGTCAAAACAGGCGGCTGCTGCCTGGGGTCCAGTATTACGCCAGATACTGCTCAAAGTGAGCATTTCCTCTCAACCTAAACTGTTGCATTATTATTGCACAGTGTCTATAATACATACTTTCTATTAGGAGATCACATGAGCTCACGCACATTCAACGGCGATGCAAAAATCAAACTTACACAACTTATCAACGAAGGCATGCAGGTCATGAACGAAATTGATACTCTTAGCGAAGGACTTAACGATACAGTTAAAGCAGTAGCCGAAGAACTAGAAATTAAACCAGGTATTCTGAAGAAAGCAATTAAAATTGCACACAAAGCTAAACTCGGCGAAACTAACCGAGACCACGAAGACCTTAACACTATTCTGGAAACTGTAGGTAAGACCCTTTGACTAATTTAATTAAAAATACATTTTCTTGGATTAAGGATGACTGGGCATCTCACCGTTTACGTTTTATTGTTGAGTTGCTTGCCTGGGGCATTAGTATCGGCTGTAGTATCACTATGGCTCTCACGGTTCCTAATCCACCCCTACTTGCGCTTTATCCTATCTGGATCGCTGGGTGTGCTATGTATGCTTGGGCTGCTTGGACTAGGAAGTCTTTTGGCATGCTGGCTAACTACATCTTGCTCACCACCATCGACAGTATTGGGCTAATAAGGATGTTAATTAATTGAGTTACGTTGACGCATTATTTTCCAAAGACGAAGACCGCATCTACGTAGTCGAACGTGTAGATGGAAAGAGACTCTACAAGGAGTTTCCGGCCAATTATATTTTTTATTACGATGATCCTCGCGGTAAATTCCGTACTATTTACGACACACCAGTTAGTAGATTCAGTACTCGCAGTGGCAAGGAATTTTTTAAAGAACTAAAAATGCACCCAAAAAACAAAGTTTGGGAAAGTGACGTTAAGCCATTGGTGCGATGCCTAGAAGAAAACTATCTAGGCAAAGATGCCCCAAAGCTAAACGTAGCATTTTTCGATATTGAGGTCGACTTTGATCCTGTACGTGGATTTAGTCGACCTGAAGATCCTTTTAACCCTGTCACTGCTATCAGTATCTACCTCGATTGGTTAGATAAACTAATTACCTTGGTGATTGCACCTAAGAGTTATAGTCGAGAATCTGCACAGGAGATTGTTAATAAATTCGACGACTGTTATTTGTTTGATACAGAACAAGATATGATTAACACATTCTTGGAACTGATCGACGATGCAGATATCTTAAGCGGTTGGAACTCAGAAGGTTTCGATATTCCGTATATGGTTATGCGGACCACACAGATTCTAAGTAAAGACGACACACGTCGTTATTGTTTGTGGAATCAATTTCCTAAGAAGCGCACATTCGAACGATTCGGTGCAGAGAACATTACATTCGACCTAATCGGTCGTGTGCACATGGACTATATGCAACTGTATCGCAAGTACACTTATGAAGAACGTCACAGCTATAGTCTAGACGCCATTGGCGAATATGAACTAGACGAACGCAAGACGCAGTATGAAGGTACACTAGATCAGCTATACAACAAAGACTTTCCTAAGTTTATTGAATATAACAGACAGGATACTTTGCTGTTAGCCAAGCTAGATAAGAAGTTAAGATTCATTGACCTAGCCAACGAACTGGCACATGATAACACTGTGCTGTTGCCCACTGTTATGGGTGCTGTGGCTGTTACCGAGCAGGCAATTATCAATGAAGCGCATCAAAGAGGTTTAGTTGTTCAAAATAGGAGTAGTTCAGATGACCAAGACACGCAAGCGGCAGGTGCCTACGTTGCTTATCCCAAAAGAGGCATGCACGAATACATCGGAGCAATTGACATCAACTCGCTCTATCCCTCGGCTATTCGTGCCCTTAACATGGCACCAGAAACAATCGTCGGACAACTCAGACCAACGCTCACTGACCACTACATAAATGAAAAGATGGCCAATGGCTCCAGCTTTGCTGATGCCTGGGAAAACATGTTTGGCAGTTTAGAATATACTGCTGTTATGAACATGGAGCCAGGCACCGAATTAACTGTAGACTGGGAAGGCGGTGGGTCAGATACAATGAGTGCCAAAGACATTTGGCATTTAATCTTTGAAGGGAACCAACCTTGGATTCTTAGTGCCAATGGTACTATTTTTAAATATGATGCTAAAGGTGTAGTACCAGGATTATTGGAGCGTTGGTATGCAGAACGTAAAGAACTTCAGGCTAAAAAGAAAGATGCTACAACTGCTGAAGAAAAGGCCTTTTGGGACAAGCGACAGTTGGTTAAGAAAATTAACCTTAATTCACTGTATGGCGCTATTCTTAATCCTGGATGTCGTTTTTTTGATAAGCGTATTGGTCAAAGTACAACCTTAACAGGTCGTGTTATTGCACGTCATATGGATGCATTTGTTAATGAATGCATTACAGGCGTTTATGATCACGTTGGTGAAGCTGTTATCTATGGCGACACTGACTCTGTTTATTTCAGTGCATGGCCTGCTGTTAAAGATGATGTCGAAGCTGGGCGTATGCCTTGGAACAAAGACATTTGCGTACAACTTTACGATCAGATTGCTGAACAGGTAAACGATAGCTTTCCTGCGTTTATGGAACGTGCATTTCGTTGTCCAAGACCAATGGGCAGTCTTATCAAAGGTGGTCGTGAATTGGTTGCAGAGAAAGGCCTGTTCATTAAGAAAAAGCGTTATGCTGTATTGATTTACGATCTAGAAGGTAATCGTCTAGACAAAGATGGCAAGCCAGGCAAGGTCAAGGCTATGGGTCTAGATCTTAAAAGGAGTGATACACCTAAGGTTGTGCAAGACTTCTTAAGTGACTTGCTCTTAAAGGTACTCACTGGTTCGCCCAAAGAAGTTGTCTATGAGCAGGTTAAAGAATTTAAGATCTTATTCCAAGATCGACCTGCTTGGGAGAAAGGCACACCTAAGCGTGTTAACAATTTGACTAAGTTTAGTGAAGCCGAAGCGAGGCAAGGTCGTGCTAACATGCCAGGTCATGTTCGAGCAGCTATCAATTGGAATACATTGAAGCGTATGCACAGTGACAACTATAGCATGGCTATTGTAGACGGTATGAAAACGGTTGTGTGTAAACTCAAGCCTAATCCACTAGGCTTTACCAGCGTGGGTTATCCTACAGACGAAACACACATACCAGACTGGTTCAAGGAATTGCCATTCGACGACGGCTTAATGGAAACAACTATTGTAGACCAGAAAGTCGAAAACCTATTAGGTGTGCTAGACTGGAATATCAGCGAGCACACTGAAACTAAAAACACATTCAATGACTTGTTTAGCTTTGATTAATTTTACCATTGGCATTGAAAAATCTAAATAATTCAAGTATTATATCAACAACTATAAAGGAAACCTATGAAAGACCATCTTATGGACATCGTTCAACACACCCATGCACTAGGTGTGATTGATCTTATTAAAATCTCTGGAACTGCACAAGAAACTTCTATTAACGCAGTGGCTGAAGACCGTACTGTAGTGCTAGACGCTACCTTCCACGGTCCTGTTGCTGAGTTTATTGGTACATTTGGTATGCCCAACCTAGGCAAGCTAAACACCATTTTGAATATTCCCGAGTACAAGGAAGATGCAGTATTTACTATTACCCGCCAAAAGGACGACGCCGGTGATATGGTTCCTGCAGGTATCCATTTTGAAAACAAGGTCGGCGACTTTAAGAACGACTACCGTTTCATGGCAGCTAAGATTGTCAACGACAAAGTTAAGAACGTAAAGTTCAAAGGCGTTAAGTGGGGTGTAGAGTTTGAACCTACTGCGTTGGGTATTCAGCGTTTTGCTTTCCAAAGTCAAGCCAACAGTGAAGAAAGTACTTTTATTGCCAAGACTGAAGGGTCGGATCTAAAGTTCTTCTTTGGTGATACTAGCAGTCATGCAGGTAACTTTGTGTTTGCCAGCAACATCAGTGGTTCGGTTACCAAAGGTTGGTTGTGGCCAGTTGCAGTAGTTAAGAGCATTCTTAGCCTGCCTGGAGACAAGGTCATGCGTTTTAGTGACGAAGGTGCTGCACAGATTACTGTCGACAGTGGTATTGCAGTTTATAACTATACATTACCTGCACAGCAGAAATGATTAAACATATAGTAGCAGGACCCGGTGTTAGTGTAACCGGGTCCTTTAGTACTCCATATATTAGTCCAGGCTCGCAGAGCGCTGGTATGATAAGGTACAATACTAGCTCACAGAACACAGAAGTCTACGACGGTAACAGTTGGCTCACAATGAGTTCTAATCCTAGCATTTCCTTAAGCAACGACACCATGGAAGTTTTAGACTGGGCAAGAAAAAAGATGCAGGAAGAAAAGCAGCTCGAAGACTTAATGAACCAGCACCCTGGGCTTCGAGACCTACACGAAAAGTTTGAACTAATGCGGGCATTATGCCAGACAGACAAAGAGAATGCAAGATAATTTAACTAGCAAACAAAACGATTACGCTGTATTTCTTCCGGCTATCAGCGGATTCTATGCTACCTTTATAGGCAAGCAACGCAACGAACAGTATGTAGATCCTGCACGATTTCCGCAGGGTCTGACAGATATGGAACAACTCAATTGGTTGAACAGTTCCAAAGGTTTGTTTACATATCGTTGGAGTCTATATTCAGGTGGTCATGCTAACTTGGATCTCGCTAAACAAGATTGGAGCGAGGATATGGTGCGTAACCGTGAGCCAGGTACATTTATCCTAGGCGACTCTGGTGGATTCCAGATTGCCAAAGGTCTGTGGGAAGGTGACTGGAAAGCTAACAGTGGTTGCCCTCGGGCGCAAAAGAAGCGAGAGCTTATTCTAAACTGGTTAGACAATGTTGCTGACTACGGAATGATCCTTGATATTCCTACCTGGGTTATTCACGATAAGAAAGCCAGTAAGGCTTGCCAAATTACTACACTGCAAGAAGCTGTAGATGCCACTAAGTTTAACAACGAGTACTTTATGAAACACCGTAAGGGTGTAAAGAATGGTGGTGCTCGTTTCTTAAATGTGTTGCAAGGTGACAATCATACCAGTGCTGAAGAATGGTATCAGACCATGAAGCACTATTGCGATCCTAACCTGTATCCAGACACACATTTTGATGGTTGGGCCATGGGCGGTCAGAACATGTGTGATGTACACTTGGTTCTCAAGCGTCTAGTGGCCTTGCGCTATGACAACTTGTTACAAGAAGGAAAACATGATTGGATGCACTTCTTAGGCACAAGTAAACTAGAGTGGGCAGTTCTATTAACTGTTATTCAACGAGCTGTAAGAAAATATGTCAACCCGAATTTTACTATTAGTTTTGATTGTGCAAGCCCTTTCTTGGCCACAGCTAATGGCCAAGTCTACCACCACATCGACTTACCACATCAAGAAAAGTGGTGCTATAGAATGAGTCCTAGCGTTGACGATAAAAAATACGCCACTGACACACGAAAGTATAGTGACGTAATTGTTAACGACGGCTATGTTAAGCACTTTGATGAAAGTCCTATTAGTCAACTGCTCAAGGTCAAAGATATTTGTATCTACAAGCCCGGAGATCTAAATAAGATTGGTAAAGAAGGTAAGACTTCCTGGGATAGTTTCAGTTATGCACTGTTAATGGGTCATAATGTTTGGACACACATCGAAGCTGTGCAACGTGCTAACAGAGAGTTTGACGCAGGTACGTGGCCTTACATGATGCAACACGATGGCAGCGATCACGAATTCTTTGCTGACATTGTAGATCGTATTTTTGCTGCGCCAACTCGTGAAGCTGCCATGGAGATCATTGATAGTCCTAAGTATGCGCGACACAATGGTTATTGGAATCAAATCATTGGCACACGAGGATTTAAAGGTAAGAACACAGTTAATGCCAATACTATGTTTAATAACTTGTTTGAAATCTCAGATGGCAACGACGAGGACAGCGTTGACTTTAGCGAAGATGTTTTAGATAACCTAGAGCAAGAACAAAAGGAACAATAATGGATAGAGATCCAATTAACGGTGAAAAGTTTTTCACTGGCATAGAAGTTGAACATACTCCAGCATACGGAAAGCAAACTCTGTTTGTTGTTGGTGTTCAACCAGTGGAACAAATTGCAAAGAATTTGCAAGGGTGCGAACACATCTATTTTGGTGCCAACATGAGTTTTCCTAAATTAGGTGTCAACGACGGTGGTGCATGGAGAGAGTGGGAACAGATGATTATTCCTTTCCTTAAAAAAGATTATCTGTGCACCCTAGATGTCGATATTACTTGTGTCGAAGGCCTAGTCGAAGGCGGCTTGCCCGAATATTATAATTTTATTCCGATGATTTCGGCTAAGTTACCTTACATTGGTCTACTAGGTTATAACGCTACTCTAAAACTAGACGACAAAGGTTTCCAGGCATCCAATCCGGGTGTTTGGTGCCATAGCATTCATAGTCTGCAGGACCGACAAGTATTTACCCCGTGGAATTGTTACGAAGAAGATAAAGGTGTATGATGTCTATCAAAGTTAAAAAAATCAAAACCAAACTTATCGGCCAGACTTTGCCGTTTTCCGACAACTCGAAAAATGCAAGATACTGCGAAAGGTTTCTTATTAACGAAGGTTGGAGTATCGACCAAAATGCTAAAGGTCCAGATGTAAAAAAAGATAACCTTGTGCTCGAATTTAAGTTAAAAGATATCGAAAGTGAATCTGCGTTTACAATTGGTAAAATTACTTTTGACGCTCTTAAAAATATAAGTTACAATAAATCACACATAAAAGAAAAACTTCAACAACTTTGTATTATCGAGCACAAGGATAAGGTCGTGTTAAATGCCAACGTCTACGACTTGTCTGATTCATTTATACAAGGTTTACTCGAAGAGGCATTTGACGAAGCAAGAGAACTTATCGTTGACGGTTACGCATCAAACTATATTCCTGGAAATAGATTCGGGTATTTTGAAAGGACTGACAAGCATCCAAACATTTATGCATTCCGAATTAGAAAAAATATTATGAACACTACAATCAAGGCAATGTCTAGATCTTCTGACAACTTTAACAAACATTTCGAAATAGTAGATTAAAATGGACCAACATCAACAGGCTCAACAAGAAAAAAGACAGCGTATTAAAAACGCTGCACATAGAATGATTTTTGTTACCTTTCAGAAAGAAGGTATTCACATGTACCCAGCGGCAGCTACTGACCCTGCACTAAAGACAGGCGACCAGTATGATGTTAGCTTTCTAGGAACTCCACATCGTCACATCTTTCATTTTAATGTGGCGATTGAAGTATTTCACAATGACAGAGATTTGGAATTTATACAGGTTAAACGCTGGCTAGAGAACCTCTATGCCGGTGGTACACTTGAACTGAATTACAAGAGTTGTGAAATGATTAGCGACGACCTCTATGAAGTTATTGCTACTCGATATCCCGATCGTAATATCGAAATTACTGTGTCCGAAGATAATGAAAACGGCGCTACGATTTATTACAACACAACTGAACCTTATCAAAAACTCGCTATTTAAAAGGAATTAAACAAAATGGCAAAAGATTTTAAAAAGTATTTCGTTATGAAACCCGAAGTTACTCGTATCTTTGACGAGTTGGATCGCTATCGCCAATTCTGCATAGAATTTGGCTATGTGTTTAACGAGGCTCATTTAGGTAATGATCATAGTCCGTATAACGATTTCCAAAGATACCAACAAGGTAGGAATCCCCGTGACAATTGGGGTTGGGCTATCAAACAAGGGCGCCGTAACTACGTTGAGAATTAATAATGCGTAAGTTTTGTCATTAGAACCTTATAAAATCCTTCTTGTAATATAAATACATTATGCGGAGGATTTTATATGGGTAAACGAACACATGGAAAAAATACTGAAATAGTTCTTGCAGAAATAAAAAAAATACACGGCGAAAAATTTCTTTACGACAAATTTCAGTATGTAAATTGCAAAACTAAAGTTAGTGTTGGTTGCAAAGTTCACGGTTATTTCGAAAAATACCCTAACGATTTGAAAAGAATCAATGGAGGTTGCCCTCGTTGCAACAATAGTTTTTTTAAAACAGATAATGAATTTAAAGTTGAACTACTGAATAAATTTCCGAATTATATGTATGATGGAACATATAAAAATGCTAAAACAAAATTATTTTTTACATGTTTGGAACATCAACATAGTTTTAGTTCAACACCAAATTCTATATTACTCGGACATACAGGATGCATAGATTGTTATGCAAACAAACAAATACAAACTAGAGTACTCAAAGGACAAATGACCGACCCATTATTAAAATCAGACTATGAAAATTATAGACGTGCTGTATGGAAATTTTCAAATAGGTCATTCAAAAAATATATGACTGGACAAAAAAGAGATAGACAAAATCACTTAGACCATATACTATCGATAGTAGATGGGTATAATAATAAAGTTCCTGCAGAGATTGTTGGAAGCATTCATAACCTAAGAATTATAAGTGGTACATCCAATAGAAATAAGAGTTATAAAAGCTATATATCGGTAGAAGAATTGCTTGAAAGGTTTAATAATGAGAAAATTATTGTACATGGGGCTTGAAAAATATAAGTCCCGTTACACGTATCAATTGCAAGAATGGAATCGTGCAGTGTTCGAACGTAGGGGCATCAACTACGTTATCGTCCCAGGTGAAACACTGAGTAACGATCAAGCCATTGTTACAGGACAAGTATTAGATGCACATGGCCGCACATACTTTGGTATGAGTCAGCTAATGAACCTGGTACGTATGATGAAGGCAGGAGAAGTTACCAATGAAGATGTTATCTACTTTGAAGACATGTTTCAACCCGGTATCGAAAGTCTACCTTACATATTTGATCAAATCCCTAGTAATCTACGGCCCCGTGTGTATGTTCGCTGTCTTGCTCAGTCCATTGATCCTGACGATTTTGTACATGTATGGGGTATGGCGAAGTGGATGGGACTCTACGAACAAATGGTTAATGAATTCGTGGACGGAGTTCTCGCCTCGAACGAAGAAATGGTTGCTCATATGCGTATTGCTGGATGGCGTGCTCCTATCTACAATATTTCTGGCCTAGCATTTGGTAAGGACGAAGTTATCGGTAGGGTCGGTGGACTAGACCGCATCCAGGACTTTAGGACTCGTAGTTATCGTGTAGGCTTTGCTGCTCGCTGGGATCAAGAAAAGCAACCCGACTTTTACATGGACTTAATTGAAGCATATAATTCTCACAAGGCCCAACTCAAGCAAACACACGAAATTACATTACCTGATGTAGAATTTGCTGTGTATAGCGGCGGTAAACTAAAGAGCAACAACGATAGTTACATGCAACGTACACGTTCTATGCAAGAGCAAGGTTTGCTTACTGTATACGAGGACTTAGAAAAAAATGACTACTATAATCTGCTTAATGATACTCGCGTGTTGTTCAATTGTGCTTTACAAGACTGGGTTAGCAACACGGTATCCGAGGCTGATGCTCTTGGGTGCAATGTACTATATCCTGCTTATCGTAGCTTCCCCGAGACTTTCAGCAACGACCCAGAGCGACTATACGTACCCTGGAGCATACCAGATGCGTTGGACAAGTTGCTGAAACTGCTTAAAGAGCCACATAAGAACCAAGGTAAAATTAGTGATTGGACCAATGGCACTGTTGATCGTATTTGCGATATTATGGATGGTAAAGGCGAGCAATGGCTACGTATGAGTACAGATTACCGTAAACATACAAACGAATCCAAATTTTAACTAAATATAGTATATAGGTGATTAAAATGAAAAGACTTGGATCAATTTTAGGTTTAGCAGTTTTAATAGCAGTACTACCTGCTTGTGCTCAACATCACCATCATCAGCATCCTGCATATCGTCACTATAATCATAGCCATAGTCACAATAGTTGGATTGCACCTTTTATACTCGGTGCAGGTGCCACTTATATACTAACTCGCCCAGCACAACCTGCTGTTCAACCACAAATTGTTATACAGCCAGGGCAGCATATCATTTGTCAACCCGTTCAGGTATACAATTCGTACCGAGGTATGTACGAAATCCGACAACAATGTTGGGCACAATAATTAGAGCAACCGCAAGGTTGCTTTTTTTATTCTGTCAAGCTAAAATATTTCCATGAACAAACGAGTTATTATTACCGGAGCCATGGGCTTCATTGGTAGCCATACCGCCAAAATATTTAAGGAAGCCGGTTATCACGTTATCGGTGTTGACCACGCCCAGACCATACCACAAGCGTCAATATATATAGATCAACTGTTTACTGATGACTTTGTCAAAATTACTGCCGCGGCTGCGACAGTCAACGACGTTGATGCAATTATTCATTGCGCCGGTACAAGCCTAGTAGGCCCAAGTATTAAACATCCTCACTTATATTTTTGGAACAACGGCTGTAAAACAAACGATCTGCTCGAAGGCTTACAAAAAAACAATTGGCATGGTAAGTTTATCTTTAGTAGCAGTGCTGCCGTCTATGGCGTACCCGAAGGTAACAGGCCATTATTTGAAACAGATCACTTAGCGCCTATTAGTCCGTACGGAAAAAGTAAATGGATCTGTGAAGAAATAATTCACGATCATTGCCATGCACACAAATTCAAAGGCATTGCTTTACGTTACTTTAATGCCAGCGGTTGCGACCCAGATGGAACATTAGGCCATGTCATTGACGATACCCACATGATTCCTAGAGTATTAAGTGCATATCGACGCGGCGAAACATTTACCCTTTATGGCAATGACTACAGCACCCGAGATGGCACTTGTGTTCGAGATTATCTACACGTTGTTGATATTGCAAGAGCACATTTAGAAGCAGTATGTCTAGCTGATTCTATGCTCAAAGGCGAATTCCGTGCTTACAATTTAGGTACTGGCCAAGGGCATAGTAATAAAGAAATTATCTGGTCTTGTAATTGGGCTGTTAGAGATAAGATTAATTTCGTTATCGGTCCTAGACGCATCGGCGATCCAGATTATCTAGTTGCCAACAGCGATTGTTTTCAACAAGATACAAGTTGGCGTCCGGATAATAGCAGTATTGAAAATATTGTAACCACAGCCTGGGCTTGGGAACGTAAACATGGGTCTTAATACCTTGACTACGCAATCTAAATACTGTACAATTAATATAACGACATCCTCGTCGTAAACTCGGAGAAAAACTATAATGACTGAAAAAAATCTAGCACAAGTCCTTCGCGAACGCATGAAGGCCAACGGCAAACGATTCTGGGCCGGTGATAATGTATAAATACCATTGCTACACAAAGGTAGCAAACTTTTTAAAATTAACATCCGTGTAAGGAAGGATACAAATATGTCGTATAACAAAACAAAAACCGACCCAGTATTGGGTAAAGCAGTACATGAGCATTTGGTAAAATGTGGTGTAGAAACTCCTACAGTTCCTAACGACATTGATCGTAAAGACAAGATTGAGCAGATCGAAAGTCACTTTACAGAAATCATGAAGATAATGGGCCTGGATCTCAACGACGACAGTTTAATCGAAACACCCAAGCGTGTGGCAAAAATGTATGTCAATGAAATCTTTTGGGGGTTGGACTACGAAGCATTTCCAAAATGCACAGCAGTAGAAAACAAAATGAAGTACGATGAAATGGTCATTGAACGCAACGTCAATGTTCAGAGTAACTGTGAACATCACTTTGTTGTAATTGATGGACTAGCAACTGTGGCCTATATTCCTAATCAAAAGGTTTTAGGTCTTAGCAAAATCAATCGTGTAGTGGAATACTTCTCTAAGCGTCCGCAGATTCAAGAACGATTAACTGAACAGATCTATCACGCACTACAATACATTCTTGGCACAGACAATATCGCTGTAGTTGTCGATGCTCAACACTATTGTGTGAAAAGTCGAGGTGTTGAAGATGTCGGATCAAGTACAGTCACCAGCAAGTTAGGTGGTGTATTTAAATCCGATCCTGCTGTGCGTAACGAGTTTATGAACATTGTTAATGCTTGTAAAACAAAATAAGTTATCTACCTAAAAACTTATAATCGTATCTCTTTTTAAGTAGATACGGTGTAGTGTTAAAATGTCGTGATGCGGCTCCTATAGTAGGAAAGGTTATGCCTTCGACTACTATAGGGCGAACATTAGGATTGTTATTATTTTGACTCATCCTTTTTCGCTGTGCTGGATCTTTCATTGGATTGTTTTCTACCATGCGTTTACGAACTTGTTCAATAATTTCTGGTGTAGAAAAAATGTTATCTTTCCCTCTTTTGTAAGATCCTCGGGCTTTACGAGTAGCAGACATCTTAACATACGATTCCGGAGTGCAGTATATTTGTGGGGTTGGACACTTGGAAGTATCATACTTGGCATTAAACAATTTATAGGCATACATCATTCTGTATCGGTTTGCACCCTTAACCATTTCAATTAACAGTCTATGACATACTCTGTGTTCTTTGTAGGTAAGCACCACAAGATTACTCGGATCATCTGTGCCGCCAAATGACCGTGGAATGATGTGATGCGTTTGAAATCCATCATTTCGTTCTTTAAGGTGATTACGCTGAATAGAACGATTGATTATTCTATAATAAACCTTGGTGTATTTGTTATCTAAAAACATTGACTCTTCCTATATGATATGTTAAACTTAAATATATTTATCAAAATGGATGTTGTGACAAATGAATAAACTTACACAAACCACTGTACTGCACGGCGCATTCCGTACTGATCCAAGCGTTAAAAAAGAGTTTATGGACAATATTAAGCTACAGCAAGACTGGGCTCCACGTTAATTAGAAAGGACTTAACATGACCGCTATTGTTTATCGAGGTGCTGCTGCTATTAACCAAGCCATGGGCCGTGTCTATGGACACATGGCTGCGGCTATTTTTACCAGCATGGTTATTAGTTATCTAGTAGGAACTTCCGCTGCATTGATGGAATTTTTCTTTACTGGATTTACCAAGTGGGTTGTAATCTTTGCACCCTTGGCATTTATATTTTTAGTTCCTATTTTGCTCAATGCAGGACTTCCTAAAATCGGTAAGGTGCTGACCTTGCACGCCTTTGCTGGCCTTATGGGCTTGAGCTTTGCCACTATCTTTGCAGTCTACACCATGGGCAGTATTGTTAGTGCATTTATGAGTGGTGCCGTGTTGTTTGGGGTTATGAGCTTGTATGGTTACTTTACCAAGCAGAGCCTAGACAGCCTTGGCAAGTATTTGCTAGTAGGCCTAATTGCAATTATCATTGCCAGCATTATCAATATCTTTGTTGGCAGCACTGTAGCACAAATGGTAATCAGCGCCATTGCTATTCTTATCTTCCTGGGCCTTACTGCCTACGATACACAACAAATTAGAGAAATGGTAATGACTGACTCCGACGACAGTGTTGAGATTTCTGGTGCGCTAACTTTGTATCTGGATTTCATTAACTTGTTCCTGAGTCTGCTGCAACTATTCGGAAATAAAAAGGATGATTAAAAATGACTAAAAATAAACCAGCGATTAACAAGATCAGCGACAAGCTAACCAAAGTTGGCGATTCATTTACAGTAACCATGTATGACAATGGTTTTATGTTTGAGATCGGCGGACGTAACGAAAACGACGACTGGTCAAATGCCCGTTTGATTTGCTCTAACCTAGACGATCTTGTTACACTAATAATGGAAGCTATCGAAGCTGAAAGAGATTAACTATGGCACTTTGGACTATATGCCCATCTGAAACATATCGAGCTGTAACCGAAATACAGCTATGGAAAAAATTTGATTACGAGTTAATCAGAGAAGAAACATACGATTGGGCTGAGTTTGAAGTTAATTCAGATACCGAACCCATGGTTAACTTAAAAAACGATTACGGTTATAAAGTTAACCATGATCCAAACTATAGTTGGAGTTTAACACAATTAGTGCAAACAAGACCCGAACCAACTATTAAATGGACGTATCCAGCCAGCATGTCCGAAGGGCAAGTTTATAACTTAAAAAATCTAATTGAACAAAATGGTTATGTTGGATTAGATTCCGAAGGTTGGGAACTAGTTAACACAGATTTTTGGTTCTGGGGACCTTTGAGTATTGCACAGGCTGTTAACAATCCACCAGGAGAATAAACTTGGCCACTTGGAAAATTTCAAACTATCACAAAAAGAACGCCGTTGAACGTCAGTACTGGCACAAAGACGGTAAAACGATAATTCGCGAAGAAGGGTTTCGCTGGGGGACCTGGTATTGCGAAAGTGATACTAAGCCCGATGTTGACTTAAAGAACCCCGACGGTTTCGAAGTTAGTTGGACTGAAGATTACGAATGGGAAATGGAAATGATGGACGATGGTTGCTGGGGCAACCTAGAAGCCGGAAAAAACACTACCGATGAAGACCTAGAAGAATTCGAGTCAGCGTGGGAAGAAGACAGTTACGAAGGCGTCGAAGCATTGGGTTGGACTAATGACGATACTGAGTATTGGTTGTACGGTCCTTTAGAATTAACTAACGTGGATACCGGCGAATCATGGAATGGAGATGATAATGACAACAACTAAAAAGAAATCAACAACTACCAAGACAGCAAAAGTCAGCAACGAAACATGGCCTAAAGTGGTCAAGGGTAGTCACTTAACTGTTACTACACACGAAGACGGCCGCACTGAACTTGAATGGGACGATGAACAACTGTTAAAAGAAGTTCAAGAAGCCATTGCTAGTGTAAAACCAGTTAAGCCAGCAGTAAAAGCTAAATCAGTTAAAAAGGTTCCAGAAGCAATGAAGCGTAAGGAAACTAAACCCAAAGCTGCTACTAAGAAAGCTAAATCATGAAATGGTTCTTAAATACATTAGAACGCCTAGGGCGCAAACGTATTGTAATGGACAGGATTAACAATGAACCTTATTTGGAACGCTATTATCTATTCCTCAAGGACCGAACATGGTTTCCCTTTAATGTGTTCCTTCATCGGTTTCTTAAGTCAGATCCCGATGATGTGCATGATCATCCATGGCCTTACGCTACTTTAATTCTTAAAGGTGGCTACTGGGAATGGATTCCACAGTTTAATAGTCAAGGAGAAAAAATTGGCGAAATCGCAAAATGGCGCGGGGCGGGAAGTTTTCGTACTTGTGGCGCTACTAGCTATCATCGTATTGAGCTTGATCCTAGCATAGAGTGTTGGACATTGTTTATGCCAGGGCCGCAACGTCGAGAATGGGGATTCCTGGTCAATAATAAATGGGTACAACACGAACAGTACCTAGAATCGAGAAAACATGTATATAACTCTAACTAATGCTACCGAACAACATCGCGGTAATAAAATTGCTATCAATGCTGATTTAATTGCCACAGTGCATAGTAAATTTCTTACTAACAATGATGGCATCATTGAAAACATAACTTATATCTTTTGTCCGCCGCACGGTACATGGGAAGTAAGCGAACCACTAGAAACTGTTGTAGGTATCTTAAATGGTTTTGATAACAAGACTCAGACCGATAGTGCTTGAGATTAGGGGGCTAACCGATGAGATGATCCAGTGGTATCGTTCCATCGGTGGTAAGTCCTTTACTCAAGAACATTGGGACTATCGCGGCAATCGAAAAGAATTAACCTTTGTTGGTTACGGCAATGGTAAATACTGTCACTATCGCAAAGATGGTACTGGTGGTGTTCGACTACACTTCAACGAAGAAGATGCAAAAATAGCAACCATGTTTATATTGCAATTTCCAGATGAAGTCGAAGCTCATAATATGGTTAAAGAACACTTTGAATAAGCGGCAACACCCCGCTAATTATAATAAATAAACGTATGAAGAAACTCTATCTATACGTTAAACAACACAAAGTAACTGGGTTAAAATATTTTGGTATGACTGCTACAAAAGATCCATATGTGTACACCGGCTCTGGAAAATACTGGAGAAGACACCTTAAAATTTACGGCAAAGATATAGATACGGTCAACGTCTGGGAGTTTACAGATCCGTTAGCTTGCGAAAAATTTGCACTAGATTTTTCGGAAAAAAATAAAATCGTTGAATCATCAGATTGGGCAAATTTAAGGCCAGAAAACGGAAAAGACGGAAAGGTGCCTGGTAGTCCGGGCATGAAAAAGGAAAAAAATCCAAACTGGGGCAAAATTAAAGAGCAAAATTCGTTTTATGGTAAAAAGCACACATCAGAGACCATTGAACTGTACAGACAACAAAAATTAGGGGGCAATAATCCTCGTGCTAAAAAAGTCACTACACCGTCAGGCAAATACAATTGTCTAAACGATGCAGCCAAGGCAGAATGTATTAATAGAGATACCCTCAGATCTAAATTAAACAATAATTTTCCTGGCTATCATTGGGGATGGCTCTAAATATATAAAGCGGTCTTTTGGCATCATTCCCGCTATATAAACTCTGCTGCCTATGCTACAATAGCCTAGGAGGACAAAAATGCAACCTGTAGTTTACAAATATACTAGCACAAAAGAATACCACGATGCGTTTCCTTGTGCATATCGCCAATGGCGTGCTGATAGTCACTGCAACCTAATTCACGGTTACAGTTTTAGCATGAAGTTTTACTTTGGCACCAACGATTTAGACATTCGTAATTGGGCCGCTGACTATGGCGGTCTTAAAGAACTCAAGAAAATTTTAGAAGATCAATTTGATCATACCTTGATTGTGGCACAAGACGATCCAGAGATGGAAACATTTAAACTGCTACAAGAAAAGAAAATGGCCAAGATTGTTGTACTACCACGTCTAGGCTGCGAAGGTCTTAGCGACATGCTGTACAAATTTGTCAATGGTGTTTACATTCCACAGTACTGGGGACCAGGCGAAGCAGAACGTCTATGGTGCTACCGTGTAGAAGTACGTGAAACACAGGCCAATATGGCTTTCCGCGAAGGACATCGCGAGTGGAATGAGGATTTATTTGCATGAGCAAACTAAGATATAATATCAATAATATCGGCGGCGAAATTATCAAAGATAACGAAACCTATGTGCTACAAGACAATAAACTGCTAAAAGATCTTGTAGTCAGTAGCACATTCCTAAAGCCTAATCAAAGCACACGAGGTCACAACCATCCCGGTCAAGAAGAAGTTTATTATTTTGTTTCCGGATCAGGTCGTATGCAGATTGACGATGAGGTCTTTGATGTAAAAGACGGTAGTGTCGTGCTGATACCCGATGGAGTGTTTCATAGGGTTTTTAACCCAACCGAAAAGCCATTGTACTTTGTCTGTGTATTTAACGGTCAGAGAAACCATTGACTCTGTATTTCAAACATTCTATAATATCAAAATGAATAATAAACAAAATGAAATTCTTTTAATTACACAAGAGGAGTGCGCCGAGGTAACACAGGCTATTAGCAAGTGTTACCGATTCGGCTTAGACAATTACAAGCCTGGCAAACCAAAAACTAATAGAGAACACCTAGCCGAAGAGTTAGGAGATCTTCTAGCCATGGTCACACTGTGTCATGACTTTGGTCTAGTAGACTTTCACGAAGTCATGACAGCCAAGGATGCTAAACTAGAAAAGCTACGTCAATGGTCAAATATTTTCAAGGTCGAAAATGAGCAAAATTAAAATCGCAGAACTGTTTTACAGTATTCAAGGCGAAGGACGTTACATGGGCGTCCCTAGTGTGTTCTTACGCACATTTGGTTGTAACTTTACCTGTTCAGGCTTTGGTATGCCTGCTGGTGAAAAGAGCGCCGAGGTAAATGAAATTGTTTCAAGGGCACATTACTTCAAGGACTACAAAGAACTACCTTTGGTGTCTACAGGATGCGACAGCTACGCCAGTTGGCATCCTGCATTTAAAGATTTAAGCCCTATGCTAACTTCTGACGCTATTGTAGATCGCATCATGGAAATTATTCCATACAACGAGTGGCGCGACGAACATCTCGTAATCACAGGCGGTGAACCATTACTAGGTTGGCAACGTGCTTACCCAGATATGCTTGATCATCCTAAAATGCAAAGTCTAAAAGAAATTACCTTTGAGACCAATGGCACTCAAGAACTTAGTAAAGAGTTTAGACAATATCTTTTGAACTGGACCCTGGGCCGCAAGGATCGTGGATATCAAGCACTTACATTTAGTGTCAGCGCAAAGTTGCCTTGCAGTGGCGAAACTTGGGAAGATGCTATTAGACCCGACATTGTGTTAAGTTATCAGGATGTCGGTCATACCTATCTTAAATTTGTTGTAGCTACAGAACAAGATGTTGCCGACGCACTCCGTGCTACTGAAGAATTTCGCAGTGCAGGCTTCAACGGTAATGTATATCTAATGCCAGTTGGTGGCGTTGAAAGCGTGTACTCTCTAAACAACAGAGCGGTTGCCTTGCTAGCCATGAAGCACGGTCTACGCTATAGTGATAGACTTCAGGTTCCGCTTTTTAAGAACGAGTGGGGAACTTAATGAACTTTTTCTATTACGATCTTTTCTCACCTGAAGATTGTAAAGCTATGTCGGACGAAATGTTTATGCTATATAAACACAATCGTCTAGCCAAGGACGAAACTGTTTATACCAGCGGATCTATGGGTGCTTTTAATTTAAATTCAACCTTTGCACATTTACCAAGGATTGAAAAAAGAATTAAAAGCAATTACGGCGACAACATTAAGTTTGAAAATACATTTAGTAGAATATATCAAAACGGTAACGATTTAAAAATACACACCGACAGGCCCGGGCTTGATATTACACTGAGTGCCTGTTTGTACACTAACCTTGATCAAGACTGGCCAATTTATGTTTCAAATGATACTGTAGACGGCATCTGGGATAACGTTGTTGATCCTGATATATACAAACGCGACTATAAAGTTTATTCAACACCCGTAGGCACAGGTGTTGCCTGCTTGGGTACCAGATCGCCGCATTGGCGCGATACTTTAGTTTGCCGCAACGACCAATATGTGGTACAAGTTTTCTATCACTGGTCATTTACATAAAGAGACTACTATGTTTGATAAATTAAAAAACCTACTAGGTACTAAAAAAGAAGAAGTTGTTGCACCTCCTGTAGAAAAGAAGGAACGCAAGCCTCGCAAGGTTAAAACTGCCAAAGAAATAGCTACCGAGAATGGTGAGCCTTGGGTTGACATCGTCAGTGTAGAACTAGATCCGGAAAACATTGGCAACGGTGCATTTGAACTAGACTGGAACGACAAGTTTATTGCCAAATTAGTACGTGCTGGCTACAAAGGTAAAACGGATCAACAAATTGTGGACCAATGGTTCCAGGATGTTTGCCGAAATGTAGTACTCGAAACATTCGAGCAAGAGCAAGCAGATCCAGATCGCAGACAACTAAATCGTCGCCGTTTGGACAACGATCGAACAGAATTTAGTTGACCAGGCGGTCATTATATGCTAATATAATGACATGACTACATATCTACTCATTGACCTTACAAATACATACTTTCGTGCTAGACATGCTGCACACCGCGCCAGCACTAGCGAAGAAAAGGTTGCGTTTGCTATTCACGTTACTCTAGCCAGCATTAATAAATGTTGGCGCGATCAACGTGCTGATCATGTAATCTTCTGCCTAGAAGGTCGTAGCTGGCGTAAGGACTTTTATAAGCCTTACAAAGCAAATCGCAGTGAAGCCCGAGCTGCTCTCACCGAGTCGGAACAAATCGAAGATAAATTGTTCTGGGAAGGCCTCGATGACCTCAAAGCGTTCCTTAACGAAAAAACAAACTGCACAGTACTTCGGCACGCCGAGCTTGAAGCAGACGATCTTATTGCTGGGTGGATTCAAAGTCATCCCAACGACCAACACATTATCATCAGCAGTGACAGCGACTTCCACCAACTGTTGGCCGCTAATGTAAGACAATATAACGGTGTAGCAGACGAACTGCACACACTAGAAGGCATCCTCGACAAAAAAGGCCGGCCTGTTATTGATAAGAAAACCAAAGAGCCCAAGAAGATTCCTAACCCTGAATGGATCTTGTTTGAGAAATGTATGCGTGGCGATGCCAGCGACAATGTGTTTAGTGCATATCCAGGTGTGCGTACCAAAGGCACTAAAAACAAAGTTGGTCTTGAAGAAGCATTTGCTGATCGTGCCCGTCGTGGCTTCGCTTGGAACAATCTCATGCTACAGCGTTGGACCGATCACGACGGTAAAGAACATCGTGTACTCGATGACTACGAGCGCAATCGTATCCTTGTTGACCTCAGCGCACAGCCCGATGACATCAAGATTAAAATTGCAGAAACTATTTCCGAAAACAGTGTAACCAAGAACAAGCCAATGATTGGCGCACAGTTTCTAAAGTTCTGCGGTCGGCATGATTTAAACAAACTCAGCGAACAATCGCAAAACTTTGCTGAAATCTTTTCCGCAAGCTATAAGGCTTAATATGGGATTTACAACAATAGAGAACCCTGTCCGTGCATTAAAACCAGGTGACCCTGAATTTACTATCAGCAACGGAATTGTGGTTACACCTCGTGCAGGTTTCCAGGTTAACTCACAGTGCCCAAAAGAATACATGTCTATTCTTGCCGAATGTTTTAACAATGAATGGGTTATACCAGTAGCATACGTAACAGAAAAAGAATATCTATGGATGAACTTAGGATCAAAATGACACAGCAAGCTCGCCCTGTTGTTAAAAATAAATTTTGGATAGTCGAAGAAGACGGTCGTAAGGTTGGCACTATTCAAGCGGTGCCCGACGGCGTTGTATATGTACACGGGCAAACTAGAGAAAAGTTTTCCACGTTTAAACTGTTAAGCAAAAAATATAATATTGCTCTGGGCAAGGCAGATCGTAAAACAAAGAACAGCGGAAATACTATTTACGACTATCCTTGCGAAGGTCCTGTCTATAATCCTATATACGATCTAAAACTTAAACTGCCACTGTATACTAAAGAAACTAAAAGTAAGAGCTATTATTGTGCTGGCTACTATCAAGTCAAGCTAGAAGATTCATCTTGGGTTACAATGTTTTGCCCTAAGAAAATTATTCTAACAAGACACGAATACCGAGGTCCTTTTAAGACAAAAGATTGTCAAAATTCGCATTAACTACGCATAAATAAAATACATGAACAAAGATCAAAGGACACGCCATGAGCAGACCTAAGCCAGTGGTTATACTAGAAAATTTAAATAAGTCAAACTATAAGTGCGATCAAGTGTTAGCCAGCGAAGGTATCTGGGCTGTGTATTATGATGGCAAACCTGTTAATTTAAAAACACAAAACATTCTGGTTAATTACCCTGGACCAAAATATCGTAAGGTTAGTTTCAGTAACCCCGGTCATGCAATCAGTTTGGCCAAAAAACTGAACACACAGTTTAAAACAGACAAATTTACTGTTGTCTTACTCAATCAAGGATCAACTGTTTATCCGGGTGCATAATGAGCAAGGACAGTCCAATTGACCAGCTAGGTTGGACTCAAAAATTTATCGAATCTTCGGGCCGTACCGCTGACGGCCTTTTTGCTGAACGTCTACGTAAAAGCTGGTGGCATAATCCCCTTAACACTAGCAGTATGCGTCTAAGTAACCAAGGCGCAAATTATGCTACCATCCATGCAAAAATTCACTACTATTCGCATGATCTATCCTCGGTAATCATGCCTAAAACACTCCTACAGTTAGAAAAAATCCTAGAGTACCCCTACTACATATCACAAATTAAGAAGATAATTGTATTCGACGAGCGAACTAGCTTGACCCTTACTCTGTACGACAACGATCTCCAAAGTTTCTTGGACAATGTACAGAAGTTTAACTGATTTGTAACAATCATCGTGGTAAATACTATTAGTAGAAACCATGAGTATCTACGTACATACAGAGGATCACACAATGCTATTCGCACATATTGTTAATTTCATTTATAAACTATTCAGCAAGACTGAAAAAACATACGGCTCAGACTTAGAGCGCTACATTACTAGTAAAAACCCACAAAGCACATATGACGTTGAATATTGGGCTCGTCGCTTTGACGATGGTATTACAAATAAACGCACTGCAGGGTGGCCACTATGATCAAAGAATTTTTAAAAGCTGTTTGGAATTTTCTAGTAGAATTAGGTAAGCATCGATATAAAAAATCTTCAAGATACGGTTGGTATTAAATGCATCCAATATTCAGACTACCAGACTCTGAATTCCATCGCTACAAAACACATTTACTAAGCCTCGACGACGAAAGCAAACTGCTTCGTTTTGGCTATCAAATTAAAACTGAAACAATTCTAGATCTGTCTAAGAGATGGGCACAGAGTCCTGACAAAAATATTATCTTTGGTATTGAGAATGATGATCTTGAACTAGTTGGTGTTGGCCATATATGCTTAGATGGCGAAGAACCCGAACTGGCATTCAGTGTACTCAAAGAATATCAAAATCAAGGTATGGGTTCTGCTCTAATGTCTCGTTGCGTTGAGTGGTGCCGTAACAGAGACATTAAAACTGGCACCATGGTTTGTCTAAGTACCAATGTCGCAATCAAAAAACTAGCATCCAGACACGGAATATTAGTACGCGACGGTACAGAGACACAAGCAGAAATAAAGATACCAGATGCCAGCATGTCCAGCATCGTTGGAGAAATAGTCAACGACAATCTAGGCAAGCTATCGCACATTGGCAAAGCTCAAAGAAAATTTGCCGAAATAATGGGATTTCCTTTGCGTTTCTAAGCAAAAGAGATATATAATATAGTAACATACACACACAGGAGGATATTATGTTCACACCAGAAACAATCATTGACACTATTCAGAGCTCTAAGCGTACCTTTACCAATATGGTAATCAAGGACGAAACACTTAACAAAGTAGCTCACAACTATATCGATTCCCAAAGCCAATTTGCTAAAATGTTAGTGACTAACTTCACTACCATGACAAAGTACGGCATGGATCAACTTACCGAAAAACTCTTTTTCAAGAAGTAATCTTTACACAATCACACACACAGGAAAAAACAAAATGAACGACAAATTCACAGAAATGAAAACACCAGAAGTTAAATTCAATAAAAACGGTTACGAAATTCGCACAGACATTCTTGCTATGGCCAAGGATCTAGTTAGTCAAGATTTTGCTGTTAAATTCCAAGGTTGGGAATTAACCGCAGAGCGCGACGAGAAAACTGGACAAATTGTTAGCAAAGTTACAATGCCCGAGTTTCCGGGACTAGACAAGGTTCTAGAAACCGCAGAAAAAATGTATGCTTTTGTTAACTCAGGAGCAAGCACTAAAAAGTAATACCCAAGTATTACATTTTTCAAAGGGCCTCAGGGCCCTTTTTTGTTGTGTAAATACAACAAAGAAAAACGGTTGACCTGGGGTGTCCGTTTTGCTATAATACATACATAGCGTAAACAAACAGGAGAACGCAATGGGTTTCGAAGCTGTGGTTCTGGACAAGGTTGCAAAGATCGTCAAAGCAGATAATCGTGCAGAATTTTTCTGCGGTTCGCTGTGCGTGATTTGCAATAGTGCTGATGCCAAGAAAATCCTGCGTAAACTGAGCAAGGACTACAACAATAAAGTCCAGATGAGCCCTGACGGATCCTACGGTTATATCTTTGATTTTGTTGCATAAGGAAAAACATGCTTACTCCAGAAAAACTTAATACTTTAGTTACACTAAAGCCACAAGATATTACTTCTTTGTTAAAAGAAAATCGTTATCCGCATCAGGATTTTGCTTCAGCAAAATTCCTAGGTGTTACCAACGGCTGGCAATTTTGCTATAGCGTGGTTACCAACGACAAAGACAAAAACGTAGGTAAGGTATTCCTTACTTACAACCATGTCAACGGCGGCATTGTTGCAGAGTATCAAAAAAACGGTTGACCGTGTAACCGTTTTTCGGTTATAATATACACATAGCGCAACAAAACAGGAGCTAACATGAAGGTGTATCGTTTCAAGCAAACCTCGAAGTTTCGTGTAATCGTTGGTTCTGCATGTTTCTATGCCACTGCCCGACAGATTCGGTCTGGTGTAGGTGACCTTACTCAATGCAATGCCGCTACCCAAAAGGCCTTGGATGCTCTGGAATACACTCGTTCAGGCGAAGGTGTTGCTGACCAGTGTGCCGTGGGTATTGCTGGTACTTGGGAAGGTTTGCAAGTTCAACTCAACGTGGCTTAATTAAGGAGACCGAAATGGCTACTATTCAAGAAGTCAACTCTGCCATCATGTTTGGTGATTTTAATAACGACCAGCTGAACAGTATCATCAGTGCCATTAAGTATCGTCGAAGCCAAATGGCCAAACAGGCTAAACATACCTTCCGTGTCGGCTCTAAGGTTAAATTCTACTCCGACAAGCGAGGTCAAACCTATGTAGGCACCGTTGAAAAAATGGCAATCAAATTTGCTACCATCAACACCGGCATGGGCCTCTGGAAGGTTCCTGCTAACATGCTGGAAGCCGCATAAAAACAACACCAGTAACCCTACACTTGCAAGGGTTATTGGTTCTCTGTATAATACATTCACACACTAACTGAAAGGCAATCATGGCTACAACCATTTCCGAAAATCGTACCGTAACTGCAACCGAAGCCCGGCGCAGTCTTATTCGTTGTTTCAAACACCAGCGTCCAGTATTCCTGTGGGGCCCTCCTGGTATTGGCAAATCTGAATTGGTTGCTGGCATTGCCGAAGACCTTGGCGGGCACATGATCGACCTGCGTTTGGCACAAATGGATCCTACAGACATTCGTGGTATTCCGTTCTATAACAAAGACACTGGCAAAATGGATTGGGCTCCGCCAGTTGATTTGCCCGATGAAGAATTTGCAAGTCAGTACCCCGTTGTGGTTCTGTTCTTGGACGAAATGAACAGTGCGGCTCCTGCTGTTCAGGCTGTAGCATATCAGCTGATCCTGAACCGCCGTGTTGGCAAGTATAAACTGCCTGACAACGTGGTTATGGTTGCCGCAGGTAACCGTGAAAGCGACAAAGGCGTTACTTATCGTATGCCTAGCCCGCTGGCAAACCGTTTCATTCACCTTGAAATGCGTGTTGACTTTGACTCTTGGCAGACTTGGGCTGTGAACAATCGTGTACACAAAGACGTTGTTGGTTATCTGAGCTTTGCCAAACAAGACCTGTTTGACTTTGATCCGCGTTCTAGCTCGCGTTCGTTTGCTACACCTCGTTCGTGGACCTTTGTCAGCGAACTGCTCGACGACGATAGTGGTACTGACACTAACACCGTGGATTTGATTGCAGGTGCAGTTGGCGAAGGTCTTGCTGTTAAGTTTATGGCTCATCGCAAGGTTGCAGGTCAAATGCCTGAGCCTAGCGAAGTGCTCAAAGGTAAGGTCACTGAACTCAAGATCAAAGAAGTCAGTGCTATGTACTCCTTGACCATTAGCCTGTGCTACGAACTCAAGGAAGCCTACGACAAAGCCGAAGGTAAGATGGACGACTGGAACAAGATGGCTGACAACTTCTTCCGTTTCATCATGGATAACTTTACCACTGAACTGGTAGTTATGGCAAGTCGTATTGCAATTACCACTTACGGCATTCCGTTTGTGCCAGGCAAGCTCAAGACGTTTGATGAGTTCCACAAACGATTTGGCAAGTACGTGGTTGCGGCTGTGTCCAAATAACAACAAGAGGCTTCGGCCTCTTGTTCGTTTAGCCCAAATGTCTTATAATAACTACAAACACACAGAAAGCCATTATGACTGATACTACTCTTTCTTCTAAAGAAAAATCCAAGACAGTTACCGACCCTCGCGTTGACAATGCGGCTCGTGAGAAACTAATCACTGCCCGCGTTGGCTTGCTGATCCGTGCAGGCTTCTTTGGTAACTTGGCTACTCGTCTCAAGTTGATTAACGCAGACGAGTGGTGCCCTACTGCGGCCACAGACGGCCGCACCTTTTGGTACAATAGCCAATTCATTAACCGTATGAGCCTTAAGGAATGTGAATTCCTGTTTGGCCACGAAGTGTTGCACGTTGTTTACGACCACCTAGGTCGTCGCGGCGATCGTGATCCTGTACTCAGTAACATTGCCGCAGACTATTGTGTAAACAGTGATCTCATTGACCATAACATTGGCCAAAAGATTACCACTGTGCCCATTTTGTATGATCGTAAATATCGTGGCTGGAGCTACGAAGAAGTCTACGACGACTTGTACAAAAACGCCAAGAAAATCAACATGCAGGAACTTGTCAAACAACTGTTGGACGAGCACTTGGAAGGTGAAGGCGAGGGCGAAGGTGACGGTGAGGAAGTAGACGGTAGCGGCAAGGGTCGTCCGCGTCTAAGCAAGGAAGACCAAAAGGCACTACGCGACGAGATCAAGGATGCTATCCTGCAGGCTGCACAGGCGTGTGGTACAGGCGACTTACCTGCAGGCGTTCAGCGCATGATCAAGGACCTTACCGAAAGTGTCATTGATTGGCGTGAACTGCTATTGCAACAAATCCAGAGCACCATTAAGAACGACTTTAGTTGGAACCGTCCTAACCGTCGTGCTTGGCACATGGATGCAGTACTGCCTGGTATGAAGCCCGGCGAGACTGTGGACTTGTGCATTGCCATTGACACTTCGGGCAGTATCGGTAACGAAGAACTCAAGATCTTCTTGAGCGAGATCAAGGGCATCATGGATAGCTACGATGACTACAAGATTCAAGTGTGGAGTTTTGACACTGATGTCTACAACCTGCAGGAATTTACTCAAGACAACATGAAAGACATTCTTGAGTACGAACCCAAGGGCGGTGGTGGCACAGACTTCATGGCTAACTGGGAATTCATGAAAACAAACGGCATTGAACCCAAGAAGTTTGTTATGTTCACTGATGGTTATCCATTTGGTAGCTGGGGTGACGAAAACTACTGCGATACTGTGTTCATCATTAAAGGTAACCCCGGTGCCAAGCCTCCATTTGGTATTTGGGCACACTACGAGGATGCTAAAAAATGATTCACTATAGTGAATGGCCACACTACATTGTGTGGCGACTTAAACAACTTTTTAAGCGAAAGAAATCATGAAGATCGTTGATCCTGCTTCAATTAAAAAACTCAAGAATGCACGTGAGACTATTGCCGAGCTTCAAGCTCGCCTAGTACAGTGTGAAACATACCTAGATGATCTTGCCCGGTGTGCTGAGATTTGTATGATAACTAATCAGTTCCACTTGATGGGTTCATTTGTTGAAACTGCCAATGAGTATCTTAAGGATCGACTGGATCTAATTGAACTTAGCGAACGTGGCCCAGGTCTCGACAAGGAAAATATTACAATTGTCGAAAATTAAATTCGAACCCAATCCGCTCAATGTCCATAATCTTAGGATTATGGACTTTTGTCCACCTCATTTTTATGCTGTGGACTTTAACTTGAGCTGCCCATCTAAACAGTTATCAGATTGGATTTATGTAAACCTTTCTGGGCGTTACTACATCGGTGAAGTAGCTGAAGGACGTAATTTACATCATAGAGCTGCCTTTGAGATTCATAGCGAAGCTAGTTATTTTGCATTATCACTTCCTGATATTAATAAATTTTTGCCGAGATAAACTACAGCATTAAATATATCTAGAATGGAGATATATTGATGTCTGAAATTTCAAATAACACACAATCAGAACAGGCTGCTTCCGATTCACAAGAAAAGCCGAATCTAACATTACAAGATCTTAGCATGATGGTGCAGATCCTACAAGTAGGAACGTCACGTGGTGCTTGGAAAGCCGATGAACTATCAAGTGTGGGCGGTTTATATGATCGCATTACAGCCTTTTTGACAGCAGCAGGAGTAGCAACAAAAAAGGACGCTAACGAAGAACAACCCGAAGACGGTAACAAAGAATAATCAAGGAGGCTGACATGTTAAAACATGTAGGTAAACATAACGACAAAAAGGTAGTAGTACTATTTAGAGAGGTACCAGGCGAAGAACATATGTGCTTGGTTTCCTATAGCGATTTGCTACCAAGACTGTACCACGATGCAGTCATGAAAGTATTAGAAAGTCCAGTTGGGCAACAAGCCCAAAACTTTTCAGATGCTCTATATAGAAATTACATGCCTGATGGACGTAATTGCCTAGAAGCATTGCACAGAGATGGACTTATCAAGAAAGTTCCTACTAATCAAATTTTAGTAACACCAACACCAGCTAGCTCAGTTCGTTTAGATGAATTAAACAACATTCTTAACGAAATGGCCAAAGGCGAAGAAGCTATCAAGCGTCTAGCTGAATTAGACTCTGCCAAAGGTATGACTGGTAAGAAAAGACCGGAACAACTTCAAGAAGTTGGCGCTCCAGTAAATACTCGTTCCAAAGCTGCACCACTACCACAAAGCACAGCGGCCGCTTTAAACGAAGTGTTAAGTGATTCCGATCTTGCACAGGATCGTGTACGCCAAGCTGAACAAATGAAGCAAAACGCTACACAATTACTGCAAGAAGCTGAAAGACTTTTAGCTGAGGCTAAACAACTAGATCCTAAAGTTAAAACAAATGCCGGTACAACCAAGAAAAAAGCCCAAGCAAAAGTTAAAGCGGATTAATGTTTCGGCCCGCAGCCAGTGGAAAGAAATACTTAAAGACGTTGAGAAAAAAGAAATACCGATTCATTTACTACAGTCCATGGATGTCAATCTTATCGATGGCACTGTAGTAAACATCGATATTAAAGAACTTTTAAGCAGCGGTCACGATCCGGATGACATTGAACAGATGCTTGACTTGAAATTAAAGTCATTAGATCATATAATAGACGATGTAGACTTCTACGTCAGTATTGATGATGTTGTCAAAACTGTTCAACCAATAACCGATCAAATTTTGAAAGACTTATGAAAGTTAAACTTGTCTCTTACAGTCAACCCACTAACGAATTTGAGACCTTGGGAGTCAACGACGCCCAAGAACTCATTGCCTACTGTGCAAGGGTCTCAAACCCAAGTAATCAAATCAACACCGAAACTTCAGACAAGCTCATCCGGTATCTCGTTAAACACGCACACTGGAGTCCGTTGGAAATGGTTTCAGCTTGCATGGAAATCACAACGACAAGAGATATTGCCCGGCAAATACTGCGCCACCGAAGTTTCAGTTTCCAAGAGTTTAGCCAACGTTACGCTGATCCTACAAAGGATCTCAGCTTTGTTACCCGAGAAGCCAGACTCCAAGACCACAAGAATAGACAAAACAGTATAGAGACCGATGATGCTGAACTTCAGCAACGTTGGGCTGCTATGCAAAAACGAGTTGTTGACGAAGCTGCTTATGCCTATAAGTGGGCCATTGACAACGGTATTGCCAAAGAGCAAGCTCGTGCTGTGTTGCCCGAAGGTCTAATCGAAAGCCGACTATACATGAACGGCACACTACGTAGTTGGATTCATTTCATTGAACTGCGTTCAGGTAATGGTACACAAAAAGAGCACATGGAAGTCGCTCGTGCTTGTGCAGAAGCCATTGCTGCTATCTTCCCAATGGCACAAGAATACGTACATCAGTGAAAGTAACTGTTCACGAGTTTTATCTCGGTGACGGCGTAGACGATCCAGAAATCTACGCCGCTCAACCTATTTACGAATGGCAGCAAACTGAAAAAGGTAAATGGGTAATGGAGAATGCCTTAGATGCACCCTACTGGTGCAGGGTAATCGATTATTCTAGCTACAGAATAAAATACAGAATAGTTGCAGAGCTCACTGATCGAGATGCAACTTATTTCTGTTTACGCTGGAAATAACAGTATTAGAAGAAGCCGCCTGCGCCTCCGTCGTAATATATAGGAGGAGATCCTATATTCTTATAGACTACATTGCCTACTGTTGCGCCCGTACCGCGCCTTCTAATAGTCACAGTTACATCTAGATAACCATCTGGGCAGGTTACTGAATATCCTTTTGCTCCGTTACCTTTTACGCTTACCCATACATTTTCTGAGATGTTTGAAGTGTATGTACCTTTGCCACTACCGTTGCTTGGTGCTGATGATACAAACTTAATATCAAACCATTCACCTGTACCAGGCAACGAAGCTCCAACAATCCAAGTTGTTATAGTTCCGTTAATAGTACAAGTTCCATCTCCGTAAAATGTAACACCCGACGGCGAATCTTGAGTAGCTGGCATGCTAACTGTTATAAATGCAGATGCATCGTTAAACCCGGGTACCAAACTTAGACTCGGTGCAGTCAAGGATGTTGTCCAATATACAGATATTCCGCCCCCAGAACCACTGGTTGCAACGTTAGTTGACCACGATCCAAGTGCCATCACTCCTACGCCGCCCTTAGACATAGCATATCCATATTGATCAGAGAAACGAGAATTAGAGAATACCGAACCAGGTGTTGCAGGAATAATTTTTTCTATGTATTCATTCCATGTATTCCAGGTCAAACCAGTGTTTCTAAAATTAGTGCCTGCATCGCCACCGGATGCCATGGACCCACCATCCGGACCACCAACACCACCAACACCACCATTACCGCCACCGCCGCCGCCGCCGGCACCGTCGCCGCTCCAGTCTTGACCATCTAACGATGTAGTTAAATTAAGTCCAGTAGCTAATTGTGCATGGGCAGCACCGTTTTGTAAGTTAGCTTTTCCACCGCCGCCACCCCCGCCGCCGGCAATTGCCATGTTAATAACAGTAGGTGCAGTAGGTGCGGCAGTATCGTTATAGGATGCTGCAATTTCTGCTGCTGTTCTAGCCACATTAAAGAGTCTAACTTCTCCGATGTACCCTTGGAATCCTTGGCTAACGCCCGGACGGCCACCAATACAGAACGGTCTACCATCGACTCTGGATATACGACTTAAACCAGTTCTGGTCCAGGCTAATGCGCCGTTAATGTATATACGCATTTCTGTGCCTGCAATCGAAACTGCTACATGTGTAGGAGTGTTTAACGGTACGATTGCAGTACTAGAGTCAGATCCAGATCCAGCCGATCCCATCCATCCGCCACCGGGTAAGCTAGTGTCGGTACCGCCGCCCCAATCTGTGGCAACTATAACTTTACCATTGCTCATAACTGCTACTTCATATTCACTGTCTTTATTAACAATGATTCCGCCATAAGTTGCATCTGTACCTGCACCAGTTCTATACACCCATGCTTCAATCGTAAAGTTACTGTTAACGTTCTTAACTAATTGTAATTTAGAAGAATCTGGAGTGGATATATAAGTACCTGTAGAGAATATTGCTGCAGGAATCTGTGTAGTTGGAATCCTGGCAAAAGAGATTCCTGCACCATTTGTCATAGTAGCAGGATCTGCTGCTACATCGGTAGCGGTACTTGTTGCAGTATTCATTTGAATTCTAGCAACTAATCCGTTTAGATCAGCAGATGATCCTACAACACAGTAAAGAGAAGATGCGCCGCCGCCTGCGCCGCCGGGGCCAGAACCGCCAGAACCTCCGGGTTTTCCACCTCTTCCTCCAGACGCCGATGCAACTAAAACGTTTGTACCCGAAACTGTTGCCAATCCAAATCCTCTTCCTCCAGGTTCAGATATTGCACCTGCACCTGAGAAAACCGACCCACCAATTCCGGGTGCGCCAACACCGCCTCTAAGGATTTTAGGCCCGGATGTTGCAGGAAGTCGTACAATACCTTCAATGTAATTGCCAGGTCCGCCAGAACCTCCTGCACTTGCTGCCATTTGCCAGGTAGTAAATACTAGTCCGTCGGGACCGTAAATTTGTAGTGCAACACCAGCATTACCACCAGTATCAGTGCAACTTACAAACAATGTATGAACTCCAGCTTGTAATTGTAAAGAGCCAGTTGAGTTAGTTCTATAATCGTTCCATGTGCGTTGAGGGCCACCGTCGATTGTAAAATATCCATTATTGTCTGTAGCAAATAAAAATGTGTGAGTTCCGGGTACCGGCGACCAAAATGGAACTGTAAAGGTAAATGGATTTCCAGGGCCCCTTACTGCCGATGCATTCATTTCAGCAGTCCAGTATCGGTCTGTGTTAGTAGAAAATCCAAGTCCAGAATTTCCTCCACCGTCGGTGCCAGCACCACTGCCTCCTGCACCAGTCATTTTAAAAGCAACCCAGACTGGGTCAGCTGGCATATTTGCAATAGTTCCGACTATACCAGGAACAGTTAGTACACCAGTTCCAGTTTGAATAATCGATGTATCGTTAATAGTGATTGTCTTAGTAACAGTTGGCGTAACTGCCGACAGTGTAACGTTAAATGATTCTGTACCTTCTGTGGCCGCATCAGCAGTGACGTCAACTGTCACAGATGCAGTATTATTGTTAATAACAAAAGTTCCTTCGAATCTATTTGCTGCTACGTTCCAAATAAGACCCGACGATGTCATGTCACTGTTATTAATTCCTGTTCCAGAAATTGTAAATGGTACTTGTGTACCGTTAGACACGTTGGTTGTAGTTAATGTAATCGTTACACTAGTGCCTTCGTTAGCTGAGTTGACGCTAGACGATAACGTATAACCGGGGTTATTCGAAGAATCAAAGATTCTAAAAGAGGTACTAACAGTAGGAGTAATATTGTTTAATGTAAGAGTTAATGTCTCTGTGCCTTCTGTCAAACGATCTTCAGAGGTTGTTAATGACAATGTAGCTTCACCATTGGCTCCGACTACAAAATTTCCTGTTAAAGGAGCATTGCTAATATCAGCACCGTTTACTCCTGTAATAGTATAAGGAACCTGTGTGCCAGCGGCTACGTTAGATGTAGTTAACTTGATTACAATTACATCACTGTTTTCAATTGCTACAACTTTCCCATCCCAAGCAGCAGCTTCAGGAGAGTTTCGAATTGCTGTAGAAACAGCCGATAAAGTCATTGCTCCACTGTTTATGTTGTCATCCCATCCTGCTAATCCACTAGGCTCAGCATTGCGTCCTAAATATTGTCTATAGTAACTATTGATGGTAATCTTTTGTGCAGTATTAATATAAGACGTATTAAAGTTAGGAATCGAATATGTTAATGCATAGCTAGGTGTAGGCGCTTTTGACGTATCTTCGATTTGCACAGACACGCTAACTGATGGTGTTCTTCCATCTAACGTCAACGTCAATGTTTCTATACCTTCAGTTAGTTGATCAGCTGTAGCATTTAAACTTAGTGTTGTTTGTGCAGTACCGTTTGCGCTAACGTTAAAATTGCCAGTTAAGGGTTCGCCACCGATGTCCGAGCTACTAATTCCGGTAATTGTGTAAGGAACTAATGTACCGGCAGCTACGTTGGTAGTAGTCAGAGTGATAGTAACACTAGATCCTTCGTTTATTTTTGGTGCACTTGCACCCAATGCATATGCAACTTGTAATGGTGCAGTAGATGTATCATTGATGGTTACTACCGCGCTAACTGTTGGCGTTACATTACTAAGTGTAAGCCTAAACGTTTCCGGTCCTTCGGCAGCAGCATCGGCTGACACGTTCAATACGACCGAATTAGTGTTATTGTTAACTGTAAAAGAATCGGTCAAAAATGCACCACCTAAGTCAGCCGGTGTAATTCCAGTTCCTGAAATAACGTAAGGAACTACAGTACCGTTTGATACGTTAGTGGTGGTTAGAGTAATAGTAACTGTGCCACCTTCGTTAACTGTCGAGGAACTTGCACTTAACGAATAAGTTGGAGCATTGACCGATAATGATGTATCTCTAATAGTAACCGATTGACTAACTATAGGTGTAACATTATCTAATGTTAGTGTTAATGTCTCTACACCTTCAGTGGTTAAATCGTTAGCTGCGGTAACTGCTACTACGGCTGTACCAGTGGCACCAATGGTAAAACTACCAGTCAATGGCATGCCAATGTCGTTAGACGAAACCCCAGTAATTGTGTAAGGAACCTGTGTCCCTCTTAATACATTAGTTGTTACTAGAGTAAATGTAACACTTCCGCCTTCGTCAATGGCACTAAGGTTTGTGCTTAAGGAGTATGTAGGAGCGAGTACAGGGCTTTCTGAAGTGTCGTTAATGATCACAGAAACTGCAGATGTTGGGTTAACGTTATCTAAGGTTAACGTTAATGTTTCAAACCCTTCTGTAAATGTATCCGCAGTGATATTTAAACTTAACGACGCTGTTCCTGTTCCGGAAATAGTAAAATTACCAGTCAACGATGCTCCGCCAATATCTGCGCTACTAATTCCTGTGATGGTATACGGAACTAACGTTCCAGCTGATACGTTAGTAGTTGTTAATACAATGTTTACACTACTTCCTTCGTCGACTGCGGTTTTGTTTGCAGCCAGTGTGTACGTCGGTAACGGACTAGACACGCTAGTATCAAATACTGTAACTACGCCAGTAGATGCTACAACGTTCCCAGTAACGCTACCTTTTCTAAGTTTAGCAACAAATTTTTCTGTACCTTCAAACGTACCGTCGGCGACTATAGTTTTAGTAAACTGAGCCGATTTTTGTTGTATAGTGACATTACCGGATAAACCAATTGGAATTAGATCTGATGAATTAAGCATAGTATATTATTTATTCAGAAAAACCACCTTATTCGGAACATATAATCTCAATCCACTGTTCAACTGTAGGTTTATTGGTTAAGTAAATTCTAAGATTAAAATCAAATGTTCCCATATATGGTTGGTTAAAAGTTATTTGTATGTACCCAATTCCGTTAGAACCAATTCGGAAATTCCTAGATGACGGGAACGTAACCCCTCCTGGTATATAGTTATTGTAATTGTCAGATCCAACACTAAACGGAACTAGTGTTCCTGCAGGAACGTTGGTCGTCTTTAACCAAATATCAAATGTAGTATCTCCAAACGGAATATCTACCCAATCCTTATCAACTTGGAATACGTAGGTTGCTGCAGGAGTTGGTGCAGGCACTGGAGTGGGCACTGGAGAAGGTACTGGAGAAGGTACCGGAGTAGGCACTGGAGAAGGCGGCGGAGGCGGAGGCGGTGGTGGTGATGACCACCCTATATTAAGACGCCATATGTACTCTTCACTTGGGTCGGTCCTACCGTTCCAGAAAAGTCTAAGAGACGCTGATTCAGTTTCTCTCTTATCAGACCATAACGCTGCTGTCCATGCAGTTACAATCTGCTGACCAGCAAGATATGTTTTTATACTCCAAACTGGTGTCCCAGAACTAGTTGTTGACGCAACACTTATTGCTCGTCCATCAGTATTAATGTCAATCTGTCCGTCGTACCAATTGCCTCTGTCAATATACCTTCTATTTAAATTTTTATCTGTGTATTGAATTTCCCAAGAACCGTCGGTCCTGAATACTACATATGTAAAGACAAGTATTCCACCACCGTTATAACCAACCAATTCGTTGTCAGGGAAAGTGTTATAGTAATATGTAGTAGCCATTGCTGGCTTGACCAGCGGAAATATATATGCTGATGGTGCAATTAATCGAGATCTACCTAGTGCATCGGTAACTTTAATAGTAAATGTAGTAGTACCTTTACCTTTAGTTAAGCCTCCAATACTAACCGTGTCTTGCGTAACCTGTGTTAAAGTCCAACCAGGCAAGGTTCCATACAGCAATGAGAAATTATATGGTGCAGTTCCTCCTGATGCAGTTATTGTGGTTATGAAATTAAAACCGCTAGTTACATCTCTAAACAACTTTTTAATTCTTTGTGCATGAGTTAATGTGTTATCACCTGGTGCACCAACGTATAAAGCATTAATTGCAACAGAATACGATTCTTCTCCGGTATCTCCATACCGATCGGTTACTATTACCTTAAAGCTAGCAGATCCCGGATAAGAGTCAGTACTTAACTCGGCTGGTGTGCCTGATAGTAATCCAGTATTAGACATTGATAGCCCAGCTGGCAAAGGTGTTGCTGAATCTATGTTATATGTATATGGTGCTGCACCACCGGCTGCTGAAAATTGTACGCTATATGGTGATTGTACCCAGAGGTCAGGAATAGTATACGGCTTTACCTCAATTGGAGCAGTATCAAACGATATCGTGTATTGCTGCGATCCTGTAAAGTTGTGTACATCCTTAGCAGTTATTGTAAATGTAGCAGGATCTTTAGATGTTGGGACTCCAGTTAATGTAGACCCGTTAAAGGTAAACCCAGCTGGAAGAGTTCCTGCTGTAACTGTAAACGTATATGGGGTGGCACCACCCGATGCTGTGAATATTTGTGTATACGATTCTCCTACAACACCATCATTTAAAGTTTCAGGAGAAATTGTAATTTCAGGTGCAGTAATAGTAAAATTATATGTGCAATACCCAGACAAACCCTGGGAATCTCTGGCACGATAAATCACAGCACGGTTAGTTACAGGTGTAGTAGGTAATCCAGCTACAGTAGCATTAGCAGCAAAGAAAGTAAGACCAGTTGGCAGTGTTCCGCTTACTTGGGTCCATGTATACGGACCAGTTCCGTTACTAACTGATAAGGTATAGCTAAATGAGCTATATGCTGCTGCTGGTTCTGGATCCCCAGCATCTAATATTAATTCTCCATCGCATCCTGAAGTAGGTGTTTTTGCAGTATCGTTGATGCTTACGTTGCCGTAAGTGGCTACTAAAGTGCCTCTTGGATATTCTAACCAAACGTTTGCAAACTCAACTGTTTCTGTAATGTAATCAGCATTGACTCTTACTTCGATTGATCCAGTACGATTAACTATACTAATTTCATCTGTTGAATAGTATATGTCCTGTGCGTCGGTGTTTTTTGGTGCTCCAAAAATTAAATATGCACTAACCGATGTATTCAACGATGCAGGCGCACTAACGTCAAATGTTAGCATATCCCCTTCGTCAACAAACACTGGCGCAGGCCCTTTACCTCTTAAAGCAATTTGCCAGACGTTTGATAATACTGACAAGGAATAGGACTTTGTTCCCGAATTAGTATTGTTGTCAATGGCTTCGACGCTAAAACTATGAATTCCTGTTGTAGTAGGAGTTCCTGACAAATAACCTTGTTGATTTAATGTCAAGCCCGGAGGTAACGTATCAACTACATTAAACACATATGGTGCTACGCCACCAGTAGCAGTTAATTGTTCCGAATATTCTGTACCCTTAATTGCAGCTTCTAATGAATCTGGCTCAATGGTAATATTGACCGCAGCGATTCCGATGGTATAGGTAGCATCGGTACTATTACCATTACTGTCAACTACTTTGATCTTAAACACCGACGACTGAACCACTGTTGGCGTTCCAGTAATTTTATTTCCTACTAAACTTAAACCCATTGGTAAAGTGCCTGTTAGTAGACTATATGTGTAAGGCCCGATACCTCCAGTGACAGACAATGTCTGTTCGTAAGGTGTATTTTTTAACCCGCCCGGTAATGTGGCAGGATTTAATGTTAAATCTACAGTTGTTACTTGTAAAGAAAAGTTTTGCTGTCCTGAATTAGTGTTACTATCAACAGCTTTAACTGTAAACAAGAATGTGCCAACTTCTGTAGTAGTACCAGATAATGCACCTGAACTAGAACTCAATGAAATACCCGTTGGCAGTCTACCTGAAGTTAATGTATATGTATACGGTGCAGTACCACCAGCAGCAGAAATATTGCCACCAGTATAACCAACTCTGACTAACACAACAGGTAATGTCAATGGTGACAAAGTTATATCGATAGTTTCAATGCTTAGATTGTATGACTTCAATCCAAAGTTTCCGTACTGGTCAGTTACTTTTACTGTAAAATCTGCTCTACCATCAACTGTAGGGGTTCCAGAAATTAAACCCGAACTAGACATGGACATACCAGTTGGTAAACTACCGGAATAAAATGTAAACGTATAAGGCGCAGTACCACCGGATGCAACTAATTGCAAAGGAGGATATGCTCGGTTTATTATGCCGTTTGGCGTAGACAATGGTTGTATTGCAACTACTACAGCAACTATGGTAATAGAATACTCTTTAAGTCCTACGTCCATGTTTGCATCTGTAGCTGAGATACCAAACGTTGTGGATCCAACCGATGTTGGGGTTCCAGATATAATACCAGTTGGAGATATTGTCAAACCTGCAGGTAGTACACCATAAACTAAATTATATGTATAAGGCCCTTGTCCACCGGATGCACTAATCTGTGTAGAAGTATAAGGGGTGTTAATACTTCCACTAGGTAATGTTGCAGGTGTAATATTAATCGGTACCGTTGAATCCTCAATGGTCCAGAACATGTCTGTATCATCTAAGTCGGGTGAAGTTATACTAAATGTAATTGTTTCACCTTCATTGTATGTAGGCTTGTCTGTTACAATTGAATAAGGGACCGAACTACCACCATAGAAATTGCTAATTGCTAAAGCACCTGTTTTAGGTATCGGAGTTTCAATGTTCAATGGATAACCTACTCTGTCGCTGCTAACGTAACCCGAAGGAGCACCGGCATAGTACTCACTAAAGTTAGTCGGTGCTTCGCCGCCGTACTCAGCTTCAATATTACTTAGAGTAAGTAATGTGTAAGGGTTAGTTGTCCAAAACGGTAAACTCATTTTAATTATGCTTTAATCAATTTAATATTATCTAGATACAAACTTGCCCCAAGTGCCTGGCCGCCCGATGCATCATAACTTCCGCTAACGAAAATAAATCTATAAGTTCCTAGGTCTCCTGAAGAAAATGTTTTAGTAACTTTAGTCCAAGATGTAGTTGATCCATTAGAATCTAAAAGTATAATAGTCTTGCCATTAGTTTCATCTAGTAAGTACGCAAACACATCGAAGTCGTCGTCGCCGCCTTCGGCCTTCCACCAGAATTCGGCTGTATCCCCAACTGCAACACTAATCAGACTATCACTGATAACATAAGGGCCTCTTAATATACCATAAGGTGCAGTAGTGTTTCCGCTGGTACTTTGTAAGCGCAAAACGTTGCTTCCATCGCCCCCTGGTGATCCTGCCACAAACGAATATTGATATGTTGCTGTTCCGCTAGGTGCATCACCGTATGGTGTCGGTGCGCTTCTCGGACTAGGTGTAGGATCATTAGGAGTTGGATAACCTAAAATTGTACTGAATCCACTTAGTCGCACTGATTGCAAATATATCTTCCAACCAGGAATTTGCACAGTTGTACCAGACTGTGAAACAGGCGTAGTTGTTTCAAAAGTTCCGTTGGTAAATGTTGGTACAACAGGTATTGCTGTAACTGTGACTGTATAACTTCTTGTATGCCCAGTTGCATTAAACGTAAAGTTATATGTATATACTCCTGCACCACTTGCAGAGAAATCTATGTTTACAAATGTAAAACTTCCACTAGAGTCTAGTGTACCGCTGCCACTGGCTGCTGCTGCTGCGCCAGACCCAGTATAACTGAAAGTTGTATTAGGCACGCCATTTGCAATAACAACGTTGATAGGTACCGCTGTAGTTGTAGTTGCAGGTCCAGTGATTGTCTCATTAACTGTTAAACTGGTATCGGCAATTGTAACTGCTGATGCAGTTGCTACAACAGTACCACTTAGCGAACCTACACGCAATTCTATCGTTACAGTTTCGCTGCCTTCAGTTGACAAATCATTTTTTAATTTAAGATTCAAAGATCCAGCTTGGCTATTAATAGTTACTGTGCCGCTGCTAGTATTTTGATCAAAGTCGCTAGCGGCTGACGTTCCAACATTTTTCCAGTATATTACAGTACCGTCAACAATCGAAGTTGTTGCTATATTCCAGATAATAGTGTCACCTTCGTTTGCTGTTGATTTATTAGGAGTAATTGTAAACGTCTGTAAATCCGATATCGTGACTGTTGGTGCTGTTGCCAACGACGGACCAGTTGATGAACCAAATCTTAAACTTAGTAAAATGGTTCTAGTATTTGGAGAACTTAATACCCCGCCGTTAGCTGCAATATTTCGGGTAATTGTTCCTGCATTATTTGTAATTGTTACAGTTCCAGATTGCACACTGTCGGTAAAATCGGAAACTGTCGACGTACCAGATGTAACCCAATATAGAACTGTACCATCTGATACGTTAGTCGTACTAAGTTGATATGCAACTGCTTGACCTTCATAGACTGTAATTTTGTCTGGTGTAATTGTATAGGTTGCACTGCTGACAGTATAGGTAGGTGCATCTGACAGAATTAATGCGCCAGTCGATGAAAATAGCTTTACAGTAGATGACCATGAGCCACCGCCCAGTGCATCTGTACCACCTGTTGTAGGTGCAGTGTAATTCTTTGTACCAGATGTAAAGTATTGTGTGTTGTCGTTGGTCGTTACGCTGTTAAATCTTTCAATTTTAACATATGACCCAGCTGGAGGATTTATTGTATCCCATCTCAGCATTACTGTTGCGCCCCTTGGAGAAATGCTAGGTGTAATGTTAGCTGTAAAACTCGGTGTCATTGACGTATCATTGACATTAACTCTACCGTATGTTACTTTTCTTGTTCCACGAGGATACTCAACCCAGACATCAAAATACTCAGATCCTTCTGTTAAGGCATCTGCAACAATTTGCATCGTTGCTACTCCAACACCGTTGGTAATTACAATTTGATCATTGGTTCGACTTATGTCTGCACTTGTTGTAGTTGCCGGATTTCCTACACTCAAATACGCCACTAAATCAGCTGGTTGTGTCTCCGGAGACAGCACTCTAAATGTTAAGGTTGTTCCTTCATTGATTGACACTGGAGCAGGACCGTGTGTATCTAACGTTATAGTCCACTGGTCGGAAAGAATTTTTAAATTGTATGCCCTAGTAGCTTCGTTACCGTTAACGTCGACTACTTTAACACCGACGTTTTGCAGACCTGAATCAACTGGAGTACCAGATAGTAGGCCAGCTGCTGATAAAGTTAGGCCAGCTGGAATAGAATCCAGGACCGACCATGTATAAGGTGCTTGTCCACCAGTGGCGCTTAATTGCTGACTGTAAGAAAAATTCTGTTTAGCGTTTTCTAATGTTCCAGGATTAATTGTAATAACTACCGGATCAACCCGTAAAAAATAGTCTCTACTTCCTGTGTTTGTTGATATATCTGTAGCAGTAACTTTAAAGAGAACATTTCCTGCGATTAAAGGTCTTCCGGTAATAGTACCGTTTGAATTTAAAGTTAAACCCAAAGGCAAGCTACCCGAAGTTAACGTGTAAACGTACGAACCATCACCGCCTGTGGCTGTTAAAGTTTGAGAATAAGGAACACGATGTGGTGCTGGTGCTAACGGATATGGGTTAACTATTATTTCCGGAGTAAGAACAGTCAAATTATAATTTCTAAACCCAGTATTATATTCAGCATCGGTGGCTATAATGTTGAATAGGTAACCACCGACACCAGTTGTTGCTCCAGAAATTCTACCCTCTGGCGATAATGTCATGCCCGGAGGTAGCGACCCGCTGCCTATTCTAAACGAATAAGGAGCAACACCATTACTCGCTGTTATTGTTGCATTATACGGTCTGCCTCGGTTAGCAGTAAGAAGCTGTGCAGGACTTAAAGCTAACTCAATGGTTACATCTTCAATAGTCCAGAACAGTGTTGCATTGTCGCGGTCTGGTGCAGTTATACTAAAGGTGACTATTTCGCCTTCGTTGTAAGTTTGCTTGTCAGGATTAATAGCATAAGGAACTTGACTAGCACCATAAAAGCTACTTATAGAAATAACATTGCCAGCTGTTGGAATTGGTGTTTCAACACCAAAGGGGTATCCTACTCTATCAAAGCTAACATACCCGTTAGAATCCTGTGTTCTATAGTAATCACTAATTTCTGCCGGTATATTACCTTCGAATTCAGTTTTAATATTAGCAACTGTTAGTGGAGTATACGGGCCAACTGACCAAACTGGTAAAGTCACGTTTGTTTCCTAGTCGTTAATATTAAGCTGCTTTGAGACTATCAATTTCCTTTTTCAGATCCTTGATTGCTTCAATTAGTAATGGTACAAGTTTTTCGTAACGAACTGCCAAATAACCGTTATCTCTAGTAGTAACTGCTTCTGGTTGAACTTGTTGAACTTGCTGAGCAATAACGCCAGGTTCTCTAACTGTCGGATCCTTGTCTTCTGCTAGCTCATTCCAATTGAATGTAACCCCATCAAGAGACATCACTTTAGCGATTGCATTGTCAATGGTCTGAATATTGGTTTTTAAATGTTTGTCAGATGTGTAATAAGCAACTACGTCGCCGTTGGCTCTAATAGTACCACCAGCAGTAATATTGTTTACTACAGTAACGTTACCTTGACATTCTACTGTTTTATCTCCAAGGATGCTCATTGACGTCACAGGAGTAGTAGTACCTACCGAAGTAGTCTGGAAAACTATCTTAGTACCGTTGGCTCCTTGCGCCCATGCCTCAGTGGCTTGGAAAGAAATAGAAGCCTTGTTAGTTGTATAGCCATCGCCGTTGAAACCTTGTGCACCAATGACGCCTAGGTGATCGTTGGCGTTTACTGATTGAATAGCAGAACTAGTTCCGTTTGCTCTTCTAAGTGCTACCACGGATGTGTTATTAACACTATAATTACCAGCTGCAACTGTACCACCATAAGAATCTAGTAGTACTGTCTGGCCTGACCCGTTATTGCTGTGTACGTGTATTGTAGTATTGCTGTTAGGTGATGCAGGTTGCACCGTAGTATTCGGTCCTGCGTTAATTACTAACTTAGAACTAGCTTCGAGTACGCCTAAACCAAAGTTACCTGTACTAGGCGTAAAAACTAAGCCTTTAGTAGCCGACACTTTAACAGTCGGAAAGCCCGAGCTTTGTGCAACAAAAGTAATATAGTGTGGTGCGGCTGTAACGTTGTCATTTAAAATAGTCGGCTTGCTAGTTGATACCCAAGCACTGGCATTCCAAACTTTTAGTTCTTTGGTACCAGTATCAAACCATAGTTGTCCAGTCAATGGACTCGACGGACTCGAGTCGTTAGCAAAATGCTCTACTATACGAACAAAGTTTTCGTTTACGTATTCACCGTAACCAGAATAATTCTTACCGACTAGTGCAATCGATGTTGTAGTCAAATCGGCTTGCCCATCCTCAACGATGGTTAGCGTATTACCGTTTGACAAATTTATTGTATATGCCATGAATCTTTAACTCCAATATTAATATTTACTCATTTAAACAGTTTAACCAATACCCGTTAAGTTAGTTAGGGATTGAATACGGATTGTGTATTCGATTTGAATTAGCCTGTTAAGACTTTTTTGTACTGGATGAAACACAACATGAGTTAAAAGTTTTCCTGAGCCGGCACCTGCTGGGCTCCATGCTTTAATTCCTAGCTCATCAAAAAGAAACGAATTTTCTGTATATGGTGCATTATCAAATGCTAACTGGGTTGGTGGCTCACCGTAATCAAGTAAGCAAGTAATTAGAACATCAGTATAAACTGTACCCGGAATATGTCTAATTTCAATTTTGTTACGCAACGGATCGGGATTATTTTCACTGTTATCGTCAACAATTTTATAGTATGTAGGATTATACAAATCTGCATTCTGTGTGTTGACGTTAGGCGGAAGATAGTTGATAATTCCGGTTGGATCTATATTTGTTCCGCCGTTACCAAAGTGCATTTCATAAATGTAATTTGTTTTCTTATTTGCTAGGCTGTAGGCTAGTGCCTCACTCATATTTTCAAAATGAATAGCATTCTTTTTATCAACCAACACAATATGGTTTTCTGGATCAGTAACGTCCAGAATCTTAACCATTCCGATCATGTTTGGGTTTAATGTCTCTTGTGTTTGCATGTTAATCGCGCCCTTGCACTAGTATTTCTCCTGACTCAGGGTCAAATATCTTTAAAAATCCTTGAACTACCGTGCCAGATTTTTCATCTGGTTTTGGTAGTTTATTTTCAGACTCGTTTGTATTTTTTCCATCTGAATCGATGTTATCATTATTTATCATAAAAATTACCCCGGTTTTAATCAGTACTTGGCGTATTTCCACCTTCAACCATAGTGCCTGCAGAATGCACAATTGGTGCGCCAGTGCCGCCTGTTCCTCGTCTTATATTACTTAAGACGTTAGTAGAAATCTTAGCAGAATATTCTATCCTTTCGCCATTTACGTAAATGACGCCAGGTGTCGACGGTGATACCGGAGTTATTAGTACAGAACCGTCATCGACAGTAATAGTTGTGTCATTGATATTTAAATCTTGAGATAAAACAGTTCTGACGTTGGCTGCTACTACCACTTTGCTTCTGTCTTCTGCCATACTGACAAATACTCGGTAACCTCCAACTACAACATTAGATTCATTTTTACGAATCATTCTTAGATTTAACGAATCAAAAACTGATCCAGGTAACAATTCTTGAGGTGAGTGGCTTAGTATTTCGCTTACAAATGCACCACCATTAATTGTTATATCTTCGGATGATATACCGCCGGCGCCACCGAATGCACTGGCACCAATTGCAATTACTAATTTACCGGTACCTGTACCTGCTGCGGTTGCAGTAAAAATTACACCAAGTGTATTTTCTGGTGCACCCATGGCTACAAAGTTAGTATTACCTAGTGTAGTAATAATGTACTTTTCGCCGACTGTAATCAAGTTTGGTGCGATAGTTTCGCCATTAAATGCACCCCCAGAAATAATAGAATCAATGTCAACCGATGCAACAACATTAGCCTGCGGGTTGTCCAAACCGTCGATTAAACGATTTAAAATCTTAGGAACCATTGTTGCAGTCGGCTGATAGTAGGCCATAATCCTGTCATTGGCATTATCAAAACTGCTAGACGATACAGGAGTCCACTTTGAAGGATCAAAATATACACTAGCCGCAATACCAATGCCTGTGTTATTCTTATAACCCATGCCTTGATAACTTACATAACTTCCTGCACTGTATGCAGTATTGGATTGCCAATCTGTTACTGCACTGGTATATTGAACTCGGTCGAATCTAATAACAGTTTTAACTTTACGAATCTTACCGTTATACAGTCTTGGCGAACCGATAGCGTTTCTAACATTAGTCAAAGATACTGTTGTTATATTGCTACTAATAATATTACCGGTTACGTTGCTGGTTATATTGCTGTATACGTTAGCCGTCAAATTGGCATACTTACTCATTGGTGTATAGCCAGTTCCTGATATATTAACAATCGGTGTATTGATATACCCGCTGCCAGTGTTAGTAACAGTTATTCTGTTAATACTACCATCAATTGAACTAATAGCAGCCTCAGCAGTTGCACCACTACCGGTTGTGTCTGTGCTAATAATTGAAATATCAGGATTGTTTAAATGTCCTTTGCTGCGTTCAGCTATTTCTATACTAGCAACTTCATATGTATAATTGTTTGCCCAATCACGATACTTTGGATTAGTTGCCAACAATGTTGAGTCAATCGATAAGTCACCGCTAGGACTACGGAAACGTTCAAGATCGCTATCATAGTATGGCGGTAAATCAAAGTCAGATACAGCAGCACCAGATGTTTCATCAGTTGCTGAATAGTTTAAATTGTACTCTCTAATCTTTGTTCTATATGGCTTGACTTCGTCGATATATTGTCTGTACAACTCTTGTTGATCTTTAATAAATGACGACGATTGTATCAATCCTTCAAACTTATGTGCAATAGATACAAAGCTAGTCTTAAAGATCCAGTCAACATATTTTTGTTCAGCTAAAATGTATTCAATTATTGCGAACAAGAACTTGTTGTAAAAGTTAGCTAAATCTTTGACAAATATATCTTCTTTGATTCCTTTAAGGATGTATCGTAACTCAATGGTAGAACCTAGGTCAAAGGGTCCAGAGTCAAAGCTATAAAAATCGTAGCCTTTTTTGTTATACAACGAGTCGTTTAACTGTATTGTACCATCTTGTAAGCCAACAAGTTTTAGCTTACCTGCACGGTATTGGTATAGTTCAAATAAGTTGCCGCCATTATTACGAACTTTAACTACATCGTTAATAGACAATGGTAATGTGTATGTTTGATAAAAACTGTCAACGGTATAATTAATTTTGGTTTTACTGCTAAAACCTTTTTCGTACCAATCAACTTTTCTCCAGTAATTAGTAACGTCAAAAACTTGTACCTTAACCAAGGTAGCTGTACTATCAGCGTTCTTTTCGTAGACACTCCAGTAATCATTGTAATTAGCGTCAGTAGCAACAAAAATTCTTCTTGGATAGCACAATCCAGTTCCTGTACCAGCAGCACTGGCAGTAAATACTGTACCTGGATTATTATTAGCTGCACCTAGTGTCACAAAATTAGTAGTACCCGCTGATATGATAATATATTTCTTACCAGGAATTAACGCATTAGCTGCTAACTCTGGTACATAGTCAAGTTGAATATAGTTATCAACGTTGTAATCATACTCGCTTTCCGTTGGTGGAGTACTAGCGGCGTAAAAATTGTCAGAGTAAACAATTTCTTTGTTGACAATTCTGCTAGTAATAGGGTATTGAATTAAGACCGAGTTAATGTAATCGACTACACTCTTAACTGCTTTTAATCTATCGATGATCAGAGTTTGTCTAGGCTGCTTACTCAAACCCAAACGATCCTTAGGCAGAAGACTTGGATCAGGAACCTTGTTGCCGCTGATATCTGCTCCAATTAAACTGTCAATTAGTTTTTCTTCAATTCTAGGATTTAGGATACTCTTGGAATTGCCTTCCTGGAATAACTCAAATTCACTGTGAATGATATCTTCGTTGACTTTTAATTTGTAATCAATATGCAATGCTGTGTTAGTTCCAGATAAGAACTGTCCACAATTATAAAGCATAACGCTGTTGTCTTTTAAGACTGCAACATAAGATATTCCTTGCGACACCGGAGACTTGATCATTCCTGCAATAGTGTATGCACTGTGGGTCTTAGACCTCAAGGTTACTTCGGACCTTCCAGCAACCCAGTAGCAGTAACGAGTCTTAATTACTCCAGTTCTAGGATCAACACGATTTAAAGTTACATATGCGGTATCATTTGCATATTTAGGTGTTCCTTGTTGGCCCGACGATACATAAGCCGAGGGCAGGACATCGGTGATAACCCACTCATAAACTTCAACTGTACTTCCTGGGAACATCTCTCCCCAATGCTTAATTCGGTACTCAAGGCTATCTTGTTCATAATCAACATAGCGAAGATTATCGACATCCCACCAGATGGTACCTTGTTGTTTTTCACCCCAATGGGATTCTAATTCAATTAAGAACTCAGTTGAAGAGCCATTATTATATTTGGCTGGATCTATGCTAGATATAAAATCAATGTCAGCTAATGCAGTGCCTAGTATTTTTCCTTTAGCAGGGTCAATTATGTCTAGTCTTTCAAGTATTACCTTGTCTACATTATTGTAAAGGTACATACTTCCAACTGATGCTAAATCAACTTTAGGTTCTTGGTTGCGTTGAACATTCCATGTTGTGCCATTGGACAGCACATAGGTAACCGGCGGAGTACCTAAACCAGGAACTACATTGTTTACAGTCTCAGAAATTGGACCATAATATGTAGGACCAATAACATACGGATAGACTGGGTTGTCATTGTTGTCAACAGTAACAAAATATGCATATGTACCTTCTGGATAATCTGGTGTTACGCAGAATCTTCCGTTGTGTTGATCTAGAGTACCACTACCATCAACAAACATATAATCCTGTATAAACATACCCATTGGGTATTGTATAAAGTTACAAGACTCAACAACTCTATAGCTAGAGTTCTTAAATCTATAACTAGATCTCATTTTGATAACAGGACTGTTCTTGTTTCCTTTTATTGCATAACCATAAGGACCGTAAATTGGATATCCATCGTTAGCAAAACCTAATATCTTGCTGTGCCCGTCTGGATGGCGTAATGATCCAGCAAGGTATTTTATTTCTTCGATTTCAGCTGTACCTGGTTTGTCTACAGTTGTTCCAATACCTGTTTCCCATGCATTTTCAAATGTAAAGCTATTATAGGAATACATGCCAGATTCTGACAGAATCCCGCCGGCAGCATCCTTGTCTAATACACCATAATTAGAGTAAACTAAATTGTAATCATAGTCAGAGATTAACAAATAGTCACCAGGAGCGTACCCAGACACGCTAGGCGCTGTAACTGGAACGCCATTGAGCCAATAACCGGTAATACCTGTTGCTGCTACTTCGGTTACCGCAGGAATGTCCTTGCCACCATTTAATGGCCAAATTCTATTATAGTGCTGATCCACTGCTGAACTTACAGTTTTACCGTGTGTATGGTAAGGTGCGCCAGTTGTGCGAATGTTTATAGAACCGTTTTTAATTCCCCATGCACTGTGGCGGCCGCTGTAATTACCCAATGTACCTCTAACATAACTGTACACTGCCCAACGACCGTCTTCAGTTGTGTCAACCCAGGCAAAGTCTCCAGTATTTCTTGGTAGCTTGGTATAGTCAGCATCCCTGTCAGTGACAGTTGCATAACGGCAAGGTTCGAAGATAAACATTTCACCTGAAGATTGTATACTTCCAGTGGTGTCAAGTACGTTGGCTAATGCCAAGGTAATAAATGCGACAACAGTATTGTATTCTTCAGTGTTAACTACTTGATAGAAACCATTGAAATTACTATCAAAGTTTCTTATAGCAAATACGTCTCCAATTTGTAAACCATGATCGTACTTGAATGTCAACTTAATTTTATTATCAAGCGCATATTCTAATAGTATCAATTCGTTGTCAGTTGCTCGTGCTTGATATACTTGCCAATCTTCATTGAAATCTTTAGCTGCCCATAGTTTGTATCCATCATCTAGAGATGATAAAATATTGCTTCCAATTTCAGAGTACTTTGATATATCAAAGATTGTGCCATCTATATCGTTGTAATTAACATAGCCTGCTGTCTTTATATCAGTTTCTGTTTCTTTTAAAGAATTACGATTAATGAATATCGGAGCACGGTAATTTAAAGGATTGTTTATTAACTGATTAGGCTTAATCGTATTCACCGTATCATTGGAGTCGTCGTCGTAGTTTAACAACTTAAATGCAGATGGATTAGCTTTAAACTTGGCCTCATCAAGTATCAGGTCGATACTTTGGTTTGACCTCAAAGCTCCATATTCGCCTACACGAACTGCCCATTCTTCATACATCTCAACAGAGCTCTTAACATTATCAAAGTATCTTCCGAACAGTGCAGTTGTTGAATTTTTTGTTCCTTTTTCTTTGATATAACCTTGATAAAACTTAACTTGTGTTGTTTGATCCATTCCTAGATTTTCTAAGAATGGTCTATTCCTAAATCCGATCAGACCGGTACTAAACTTTCCAAAGTCTTCGTCAAGAGAAACGCTGTCTACGTTGTAGACTTCTTCAAATTTCTGAGCATTGTGTGCAAAATTGGGGCTTAGACCAGAATCAATCTTCCTGTCTAGGATACTCCAGTTATCGAAGTTGAATGCAGTTGTTCCTGCAATGTCTTGAATAGCTGTGTAATTCTTATCTTTGTATCTAACAATATCACCCTTGATATAGTCTTGGTTTTGTTTCCAGTCGTCGACTTTACCAGTATTGTAGATAAAGCCAGGCGGCTCTAGTCCGCCTTGCCAATCAGTAGTTTTGTTGCCAATAAGTTTAATACGATATTGTCTTGTACCCAACTCTGGCTTGTAAAGAATATCGTTAAACACTGTAACATTATCAAAAATTAGTACATGTTCTTTCTGAACAAGCTCAAGTTCTGCAAGTGCAATAGTCTGCCCTGACACTACTGTTACTGTTGTTAAATTAGTTTCTCTGTTAACACTAATTTCATTTAACGGAATAACGTTAAAGTTAGGTCCAAGAATCTTTGAACGCTGTGTTTGATTGGTAATTTGATCAACTACAAAGGTTTCATTGAAGAATAGAATTGAATTACTAGCTGGACTTAGTACAACTATATTTCCTTCTCTCCAGCCTTGCTCAGACCATGTTAAGAATTCTTTAGCACTCAGTGTCCAATCTAATACATGTGTTAGCTCAGGACTATATTGATTAAAAACAAACCCTTGGCTTACTAGATAACGCTGATAACCTATTAGGAAATCAACAACCTGTTGTTTATTAGTAAACTCATAGCCATACGGAACAACAATTTTTTCAGATCTGTAATTTTCAAAAATTACTGCGTCTGAGTCTGCTGACTGAATGGTATAATATGACCCATTAAACTCGCTAGGAATAACTGTAAAGAACGGATTCTTTAAATCGTATCCAGATATCGAATACCCTGTCGCCGTTTTTTCAACAATAACTGCACTGTAGGTAGCCTTGGTAACTGCTATTCCATTGTTCAAGTGAACCAGGTAGTTCTCGTCGGGTATGATAACAGAAGTATTTGTACTGCCTGGACTAAACTGTTCAACTAGAGCAGTTAAGTATTTCTTGTCGGTATAACCTGCAATTTTATATCCTAGTTTGATTTCGTTATTATCTAAAAGTCCGCGAATCTTCTCAACTGCATCGACACCTAGGTTAGTTAGATAACCATGTATCCAATTGATATAGCCTAAGGAACGATTAATCTCTCCATTAATTGTTTCACCATTTATTGTAATACGCTTACCGTTAGGACGTAGTTTTGAATCTTTGATTAGGTAAGAGTCTGTATCGGTGTCTTTATAGTACGATGTAGTATCAAACAACAAGCCAAAATACATTGCTGGCTTCATTAAAGCCATGGCACGCTGTACTGCAAAAGGAAATTCGCTGGTCCTTCTCCAAGCCTCTTCAACTGGTCCATTATCACCAATAACAAAGTTTTGACTAAACTTTGTTCCATTGAAACTTCTTACTAAACGTGCACCAGGAGGCGGTAGTAAATTACCCAAACCGTCTACTGGAATAATATTTTTTAAACCTGGGCGCTTGAATCTATTGTCTACCGCATTGTTACCGAAGTTAAAACCATTTTCTAAATCTGTCCACAATACAGTGTTGTTAGATTTATAAGGTGCTATACCGTATCTAGTTTCCCACCATGTAGGCTTTTCAGTAAAACCTAACATCTCCCATGGGTGTGTATGAGGACGATCGGTGTCGTATATGTACTTGTAAATACCTCTCCAATGTCCTAGCAATGGCTCGTCATTAATAGTATCGTCGGTTTGATTGTAATTCCAAGTAAACTGATCATTAGATAAGAAGTAAGGATTCTTTGTAAATGACAACTGATTATTACCGGCCCACTTTAAGAATTCACCGGTTAAAATCTGATTGTACTCTCTAATAGAATATTCAGTGGTACGGAACTTTCCAGGTATTACTGAATGTATATCAAATAAATCTTTATTGTATTGTATCTTGATGTTGTTGTATATTCTTGTTTCTAATTCTAGTAGATAATTATCTCTTAGATCATTAAACACTGGAGTTAAGCTACCGTCATGACCCTGTATTACCTGTACAGGGTTTCTATATGTGTTGTCAGTAAATATCTCAGGAACAAACTTAGGATATAAACCTAACTTGGTTGGTGTTTCAGGAACATAATTACCATCAGTATCTAGATAACCTTTTACAGTTAAAATGTCTCCAGTGGCAACAGTTAATGAACTAGACAGTTGGATAGTAGGAGTTGTAGGTCCAATACTGTAATCTTTACCAAGAGTTAATAGCTTCTTGTTTAGATAAACTGATATAGCTTTACTGGTTTTCTTACCTGGGTATATATCAATGCCAATTTCAGTAAATATCTCATTGATGTAGTGTGTTTTATTTGATGAATTAAGTATCTTAAATTCTTCAACTACATAATTCTTACCCCATGGTAACATGTCACTGTAGAACCATGGGAATGAAATATTCTTAACTGCATTAATCGACGATAAAATAGTTTCAATGCCCGAAGAAGGATCTTCTGGATCTAGTTCGGACATTGAAACACATAATTCTAAAAATTTATTCTTAAACTTTTGATATTCACGTCGTGCAAAATCTAGACTGTTAATAAAATTAACCTGAGGATCATTTAAAAATAATGCTGTATTAACCAAAGTTGCAGAATGCTGCAATAACGTACCGGCTCCAAATTTTCCTATATCTCGAGAATTATTTTTTCCTAATGGCGCACCAACTAGATTATTTGTGTTGTTTAAAATCCTAGACCAATGGTTTTGCATTTGGCCTAGTGTTACTGCATTAATTAAAATATTTTGAGGATTTAATTCAAGATTAAGTGGTATATTGTAGTAACCTAAGCTGCTCGTCTGTTTACTGTAGATAATAATGTCAATATCATCCCCAGTTTCCAGTACTGTATCAATATATATTGCTTTAAGAACCCCAACAGTTCTAATCTCTATTAGAGAATCGTCAACAATTTTATTGTTAACATAAACTTTAAGATTTGGTTGATCAATCTCGTCGGCTGGTAAAACATCAATTTCAAAATAATTTGTTACACCATCGAATGTGTGTTTAATGTGTTGATATTGTTTTGTTTGTTCAGTAACCTTGGGCCAGACACTGGTTTTAACATATGTTTCTCTAGAAACATTGTGCTGTAAGTAACCAGTTAATATTTGTTTCGATTCAAAAAGATATGGTTTGTATGTAAATGAGTCTGTATCGAAGTAATTAGTAAAGTTAATATCTGCAAATGAATTACCAGTATTACTGTATTTTAAAGAAAATCCTAAAATAGAATCAACAGCCGATGTACCTCTAGTATAGCCAAACACTTTGCAACCAGCAAAGGTTGTCTTTGGGTACGACGATTCATTACCAAAGCTAATACCTTGGTCGTCAACGACATCAAACAAAGGATCTTGGTTAGCACCAGATTTCCATTGAGACTGTACCCAATTTGAGCCATTAAACCAATAACTCTTTTTAGCATTAGCTCCAGAATTAATTACTACAGAATCGTAACTAACTGCTGTTTTATGCTCTGTGATAATTATACGAGGACGATTAAATTTAAAACCAGCTGTAATGTAGTTAAATGTAGCAGGTTGTTCTAGTGTCAGTGTATTATTGTTAAGAATATTTTTTACTTTACCAATAAACAATCCTTGCAGAGTATATAGCACAGTACCGGGCTCAATTTGTTGAACAAATGATGTCTTTGGATATTGAGCTGCTAGTGTACCATCAACTACTTCGTTGCTGCCATTTCTGACTGTAATGATACCAGTACCGGTTGCATCAAAAACTGTAGTTGTAGTCTGGTCAATAAATTCTATTTTATAAACTTTTGATCTCACTACTGGATCAGAATCTGATGGGAATACTACTAACTGCCCTTCTTTGATACCTAAATTTTTAATGGCAGCATCAGCGGGATTACGGTTAGTTAACAAATCAAATGCGTCTGCAATCGGTGTTGTTCCGATTCTATCATAGCAGCGATCGATAATACCTAAGAACACTCTTCCGTGATTAAACAACTGAATGTCTGGATCAAATTCAATGATAGGACGACGTGCACGATTTTCTGCAACAATTTCGGGTACAGTTTTGGTATACTCTGCTGTTTTGAGTAAGACATCAATGTGTATCCAACGATTTAATCTAGACCATGCGTTTAAATCCTTGGATGCACGGTGCATAACAATATACTCAGGTTTAACACTACCGAAGATTGGTTCATCCCACGGCCCTTGGTCAAATCCTATTGTGTCCCAAGGAACTGAACTTTCTGGTAATTCACTTTCAATGGGAATTAATAAAGAGAAGTCAACCAACTTAATGCTTTTACCGACGCCCTCAACAATGTAAGATTTGTTATGATACGAGCTAGGAGTTACAGTGTTGTCGAATTGAACCTTCATGCCATTAGAGAAGACGACTCCGCTAGGACTTGTGTAGGAAGTTTTGCCTACAATATCAGCATCGACGTTAATTCTATTACCAGGAGAATCAACAATGTGAAGTTTTCCAACAAACTTTGAGTCAGAACCGTCGGTGTAGTACAAAACAGAAAGAGGAGCAGTAATTTGTCTTGCTGACTCAAACTGTCCCGAAGAGTTTTTAAAAAATTCATTGCCAGCATTAACAGTTCCGTGGATGCTGCGAATTCTTGTACTAACAGCAATGTCGACTACAAATTCAAAACGAATACGTGGTGTTCTGTATGTGCCGTTATATAGAGAACTATCTTCAACAATTTTTACTTTCCAAATTCCTCTTCTTAGCGCATCAGGAACATAACTACCAGAATAATAAGTCCAATCGGCATTGGCGTTGCTAGAGTTTACAAAAACAATAAACTCACCTTCAGGAAATCTTGTAGATCCATCGATGTCGTTTAATAGTTGAGCATGTTGAGGATTTGCAGAGTTACGTCGAGGATCGTCATTGGCTAAAGATGGTGCCCATATACGACCGTCTAACGACGAAAATGTATCGTTGACTGCATAATGAATATAGTCAATTAGAGGATTTTTTAGATAATGATCTTGTGCATCGCGCTCGGGTACAGTAAATGAGATAATACCTTGCGTAGCACCGTTGTTAGTAACACCAAAAATATCTCTAGTAGAGACGGTTGGAGAATATTGTTTTTTACCACTGGTTCCAGGTTCTGTTTGAATCCAAAACCCACCTGTTTGTAGAACTGAAAAGTAATATGTTGCGCCACGAACTAAGGTTAGGTCAGGGTTATCTACAGTACCGGTTAAATCAGTCCTATAGCCATTGGTACTGCGTCCAATGGTATATACTTCGTTATTATTAGGTGTACCGGCAGTAATAGTAATTGTTGCCGGGCCGTTTGGCATCCAGTAGTACTGAGAGAAATTTGAGAGTTTGTCAAGGTCGATACAAGGATCGTAATTATAGTAGTCAGCCTTAAACAAACGGTCATGGTTAGACTTAATACCGCCGTAGTACTCAACCTTATTAATCAGATCTTTATAATCAACATATAAATTAACAACATTGTTATTTTCAACAACAACAGCAGGTTCAAGTTGATAATTTTGTCTATCGTCGGTGGGCTCGATAAGATAATTGTCACTTGCACTATATGCAGTAGAAAATTTTCTTCCCACAAAACCATTTATTTTAGTCAGCGATGGCTCGCTAATTAATTGGTCTAGCGTAACATTTAGAAACTTTTTGTTAGTTTCTGATCTAAAAATTTCTGGAAGAAAATTGATTGTCTTTCTAATGGCCATTGTTAACCTTTTACTTTACTGTTACTAACCCTTGATTAATTTGGCTGGCAGTAATTGCCGAAATAATTTCTACGTTATCTACCGTTGCAGCACTAATGATAATTTCGTTTGGTTCAGAATTAATTTGCTGTAAATTTCCAAAAGAGATTGTACTGTCCTTAGGAACAATAATAATGCTGGCAATATTTGGACTTAGCACTTTATGTAGGTATGCTGCTAGTTCACTGAAATAGAAGCTTTCACCAAAGTCCCAATTTGTTATATCGAAATATGTGTTAATAGCGTTAACCACCGATGTTTTAATGTCGGCGTCACTGATGTTGAGATTAGGATTCTTAACTACCTTGAATGTAGCTTGTAAGTTGTTTGCAGCTTTATCGCCAAAAATTGGCTTATAAGATGCACTATGGAAAACAATACTATCACTGATTGCTTTAATATTGTTTAGGTCACTAAATTCTAATGCCAGCTCGTTGCTGGTAGGCATGGCAGGCTCCGGGATTGTATTTGTTGTGTCTGCAATCCACAATCTATAACTTTCATTATATTCCGATGTTAGCATATAGATGTCAATAATATTACTTATATTAGGATCAACTCGGCGAGTATTCGGACTATTGTGTCTGTACTGGTAATATAAATCTCGACGTCCTGTATAAGCAATATACCTTTCTAAAGGTCCGACAATTGTTTTTCCTGAATCGTCCTGACCGACCGAGTAAAATGTATTTTCTCCAAAAGCGTAATAAACTTGCCCAACAAGTAAAGAATTTTTGTTACCTAATAATGCGGCTTTGGAAGGGAAGTGCGACAGAATTGCGCCATCCTCAACCAGTACTAAGTTAAAGAATTTATTGTAGCCCGATGTTGCCACAGACTTAAAGAATATTTTCTTAAATGGTCCGTTAATGGCTGGATTAATCAAGTACTCAAATACCTTAGGATCATCTGGTACACCGTCGTCGTCGGAATCAGCATAGGTAACATAAATTCTTGTGTTATCTACATATCCATCATTATCAACTACCTGCTTGTAGACATGCCATGTGCAATCCTTGCCCAATGGATCTGAATTATCAGGTTTCGAATTAGACTTCAAAACTTTAATTTGATCCTTAATAACTGTAGCCGTCTTGCTGTCATAGATTTTTAAAGATTTATCAAAGTAGAATGTCGTTTCAATAGGGCTGTGGAATACGAATTCGATACCACGGTAGGTTACTAGATAGTCATTGACGTTATTTCTAAATTCAAATTTAACCATCCAATCTTGTGTTAGATCGTTAACAAACTCCCAACTCTGTGAAGTACCATCATAATACAATCCAAAGTTTTCATAACTAGAAACTCGTCCAGCCATAGTCAGTACATATCCTGAACTAAAGTTGTTTTTGTAAACAGGAACAATTGTTTCTAGTAGCGCACCGGTTGGTACAATGCTGTTTAAAACTACAGGACCCGATCCGTTAGTAAAGTTACCAACACCGTTGTTTGTACCGTCACCATATACTTGCATAACTGCGGCATAGAAGTCGATACGATCGGACGAAGTTCTTGGCTTGCCCGGAACTAGTGTATTTGATGCATTAAAATAGTATCCTGGTGGTGCTGCAAATTTTAGTACAGCACCCGGTCGGATGTATCTTGTATTTGTAGTTGACGACATTGACACCGAAAGCGGTGCATTATTTCTTACAAAGTAACCTGTTGCGCTGTTATTACCAGTTGTACTCAAGTTCCATAGCGGAACTTCTAAAGCTGTACCCGACCCAACACCAATGTTTGTACCGGCAGCAGTTGCTTGGAAGTATGTTCCTTCTTTGTTTTCAGCTGCACCAATCTGTGTAAAGTCTGTAAGGTCAACAGACGTAATAAGATAGTATCTTCCTACAATAAATCCGCCGGCGCTAACAACGCTAGACAAAGGAGGCACTGTTTCTACATTGCTATAATAGTAGTGCATCATTTCTTTGCTAGCAAGAATGTCGTTAATTACATTGTTATATAGAACTTTTTGTATGTCGTTAGTATTGTTAAATTTAAAATTAAAAGATCTAACATATTCGTTACGATATAGAACACCGTCTTGCCCAAATATATTTGTGCTGGAATATTTGCCAGTAGTGTCTAATACGTCAAGGTAGCGACTTAGTCCTGCACTGGTACGATTAATACTCTTAGCTTTAACAATCTTACTAAAACTAGTATAAGGCAAGATGTTGTAATCTTCGCCTGTGATCATTCTGTTTTGTGTGTAGTATTGTTGCGGAGCTTTTTGTCTGATATCATCAGCAGTTTCTCTAGCAGCCGCATTGGTAACTGTATAACGTAGGCTAGCACGGAAAGTAATTGTTTCAGTCCTATTATCTCTACTAGTGTAATTAAAAGATACTGTAATAGAACGCATTTCCTCTGGAGTAACTTTGTAACTAAACCCGTTAGAAGTGCGATGGTACAATCTAAAATTACCTTGAGGGACGTTAGAATAGGATCCGTCGCCGAATGCTAAACTAATCTGGTCAGCAGCTCTGGTATTGATTTGGTACAAATCACGTTCTTCTACTGTGTTGTAGATAACGTTAATGCCAGCTGTAGAAGGAACAGGAGTCCATAGGTTCTTTGTAGAACCGTTGCTGTTCAAACTGTACAGCCATACGTCTGTGTTGTTAATGTTGTTAACGTTAATATCAACAACTTTGTTTGGTGTTGCTTCATTAATAACAAAATCAGAACTAGCTAGTTCTCCTTGCTTAAAATAGAAGAAGTATCCTGTATTATTGCTAGCATTACCATTATTATCATTGCGGTATAAGAAATTAAATGGTTTGCTAAAGTTAGGTGGAACTTCATAAACATAGGACTTACCTATGCTGCTAGCACTGACAATTTCAAAATTAGTTTTTCTATTTTCAATGGTAGTTTCAAATCTGAACACAGGAACAATGTTAGGAAGTACGTTAAGACTGTACTCGTCGTTTCTAATTCCATTGATAACCTGACTGTTGCCAGGCTTGCCAACCATTTGATTACTAATCAATGACGAATTGATAATTGTGGTAAATTGCTCAAGCCAGTTTTCGTTGGCTGGATCATCCCAGAGAACTGTAGTATTGCTTAAATTAATACCATCACTGTCAAATAGATTTTCTGTAGTTGAAACACTATCAATCTTTAAGAACCCACTAGCAGGAATGCTCCTCTTAGGATTGTAACTGATTAGTTTGGCTAATTTTAAAATACTATCACGACGTTCAGCAGTATCTAAAAAGTTTTCTCGTGCGTTTAGGTCTGTTCTAAATGCTAGGTTTTGGCCAAGGAAGGCAATTAAGTCAATAAGTGCAATGAATTCACTACTTTCGGTAAAGTCGTTGAAGTCTTCTGGGTAGTAGAGCTTGATATAATCTATCATGCTCTTACGCAGAGTTTCAAAATCGTAGGTGGTGAAGTCGGCTTCTCTGAAAGTTTGATAAACTTTCTTCCAGTTTTCTGCGGCTAGTAAGCCTGTTTGTCGTGAAATAATTGCCATAGCAAATCAACTAATTTATGTATTTATTGCCTTAAAATATGACTAGATAATGCATCAAGCCACAGTAAGAGCCCTGGTAGTCCTGTCAAATTGTAATCGCAATGCCTGTGACTGGTTAGTCAGTACATATCTCAATTCCAATTCAATTTGTATTCCGTGATCCAATTCAGTAATTGTAACGTTGTCAGCAATTATCCTTGGATCATAATTTACAATAGTCTTAATATCTTCAGTAATTAACTCTCTGACATTGTCAGACATTTGTTCAAAAAGTAAATCCCAGATAATTGTGCCAAATTTTGGATTCATTAGCTTTTCACCTTTACGAATTGAAAAGTGATTAAAGAGGTCTTGGCAAACTAACTCAAAGTCAGTTAACCTGAATTTGCGTTGGCGATTGTATGTACTGAATCCAGAATATGTAACCATAGTAATATTTAACCTTTCTTAGATAGCACATCAACTGCGTATCGACCTTGGTTGAAGTAAGTGGTTCCTGTGGTGCCATTAGCATCAGCACCACCACCAGTGACTCTCCATCTGGTTGCTCCACCTGCACCTAATAGGTGACTGGTTGCTAACATGCCTGCAACTGTACTAGAATCGTCGCCGGCTCTAATTCCACCAGTTTTTGTTAGTGTAGAATAATTATTCTGTAATAAGTTGTCCATGGCTTTTTCTTGCACCGAACCATTATTTAAGAAATCGGACTTAGATGTAATTCCGTCCTTACCAGTCCAACTACTTGGGTACTGTAGTGCAGAAGTTCCATACTTGGCATACGCATCAGGTTTGATATATCCTTGATCAACTAGTGCAGCAGATCCAAATTGGTATTTGCCAATGTAGTTTCCGTTTCTAGCTTCAACCGCATCATATTTAAATCCACTTTCACTGTAACCTAGTTGTGTCTTAAGTGCTTTAGTTTCATCCGTAGATAGAGAACCTACACCAGTCGATGGAGTAGGATTATCTGCACGATTTAAATAGCTCGGATCAACTGGACGCTTAACACTTTGCCCAGCTGCATTATTGATTCCTGTGCTTTCTCCAGTACCAAAAGTTGTGTTAGGTGTACCTGTACCAATTGCTCCTCCACCAGAAACAACTTGTCTAGTTTCTCCCCCAGCTGCACCGCTAGCGCCAGCGCCAGCACCTTGTTTGTCTGACTTAGAACGGGGCCACGGTTCATGTGTCGGAACAATCTTAACAATACTCTTAATTTTACCCGACGACGACTTCCATTTTTGCCCATTTTTTTCGGCATCAGGAAAGTTATTTGTTTTCATGTCGCTTGGTTTATTAACTGTAGGACCTTTACCTGAGTTAAGTTTAATTTTTGTTCCGTAAAGAGTTAAATCGCCGCCAGCATTAAAACTACTTGCATTCTTAGCATCTAGATTAATTTTACCCTGGCTACCAATGGCAACGTCGCCACCATAGATAGTTGTTACTTTTCCACTGACCAATTTGGTAGTGTCACTTTCTACGTTAAATGCTTTCTTGGATTTAAAGTTTATGCCGGCATCAGCCTGTACATTAAACTCTTTTTCTGTATAAAAGTTAAAACCTTTTTTGGCTCGAAAACTAACACTTTCTTCACTGTACACATGCAAGTTTCCTGACCCAGTCATTTCCAACCAAACTTTACCTGAGCTGTTAGCAATGTAAATTATTCCCTCTGAGTCGTTCATCATTATTTGATGACCACCAGCAGTGCGGAAGCGCATTAATTGGTTTTCGCCTTGATAATCGCCATCGTCCATGACAAATGTATGTCCACCTTGACGACCGTAGACTTCTAGATTTTTTGTAGTGATCTCGTCACCGGATGGTTGCTCCGGTTCTGTTAAAGGGCGTCCGGGAGTACTAATTCCAAATACTGCACTAGGACTTTCACGTTGACTACTACTAGTTATTACACCTCTAACTTTATCTTTGTCCAGACCTTGATTGCCAAGTATCTTTACTTGATATTCATGTAAAGGTTTCTTTTCTTTATAAAACTCAGCGAACGTTGATTCTTTACCTGTGTTTTCGTTAAACTCAACTACCGGATACGGATTACCAGATTCAAAAATTTCACTGGCTGCACTATCTTCTATGTTTGACGAATCAATGTCCTTGCTTGCAGCAATAGCAGGAACCATGTGTTGCCCGAGTTGATTGGGAACACAGGCAAACCAAAATCCTCGCATTGGGTCGCCAGCAATAAATGTACAAATAACAAAGTTATCAACGTCTGGCGGCGTAAACCACATACCGTAGGTATGTCTAACAGATTTAAAATCGTTGTCTTTGTTTAGGTTTCCTTTGTCATCAGACGACTGACTAGAGCTTCCAAAGAAGGGGCTAGCATAGTGTACTGTACGCCATGAATGTGGATCATCTTCACTACCGCCAAGATCAGAGATCCAAACCTCAAGACGACCAGATCTTAATGTATCAAGGTTATTTTTAATTTTTCCAATGTAAGGACCTGAATCAAGCCTAAGCCCAGGCGAATCCTCTCGTCTAACGAATAAGGGTAATTTTCGACCAATTCTTTTATCGCTGTTTGACATTATTATTATCCACGGAAGAATGTAGTTTCATCAGCTTGACTTTGTAGTGCTGCATCAATGTCATCTTGTATTTGTTTCAAATTATTGAAATAATCTTCGCCGTCAGACGACTCTATTACTGGATTGTATCTTTCTCCAGTTTCTGTGTTAATTCTTAAATTAGAAAGAGACCCATCTTCTTCGTAAAGAGCAGCACTATCTCTACCAGGTATTATTTCACCAAATTCCATTTGTCTCATTGACTCGTCTGATACATCTGCTTCTGCTTCAGTCCGACTATCGGAATTTTCATATTCATTTCTATAAGAATCAGACGACACGTTTGCAGATCCGTCAGCGTTCTGTTCCATTAATCGAATCATATCTAAAATCTGTGTAAACTGTCCACGTTCAAAAGAATTTTCCACAGCGATTATTTTGTAGATACCAGAGAACTCGCTGTTTGGATAATCTTCGGTATTATATCTTCCTGTGCTGTCATCAATATCTGATAGCGATTTAAAACTCAATTTTGCAAATATTTCACTGGCGTCCATTGGAATACTACTGCCTAGGTCTGAATAATAATCATCCTGTTTGATTAAATCAGGATCACCAGTGATCTTGAGCTTAACGTTGATCATGTCGCCACGACTATTTGACATAATAGATTGGTAAAGATCGTTTGATGCTGTAGTTTTAACATCGTTTTTTCCAACTGTATCTGTACCTACGGTAGTCTGATTCGGATGATATTTAACTTGTAGGACTGCCAATTTATTGTTTGGTGCAGCATCGTTGCCGCCACCTTTGTCCTCTTCAGGCGGAGTCGCATTAACTTCATCTTTTTCAAATCTTGCTGCATTAGCTGTCATTGCTGTGTAGAACATAGCATCAAATTCAATGTTAAGATCAAGTATTGCGTGATTTTTTCCAGTGAACATATAGAAGTATTCTTTTTCCCACGACTGCGGAACACCACGCATAGCAGCAGGAAATCTGGTATTATAGTATGAGAACTTTTTGATATGATATTTGAATGTCTTCTGATAGACCTTTCGTTTATTATCAAATTCACCTATCTTAATTTCTGGAATTATTTTATAAAACTTAATAGGCTCATTACTAATTGGGCTCGATTTTGCAGGATTAACCTGCTCAGAAATGTACTTGCTATTTCTAAGAGCCATGTTAATCACATCAATGATAGATGTACCAGCATTGATTGCAATCGATTGTTTGTCTAAGGTTACGTCAACAGGTTTGCCTCCTCGTTTGGCCCGCAAGCCGTGTGCCATTTTAGCTTTCTCGTTAAAGTTTGTAGCCATCGGCGTCGACCTAACGTTATTTGTCTTTGACGTTACTAAATCAGATTCGGCGATTTCGCTGTCAATTTCAAATTCGTATACATCTGCGTGTTCTTGGTGACCAGCTTTTTTTAATTGTAATTGGTAACTGTTCAACGCCGCAGCATAGCTGCCAACTTTAAATGCTACAGACTTAGCATCTCTTTCTTGTTGATCAAGTGCACGATATTCAGATGTACTCTCGGGTTGATCTCTTGCATCCAAACGGTTCCTATTCCTTGATGCTTGTTTTTCGTCGATAAAGTATTGTTGCTGTGCTGTAATAGTATCAGCTTCGCCGGCAGCAGACGAATCTGATTTAAAGAATTCACTGAGTTTACCTGCCACAACTTCTAAGAATGCAGGAGAACTACCCACTGTCTCATGGAATGCCTGATGGTTGTAAGGTACTGCACTAAATCTATATTCCGATCCACGTGTTGATGCTTTAATATTACAAGCAATTAATTTGATAGGAATATATTTTGTATGGCCTTCAATTTGCACAGGTACCCCTGATTCGTTGTTACCATAAAAATCAATCTGCAACATAAATGGCATTTGATTCCAGTTACGTGCATTTTCCTCCGTAGCAACTTTTAGCAATCTATCAAGTAGCGTTATACCGTAAGGTTCTATTATAGTAAAACTAACATCAATTGCGTTGCTTCCCCTGTTCCTAGAGTTATACCCAATTATGGTAGTAAACTTAAGATTTTCAAAGAAAAAGTCTTCTTGAAAATTTGCACGTCGGGCAAATCCCGATGAGTCACGTCGACCAGCACTGGCAATTAATACGTTACTTCCTGGGTTGTATGTGCCGCCGCCTGCAAGGCTATTATAGGTAGATATAGGAATAATATGTAAACTTAAGCCGTATGTATAATTTACATAATCGTCTAACGGATTGCCTCTAGTTTGACCGCCACCTGCACCGCCACCTATTCTTGGTGCAGTAATGACCATTTCGCCCATGTCGTCAACGTTGTCATTATTACCAAATTCTGCCCAAGAGTCCACAGCTTCAGGAAGTTCAGTATCATTATCAGTTGGTAAATCGATTCGACGTGGGTCAGTTTCAGCAAACTGGCGGCGTGCCGCTTCGGCTATAGCTCCATCTAGATCGCCAAACTCGTCATATGTGCCTTGAGTTTGATATGCAGTATCTGATTCGTTGGCACCGACAACTTTTCTAAACTCTGCCATTATATTCCTAGATCAGTTATTAAGTTCTCTTTAGCAGGGATATAAATTACCTGCCCAGGATAAAAGTCAAAAATAGGATCCCTGATAACATTAGGATTTCTTGCAGCAAACACCCACCAGAGCGCAGCATTACCATATAAGTCCGCTGCCAATAAATCAGGACGGTACTTATAAGTTGGCGCAATAGTATGACGGATATCTAATGAATTTTTAGTTATAGTCCTATGCTCTAGTACATCCAAAAAGATACCAAAATTCTTAGTATTGTAATAAGGACTATATTTGCTATATTGTGCGGCCATTTATAGGAATCCTCTATTAATTAAATCGCCTCTGCTAAAGCTACTAAGATTAAAATTGCCAGCAGCCCTTTTACTGTAAACCGGTTGCAACGAAACAGACAGCGTACTGGTCGTTGGTACTCTAGTAGACGAATTCGAATACGACGAATTACCAGGAGAATCCCAACTACTAAACAATCTATCAGTAAAGTTCTCGTTATAGTTTCCAAACGTTGAACCATCGGATTGCCCAGTTAAAAAATCTTGCGAGTTTTGCGGACCGGTTTCGACATAGTCAACATCTTGCGGTAACGTATGACTAAATTGTGTAACCAAGCACGGAACGTGCGGAAAGTAATGTGTTCCATAACCGTCTAGATATACTATAGGTGGCGGATTACCTACGTTCTGGCCTGATCCAAAGAACATTTTTGTTGCGGATCTAAAGAAATAAATACAAGCCAGCAGGTAATTTGCTTCATTTCGATTTTGTACAGTAAAGTCAGCGTTGATTTGTATTACTTGTACTTCACTGTTTTCATATGCATAAGCTGGATAGTTGCTATGTGTTAAACGTTGCGGAGTGTAGTTAGCCTGATGTGTTACCACTATCTGCGGAGTGTAAGGAAAAATTACACCTTGAGTTTGATTCAAAGGAGACATTACACCTGAATAGGATAATGCTTGTGCATTGGTGCTAACTTTAACACGCCAATCTTTACCAGGTACAGTACCAGAACCGCTGAAATTTATATTAGCGTTACCTAGCTCAGGAGACATAAATCTAGAACCACCGAATTGCAGGCCAGCAGATGCCAAACGTGCCATAGACGGGCTAAAGGTATTAACCACCGACGAAACAGCACGGTTTATCGAACCGCCAACGATATCATTAAGCCAAGACATATAATACTCTCCAGTTATATATTTATGTCCATCAAAATATGCTATTTTAATCGTTGACTTTTGCTCAAAAATTTGTTACATTACTCACTAAAGGGGAACTAAAATTAAACACAACTATTTAAACAATAAGGATATACTCAAAGAGATACATCGCAGTAAAAATACCTATTGTGTTTACTCCAGCCCAGAGTATTCCGATTACGATCTTATCATCAATGACGTTTCTGCAATAACCGCCGAAGTAGTCAATCAAGCTCGAAATAATCGAGCAGAGCGTTTAGCCAAACTAGCACACGAGCAGGCTACTTCCGGCGGCGAAAAGCGAAAATTAGACGAATTTTATATTGATCCTGTTACTATCAAAGACTCAGAAATCATCTTCCGAGTAATGACCTGGGATCACGTACCCGTACAGCCTACCGTTAAAAAGGCCACAGATGTAGAAGTTGAAGATGAAATTCATACTGAATATGATATCGAAGATGACGCAGTTAAGCTACCGACTGCTGCTGTCAAGTATGTTAAGTGTAATTTTCCTCCATTCCAACACTATAAATTCAACGAAGCAGGTAAGCTCGATTGCGTAGGCAAGAGCCACTGGAAGGGCCCATTGGACAGTGGAGAATGGTGCAGAGACCACGGTACAATGACCAAAACGTTAGCTACTATGTTTATGAAACTGTGTGAGCGTTATGCTACACGTAGCAACTGGCGTGGGTACACTTATAATGACGAAATGCGTAGCCAAGCTCTGCTACAGTTAAGTCAAATTGGTTTGCAGTTTGATGAATCTAAATCACAGAACCCATTTGCTTATTATACTGCTGCTATCACTAATAGTTTCACTCGTGTGCTAAACATCGAAAAACGTAATCAAAACCTACGCGATGATATACTAGAAATGAATAACTTTAACCCAAGTTACACACGACAAGGACTAATGAGCGGAGCACATTACGGCGACGGAGACCACGATTAATCAATCGTAATGATAGACTTTAATTCAGGCACTTTGCTATACTCTACCTATGAGTAATCTATTTAAAAAAGCTGCAATTTTTACTGATATTCACTTTGGACTAAAGTCAAACAGTCAGATTCACAATGAAGACTGTTTGGCTTTTGTAAAGTGGGCTTCAGCCAAGGCTCGGCAGGAAGGTTGCGAAACTGCTATATTTTTAGGTGATTGGCATAACAATAGATCTACAATAAATATTGTTACGCTAAATTACAGCCTACAAGCACTGGAACACCTAAATGCTAATTTTGATGTGGTTTATTTTATTCCTGGTAACCATGATTTGTATTATCGTGACAAGAGGGATATACAAAGCGTGGAGTGGGCAAGACATCTCGGAAACGTCCAAATCGTTAACAATTGGTTTGTCACTGATGATGTGGTCATTGCCCCTTGGCTTGTTGGCGACGATTATAAACGTATTCCTAAACTAACCGGCAAATACATGTTCGGGCACTTTGAGTTGCCCGGTTACATGATGAACGCCATGGTTGAAATGCCCGATCACGGAGAAGTTAAGAGAGAACACTTTACTAACTTTGAACATGTGTTTACAGGGCATTTCCACAAGAGACAAACTAAAAAGAACATTACCTACATTGGCAACTGCTTTCCGCACAACTATGCAGACGCAGGCGACGATGAGCGTGGACTAACTATCCTTGAATGGGGTAAGCCCGCAGTATATCATGCATGGCCCGATCAACCCGTTTATCGAGTTTACGATCTTAGTGCAATTTTAGATCGGCCCGACGAATTACTTAAACCCGGCGTACATGCTAGAGTTAACTTAGACATCGACATTAGCTACGAAGAAGCCAGCTTTATCCGTGAAACGTTTATGGAAAGCCATAAACTGCGAGAAATTAAATTAATTCCACGCCACAACACAGAAATCGATACATCAGCTACACAAGGCAATATTGCTTTCCAGAGCGTCGATCAAATTGTAAGTAATCAATTGACTGGTATTACCAGCGATCATTACAATACTAAGCTATTGCTTGAAATTTATCAAAACCTATAATGATTCGAATTAAGTCAGTAACTGCTAAAAACTTTTTATCTATTGGTAATGTAACACAGAGCGTTAGCCTAGATCGCACAGACCTAACACTGATTCTAGGTGAAAACTTAGACTTAGGTGGCGACGACTCTGGTGCTCGTAACGGTACAGGCAAGAGCGCATTGCTTAACATTGTAAGCTATGCCTTGTACGGCTCAGCATTAACCAACATCAAGAAAGACAACTTGATCAATCGTACCAACGGTAAAAACATGTTGGTTACTATTGATTTTGAAAAAGATGGTGTCGACTACAAAATTGAGCGTGGACGCAAGCCTAACGTCATGCGCTTCTTTGTCGGCGATCAAGAACAAAAAGTCGAAGACGAAAGTCAAGGCGACAGCAGAGAAACACAGGCTGCTATTGAAAAGTTAATCAACATGAGTCACACAATGTTCAAACACATTGTGGCACTTAACACTTACACAGAGCCCTTCTTAAGTTTAAAAGCTAACGAGCAACGCGAAATCATTGAACAATTGCTAGGTATTACCCTACTCAGTGAAAAAGCAGAATCGCTTAAAGAGAGAATACGTGTAAGCAAGGACGGTATTCAACAAGAAGAATTCCGTATTCGTGCTATCATCGATGCTAACAAACGCATCGAAGATCAGATCTCTGCACTAAAGCGCAGACAAACACTGTGGCAAACTAAACATCAAGAAGACTGTGAGCAGTTAAGTTTAGCCTACGATCAACTTAATCAAATTGATATTGAGCAAGAGCTAGCTGCACATCGTGCCTTGACTGAATACAGCGAAAAATACAAACAAATCAAAGACTTAAACAGTTGGATTAAACGTTGTGAGCTAGACCAGCAGCGTGAACTTAAACTAATTGATCAACTTAAATCCGAAATTGCAAGTTTAGAAAATCACACCTGTCATAGTTGTGGACAAGCATTTCACGATGATAAACAAGAAAAACTATTGGCAGATAAGCGTAAACAACTACAAGAAGCTGCTTTACAAGCACTAGCTACAGATACGCAACTGCAAGAGCACACAGAGGCCCTAGCATTGTTAGGTGAGCTAGGCGCACAACCGCAGGTCTTCTACGATAAAGAAAGCGATGCTGTTGAACATCGTGCTACTTTGTCTAACTTGCAACAACAGTTAGCTACCAAGCGAGCCGAACAAGATCCTTATGCAGAACAGATCGAAGAAATGACTAAAACTGCATTGGAAGAAATTAATTACGATCGTATCAATGAATTAACTAAACTCAAGGATCACGAAGAATTCTTACTTAAACTTTTAACCAACAAAGACAGTTTTATTCGTAAAAAGATCATTGATCAAAACCTAAGTTACTTAAACTCAAGATTGAGTTACTATCTAGAAAAGATTGGATTACCACATCAAGTTGAATTCTTAAACGACTTGACTGTGAGTATCACAGAATTAGGTAGAGACTTAGACTTTGATAACCTAAGCCGCGGTGAGCGCAACAGACTTATTTTAAGTTTGAGCTGGGCATTCCGCGATGTTTGGGAAAACTTATATCAGAAAATTAATTTGTTGTTTGTTGACGAGCTTGTGGACTCTGGCCTAGATTCTAGTGGCATGGAAAGTTCATTGGCTATCCTTAAAAAGATTAGTCGCGACAGCAAGAAAAGCGTTTGGTTAGTAAGTCATAGAGACGAACTAGTTAGTCGTGTAGAAAACATATTGCGAGTTACTAAGAGCAATGGGTTTACAACTTACGACACAGACGTAGAAAATTGACTCACAACAGGGACGAATATATAATACTATAAAAATAAACATTACTAAGGTTTAACAACAAACCCACCCTGTTTTGTGAGTTTTTAAGAAATTTTATTAGGTATGTATAGAACTACTAAGTAACAAAGGATAAGTAAATTTTTCAATGAGTGGATCAAAAAGTAAAACCAAAGGTAACAGCTGGGAGCGCACGATTGCTAAGTTTTTAACTGAGCAACACGGCGGTTCGTTTATACGAGCGCCTCATAGCGGAGCTTACATTGGTGGTACTAACTCCTTTAGAAAAGCTAGTTTGGATCAAAGCCAAATTAAAAGTTTTAAAGGAGACATTATTCCGCCTGAAACTTGGGTTCATTTTAATGCAGAAGCTAAAAATTATGCAGATTTCCCATTTCATCAACTTTATCAAGGTCCAGTGCCTATGCTAGAGAATTGGATTGAACAGCTACTTGATGTTGCCGACCCCGGTGATCTCAACGTGCTGATCATGAAATTTAATCGCAAAGGCAGTTTTATAGCCACACAACCGACACCAAGTCTAACTCCAAATCCAAACCACTTTATTTACAAATCCGAAAAATTTGGCACATGGTTAATTCAAGATTTCAAATCTTTCTGGCTCAACAATAAATCCCAAATCGAACTTTTAGCCACCAAGGCACAATAACATCATCGCTGCTATGTTTGATCGAGGTACCTCGATCCCTATTGAGTGTGTGTGAAAGAACACCCGCAGACTTAGGTGCAGCACGGTAGGCACTAACGTAAGGTGCTAAATGATAGGAGCAATGTGAAAAAGATACAACTCCAGCGTATACCAGTTCGCTAACTAGGGCTGACTATACGTACCGTCGCAATCGAATCTAGAGTAGGGAGTACAGGGTGACCGCTTCCGTGTCCAAGGATAATCTCTTTTAGTTAGTGTGAGGAAAGCACTCAGATAATGTTCCCTTCACAGTTTGGCCTGTTGGGCCGAATTGTGATCTACATCTAGATAATATCGTTAAAAGAGTTACAGTTAAAAAAACAATTAGATAGATTAAACAGATTAGCGAAGCAATCCATTGCTGAGCGATAGCGAAAGCAATAGACTAACGAAGTTAGTCTCGAAAAGAAGAGAACAAAGATAAATGAACTGCTATGACTTAGAAGAAAGGCATTTTAGTTTCTTTAGTTGTTTCTAAGTTACTCTTAATGATCTCTGCGATAATCTCTCGCTCTGACCCACTCATGTCCATAATCTCTGAGTAAGTCAATCCTCCACGCATATACCAACACATACGCAGTACTTCTTGTTTTAAGGCTTTTACATCTTTATCGTGAGCTTCTAAAAACTGCACGATCTCTGCGTCAGTTTTAAATGTTAAAAGCCTTTTGCGAAAAAATTTGCGTAATCAAAGGTTAAGTCGATGTCATAAGGAGTATGACATTCTTGGCAGCTCAGATGTAGTTGTTCGGGTTTAGCCTGTTCAACAAAACTAGAAATCTTAGCTTGCAACTGTTTGATAAAAGCAGATTCTGCATTTCGATAGAATTCATCAATATACTCTTGTTCGACTACACGAGTACCATCACTCATTTCAATATACTCTGTGCTTTGTACGCAACTGTTAATTCCGTGTGTGTATAGTCGATTCATTGCAGCAGCTAGCTCTAAAGATTTCTTTTCTGCATCCATGTCGGCGTCGCTGAGTAAGTTTAAGATCTTTTGTTCTTCAAACTCGATCATATTAGTTTTGTTAACTGCAAAATAGTGTTGTGGTTTGAACTTAATTTTTAGATCACGATAAGCTAGTGGCTCATTATAATTTGGGCAGCTCAACTGTGCCAATGGATAACCCAAATCTACTTCGTGGGTGTTATCTTCGCCACAGTGTGGGCATTTACTGTTAAAGCTCATGTTGTTGCCATAAGTTGCGATACGTATAGCAATCAAGATAGCATCAACATCAACGCTGGGCATTTGCCACGCATCCCGGACGTTTGGGCAACAGCTTTGAATTACATCAACAATGCCTTGTCCGTTGAGCAATGCATCGGGTGTTCTTAGTAATATTTCGTCTTTGGTACTCATTGGATATATGGGCAATTCTTGATTTGCTGGCATATCTAATGCACCGTCTACCCACCAACGGCCACCGCTAGGTAGTTTTAGATAGATAGCTGGCTGACGAAAATGTCCAGCTAATGGGTTCGGACGCTGTAATTCCATGATCGAATTCCTATAAATATAATTGAGTAAGTATATTTATCCGTAAAAAACATGGCCGATATTGATTATGATTTATTAGCTGAAAAGCTAGCCGACGCAGTAGTTAAAGCTATGAACACATCTTCTGCGGCCAAAGACAGGGCCGCAATCTTAGACAAAGAAGACCGTGCTCGCGCTACTTCTATTGCAGAAACACTAAAATTAACCAAAGCAATCAAAGATGCAGGCAGTGCATCTTCGGCTTTTAAACGGGTACTGTTAAATCAACAAGCTAGTTATCTTGATGTAGAAAAGACTCTAGAGAAACTAGACGAAGAAATTGAAAACGATAAAGAAGCACTTAAAAAGCTAGGCGAAGCTGCCGATGGTGCAGCCGCTGCTTCTAAGCATTTTGAGCTACAGCAAAAAATACAAGATAGGGCACAACAGGCTGCTAATATAAAGTTAGCTAATTTCTACAATGCGCTGTCTAATGCATCTTTAGGTGCAATTAAATTCTCCGATAGCATTGCAACATCTGCTTTTACAGCTGGCGGCTCGTTAGTTAAAGGATTAATGCGCGGCTCGTCAGCAGTCGAAACATCATCTGCTCTAATGAGCGCCGGCGTCGATTTGGCCAAGGACGCTGCAACAGGTGTTGCGTCAGCATTACAAGGACTTGGTACAGCCGCTTTAGTACTACCAGGTAAGTTCAAAGCCCTTGGAGTGGGCTTATTAGGATTAGGAACAGTAGTTGGATATACGTCTGATAAACTTGCAAAATTAGTCAAATTTGGTATAGACATACTTGGCGCTGAACTTGAAAAAACCATCGAAGCCTATAGGAAAACTAATCAAGCAGGTGCGTTATTTGCAGATGGCATGACAGGAATGCGTAATGCTGCTTACGAAGCCGGACTTACACTTAGCCAATTTGCTAACGTATTAACCAAAGCCAGTCCGGATTTAGCAGCAGTGGGTATGGGTGTTACCGAAGGCTCTAAGCGCATGGGCGGAGCTATTGCAGCTGGCGGCAGCGCAATGAAAAACCAATTACTAAACTTAGGATATTCGTTTGAAGAACAAGCAGGTTTAGTTGCTGAAACTATGGCCTTAATGCGCCAGTCCGGTGGACCACTAACAGCTAGTAATCAAGTTGTTGCACAAGAAACACTCAAGTATGCAGAAAACTTACGTGTAATTAGTGCCATTACAGGTGAAGATGCAAGAAAGAAAGCTGATCAAGTACGTCAACAAGCTAACCAATTAGCCTTCCAACAAAAACTTGCAGGCATGGACGAAACACAAAGAATGGGTGTTATTAAAGCCATGCAAAACATGAGCGACCTAGAGCGTCGTAACTTCATGGACATGGTTAACTTTGGTACTGTTATTAACAAAGAAGGTGCGGCTGCTGCGGCAATGAGTGGCGGACTTACTAATGCAGTTAACAGTTACTACCAAGCGTTTAGGTCTGGTACTTTAGATGAACTTAGTGCAAGAAAGATTTCTGCACAAAACGCTGAACAACAGAAAAAAGATTATTTAGGACTTACTGATATTGCTACTGCACAAGCAGCCGGAATTGGTGGGCTAGCTGGCATGCTAGGTGAAATACTTGGTAGAGAACTAGAATATAGGAACAAAGCAACTGCTGAAGCTATTGCAGCCAGCGAACAATTAGCAGCCAAACAAAAAGTAACCAACGATGGATTAACACAATCTGTTAATCAAACTGCAATTACAGTACAACAGTTGCAGATGGTCTTAGAAAAAGAATTACTAGGATCAATATCGTTGTATGCAAACTCAGTTAAGGAAATGAATAAGTTAATCCTTACAGCGATTGAAGATCTAAGAAAATCGCAAGGTGCAGGTGGTGCTACCGCAGAAGAGCCTAGTTTGATAAAAAAGATAGGAAGAGAAGCCACAGGGTTAGCTACTGGCCTTGGGGCAGGTGCTTTAACATTATTGGGCGGCGGTGCTGCCACTATTGCAACTGGTGGTGCAGCAGCAATTCCAACAATATTAGGAACGGGTGCAGCAGCATACACAGGACGCGAGCTTGGATTAGAACTTTTTGATCGACTCGATGCATGGTTTGGTAAAAAAGAAGGTAAACGCAAAGGTGGAGTTGTCAGAGAAGGATCTAGTTCTGGCGTACTTGAAAAGCTACACCCACCAGAGGCGGTGGTTCCTTTGCCAGATGGACGCAGCATACCTGTTACCATTAGCATGTTAAATTCTGCGTACAAAACTGATGTGCCAACACCGGATACATCATTAGCAGATGCTTTTACTGATATAAGCGGTGCATTATCTGCAACAATTAAAGATTTGCGTTCAATGGCCGCTGATTTGTTTACCGGCGCAGCAGCAACACTAAAATTAATCGGTGACCAACAAGCCAATGCATTACAAGATAGAACACCAAATGCTTTTGAAATGGTGCAGTTAAAAGAACTGACTGTTAGCCGTACTATAAGCGAGTACCTAGAACCACAGCTAAATTCACTAGAGGTAAGCAAGAACATGCTAACTGAATTTAGACAAGGAATCGATACTAACCTAGCTGATCTTAAAGCAGAAGTTAAGAGATTAGCTGACGGGGCAGTTAAGCCTGCGGCACCCGAAGCGGAACCAAAGCCGCAATCAACAGCAGCAGAAGTTAACATAATTGTAGATCAACTCAGAGTCTCTAATAGAGATCTTAAAGAGACTTTGTTGGTACAAAATAAACTTCTAGAAGAAAGTGTAAAAACAATACAAGATTTATTAAGTGTATCCAGTGACACCCGAAATTACAGTCAAGCTATCGTACATAACACTCTATAAAATTACAAGCGGGCACTGTCAAATAAATATACTTAATTAGAAAGATCGCCATGTCTTGGAAAAAATATTTTAAATCGCACAATGTAGCCAGCATAAGTCCGATTGGTTCTACGGTAATGCCGAGCCAAGCGCCTAGCTATCGCAACTATCAAAGCTCGTTACCCGAAGTCTACATTGGGCATCCTAACCGTTTAGAGCGTTATAATCAGTACGAACAAATGGATATGGACAGCGAAGTTAACGCAGCTTTGGACATTTTAGCCGAATTTAGCAGCCAGCCCGAAGAGTCTACTGGTATGCCTTTTACTATCGATTATAAAGAAAAACCCACGGATACTGAAGTTGAGATAATCAAAGAACAGCTACAACAATGGATAACATTAAATGATCTAAAAAAGAGAATTTTCAAGATTGTGCGTAACACCCTAAAATATGGCGATCAGGTGTTTGTTCGCGATCCAGAAACATTCCAACTTTACTGGGTTGAAATGAGTAAAGTTGTTAAGATTATTGTTAACGAAGCCAAGGGCAAAGAGCCCGAGCAGTATATTGTTAAAGAAGTTGCTCCTAACTTACAGAATTTAACTGTTACGGCAGTTACTACATCTGACACCTATATGAACCATCCACAAGTTGGTGGCCCAAGCGGTGCTTATGTACAACCTAATGCACCTTTTGCTGGTGGTAGTCGCTTTACTCATGCACAAAATGAAACAGCAATTAATGCTGAACATATAGTTCATTTAAGCCTAACTGAAGGGTTAGACCTATTCTGGCCATTTGGTAATAGCGTATTAGAAAACATCTTTAAAGTATTCAAACAAAAAGAATTGCTTGAAGATGCTATCATTATCTATCGTGTACAACGTGCTCCTGAGCGTAGAATCTTTAAGATTGATGTAGGTAACATGCCGAGTCACATGGCTATGGCTTATGTAGAACGCATTAAAAATGAAATATGGCAACGCCGTATTCCTACACAAACAGGCGGCGGTGCTAACATGATGGATGCAACTTACAATCCGTTAAGCACCAACGAAGATTACTTCTTTCCTGTAACAGCCGACGGACGAGGAAGTAGTGTAGACACACTACAGGGTGGAACAAATCTAGGCGAAATTACAGATTTACAATTCTTTACTAACAAGTTATTCCGTGGTTTGCGTATTCCTAGCAGTTATTTGCCTACAGGCACAGATGATGGAACACAAGCAGTTAACGACGGGCGTGTAGGTACTGCACTTATTCAAGAATGGCGCTTTAATCGCTATTGTATTCGTTTACAAAATATGATCTGCGGTAAACTAGACCAAGAGTTTAAGATGTTTATGCGTTGGAGAGGCATTAACATTGATGGACAATTGTTTGAACTTAGGTTAAACGAACCGCAGAACTTTGCACAGTATCGTCAAACCGAAGTTGATGCAGCTAGAATTAGTACATATGCACAATTAGAGCCTTTGCCTTACTTTAGTAAGCGTTTCTTAATGAAGCGTTATCTTGGTCTCAATGAGCAAGAGATGCAAGAAAACGAAGAAATGTGGCTAGAAGAGCAAGGCGAAACTAAGCCAGCAGACCAAATGGATGTTGGTCTAAGAAGCGTTGGAATTACACCTGGATCTATCAGTGGTGACCTATCGCAAGCTGAAGCATTACCAGCAGCTGGAGAAATGCCGCAGGGTGGTATGCCTGGCGAGATTGGTGCTCCAAGTGGAATGCCGGCTCCTGGTATTCAAGGTGGTGGCGCACCAGGCGGTATTCCAGCTGGCCCTACAGGCGTAATTTAATTGCCTTTGGTAAATACTTAATATGTTTCTTAACGAAGTTTTCCAGTCTACAGTCAAAGACCAGTACAGCACAGAAAAAGATGACAATTCTGTGCAAAAACTTTCTGACACTCGTAAGAGTAGGCTAACACTAGCTCAAATAAAACGCCTGCGTATTATGAACGACATGCGTAAATTCGAACATCAAAAAGAGGTAGAAGGACTATCAAAACAGTATCGTCCAGCAGCACCTCCTGGCGCAATGCCAGGTCTATAACCTCAAAATCATTCAAAAAACCACCATTTAACACATAATATTAAGATATTATGTAAATATTATTAAGCTAACACATAATTCTAAGGAGCTCCTATGAACAAATACGAACAGCTGATTGAGTTTATTATCAATGAGCAAGAAGACAAAGCCCGTGAACTTTTCCACCAAATCGTGGTTGAAAAGTCGCGTGAAATCTACGAAAACCTAATTGACGAAACCGACGTCGACGAGTCTTTTCGCGATGGCGATCAAGTTGAAGATCTAATGCAAGACGTTGATGCCGACGGCGCTGCTGGTTTACCAGAAGCCGACGATAACATGGACGATGCCGACGACCTACTAGGTATGGATGACGGCATGGACGATGGTATGGACGACGGCATGGGCGACGATGGCATGGGCGGTGAAATGGGCGGTGAAGAAGGCCTAGAAGATCGCGTTATGGATCTTGAAGACGCCCTAGACGAACTAAAAGCTGAATTTGACAAGCTAATGGCTGGTGAAGAAGGCGAAGAAGAACATGCCGATTCTGACTTTGATATGGACGATTCTGGTGAAGAAGGCGGCGATGAAGGCGGCGATGAAGAAGGTGAGAAAGAAGACGACGTTGTTATGGAATATGTTAACAAGGTTGGTCATGACTGGGACAAAAACGCCAACAAACAAGAAGGCAAAGCAGTTGGTGCTCGTGCTGACAGCGTAACTGGCGCTACTAACACAAGAACACCAACAGCCGGTAAAAACGACATGGGCGGTTCTGCTGGTAATATTGCTAAAGGTGGCGCAGAGTCTGCTCCAGACGGTCAGCGTCCAGGTGGCAAAGCTGGCGGCTTCCTAAAGAACCCACAAGAGATTGACGTTGCCAAGCGTAACGTAAACAAGCCAGGCGGCAACAAAGGCGCACAAAACTACTATGATAAGAAGGAAACTTCTTACGAAAAAGCCAAAGGTGCTGAAGGACAAACTACAGATGGTAAGCTACCTGTAAATCCTAAGTCACTACAAGGCGGTAAAGTTCGCTAATCAACAGAGACAGCAATGGCTTATTTAAAAGAAAATTTAACTTTCGACCGTGCTCAGCTAGAAGTCCTCTATGAGGACAAAGCTGGCACTGGTACCAAAGAGTGCTACATGAAGGGCATCTTTATCGAAGGTGGAGTTCGCAACTTAAACGAACGTGTTTATCCAGTTAGCGAAATTACCAAGGCCGTTTCTGCAATTAACGAACAACTAAAAGAAGGTTATAGCGTTTTAGGCGAAGTTGACCATCCAGATGATCTAAAAATTAATTTAGATCGTGTTTCACATATGATTCAACAAATGTGGATGGATGGTCCTTGCGGCCACGGTAAACTAAAGATTCTACCAACACCAATGGGACAACTTGTACAAGCTATGCTAACAAGTGGTGTTAAGTTAGGTGTTTCAAGCCGCGGTAGCGGCAATGTCGATGATGCCACTGGGCACGTCAGTGACTTCGAGATTGTTACAGTTGATATCGTAGCACAGCCAAGTGCTCCACATGCATATCCAACGGCCATTTACGAAGGGCTGATGAATATGCGCCACGGACACCGTGTGCTCGAGGATGTACGTGACATTCAAGACGATAAAAAAGTGCAAAAGTATCTAAAAGAGCAGGTAACTCGCTTGATTAGAGACTTAAAATTATAAGGGGAACAGCTATGTTTGATGCTATCAAACCATTGCTAGAAAGTGGACTAGTTAACGAGGAGACTCGCACAGCTATCAATGAAGCTTGGGAATCCAAGCTAAATGAAGCTCGCGATCAGATCCGCGCTGAACTGCGCGAAGAAATGGCTACTCGTTACGAACACGATAAGAAGGTAATGGTAGAAGCTCTAGACAAAATGGTTACTGAAAGTCTTGCCAAAGAAATCGATGAATTCGTTGGTGAGAAAAAAGCTGTCGTAGAAGATCGTGTGAGAGTAAAAAATCACATGATGGAGAGTGCTGGTCGTTTCAACGATTTTATGGTTAACAAGTTAGCTGAAGAAATCAAGGAACTACACAAAGATCGTGAAATCCAAAAAGAAAACTATCAACGCCTTGAGAAGTTCATTGTTAAGGCATTGGCAGAAGAAATCAAAGAGTTCGCACAGGACAAGCAAGCCGTAGTTGAGACTAAGGTTCGTTTAGTTGCTGAAGCTAAGAAAAAGCTAGGCGAATTAAGATCACGTTTTGTTGAGAACAGTGCACGACTAGTTAAAGAGTCAGTTACTACTAAGCTAGATGCTGAGCTAACACAACTCAAAGAAGACGTTCAACATGCTCGCGAGAACATGTTTGGTCGTCGTATCTTTGAAGCATTTGCTAGTGAGTTTTCGTTAACACATCTTAACGAGAACCGTGAATTAGCAAAGCTAAAAAAGGTTATTGATCAACAACAAGAGCAACTTGCCGAAGCTGCACAAGCTAAAGCAGAAGCACAACAAATTGTTGAATCAAGAGAGCGCGAGATTCGCGTGATCAAGGAGAGTATTAGTCGTAAGGAAGTGATGAACCAATTACTAGGTACTCTAAACAAAGAGAAAGCCACAGTGATGCGTGACTTACTCGAGTCGGTGCAGACAGAAAAATTAAAGTCTGCATTTGAAAAGTATCTACCAGCAGTACTTAACAATGGTACACCAGCTAAGGACAAAACCGTTCTTGCTGAAAGCCGCGTTGAAGTAACTGGAGATAAAACTGCTAAAAGTGCTGCACAACCAGCCGTTGACACCAACGTTGTTGAGCTTAGACGTTTAGCAGGGTTAAGATAAAATAGTTAAACCTTAAAGGAAAGAAAAATGACACAAGAACTATTAGAAAGCCGTTGGGGCGAGACTAAAGATGCCCTGCTAGAAGGCCTACAAGGTAGCCGTCGCACTTCGATGAGCGTTATCCTTGAAAACACACGCAAGCACTTAACTGAAAGTGCTTCTGCTGGCGCTACTGCTGCTGGTAACGTTGCAACACTTAACCGTGTTATTCTTCCAGTTATCCGCCGTGTAATGCCTACAGTTATTGCTAACGAAATCGTTGGTGTTCAGCCAATGACAGGACCTGTTGCACAGATCCACACTCTACGTGTTCGTTATGCAGAATCTGCAAACAGCTCTGGCGCAGCAGGTTTTGACACCGACGTTCTAGCTGGTGACGAAGCTCTAAGCCCATTCAAGATCGCTACAGCATACTCTGGTAGCCTAGCTACTGGTCGTGCTGATTCTACAGCCGCTCTAGAAGGCGTACCAGGTCGTAAGATCAACGTCCAGATTCTAAAGCAAGTTGTAGAAGCTAAGACTCGTAAGTTAAGCGCTCGCTGGACTTTCGAAGCTGCTCAAGATGCACAAGCTATGCACGGTCTTGATGTTGAAGCAGAAATCATGGCTGCTCTAGCACAAGAAATCACAGTAGAAATCGACCAAGAAGTTCTTGGTTCTCTACGTGCTCTAGCTGCTTCCGAGTTCACATACAACCAAGCCGCTGTATCTGGTACAGCTACTTTCGTTGGTGACGAGCACGCCGCTCTTGCAGTTCTAATCAACCGTTCCGCTAACCTAATTGCACAGCGTACACGTCGCGGTGCTGGTAACTGGGCAGTTGTTTCTCCAGCTGCATTGACTGTTCTACAGAGTGCAACAACTTCTGCTTTCGCTCGTACAACAGAAGGTACATTCGAAGCACCTACAAACACCAAGTTTGTTGGTACTCTAAACGGCGCAATGAAGATCTACGTTGACAGCTATGCTAGCGACAGCACTCCTGTTCTAGTTGGCTATAAGGGTTCTTCCGAGGCTGATGCAGCAGCATTCTACTGCCCATACGTTCCTCTAATGAGCTCTGGCGTTGTTCTAGATCCAGCTACTTTCGAACCAGTAGTTGGCTTCATGACACGTTATGGTTACGTAGAACTAACCAACACAGCTTCTTCTCTAGGTAACGCAGGTGACTACGTTTCTGAGATCGCTGTTTCTAACTTGTCTTTCAGCTAATCAACCAGCTGGATCTCAAAAATCAAAAGGCCCTCCGGGGCCTTTTTGTTTTTCTATAAATATAATATGGTAGAATTAATTTATACATTGATTGTAACGCACATTACAATCGTATGTGTTACCCTTTATCTACATAGAGGGCAGGCACATAGAGCAATTGTATTCCATCCTATACTAGAACATTTTATGCGATTCTGGCTTTGGCTAACCACAGGCATGGTAACCAAGGAATGGGTAGCAGTACACAGGGCACATCATAGATTCTGTGAAGAAAACAAAGATCCGCACAGCCCACATGTTTATGGAATTTTCAAGGTGCTATTCCAAGGCGCAATGCTATACTATACTGCATCAAAGGATCGCAACATGGTAGAACAATTTGGGGTAGGAACACCCGACGATTGGCTAGAAAATAAATTATATACACCACACAGTCGTCTAGGAATTTTAATTATGTTATTAATTAATATTCTTTTATTTGGGTCTATAGGATTATTAGTATGGGGCATACAAATGATTTGGATTCCATTTCATGCTGCAGGGATAGTCAATGGATTAGGTCATTGGTGGGGTTATAGGAACACCAATACAAAAGATAAAAGCAGAAATTTAATACCACTGGCAGTTTGGATTGGCGGTGAAGAATTACACAATAACCATCATGCTGATCCAGGAAATCCTAAACTAAGCCGTCGATGGTTTGAGTTTGATATCGGTTGGATGTGGCTAACTGTTTTCAGAGCATTCGGGTTAGCAAAAATCAAAAACTCATAAATATATTGTTCGCTCGAAAGAGAGTTTATGCGGTCCCCGCCGCGTAGGCCTAGAACGCTATTTTAAGGAGAAACAAATGGGACGTCCAGTTAATAAGAGATATTTTGGATCAGGTGCAGGTAATCAGATCAAGGTTCGTGCTAAAATTGGAAGCAATGCTGAAGGTGACGGTTTTATCGTTGCACAAAAAGGTTCTAATAGATTCAAAGTTACAGTAGGTGCAAACACAGGCATCTGCACATTAGTTAACAAGAACACTGGTAGCTTGTCTGCCAACGAAATGATCATCAACGTTGCAACAGATGCTAGTACTTGGCAACAAGTTACTAGATTGTACAATCGCACAGCGCAAGTAGAAGGTGGCCAAAAAGTTACTTGGAACTTTGCTACTAGCACATCTGATGGTGCAGTACAAGTTGCTGATGTTGAAGGCTCTAATGCTAAGACTATTACAATTAACACACAACCATCTAGTACAACAGCTAACGTAACAGCTAATGCTAACGTAACAGTGACATTTACTGTTGTTGCTAGCGGTGTAGGCGATTTGGCTTACCAGTGGCAGAAGCAAGAGTCCGGCGCAGGTGCTTGGGCTTCAATCAATGGTGCAACAGCAAGCTCTTACACAACTCCAATTTTAACAATTGGTGCTGATAATACAGATGCATATCGTGTTGTTGTTTCGTCTACAAGCGGCGCAGCACAGTCTGTTACTTCTAACGTAGCAGTACTAACAGTTGTTTAATTTTTGACAACTAACAAAAATAGCACCTCCGGGTGCTATTTTTTTATGATAAATATCTAAAACGGAATCTATTAATGACCACAGTTAATCGCGCATTTGGAGACTTGTATATAAAGTCTTTAAACGGCAATGTTTACATTGATGCACAGAACGGTAATGGTGTAACTACCATTACAGGCAATCTTGTGGTTATCGGTAAGCAGACAAATATTGGTTCGATTGAAACCATTATTAGTGATAACATCATTACATTAGCTGCAAATATAACATCAGGTCCTCCACTTCCGAATGCTGGACTTGAAGTACGTCGCGGTGATGAACCAAACTCTGCATTTCAATGGATTGAAGCAGTTAAACGTTGGCAAGTATTTGATGGGTCATATTGGGCCAACGTAATGATTAGAGTAGAGGATGATCCAGATCCTCATTTAGGTGGTAATCTTAATGTTAACAACTTTTACGTGTACTCGCATCCTGACAAAAACATCGTTCTTTGGCCAGGTAAACAAGACGGAAAAAGCACAGCAGGAATAGAGATAAAATATACTGAAGAGAAAATGGATGTTGCGGCAAATGCCGTTGTGCTATCTTCTATGGTTCCTGGAAATGGAAAGTCGGGTTTGTATGTAACAAATACTGTTTCAGATAACGAAGAATTGATCACTAAAAGAAAAGCAGTTGTTTACTCTTTAGTGTTGTAAGGATTTATAATGGCATTGGTTAGCACATCATTATCGGTTAACGTTGGTAACATTTATGTAAGTTCAAGTAGTAATGCAATTACTACTATGTACTTTTGTAATACCAGCGACACAACTGCACATTTTACGGTTTATGCAGTTCCTGCCAGCCAGGCCCCAGATCCGACAAAAATAATTTATTTTCAAGTTCCGTTGGCAGCACACGACACATATGTAGTCGACACTGAAAAATTAATACTTGAAGACGGCGATAGATTGTGTGCTAACATTGTTGATCCGTCAACATTAGCAATTAAAGGATTGTTTGGGTCGGGCTGGGGATCTAATGTAGTCTATGCTTCTATGTGGGCCACAGATAGAACAGAATATATTATTGTCGGGGATAGCGGCAAAGTTGCTATAAGTCAGACTGGTGAAAGCTGGGACTATCAACCCGGGGTTAGTTTTCTAGGTTGGCCTGCTGATGTTAAAGCCAACGACATTACACGTATTCCATTATTGAAATACGTAATGGTTGGAGATAAAGGGTGGATGGCCGCTAGTGCCGACGGTGTAAACTGGGGTTACCAGAATGCGTTATTAACGTCCAGCTGGGGACCAGCAAATATCAATGCAATAACAAATAACGGCTCTGTTTATGTTGCAGTAGGAGATGGCGGCCGCGTAGCAACTAGCACTAATGGATATATTTGGACAGTGCAATCTGGATTATCCTCAACTGCTTGGGGTATAGCGAATGTATATACAATTATTTGGGATGGTCAAAGATTTTTAGTCGGTGGCGACGAAGGAAGAATAGCAACTAGTACTGATGCAATTACTTGGACATACGTGTCTAGTTTAGCCACAAATCCGTCGTGGGGTGTATCAACTAGATTGACTACATTAGTGTACTCCGGTAGCGCAGCTCTCGGTTATCTAGCAGTGTCATACGATAACAATAAAGCCGCTACTAGTTTAAACGGAATAAACTGGACGTATGATGCCGGCTTAGCAGGTGTTGCCAGCGCCACTGTTCCTGGATCTGGTGGCGCAACATATAAGCCTGGTTTTGGTTTTTATGTTATAGGCAACAGTTCAGAAATATATCATAGAGATACTAGCGGAACATGGGCAATGTATAACGGTCTAAGGTATCCACCGTGGTTGGGCCATGCAGGTACAGATATTATTTGGAACGGCGAACGTGCTGAATTTATGGCAGTAGGTCACGGAGCTAGAGTTGCTACTAGTAACAATGGCGAAGATTGGACTTTCCGTAGCAGCGGCAATGACACTAACATTATTATGCCTGAAGTAGTTGCAACAGTGTTTAGTATTGGTATTTAAACATGGGAAGATATCTAAAAAATAGAGAGATACCTACTGCTAGTTATAGTGTTCGTATTCCTATGGGTACTAATGCACTGGGGCCCGATGCTCCGGTTACGGGATTAATACGTTTTAACGAAACTGAAGACAATCCTCAGATTTATTTAAAAAATGCTTGGCGTAATTTTTTAGTTTCTTTAGAAACAATGATTTATCCATCCAAGGACACATTTTTTGGTGATGGTAATACAACAGACTTTGGCCCTATGCAGTACGGTTACCTGCAAGGTAATGAAATTATGATATTGGTGTTTATAGGTAACGTTTTTCAAAATCCTGGCGTAGCCTATATTGTATCGGATACGACAATTAGTTTTACTAGTCCACCACCTGATGGGCATCCAATTGTAATCTTACATGGATTTGCGAGATAAACAATGGCAATAGGACGCATTACTGGCCCAATGCTTGTTCCACATTTGGAACGACAAGGCATTGATTTGTATGTTGAAGACGGGTTACTTTACTTAAATGTAACTCAACGTAAAGTTGGTATTAACACCAAAACACCTAACGTTGAATTGGATGTTGTTGGCCGTGCAAACATTAGCTCTAACTTATTTGTTGGCGGCACAGTTACTGTTGGTAACTTGTATAGACTACCCACGGAAGCACCTTCTGGTGCTGGGCAGATTTTAACATCTGTTGGTTACGGCAATCTTGATACAGTCTGGGCACCCGGTCCCCCTGATCTATCGATACGTCGTAGAAGATATGAAACTACTATAACCAGTTTACTAGGTTATGGCAGTGTTGATTTAGTTTTGAGCTTAGGTGTAAGTTCTATTGTTTATGGTGTTAGTGTTAGTAGACCGGTTAAAGTTGAAGTATTTGGGACTCCACAACGAGATGAGCCTAACCCTTATACTTTTATTGCTACACCAGATCATTTAACTGATGATGGAGTTGTAGTTCTCAACGACGGAAGTAGTTTTCAAAGTAGGCAATACAGTATTTTTTCAAATTTAGAAGAACCTGCACAACCAAATGTATATGTAACAGTGAGTAGTTTGGATCCATTTGAAGCATCAACACCTGTTACATTAAGTTTGTGGTATTTCCCTGCTGTAACTGACAGTAGACCGGCAGTAGATGTAGTAACTGCGTTGCCAGCAGCCGGGTACGAAGGTAAAATGGTTTACAACACCTCTGACAGCAACCTTTACATTTGGGCTGAAGGGCAGTGGCGTCAAGGAAATTAACTGAGATAAAGAATCATTTACAGTGATAAATAAAATATAATCTGGTGCTTACTTTTGGCGCAAGATAAGGAGTATTATAACAATGGCTACCATACGTACAATTTACGAAGTTTCTAAACCTCAGCAGCAATTTTATTCTGTTGAAAGGGTTGGATACACAGATTTAAGCACAGCAACATATCAGATTGTTAATGATCTATTGCAATTAGGCGCATTTACAATTGCAAACGTTAACTTTAAATCTTTACAGTCTGGGTCCTTAAGTGCAGGATCTTGGCCAATTGGCGAAAGACAATACAGTTTAACATCCGGGGGCTCCGGTTACAAAGTTGGTGATGCACTAAAAGTCCAAGGCGGTGTTGGCACTACCCCTTACACTATACGAGTAGATTCAGTTAAAACAGAATCAAGACTTGGAGTAACTTATGGGGGTGTTATTAGTACATTTACGGTTACTGATGCAGGAACTTATACAGTTGATCCCGGTCCAGCCGACGATCTTCCTATTATCTATACTAATCCTTTGTATTCAGTTGCAACGCTAATAATCAGAGGTAATGTAACTAGTAGTACCGGTAATGTTGTTGTTCCGCCGGCTAGGAATTCTGCTCAAGTTAACGACACCGATTGGATTACGAGCTACGGCACTACCGGCGGAGGCGGTATTGATGGGTCACGTTGGCCTGAAGATGGAGCTTGGTGCTTTAACACAGATTTTGATGCCAATGTTGTAATAGGTTCATTGGTTAGTTTTGAGTCGGGTAGCAACGATGCTTTGATCCCTGAAGGTACATATGTAACAAAGATTGTACCAATCTCTGGAATTGTTAACGGCATATCGAGAGCAAGCTCCCTTGCTCCATATTATGAAAAAACAACAGAGGGATTCTACTTACAGTTTAGTCAACCTATAACTATTAGAAAAGGAGATAGATTAAACTTTAGAGGTTTTGGTGCAACCGTAGAGAACCTTAATAAGAAAATTCCTAATCAATGGCAAGTTACACTCGAAGCTGGTGGTGCAGTTGATCCTCTCAATGATAACATTGGAGTGTTCGGCAATGTTGTAGCAGGTATAACCGACGGAAACGTCATCCAAGTTACTAACCTGGTAACTTCTAATAATTATAATCCTGTTATATATGCAGGCCAAACTGTTACACAACCGCCTAATGCTATTGGTACCCCATTACCAGCTGGTGTATTAGTGAAGTCAGTAGACAACTATACGGAAGTAGTCGCAGGACAAAAAGTCTTTAAAGCAAATGTAACATTGAACACTAATGTAACGGTTCCTACAGATAAACAATTACAGTTTGTTTTCTCTAACCCGCAACCGTGGAGAGTCTGCTTCCAAGTTCTAGAAAACGTTACTACTCCAGCGTCAGGTTCTCAGATGTTATGTGTGTATGCTGCTACAGAGTTACAATTGCCAAACAACGGTGTCATTTACAAAGTAACTGATAGTTCAGGTACTCATGTAGACTGGGCAGGTTTAATAGGTAATGTTTGGTCTAACCCTGCAACTAAGAGACCAGACAGGTTCAGCTCTGATCAAGGTTTTTACAATAGAGAAGCTCGTATTAAAGATTCCCCAAACAACTATCCTATCAACTACTCATTGACTATTACAAATAGAGGAATATTCCTTGGTATGTGGGAAGGTAACTGGAGTACTTTACAACTGAGCACTGTAGACACAACTAAAGATAACTTTTTCAATTGGTTCTTGATTCAACGACCAGTAAACAGATTAACAGGGAAAGTTGTTACAACAGGTCGTTGCCCAGTATTCTGTATCAACGGTGTAGGATTTAAGTATTGGAAATTTATTGTTCGCGAAGAGGATGTTTTACACCCAACTACAGGCCCAGTGAATTCTCAGTATAGAAAAGCTGACCCACTAAGTGATGCTATTTCTGACCCAGTAAACACACCTTACAGAGTACCAGCTGACTATCATACTATTGATAGTTTTGCAATACTTAACACTACTAGTCAAATTAGTTTAACTGAAGATAGTAAGTATCTGCTATCATTCTTGAATAATTTAACTACACCTAGATTCAGGTATCCTGATGAATTAGATATGATTGGACAGACATCAGCAGACGTTGTTGGACAAGGAGTTGAATTGTCGATTACTCCATATGGTCAGACTTTGCCTAGTACCTATCGCGCATTGCCTGCAAACAACAAATATAACACAGGTATGAGAATTTGTGTTATCAAAGATATTCCAACAACATAATTAGGAGATTTATAATATGGCTTGTTTTTCAGTCACAAAAATAGGAATTTTAACAATTCCTGAACTAGTTACTAACATTGTCAATGAAATGACCGGTAACGTCGCCGGTGGCGCAACTAATTCTATTCAATATTTTGATAAAGTATACGAAGGTAACAGCACAACATATACTAGTAACAAAATTGTTATTTTAAAGTCTAATGTTGCAGTTGATCCATTGGCTAATGCATCGGTAGTAGGATCTTCGTTTGTGTCGAACACTTCACCTGGCTGGAGAATATGTTTTAACATTGATTCAACTCAAAAACGTATGCACGTTCATGTTGGAACAGATCTACAGTTGTCTAACAATGGTGCAATTGCAAGATTGAGCGATAGAGATACATCTTCTGCTCAGCCTATTGAACCAGTTGGAAACCTAACAGACACTTGGACAAATAATGGCCAGCCTGATCCAGATAAGTTTAATGAATTCTGGATAAACAGAAATGCAACTGGTACTGGTTATGAAGGTGCATATCCAATGAGCTACCTTCTTACTATGACTAATAGAGGCATTTTCTTAGGAGTATGGGAAGGAAGCCAAGAAGAAAATCCTCAAGGATTATCAGGGCCGTTTAAAAATGAAAACACTAACCCAGACTCTAACGCCGGTTATGGTAATTCTCCGTTACGTTGGTTCTTAGTTCAAAGACCAGTTGACCGTTTGACAGGGCATGTTCGCGGTGGCGGCGCCCTTAGAGGCAGTAACGACCCAGCAGACGAAAAGAGTAGATGTCCAGTTATTGCAATATCTGGATATGGTGCTCCGCAGAGATATAAAAAGTTTGTAGTCAGAGAAGTTGACATTCCGGTTCCGAGTCGTAAGAGACTTGCAGATGTGCAAACCGAAGACCAGCCTGCTATGTTAAATCCATATCAGCAACAGTCTTTAACTGAAACTGGTGAATTTATTGTTACGTTTATTAATTCAATTAATACATCACGTTTCCGTTATGCCGACGAGCTTGATATGCTAGGTACAGTAAGTGCTCGAGTAGTAGGTCCAGGTACGTCAATTACTGTTCGTGTATACGACGAGACTGACGATGGTACTCCTACTGGTATGCCAATGTATAGACAATACACAGCATTGTACTCGACTGAACGATATGGTGTTGGTATGAGATTAATGGTTCTTACTAAGGTCGGTGTTGACATTAATGATCCTACCGATAATAGCCCTGCAGCAATACAACGAGCTATTGATGTCGAGAATCGCCACGTGTTGCATTCAACTTGATTTGAAAAGGAAAGTCTTTGAAACTTTTCAGTGTAACAGGGGTGCATGATGTTCAGCAGCGCCTCGTCATGCATTCCTGAGTCACTAGTATCAGTTGACTTTGTTAGCCTTAAAGATCAAGTTCTTGATATCTCCATTGACGTAACTATCACAGTCAATGGAGAAATTATTTCTGATCGTCCAATTAATTTACTAATCGGCGACAGAGTTAAAGCCGAAGTAGTCAGTCCTCTAGGTTATTTACAATACCAGTTTTACGAATATTTTCTCGACGGACAAAAACATCATTTTGCTGTAGTTAATAAAAGCTATTACGCACCTACTGTCAAAACAGCCGACGTTCCTAAAAAATGGTTCAACTATAATGTTTCTGATCTACGTATAAGTTTCTACGACCCAGATGATGCAATAACCTATCCAATTGGTTTTGCTAAAAATTTTGTTGACATACAATCCTCGCATATCGTTCTAGACCACATAAACAATACAGTTGGTTTCTATGGCGTTAATCATAATATGATTACAATGGTTACATTGCCAGGCGGACCAATTGAATATAAAAAGTTTTCCTATCAAATACCACAAACAGATATTACAACCACCGATGTATTGGTACTTTGTTCTAATAGAAGATTATACCGTATTAGGTTTGATAACCGCTATTCGGATAACGGTGAATTTACTCCTACTGTAATTCCTCTATTTAACTTAGGTAACCTTTGGTTTGATCAGGATATGCCTACAGGAGAGTCGTTTATTGAGTTCAGGCGTCAACGACTATTGAATAAGTTATCTCCTGTATTAACAGCAATCGATATAGGTAACAATTACATCTGGCTAGCAGGCTACGACAGTATCTTTATTTTAAGTAAATCAAATTTTTCTCTTTTAAACACAATTAAGATAAATTTTGGAACAATAATATCAATATGTGCGATCAACAACGATGCTATTGCTACAACAAGGGACGGTAAGGTTCTTTATATTAATTACGCAGGAACAGTTACTACATTACATACTACCAGAGTTCTAGGAATGCCCTCCTCGATCAACAATAATACCGCTGTAGCGGTTCCTGACCCTGACAATAGATATATCTTAATTTTTGAGGATGATACGGGCAACTATACAACTTGGAACACTGAAGATTTTGCTCCTGCCTATGCCAGAGAATTTGAAGGACAACTTTGGGTGACCGGGCACGATAACAATACAGTTCTACGATTTAATTCTCCCACCGACGTTTCAAAATTTAGTTTTGAAAATAAAGTTACTACAGTTTCAGTAGTTGGCAAATCAATACTAGCAACACATTACTTGCAAAACGTAACTACTTTAAACTTGGACGGTGTTGAAAAAATAATCTCGATGTCCTTTGAAACTAAAAAAGGACCCATGAGTCATGTTGGTTCGGAACCTAATCGAGTAACTATGATAGGACAGGAAGGTATACTGCCCAAAACAAGTCCTGGACTAACTTGTTGGACTAACGGAATAATCAACGAGCCAACAAAGACAGGGGATTATGTAGGAGTTAGTTATCGAGGAGAAGCGGTCGGTAAATTCCGCTCGGTTTTAATTCTAGGTGAAACAGCTATCGATTACGATGTAGAAATAGCAGAAACTCCTGCAGAGTTTAAGTGTAGGAATTTTACACCTAAGGTAATTACATCAGACCAAATAAGTACAACCACAGTTATTGTGTATATTGATCAAGATATTGAGTTAGAATCAAACATATTAGTGTCGGCAACGTTTGGCTACTTGTCTGTAAATAATGCAAGTTATTACGGTAAAGATTTTATAACTAAAAGTAGTTTTATTACACTTAAAGTTCCGTTTAACGATTCTTTAAGAGCAATTGCACCGATACTTAGCATTGGTACACATCAGATTGCTATTCCAATTAAATCATCGATCAACTCGCAGACAGAACTTGAATCATTATTACCTAGCAACATAACAAGTCTGACAGATCTTCTACCTAATGTAGTAGTCAATGGTTCTTTAATAATTCCTGTGACAGACAGTTACTTTATTCCTGATTATTATAGAGTTTCTACTGATCCAAACATTGGAGATATAAATTTTACCTTAATAAGAGAAACTGAAGAAACTGTTCTTACTAAAGGTTTTACCTATGACCTTATGGCAGGCGATGAAGTTTTTGTTAGCAACATCGTTACATCTCCTAGCATCCATGACAAAAGACAGACTTTATTAGTGGGATCATTTGTAACAGGGCTATCCTGGCAAACAGCCGGTCCACCTCTAATAGACACGTTGACTTTTGACACTTTAGTTGAACCATTCAAAAGCAATAATGAATATATCTTAATAGATGGTATTGTTTACGATGTTGGTTATAGATTATATGAATCTTCAATTGCAACGATAACATCTTCGAGTGCAATTACATGCAACCTTTATGTTAATAACAGCAATGCCGGTATGATCATTGATGGTAATACGGTCAACGGTTATTATGCCATTGATGTGCCAATTAGCTCGACAATTTCGTTAACTAGAAATATTACAGATTTCTTTCAAGAAGCTATTAATTTATACCAAGTTTTTTATGATAATGAAATCTCAAGTAATGTTTATATCTCTGTGGGCAATTGGGACATTCAAAATAAGTACGGAACATCCTCAGATTTAGATACTAAGAATTTGGTACTAGAAGATATAAATTCTTCAATCATCGACGAACAGAATTTATTACATATAGCAATTACTCCAGAATCTCTAGCCGATTTATATACTCAGTTGGGAATTAAGATCAGCGCACTGAATGTAAAATTTACAGAAATTCTTAAAGAGATTTCTGGGTTCGTATCACAGAGTCAAGATGCAATAATAGCTACACCACTCTCAGTAATTCTTGAAAAATATAACGATGATTTAAAAACGGGTCAGAACTTCTTATCTTTCCAACAAATAAGTTTGTTTGATGTTAAACTTTCGATTGAAAATATATTAGAAAAATTTAAACAGACTGTTATATCTAAGAATCTTAGTGTTGAACTAATTCCTGGAACGTATGGACAAAATTTAGTTGCCAGTAGCGAACAACCTGTGTTGTTATCTGGTGCATCAGGTAGCAGTTTAATAGTAGGGGATATATTCGATAGTATATTTGTCCCTGAAAGAATAATCTCAACGCAACAAGATTACCTCAAAGTAAAGAACAACACTTATAAGAATACATTATTTAATGTAAGAATTATCAATGACCAAACCCCAGTTAGTAACAAGAATACATTATTTAATGTAAGAATTATCAATGACCAAACTCCAGTTAGTGACAGGAGTTCTTTGTTTACAAAGAAAATTATCAATAATCAAATTCCAGTCAGTGACAGGAGTTCTTTGTTTACAAAGAAAATTATCAACGACTGGGTACCTGCTACTGATAGAATAACACTAACCAACGATCGAATTATCAACAATCAATTTCCTGATACAAGTAAAAGAACTGTATTCTCTGCTCGCATAATCAACGACCAAGTACCTGCCACTGATAGAACAACAGTGGTTAACGATCGAATTATTAACAATCAATTTCCTGACACAAGTAAAAGAACCGTATTCTCTGCTCGCATAATCAACGACTGGGTACCTGCTTCATATAAAAGAACAGTTGTTGTAAATGCTATCAATAACGAAACAATACCAGAATCTAACAGAAAAACTGTAGTTACCACTCGAATTAATAATGATCGAATACCTGAATCGTATAAAAGAACAGTTGTTAATTACCAAATAATTAATAATCAAGTAACTGAAAGTTTTGGAAAAACTGTAATAAGTGGACGTTACCGTGCAGTTGAATTACCAGAGAGTTCTAAAAAGACATTAATTAGTGTTCATCTTATATCTGATCAGATACCTGAGAACTTCGGCAAAACAATAATCAGTAGCAGCATTAAATCTAACCAGATACCCGAGAACTTCGGCAAAACAATAATCAATGGTAGTATCAAGAATAAGCAAATACTTGAAAGTTCTGATAAATCGTTAGTTTTTAATAGACTTTATTCTGATTACTTACCTACGCCTTGGTTGTCAAAAATCAAATTGAAATCAACATCATCTATTTCGCCAACTTTTGTTAAATTTAAGAAAGACAGCTCTTTAATACCAGAAACTCAAAGCAAGACTCTGGTTAAAAATAGATTAAATCAAGCAGTAACATTTAGACAAAATTTAGTATTGTTAAAAACTACAGCTACTATTCCTAAAAAATCAACGGCCATTGGATTCGAGTTCAACTCAAAAATTTTAAATCCTTTCTCTAGTTTTAAAAATCAACAGTCGCCAGTTACTGGCAACGGTTCTGGTATTTTAACTAGTAAATTATCGATTCAAGCACCAAAGAATTTCAAATTGATTTACGCAAAATGGAATTTTATTCGAACTAAAGAAAATCTTTACGATTTTAAAAATAAAACAACCATTGATTTTATTGGTAGTTATTTCTTTAACAAGACCTTATTTGAAATATCGTCTACTAATTTTTATAACGATAGAGTTAAAATTCAAGTTGACAAATACAATGAATTTACAGACAGATTTGATATCAACAGAGATATAGATGTAACATTATTGACTACAAAGAATAAATCGGTTGTAGATTTAAAAAATGAGATGTTTCTAGCGTTGGAAAAAAATCTCATAGTTAATCATACTGAGGTATCAAGTGACAATCCGGTAGAGGTTAATATCGATAATCTATCGTCGAGTAAACTTGATTCTGAAGTTGACAGCAACAAAAAACTGTTAATTAACCAATTGGAAAAAGTTAGAGAACCTCTGTATAACATAATTGAATATAAAAATAAAACAGAAATTGATTTAACAGAGGTAATCATATCTAAGAGTGATCCAGTTGCTTACTTTAATCCCAGCCTCTTAAATGGCACTTTAGATCTGATCCTTGATTTGAATAATTTGTTAAAATCTCGTTACACTCTAGATATACTGCTCAACCCAGCTGGATCAATAACACAACTTGGAGTCATTATAGACAGCTTGTCTACAGCGTACATACAATTACAAAGTCTAATCTCAGGAACCGAGTCCTCATTGTTATCAAAGATTAATGAAACTATGGATAGCACTGCGTCACAAATTAATTCAATGCTGATTAGAATTGATGGCGTATACACTCAGATACTAAAGACGTTAGACTCTTACAATGATGTTGCGTCAATGGTTCAGCAACCGTTGACATTAATCGATGATGTGTTAACAGCATATACTGTAAACAGTCTACCACCGTTAATGGATGCACCGACACAAATTAATCAACCATTGGATCCGATGCTCGATCAACCAACAAGAATCTTTAAGCTATTGGATATACTAAAAGATGAAGCTACGACAATCTTTAAACCAATGGTAGTTAAACTAGATGAAGACCAAATTTGGGTATCGGGCGAACTAAACAAAACTGGAGCATATACGACATTAATACAAGTATATGCTGACGATGGCCGAGGTGGTGATAAAGTAACAAATCGAGGACATCCGCCATCAAACTTGCCTTTTGTTCTTTACAGTAAAGAATACAACTATGGATATGGTAGTTACTTGACCTTTGGAGAAGCTCAGGCAGCAGCCGATAAATACGCTTCAGCAACACCAATTCCTATTGTTGATACAAATTACTGGAATTACAGAATTTATTTCAATAATAAACATTATTGTGTTCCAAAGAAGGGATTGGTATTCCCTGTTAAATGGTACATCCGCGGAGGCTAATTTTTAATGATACTTGGTCAAAATCATCACGTTATTGTACCTGATACAAAAGACGAAGTTGCTATTGTAGAAAAAGTCTACTCTTTAACTTCAGCTGAGCTCGATAAAGATCTAATTAGAATCGAGATGTACGGTGATGATTTTATGTTCGGAAGGAATCCAGATGATCTTCCTCCTGAGCCCGGTGTTGGTATATTAGATGATTTTACAGCAAGAGTGCCGACTCCGCCACATGAGCTAATTAAAGTTTTCTTGCCGCAATTTCAAATCGAATCAGTTAATCGTGCAATTGGAAATACAGCTAGTGCTGATTTACTAAACGGAACCAATGGTATCAGTAGCATATGGCCAGACAACGTTAACGGAAATATTATAGTTATAAATTATGGTTTACACGATGCCAAAGCAAACATTGACATTCAAACTTATAAAAATAATTTAATATCGTTACGTCAGGGTTTGGCAGAAGAACAAATTTTAGTTTGGCAAACACCATCACCTACACTTACAGTTAATACTGCTCCTTATGCTGATGCAATGATTGAAGTAGCTGCACAGTTCAACGACATAGTTTCAGATACCAGGAAAATTTCAAATTGGACTGATGAATTGCCCGACGGTGAGTACCCACGTCAGTTAGGTTATTCTCGTTGGGTTGATTTAGTATTGTCTGAAAAAATAAACTTGGCAATTTTAAAACATTTAGGATCTGACAGACATAGGTATTATAGACTTGACTACCAGGAAAAATTTATTTTAGATAATCAAAATCAAATTGATTTATCATTTACCCCTTTGTCAACTAGTTGGGTTGAAATATATCACAGAAAAAATACAGCTTTTTATGCAGTGTCAAGAGGCAATGTTGACATTATAACCAATCCAATTAACAATGTAAGCGGACATTTAGCCGGTGGCCTGCACAGTATAGAAACTGGCGAGCAGTTAGTATCTGTAACCAACGGATATACTTTAATTAAAATTCGTAGAGAAACCGGGCAAGTAATCTATCATAAAACATTTAATTTTGAAGCGGATATACAAAATGCCAAAGCATTGGCTACAGCGTTAAACGAAACATCGAGCGATTACATTGTTGTAGTAACAACATACAATGAACCAAAATCTAATAGACTTATATTTGAATTAGCAGATGCTATGTGTCGCTGCGGTGCAAGTACTGAGATATTTGGCAATCCAGAATTTAGACAAAGTGCAGCTTATATATTAATTGGTATTCCTGGCGTAGGTGCTGGCGGAGGTATGGAAGCATACGCAGGAATGATAGATAATGACAGGTATGCATATTGCGAAATTGATTTTGAAATAGCATCCAACGGTGTACCATATGCTCGGGATATCTTTCCTCCAGTGGCCCAAATACGAAATTTAGATGATGAAGTTATACCTTTAATTAATCCTGTCTACGATTTAATTGCTGGAGTACCGCCCATTAACGGAGAACGAATTCTTAACCCTAGGTATGCAACATTCTTTACTCCAGGTGTAACCAATGAAACCTTTGTAATACAAGGAAACAAGATTATTTTTAGCTCTCAGTTAACTGGTATCGTTACAGTAATTTGTGATACGCAACCAGAAACGTCGGCTAACGGTGTGGTAATCAACATTGACAACATTCACAACGTTACAAATTATATACATAGATTTAACCCAGCAAGATGGGCGCCTGGGAAGCTAACAACAACTTATCCTCCAGCTGGCACGGATCCTTTATCGCCACCACAAGTTGTAAGTGCCGCAGGAGTTAATGCATTAGGACTATACAACACATCATTGGCTGCAAGAGTAGGCGATTCTTTTTATTGTGAACCAATAGTTATCAATCAGCCAAACTTTGGTTATGTACGAATTACCTCAGACCGTAAAAAGATGATTTACTACCCATTTCCTAACTATATAGGAATGGACAGCTTTTCATACACGTTAATGACACAGCACGGCCAGGCTGGAATGACCAAAGCAGTTTATGTTAAAGTCACTTCGACTCCAGTGCCAACTTATATGTTAACTTCTAATGTAAATGAAATCGAAGAAGGTGGTAATGTTAAGATCACGTTGACAACAACTTTGATAAGCAACGGAACAAGAGTACCGTACATGATATACGGAGTTAATAAGGATGACCTCGTTAGTCAAAATTTAACTGGAGAATTTGTTGTACAAAATAACCAGTCGATACTTGTAATAACTGCGGCTAGTGATTTTTTAACAGAAGGCCCTGAGTATTTAACGCTTGCTTTGACTGGTGTTTACCCAACTAAAAAGATTCAGATCAAAATAAAAGATACGTCTAGAACTCCTGTTTATCGACTAACTTCCAATTTGGCAGTAGCAAACGAGGGCGATGTAGTTAGATTTACAGCAAATGCTAATTATGTGTTAGATGGGACAACAGTAGGTTTCTTAATCACTGGTATATCTCCTCAAGATATTGTACAACCACTGTCGGGCAACTTTACTTTTTTATCAAATGTGGCCTATAAAGATATTCAGATAGCCAGAGATGCCAAGACTGAAGGCTCAGAGACAATGACAATGTCTCTAATAGGTCCTCTTCCTACAGTAAGTAATAGTGTGTTTATAACAGACACCTCGTTAGATCCATCTTACAAATTATATTCTAATATTAATATATCTGGGGAAGGCGATACAATTAAGTTTTATGTAGAGACTACTGAAGTTCAAAACGGTACAACAATACCTTATGTAATCACCGGTATACAACCCGATGACATCCTTTCGCCTCTCAGCGGAAACTTTACAATTCAAAATCACTATGCTGAGCAACTAATAACTTCGAGAAAAGACAGAACCACAGAAGGCCCAGAAGTATTGGTTATGTCTTTACAAGGAATACCTCAGTCTAACGCAAATGTTATAACCACTAGCGTTCTGATCAATGATACATCGATTGATCCGACTTATAAACTATTCTCTAATGTTAATGTAATCGACGAAGGAAATTCAATTAAGTTCTATATTCAAACTACTGATGCACTCAATGGAGACATTGTACCGTATGAAATAACTGGAATTTCCTCATCTGACATAGTCCAGTCGTTGTCTGGGGTGTTCTCAATAAACAATAATTATGCCGAGACTGTAATTACTACACGAGAAGATAGGACCACCGAAGGCGCAGAAACTATTACATTTAAAATATCTGGAGTTTTAGAATCTTCTGCAAATATAACATCAGCTAATGTAACAATAAATGATACGTCGCTAACACCAAATTATATTTTAAGCTCTAATGTTAGCTCTGTTAACGAAGGCAATAGCGTTAAGTTTATACTTTCTACATCTAATGTTCCTAACGGAGAAAAAGTGTATTATTCAATTGATAATATGACAATCGCTGATATAAATCAACCTCTGTCTGGTTATTTTGAAATTAATAGCAACATTGGTGAAGTAGTAATTACTACCAAGAAAGATTTAAATACCGAAGGTGACGAACAACTTACGTTATCTCTTGACACTATATCAACGGTTGGAAATGTTACTAGTCATACAGTTACAGTTATAGATACTTCTTTATCGCCGCTTATGTCTTTTACTTCAAACAGGACAGTGATGATGGAGTCTAGTACAGTTAAATTTACGGTGACTGTAGTATCTCAAAACGTTCCAGACGGTACTCAAATTCTTTACTCATTGGAGGGATTAGACGGTTTTAATGTAAGCGAAGATTTGGTAGGATCATATGAAGGACCTAATTATTTAACGATCAATAATAATCAGGCAGAGCTGTTGTTTACAACTGTGTCTGATAGACGTACTGAGAACACCGAGATTTTACGTGTTTCGATATTACCAATATTTAATGCAGTCTGGGTCGACCAACGATCATCTATAGATGTATCAGTGATTGATTCATCCAAGGGCTTAACGTACAGCATTTCTTTTAGTGCTTCAACGATATTTGAGGGTGCTAGCACTGTAGCTACAATTGTGTGTACTGGATTATTCCCGGGCGAAACAATTAACTATTCTATATCAGGTACAAATGTAGGAGCAACATTGGTAACATCAGCAATTGGAACGTTAACGCCTGTTAACGGTATCGCAACATTAAATATCCAAACAAAAATTGATGGTGTAAAATCTGGTGCAAGACCTGTTATGCTTTATATCTCAGGCCCTGGCGGCAGTTCTGCTTCTGCATCGTTTACCTTAGATGATTACTATACCTGTAACAACACTATCAGTCAATTTGGAACTTACACGATCGATTTTGGAACCAGAACAGGAGTCATTGGTATCAATTACGATTCATATGGCGCACCGGATTCATATTCGTTAACTTGGAATGGAATTACAAGATCTGGAATTCTAAGATCCGGAACAGGATCTTTGCGTATTACTAAAACTACAGCATATCCTACTACTGCAACTTTTACAATGACTTCTGGGTCTGCAGGTAGTCAAGCAGAAGCAACAATTTATTGCGGCTAACCAAAAATAAAAGATTTCCGAACTTAATAAATACATAATATCTTGACAAAGATCGAAACGGATTTAACCAATGGCCGCGCCAAATTTAACCACAACTACGTCTATTATAGGCAAAACTAAAGCAGATTGGATTCCAGCTACGCTAACAGCCATTCTTACTAATACGGCCAACAGTTCACAAGCATACAGAATAAACGTACTATATGTAACAAACTTGAGCGCATCAGATTCAACAGTAACTGTAGATCTTTATAGGAATTCAATTAGTATTAAATTAGCCAATAATATTCCAGCACCTACACAAACATCATTGGTAGTTATCGGTAAAGATACCAGCATTTATCTCGAAGAGGGCGATTCTTTACGTATTTCCGCAGGCTCAGCTAGTACGTTACAGTATGTTATTTCCTACGAAATTATGAGTTAATTAGAAAATGACGATACGTTACCTACGTCAGCCGCCGGTATTAAACAACCTAAGTAAATCGTCGAATGTAAGTTCGACAGTACTAGGAACGCCCCTACGAATTACCAATGCTGCTGCTAGTACGTCGTTTACAACTGGTGCATTGATTGTCACCGGTGGCGTAGGTATTTCGGGTAACTTAAACGTTGCTAACGTAAGAGCCAATACTGTTAGCGGAACTATTACCACTGCAAATCAACCCAATATTACTAATATTGGTGTGCAGCAAAATTTTACAGCAGTTAATGTAACTATTACTGGTAACCTAGTTTTAGCTGGTAACCTTTCTACTGTTAGTTCTGAAAATTTATCTGTTTCGGATTCTCTATTAGAAATCCACACCAGTGGAACAGCATTAACTGTTGACGACGGCAGAGACTTAGGTCTTGCTATTCATTACTATAAAACTGGTGACCAAACTGCGTTTTTAGTCTGGGACAATGCCACTGGCAGTTTGAAGTATTACGCCGATGGTTCAGCTAGCGTTAGTGGTGTTGTATCCGGTACACTGGGTACAATTAACGCTGGCGAATTTATTGCGTCGAATATTACACCTTCGACTAGTACATTAACTGGTGCTTTACAAGTAGCTGGTGGTGCTGGTATTCAAGGTAATGTTTTTGCTGGTGCAGTATATACAAACAATTTATATTACGCCAATGGTAGTCCGTACAGTTCTTCCATGGGTGCAACTGGTGCCCAGGGTCCGATTGGTGCAACTGGTGCCCAAGGTGCTACAGGCGCTGGCTACACAGGAAGTCGAGGTGACACTGGTTTAACTGGTGCAACTGGACCAATTGGTGCAACTGGTTTTGGTGTTCCAGGACAAGCAGGTTACACGGGTAGCCAAGGTATACCAGGTATAGCTGGTGTACAAGGTGCAACTGGCGCAAGCGGTATAGCAGGACCTGTAGGCGGCCTTGGCGCTACAGGTGCAACTGGACCAGCTGGCGCACCAGGAACTATTGGCCAGACAGGTTATACTGGTAGTGCAGGCTCAGCAGGCTCAGCAGGCGCACAAGGTGCAACTGGTGCAAGCGGCATAGCAGGACCAGCTGGTAGTACTGGACCTACTGGTTACACAGGTAGTCGGGGCATTGCCGGAACAGCAGGTACAGCCGGCGCAACTGGTGCCACGGGACCAGCCGGTTTACCTGGCGCAGCAGGTATTGATGGTGCAACAGGTGCAACAGGCTCTGTGGGACCTGCAGGTCCTGCGGGCGAAACTGGTGCTACGGGCTTACCTGGATTACCTGGCGCAGCAGGCCTAGACGGAGCAACCGGTGCCACAGGTATTGCTGGACCTGCAGGTCCTATAGGAGAAACGGGTGCAACTGGTCCAATTGGATTACCTGGTACAGCAGGTATTGATGGTGCTACTGGCGCTACGGGTATAGCAGGTCCCGTTGGACCAGCAGGCGAAACGGGTGCAACAGGACCGGCTGGTTTATCTGGCGCAGCAGGCCTAGACGGAGCAACCGGTGCCACAGGTATTGCAGGTCCAGCCGGTCCTGTTGGTGAAACAGGTGCAACTGGTCCAATTGGATTACCTGGTACAGCAGGTATTGATGGTGCTACTGGTGCTACGGGTATTGCCGGTCCAGTGGGTCCGTTAGGTTCAACAGGTGCTACGGGTTTAACTGGTGCTACTGGTACACCTGGCAATGTTGGTTACACAGGTAGCCAAGGTTTAGCGGGTACAGCAGGACGTGATGGGGAAGCCGGTGCAACTGGTCCAATTGGATTACCTGGCGCAGCGGGCCGCGATGGTTCTACAGGTGCAACTGGTATAGCTGGTCCAGTAGGTCCTGCAGGTCTAACAGGAGCAACAGGCCCTGCAGGTTTACAAGGTACAGCAGGTATTGATGGTGCTACTGGTGCTACGGGTATTGCCGGTCCCGTTGGACCAGCAGGCGAAACGGGCGCAACTGGTCCAATTGGATTACCAGGCGCAGCAGGTATTGATGGTGCCACCGGTGCTACAGGTATTGCCGGTCCAGTGGGTCAAGATGGCGCAACAGGAGCAACAGGACCCGCAGGACAAATAGGTTTGTCAGGGCAAGATGGTGCTACTGGTGCTACGGGCATTGCTGGACCAGTTGGCCCTGCAGGTGAAACAGGTGCAACAGGACCTGCAGGATTACAAGGTGTAGCAGGAACAGACGGTGCTACCGGTGCCACAGGTATTGCAGGTCCAGTAGGTCCTGCAGGTGAAACAGGTGCAACTGGTCCAATTGGATTACCTGGTACAGCAGGCCGCGATGGAGCAACAGGTGCCACAGGTATTGCTGGACCAGTAGGTCAAGACGGTGCTACTGGTGCTACTGGTCCTGCTGGACAAATTGGCTTACCAGGTCAAGACGGTGCTACTGGTGCTACAGGTATTGCAGGTCCAGTTGGTCCTATAGGAGAAACAGGTGCAACTGGTCCAATTGGTTTACCTGGCGCAGCGGGCCGCGATGGTTCTACAGGTGCAACTGGTATAGCTGGTCCGGTTGGCCAAGACGGTGCTACTGGTGCAACTGGTCCAATTGGTTTAACAGGTTCTCCTGGTATAGATGGAGCAACAGGTGCCACAGGTATTGCAGGTCCAGTAGGTCCAATTGGTTTAACTGGTTCTACAGGACCTCAGGGCCCAGCGGGCGTTAATGGAAGAGATGGCGCCACGGGTGCTACAGGTATTGCAGGTCCAGTGGGGCAAGACGGTGCTACAGGTGCAACTGGTCCTGCTGGACAGATTGGTTTAACAGGTAGAGATGGTTCCACTGGTGCAACTGGTGTTGCTGGACCAGTTGGTCCTATAGGAGAAACAGGTGCCACTGGCCCGATTGGTCAAACAGGTCTTCCGGGCAGGGATGGTTCCACTGGTGCAACTGGCCCAGTGGGCCCAGTAGGACAAAATGGAGCCACTGGTGCAACCGGTCCAATTGGTCAAACGGGTCTTCCGGGTCGTGATGGCTCAACGGGTGCAACTGGCCCAGTGGGCCCAGTGGGTCAGAGCGGTGCTACAGGTGCCACTGGCCCTATAGGTTTACCTGGTATAGCAGGTATTGATGGTGCTACTGGTGCTACGGGTATAGCAGGTCCAGTAGGTCCTATTGGTCCAGCTGGTGCAACAGGCTTGATAGGAGCTACAGGTCTACAAGGTGATCTAGGTTACACTGGTAGTCAAGGTATTCCAGGATCACCAGGTGGCGCAACTGGCCCAATTGGTTTTACAGGTAGTTCGGGCAGTACTGGCCCAATTGGTTTTACAGGTAGTCGAGGACTATCTGGATTTGTTGGATCGTCGGGCGATTTTGGAGCAACTGGTTTAACTGGTTATACAGGTAGTCAAGGTTTACCAGGCGCAGCAGCAGATAAAGGTTTCACTGGTAGTCAAGGTGAAGTAGGTTTTACTGGTAGTTCGGGTATAAACGGGTATACAGGTAGTCAGGGTATACCTGGTGCTTATGCAGCAATTGGTTATACTGGTAGCCAAGGAGACCTAGGTTATACTGGAAGTCAGGGTATCCCTGGCGAGTTTGCAGCATTAGGTTATACTGGATCTAAGGGTGACACAGCTACTAACTTTACTGGCCCTCAAGATATCGGAGTCATTGGTGGCAATAGTTATACACTAGCGACATTTGATGCTGGTAATTTACTAAAATTAGACAGTACACAAGAGTTTACCTTAACAATTCCAACAAACGACCAAGAGCCATTTTTAATTGGACAGCGTGTTGATATTCAACAAGCAAACATTGGTTCTATAAACATAGTTACAAGTACTGGCGTTACACTGCAATCAGTTGGAATTTCAGGATTAGTTACACGATATTCTGTTGGTACACTGTTTAAGGTTGATTTTAACGAATGGTTGTTTGTTGGACCAGAATCAACAGGTTACACAGGTAGCCGGGGAGATTTAGGTTACACAGGTAGCCGGGGCGAAAAAGGTGATACAGGGTTAACAGGGTATACAGGTAGTCAAGGTATACCTGGTGCTTATGCAGCAATTGGTTATACGGGCAGTATAGGTTATACTGGATCCGTTGGTGAACAAGGGCTCAGAGGATATGTAGGAAGCTCTGCAACTATAGCAGTAGGATTACTTGATTCTAATAACCAACTTGGTAATGTTGTAACACAAATAAACACTATCCAATTTGATCAAGAATCTGGTTTTAGCGTAACTGATTTAGGTTCAGGTGCAGTAAGAATTTCGGGCGGAGCAGGTGGCACAACTGGCAATGTTTCGTCATTCAGATTCTGGGAAGTCGATGGGCAAAATACGCTGGTTGCCAGCGGTTCTGACACTGTTAAATTTGTTGCCGGTAGCGGTATTACTATAGAAACAGATGATTCAACAAACCCAAAAACTATAATCTTTTCTGCTCCTAGATTTACTGTTAATTTGGATGCAAATGGTGTTAATAGACCTTACGGGTTAGATGCTTATTATGATGGCGGATATCCGGACAGCGTTTACGGAGGCATTGTTCCGCTTGATGCAGGCGGTATTGACTTTTGAATAAATAGAGTATAAACGGATCGAATCTTTATGGCAGTTCAGATACAATTACGGAGAGGCACATCAGCTGAGTGGTCTTCAGTTAACCCTGTTATCGCACAGGGTGAATTTGTCATTGAACTCGACACAGGGCGTTTTAAGTTAGGTAACGGCGTAGATCGCTGGAATAACTTAAATTATAACGGATTTATAGGACACGGCAGCGACCCAAGTAACTGGAATACTAATGTAAAACTTGGCTTGTACGATGTAAATAGGCTTAGCTGGAGCGGAACTTTAGGTTCCCCTACTGATGCCGTCCCTAAAGGTTTACTAGCAGTTTATGTTAGTGGAACTAGCATCGTTCAGAGATATCAACCTACTAATGATGCATTAGTTACAGTTGAGTATGTTCGTACAAAATTTGGAATTGAAGATTGGAGCCCATGGTCTCAAGCAACCGATGGTGCTAAAGTTGATGGTGGCACTTTCTGACCGTTTTTTATAAATATAGAATAAGAGGAAACTAACAAATGGCAAATAAGATTATACTTAAAAGGGCAAATACCACCGGTAAAATACCATTGGTTACTGATATTGACCTTGGCGAATTGGCTATTAACACCTTCGATGGTAGACTATTCGCCAAGAAAAACGATGGTACAGCCAGCATTATTGACTTAAAACAAAACGACCCTATTCGTGTTTTAGGCGACGCAACAAGCGCATATGCTTGGGACCAAAGTACATATACCAGTAACGTCACAATGACGTTAAACACCGTTAATGCCAATGTTGGCACATACGGTGGTAAAGCTGGTGGTGTTATTGAAATCCCTATTTTCACCGTTAACGAAAAAGGTTTAGTTACTAGCGTAACAACAACTACCTATTCTGCATCTGGCGATTTAGGTACAATGGCCAGCCAAAATGCTAATGCTGTCGCTATTACTGGTGGTACAATTGATGGTACCGCAATTGGTCAGACAACAAGAGCAGCTGGTAATTTTACAGACATTGACACCACTGGTAACGTAACCATTGGCGGTAAGTTATTCAGTAATGACTTAACTGCAACAAGTATTACAGTTGATGGTGACACCGTAATTTCGGGTAACTTAACTGTTCAAGGTGTAACAACAACTGTTAACTCTAACACAGTTAGTGTTGGAGACCTAAACATCCAATTAGCTAAAGATGCGCTAAACGCAGCTCAAGCAAACGGCGGCGGTATTACCGTTGTTGGGCCAGCGACACCGGCTACGATTACATATGCTAGCCTAGATGATAGCTGGAACCTTAACAAAGCGTTAAACGGTGTTTCTGCAGACTTCACAGGTAACGTAGGTGCTGATTTTGGTGATTTCAGTAGCAACGTTTCTGTCGGCGATAGCTTATCTGTTGCTAATTCGGCTACAATTGGTAATTTAACAATTACAGGAACAACCAGCTTAGGTTCTATTACTACCAGCGGTGTATCAGCAGGAAGAATAGTTTATGGTGGCACAGGCGGTGTTTTAACTTCTGAATCTGCCCTAACTTATAATGCTACTAGCAATACACTGACGTTGACCAACTTAGTTGGTACAACAGCTAATTTATCTAACACTCTAGATGTTTCTGGTGTTACTACACTAAAGAGTACTGTAAACCTTACAGACATTAGCACATATACTGTGGCTAATTATACAACTGGTGCATTCACCGTTGCCGGTGATGCAAGTTTTGCCAAGAGTATTCAGGTTCAAACTGATATCCGTGCAGCAGGTACAATTTATAAAGCTGGTTTAGAAGTTCTAAATACCGGAGATACAATCGACGGCGGATCTTATTAAAGACTAAATAAGTGTATTGAAGTTTTAATACGCACAAGTAATTGGGAGACTTCAATAGTCTCCCAATTTTATTTGTACGTTAGCTTTCTAGCTTTTAGGACAGACCATAACTATGGCAAACATAATCAAATTAAAACGATCTAGTGTTCCAGGAAAAATTCCGGATCCAAATGATTTAAGCGTTGGCGAAATTGCTATTAACACCGCCGACGGGGTTTTATACACAAAACATAGCGATAACACAATTAAGTCGATTGGCAACGTTCAGTCGTTTATTAGCAATGTAACATTAGACACAGTTACACTTGCAGGAAATTTTAGCAATCAAGCAATTGATATTAAAGATACTACTATTAGTGCCAATGTATTAACTGGTGCACTAACAGTAGCAGGCGGTGTTGGTGTGCAAGGAAATATCAATGCTGGTAATGTTAATACCACTCATATCGGTGCTAGCTCCATTTTAGCTAGCACTGTTTATACCAATAGTTTATTGTTTAGTAATGGTGCTCCTTACATTGCACCAGTTACTGGTAGCTCAAACATTCTTCACGTTGCAAAAAACGGCAGTGATACCAACGATGGCTCAATTAACAAGCCATTCCTTACTATTAAAGCAGCACTAGCAGCAGCTACAACAGGACAAGCAGTTAATGTTGCTCCTGGTACGTATATTGAAGATAATCCTGTAACTATTCCAGCAGGTGTAAGTCTTAAAGGCGATGACCTACGCACGGTATTTGTTAAACCACTAAATCCTAGCAGCGATTTATTTTATGTTAAAAATGCCAGTTATGTTTGGGGATTAACAATCATTGATTATTTGGCCAACGGATTTGCATTTGATCCATCGACTCCGACGCAAAACATCTACGTAAGTCCTTATATTCAAAACGTTACCAGCAGTACTACAACAGGCACCTGTGTTAAGATTGACGGTAGCTTGAATAGTTCTGTTAGTACCAAGGCAATGATCCTAGGGTTTTTAACAATAATCAATCGTGGCGGCAAAGGTGTACACCTTATAAACAAAGCATACAGTCAAGCAGTTAACGTATACACTATTGCGGCTGATGTGGGTGTGTTAGCCGAAAGCGGATCGTTTATTACACTCAACGGTAGCGACAACGGAATTGGTAATTATGGTCTAAAAGCCGACGGTAAAGGTCCTGAAGAGTTATCTGGTCAAACCTACGGAACAAGTATTCAAGGGATATTCCAAATTAGAAATCTAGCAGGTCAACCAAAAGTTAATCAGGTCATGACCATTGATGGCGATTCCAATTATTACAGTATTGATACTGTTTCTCAAGTTGATGGGTTAACTTGGCAAGTAAGCATACAAGAGGTTTATACTGATACTCTAGCTGCTAATACCACTGTTCGTTTTTACCAGCGCAGTGCTATTATTGCCAGCGCACATACTTTTGAGTATGTAGGTGCCGGTACCAATCCTGCTACAGCATTACCTCAATATGGTGGTATTCCAGTTGAAGCTAATGAAGTTGTACAGGTCAATGGCGGTAAAGTGACATTCACTTCAACTGACCACAAAGGAAATTTTAAAATTGGTGCAAATTTAGTCATCAATCAAACCACAGGAATTATTAACGGCGATAGTTTTAACAGAAGTATGTTTGCCTTAATGACTCCATATATTCTAGCATTGGAAGGTTAAACCAAAATGGCAGTCGCAATTAATATTTTTAAAACAGTTACAGCAAACGTAACCACAGTTGGAACTACAATTTATACTGCACCTGCAGGTTATACTTCTGTTGTCTTGCTAGCACAGGTTAGTAACATTGGTGGTAGTACTATTACAGTTGAAGCCAACCATCTAAGAAATGGAAACCAGACTAGTATTATTAAAGGAATTTCGTTACCCACAGCTGACTCTCTTAGCTTGGTACAAGGAAAGATGATCCTGGAAACAGGCGATGGATTTGAAATTTCTGCTAGTGCAAATGCCGCAGCTCAAATTGTATTAAGCCTATTAGAAACTGCAAACCCATAATATGAAACAGATAAGCAAATTATCCAGCGGACGGGTACCAGTTAAAGGCCCGTTAGAGGTCGGTTCAGAAAGATATGAATTTCTGGACTTGGCCAGTGCTGAACCAAATTTGGGTACAGCAGCCAACGGTTCAGTTTTAACAACTAATACGTCAGGGCAAAGAACTTGGACAAAAAACTTGTCTGTGGACAATGTCACTGTATCAACTAATGTAGTTGCCGATCGTGTTTATACAGACAGTTTGTTATTTGCTAACGGCGATCCTTATATCTCGGAAAGTACTCAAACTAACATATACAACGGTAATATTACAGTAGGAACTACGGTTACTCTTGTTGACACGGTACCAGTTACTGGAACTAGTAGCGTTAGATGGTCTATTACAGCAAAAGATACGGTTAATGGAACACTACGATCTTCCACTATCGATAGTGTTAATGACGGTTCTAACACTTACTATAATGAATATGGTGTAGTACTCAGCAACAATGACTACGAAGTTGCAGTCTTTACCAGCAACATATCAGCTGGTAGTGTTAATTTATATGCCTTGGGCGAAAGCTCGGATGTAGTGGTAACATACCAGCGTGTGACCTTAGGAGATAATACTATTCCTGGTTATATCGCCGGTGCTGGATATATTCAAAATGTAGTAGGTTCAGGAACAGCAACTACTTGTGTAGTTGACTCATTTGTTGGCACAGGATCACAAACTAATTATACTTTAAGCGCAACACCCACTGACGAAGATCAAGTAATTGCAGTGGTTGCTGGTATTGTACAACCTAAATCTGCGTACACAGTAGCCGGACCAGTATTGACTTTTAGTGCAGCACCTGACGTAAATGTACCAGTTGAATTTACAACATTTGTTACAACTACGGTAACCGGCTATACAGGGTCAGCGGGTGCCCAAGGTCCGATTGGTTATACAGGTAGTGCAGCCAGTGGTGTCATTGGTTATTCTGGCAGTGCCGGCGGCGGCGCAATTGACGGCAGCTTATATGTCAGTGATGTTCTTACAGTAAATAACACAATACTTCCAACTACTAGCAATGTTATTGACATTGGTAGTCCGACTATGCGCTTTGGTGCATTGTATTTGGCAGGTAATACCATTGACCTTGGCGGCACACAGATTACCACCAGCCAGACCGGCGAATTAGTATTTTCTACACAAGCTGGAAATGTTAGCTTGTCGGCAAACACGATTAGCTTTTTGAGTAGTGTAGCAGAAACTGCACAAACACAAGGGGATCTTACAGTTACCGGTAATATTACAGCTGGCGCATACTTTTATTCAAACGGTCAGCCGTTGTCATCAGGCGGCAGTGGTAGCGGTGGCGGAAGTTCTCAAGCAACTACTATAATATTAGGAATGATATTTAATTAAGGAATAACTATGGCTAATCCAAATTTGGGAACAGCAACATCAATTATAGGCGATACAACAACTGCCGCCCTTACAACTACAGTAACAACAGCATTACTATCGGGTGTGTCCAATAAACTATTAAAGGTTAATAGCATAATTATTGCTAACGTAAACGGAACTAACGCTGCTAGTTGTACATTTAGTTTTTACGATGGTACCAACGATAGATATTTTGCCTATCAGATTACAGTACCGGCAGGAAGTACGGTTGTGCTAATAGATAAGAATTCAGGTTTTTACGTCAAAGAAGGTTGTGAAATACGTGGTGGCGCAAGTTTAAATTCGTACCTTACAGCTTTAATTAGCTATGAAACACTAAGCTAAGGAATAGAGATGCCTAGGATAAATGGCGGAATAATTGGTAATTCAAATAAACCTCAGTACTGGCAAACTGGTGGTGTCTGGACTCCGGCTGATGTAGACGTAGCCAGACGAACCGGCCAATGGCCTTTAGCTATTTCTAATATTTCTCTGGCAATCGGACATTCTAGCAGTCCTTATGTATCAGCTTATCCGTGGTACCCGTCAATTGGATTTGGGACAAAATATAGTAACCCAGTGGCGTTGCCGGCTGGTATTGCGTATGGACTTTCATTTAGTCCGTCTGGCGAGGATGTAGCAGTACCACATGCTACTACTCCTTTTATATCAGTTTATAAATGGTCGAGTAACGGTTTTGGGACTAAGTACAGCGATCCTGGAACATTACCGGCTAACACAGGATACTCTGCATCGTTTAACTCAATTGGATCCGAAGTAATTATAGCAAATGCAGGAGTACCACAGGTAACAGCGTATCCGTGGTCACGCAATGTCGGCTTTGGTACAAAATATAATAATCCAGCAACAACACCTTTTGCTGCTGGTAACGGCTTAATGGCACGGTTTAGTAAAGACGATGATGCTGCATTTGTATCGGGTACTTACACTCCTACTATTGTGGCATATTCTTGGACACGCGGTGTTGGCTTTGGCACAAAATATACAGACCCGTCGATTAGTAACTCAGGTGTTGAAGATTTTGCAGTTAATCCAGTTAACAATGATCTAGTATTTCCACTTAATGGTTCTGGTTATGTTTCGGCATGGCCCTGGTCAACTCTTGGCGGGTTTGGTTCAAGATATACGGCACCTGCGGTTTATCCTGGTGGAAGTGGTAGTTCGTGTTATTCGGCAGCATTTACTCCTAGCGGTCTTGATGTAGCCATTGGCGCTAGTTTTAGTCCTCAAATTCATGCATATACGTGGAATATAGGAGCAGGTTGGGGATCAAAATATTCAAATCCTTCTACAGCGCCTGCAGGCAACGGAATTTCAGTGTCGTTTAGTCCGACTGGCAAGGATCTGGCTGTAGCGCATCCAACGACTCCTTTTGTATCGTCATATCCGTGGACTTCGGGATCAGGATTCGGTACAAAATATGCAAATCCAAATAGTTTGCCGACCGGAAGCGGTAACGGTATTGCATTCACAGCTATAGCAGCTTAAATTTACAAAGGAAAACCAAAATGGAATTTTATACAATAAGTCAACAAAAACATTACGAAACAGTAGCAGAAGCTATTGTGGGACGTGAGCAAGAGATCTATCATTATGATCTCAATATTACCAACTACGAAGCAATGCTTGCAGCATTACCCGCAGACGACTGGCCAGAAAACCTAGCACAGTATCAAAGATCCACATTAGATCAGGTTCCTGATGAGCACGATCAAACAGTTAGCGATTATCAGTACCGCGACCGTCTTCGTTTATTGTTAAAAACAGAACGCCTAGAGCGCAGCAAGAGCTACAGAGTTTATCAAGCTCTACTAGCACAGCTACCAGCAGATCAACGCGACACTTTGATAGCCGAAGCACACGCTAGAATGCAAACGCTTTAATTACTAGACTATCGCCGGTAAATATGTAAAAAGGTTTTTGAATGGCTATTTTAAAAGTTGAACCAAGTGCAATTAACACAGAAGCAGAATTCTCTTTTGCTAACATTTCTGTTACTGGAAACATTTCTGTTGGTACATCAGTAATCTCAGCCACTGAAATCGGCGACATAGTCTTTAGTACTCCTACTGGTCCAGTTGAATTTAATTCAAATACAGTTAATTTTTTAAGTAATATTGCCATTGAAGGTCCGCAAGGGGCCATTGGATATACAGGCAGTGCTGGTGCAAATGGCAGCATAGGCTATACCGGAAGCCAAGGTGTTATTGGATATACTGGTAGCGCAGGTACGACCGGAGGAGCAACAATATATTCAGCTTCGGTACCCAGTGGTTCATGGACCGGATCTGGACCTTATACACAAATAGTAAGTATTGTTGGGTTAACATCTGCAACTAACGTAATTCTTGATCTAGATTTATCTGCGGTATCTTTTGGTAATGTTTCTTCAGTTCAAACAAGTTATGCTCTTGTTTACCGTGCGGTCACAGGAACTGATCAAATAACACTATATGCAACTAGTGTTCCTGCAAATTCTTTTAATATTTTTGTGGCGGTAATTTAATGGATGCTTTAATTATTCGTAGGGGTGGAGGTACTACTAGCACAGCAACTGTGAGTATTTCTAATGTTGTTATTGCAGATTTGCAAACCGTGTCGCCGACTGCGGTTAATATCGATTCTGTTGCTAATGTGACTGTAAATGGTTCAGGATTCAGTAACATCAGCTCAATTTCAATTGGCGGTGAAACAGTAACTAATTATACCGTACTAAGCACTTCTCAGATAAGAATCAACCAATTACCTTCTCTTGCCAGCGGGTTATATGATCTTGTATTAAAATATTCAAGTGGACAACAAGCTGTTATTTTTTCTATACAGTACCAAAACGAAAAACCGGTCTGGAGCACTCAACCGTCATCAATATATATTATTCCCGGGGAATCTGTAAGTTCTAGCATTCTCTCAGATTACAGCAATTCTTTTGGAGAAACCTACGAGTTATCGGCAAATACTTCGTTACCTACAGGATTGTCTTTATCGTCAAACGGAGCATTAACAGGAACAGTTAGCGTGTCCAATGTTGGTACTTATCCTATAACAGTGTTATCAAAAGATGCTTTTAATCAAACAACTGCTCAAACATTCAACATAGTTGTACGAGATAATAGGTATGACGCATCAAATTTAGCAATATCTACAGACTATGGAAATTTCAGATCTTATCAACAGATCAGTAAGGTCAGTAGTGTTGATTACCTAACAACAGTTTTTCAAGGTAGCGGCTATTCTGACAGCAACCCTAAAATACACGATGTTAGGTTTTCTACAGACGGGTATTACATGTACTCCGTATCTTCAATTATACACTCATTGGTTCAATATTATTGTACAACACCATGGGCAGTTTCAACAGCCCGTGTAATTTCATATGTTGACCTAAGCAGTCTGCTTCAGCCTGGATCCTTTTCTTGGACCGGTGGTATCTATTTCAAACCGGACGGTTCTAAATTATACATCGCCGGTCGTACCAGTGGTAATTCAGGAATATTGTACGAATGTAATTTATCAAGAAGTTGGATGATCTCTTCGATTATGTATTCCGGGTCTCAATCTATAAGCGCCTATAACAGCACGCCTGGATCTGTGTATTTTAAACCTGATGGAACAAGAGCATGGATTTTTGACGCTTTTACTAGCAGCGTCAAGGAATGGAATTTATCTCAAGCCTGGAACATATCTACATTGACTTATTCCAAGTCGTTGCAGTTTAGTCCCTCTGATAATGCATATCCTCCGAACGTTAGTTTATCGATAAACGATATTGGAACAATTTTTTATTACTCATCTGGTACCGGTTTGAATATTGTTAATTTCAGAGGATGCACAATGTCGCCAGCATGGACATTGCCTGCCTCTCTGAGCGTAACTACTAATATCAATTACACACTTCCATCTAATGGCGTAGCCGATCAGACTCCGTCTGGTGTAGTAGTAATTAACGACACTCCATTGGTCGCAATAACTGAAAGATTTTTTTATGATCTAACAGCATCTCCGTATTCTTTTTACAGTCCTAGAAATATGGTAAATTTTAAAGATAACGATAATATAAACGGAAATGCATATACCCTGTCAGGATCTATTTTAGTTAGTTTAGGATCATTGGCACCTGCTCAATTACCGGTAATCGGAACAGCGTCTTCTTTTTGTTTTGACGCATATGGCAAAAATGCTTATATAGTATCAGTATCTGGATCTGAAAAAATTATCACGAGATTAACAGGATCCACTTCCCAGTGGTCGGTATCCGAGTATGCTAAAGTGTCTCAGTCGATGGGGGATGTGGCTAAAATTGCAATTAGCAGGGACGGAGGAAAATTATTTTTACTTGAAGCTGCTGCTAAAAAGATTCATTTGTTTAATTTAACCAACAAATATAGTATTTCAAAGATTCAATATAGTCAAGCATACACATTAAATCTTAAAGGCACCATAAAGTCATTTCAATTTTCCAAAGACGGCAAAGAGGTTAATTTTTTAGTTAATTCTATCATATATAGATATCCTTTGACAGTGGCTTGGGATCTATCTACTATGACGTCGGCTACTAGTTTTAGAACTGTTGATTCAGCGGCAACCAGTTTTACCATTGATTATCAAACAAAAAGTTTGGTCACTGTTTCGTCATCAAAAATAGAAACTTATTCTAATTTTACCAGCATTGATCTAGCAGGCTGGACTATTGATACTTCTGTAATAGATGGTTCTAGTTCTAGTTTAAATTTTAGTACCGACGGAACAAAAATGTATATATACGGAACTTCTGACAATTCATTGGTACAATTTGAGTTACAAACAGCATGGGATCCAACCACAGCTCAATCTTTTTATAAATTAACAGCAAACGAATTGTTTGAGCAAGCAGTAGGAGCACTGATAGCCTTTGCATTTAAGAGCGATGGGTCCAAATTATTTGCAGTATTTAATACGGGTGATGTTGTTAAACAGTACACACTTACCAGACCTTGGGAAATTGCATCGTTAACGTATGATAATATATCATTTAGTATTACTTCACAGGAAACTACACCAACAGGAATTTATGTTAGTCCGGACGGCACACGAATGTATGTAATTGGATCAACTGGTGATAAAGTAAATGAGTACGCACTATCAGTTGGTTGGGATCTCAGTACTGCTAGTTTCACTAGATCGATAAGCATTGCAACACAAGAATCCGCATCAAGTGATGTGTATTTTAAATCCGACGGCACACGAATGTATGTAATTGGTACTGGCAGTGACAACGTAAATGAGTATAGTTTGTCAACGGCTTGGAATGTCAGTACTGCTAGCTATGTAAGAGCATTTAGTGTCGCTACACAAGAAACAAACTCCTCGGGATTTGCTTTTAATTCCGACGGTACTCGAATGTATCTACTCGGAACAACAGCTGACACAGTATTTGTTTACAATCTAGGTACAGGTTGGGATATGTCAACAGCGTCTTATTCTGGTAGTTCTTATAAAATAATCCAGCCTGACACAACCTATAATGGAATGCGTTTTAAACCAGACGGAACCTCAGTATTTTTAATTGGAACACTTAGAGATACCATAACCGAATATCGATTAAGTACACCATGGATGATTTCCACGGCCAAATACTATAAAACTGCTGGAACTACAGTTGCCGCACAAGATACTACATCTACAGGATTGTTTTTTAAACCAGATGGATTACAGGTATTTGTTGTTGGGTCGACCAACGATTCGGTATACTCATACACATTGTCTTCTGCCTGGGAAATACAAACCCTAACATTTTCGGCAAACGTCAGTGTTGCAGCAAAAGAAACCACGCCAAGAGATGTATATTTTAAAACAGACGGCACAAAGATGTACATATTAGGTTCGGCTAGCGACAATGTTCACGAATACACACTATCAACACCCTGGGATATAACTACAGCAGTGTTTAGCCAATCTTTATCCATATCTGCAAAAGAAATTAATTCCAGCGGAATAAAGTTTAATAACGATGGTACAAAAATGTACATAATTGGAACTACCAGTGACAGTGTTATTGAATACAATCTTTCGTCTGCATGGAACATCAGCACTGCAACATTTGCAAGACAATCTGCTGCAATAACATTGTACCAAGGAGCACCAGAATCAATCGACATTGATGATAGCGGAAAATATTGCTACGTAATCGGGTCAAGTAATACTAATACCACGCTGATACAAATGAAGTTTGAATGAGATAAATTACTTTTTTAATAAATTAATAAATATCCATAATATGGAGATATCTGGACCGTGTCTATTTTAAAAGTTGAACCAAGTGCAATAAACACAGAAGCAGAATTCTCTTTTGCTAACATCTCTGTAGAAGGAAACATTACTGTTGGTACAGCAGTAATTTCAGCCACAGAAACAGGTGATATTGCTTTTACGACACCTGCTGGTGCAATTGAATTTAATTCAAATACCGTTAACTTTTTAAGCAATGTTGCTGTTGAAGGACCGCAAGGTACTGTCGGTTATACAGGCAGTGCTGGTGCAAATGGCACGATTGGTGTTGATGGCTATACTGGCAGCGCGGGTACAAATGGATTTACAGGTAGTATTGGTTACACAGGCAGCGCAGCCACTACAGGCATTATTACAACAAGCAACACGGCACCAGTAAGCCCTTCGGCCGGCGATTGGTGGTATTATACTACCAGCGATGTTTTACTTCGTTACATGAATGTTGGAACAGGAACACACTGGATTGATGTATCTGGCCCAACTTATAATTTTGGAATTAGTTCAGTGACTACAACCGAGATTAATTTGTCAGCAGGAATTCCAACTTCAATTGAATACTTGATCGTTGCCGGCGGCGGAGGTGGTGGTACAGGAAGCTGGACTCAATATGGCGGCGGTGGCGGCGGATCTTACACTACCTATAGAGGAACAGGTGGCGGAGGCGTTGGTATTCTTGGACAAGGTGCAAACGGCGCCGCCGGTACATCTGTATATACATCTGGAGCACCTACTGCCGGCGGTGGTGGATCGGGCGGAACTAACGGAACAGTAACATTAGGTAACGATCTTAAAACAGGCGGCCCGTACGGTGGTGCAGGGGGATCTTTTGCAACAGGGTTTTCTTCCGCTAACGCAGGTTGGCTAGCAGGCGCAGCAGGTGCAGTTCGTATTATTTGGGGTACAGGCAGGGCGTTTCCGTCAACAAACACAGCAGATATATGATAAAAATTTATAGCTAAATAAGTAATAACGCCAATAGGGAGATATGGAACTGTGGCAAACAAGAACTTTGTAGTTAAGAATGGCCTTACGGTTGGTAACTTAACTATCGATGCCGATTCAGGCAATATAACAACAACTGGTAACATTGTAACTTCAGGGATTCAAACTGATTCCTATTTCTTTGCCAACGGCGCTCCGTTTACTAATTTAGGCTATACTGGTAGTATCGGATTCACCGGAAGCACTGGTTCACAAGGGTCTATTGGATTTACTGGCAGTGTAGGACCGGGAGTGCCAGCTGGTGGCGCAGCAGGCACTTACCTAGTAAAAAATTCAATTACAGATTACGACACAGGTTGGACAGATAGAGTAAATGCTAAAACTATCTACGAAACTGTTAAAAATACTACTTTAAGCACAATTAATAAAGGCACGCCGGTCTATCAATCCGGAATGGCAGGCAACACAGTTACTGTGGGTCTAGCTCGTGCCGATGACCCAAATAAACTAGCCATTGGTGTACTTGACGAAAACATACTCCCTGAAGCTGAAGGTAGGATGTTGGTCCTGGGCGAAATTAAAGGTGTTGACACTTCGGCTTTTACTGTCGGTGACGAAGTATATCTGGGCGAAACTGGTGGATATACTAATGTTCCGCCCACTGGCGCTAACGTAGCTAGACAATTCTTAGGTGTAGTATTTAGAGTAAGTGACACCAATGGTTCTGGATACATTACGGGAACGTTAACACCAGACAGCATCAAATACACCAATGGTAGTTTCTACGGTTGGACTGGTACTCAGTGGGACTTATTAGAAACACAAGGCAACGTTGGTTATACTGGTAGCGCAGGTATTAATGGGTATACTGGTAGTCGAGGTGATACAGGTCTTGGATTTACTATTGCTAAGACATATGCTAGTGTTGCAGCATTAACAGCAGATACTAGCCCCACAGGAATAGTTGCTGGTCAATTTGCTATTATCGATACAGGTAATGTTAACGACACAGAAAATAGTAGACTTTATATTTGGAATGGGTCAAGCTATCAATACGTAAACGATTTATCGGGTGCAATCGGTCTAACCGGTCCGCAAGGAACTGCTGGTTATACAGGTAGCAAAGGAGCCGATGGTACGATTGGTGTAGATGGCTACACAGGTAGCAAGGGTGACTTGGGTTACACAGGTAGCCAAGGTGTTCAAGGAACTACAGGTTATACTGGTAGTGTTGGGTACGCTGGTAGTAGCGGAGCTCTAAATAATTGGACAGTTATCAGTTCAAACTATACTACAGCAGACAAAGATAGATTAATATTAAACGCATCAGCTGGAACATTTACTGTAACTTTACCGGCTACTCCGAGTACTGGGTCTTACATACAAATGACATCGGCATCGGATTTATCTGTTACCGATGTTACAGTTAACCCAAATGGTAATACCATTGAAGGTGACGCATCTGACATATTATTGGATGTACCTAATTCTACCTTTGAGTTTATCTATGATGGCTCCACCTGGCAAATAACCAGTACCGCTGGCCCAAGAGGTTACCTAGGATCTGTTGGATACACAGGTAGCGCAGGATATACAGGTAGCGCCGGTGTAGGAGGCTATACTGGTAGCCGAGGTGATACTGGACTCGGATTTACCATTGCTAAAACTTATGCTAGTGTTGCAGCATTAACAGCAGACACAAGTCCTACAAGTATTGTTGCAGGTCAGTTTGCTATTATTGAAACTGGTAATGTTGATGATGCAGAAAATTCTAGACTATATCTTTGGAATGGTTCTAGTTATTCGTATGTAAATGACTTATCGGGCGCTGTTGGTTTAACTGGTCCTCAAGGATCTGCAGGTTACACAGGTAGTGCAGGCTCGCAAGGAACTATTGGTTACACAGGTAGCAAAGGAGCCGATGGTACTATAGGTGTAGATGGTTACACAGGTAGCAAAGGAGACTTAGGTTACACCGGTAGCAAAGGAGCCGATGGTACTATAGGTGTAGATGGTTATGCCGGCAGTCGAGGTGATACTGGTTATACAGGATCTAACGGTACCTTAGGATACACAGGCAGTTCTGGAAGTGGATATACCGGTAGTCAAGGTATACCGGGTGTAGTAACTAGCAGTTTAGTAGTTAACAACTTTACTGGAACAGGATCTCAAACGGTGTTTACGTTAACAGTAACACCAACTGATATCAATCAGACTTTAGTAGTAGTTGATGGTGTTGCACAACTTAGAAATGCATATTCCTTAAGCGGCACAACGTTGACATTTACTGAAGCCCCAGTTAACGATGCCCAAATCGAAGTTACGATTTTTGTTTACGGAACTTCGACTTTTGTAAATAGACTTTATACAGGTGACGGTTCTGCTAATGCGTTTACAGTTACTAGTGGAGTTACAAACAATAGCGTTATAGTAACTGATAACGGTATCGTTCAACGACCGGTTACTGATTACACTGTTTCTGGATCAACAATAACTTTTGTAACTACACCAGCAAACGGATCAAGTATTCAAATTAGAGAGATTCCGGCCGGTGTTGTAGGATATACTGGTAGTGCTGGTACAAATGGGTACACTGGTTCAGCTGGTACCGATGGATACACAGGTAGTGCTGGTGCAAATGGGTACACTGGTTCAGCTGGTACCAATGGATACACAGGTAGTGCTGGTGTAGGATATACAGGTAGTGTTGGATCAGGGTCTATGGCAGCAACTGTAGGTTATTCATTGGTATTTGGATTATAAAGGATATAAAATAAAATGGCAGCACCAAATTTAATCGGCGCAACAACAATTAACGGTAAGACAACAGGAGCAAACTTGACAACCACAAGCGCAACTACTGTTTTGAACAATCCTGCAAGTAGTGGTAAATGTTTAAAAGTTAATACATTAAACGTTGCTAACTATGGAGCTTCTGCTGCAAATATTTCTATAGCTTGGAATAACGCAGCAAACTTAAGTGGTACCGATTTCGCTATTGCCGGAAACATTTCAGTTCCCGGCGGCAGTACACTAAATATCATCGATAAAACAAGTCAATACTACTTAGAAGAAAATCAGAGTTTAGGGGCAACTGCAGGCACAGCAAATACATTAGTGGTTACGTGTAGTTACGAGGATATAAGTTAATGGTTAAAAGATATTTTGCTGGCGTTATTAGTGCGACACAACCGACACCAAATAACATTGTTGCAAGTGGATTTTTTAATACGACTCAGCAAACGCAATTACAGCAATCAAATCAGTGGCCTCTTCCTATTCCCCCTTTTGATTCAGTAGAATATTTAGTTGTCGCAGGCGGCGGATCAGGAGGACGAGGACAGTCAGGTGGAGGAGGCGCGGGTGGTCTACGCACAGGAACTTTGTCTGGTATTTCTACTGGAGTAACATATACAGTTACGGTAGGAGCCGGTGGCGCCGCCCAAGCTACGTCAGAGGCACGAGGAAACAACGGTAATGATAGTGTATTCCATACTATAACAAGCACTGGTGGCGGTGGTGGCGGATCGTATGGTACTGGCCCGGGTAAATCAGGAGGTTCAGGTGGTGGTGCCGGCTCTGCCCCCGGTGGACCACATTCCGGTGGAACTGCAACAAGTGGTCAAGGTAACAACGGTGGCGGAACACCTTCATACTCTGCACCGTACCGCGGCGGCGGTGGCGGTGGCGCCGGCGCAGCAGGCGCAGCAGGTAATGTGTCTGGAAACGGTGGAATTGGTTTGCAATCTAGTATAACTGGAACCGCTACTTATTATGCGGGTGGCGGAGGAGGCGGCGCTTATTCCGACACATCGGGTACAGGCGGTCAGGGAGGAGGCGGCGGCGGATCCCTTACTAATAATGGCGACGGTATCAGTGGCACTGCTAACACAGGTGGAGGTGGCGGTGGTACAGGTTACCCTGGCGGCAACGGCGCAGCTGGTGGATCGGGTATAGTTGTTATAAGATATTCGGCCGTTCATCCTTTAGCTTCTTCGACTACTGGTTCTCCTACTGTTACAACCTCGGGTGGATATAGAATATATACATTTACTAGTTCAGGATCAATAACTTTTTAAAAGGATACATAAATGGCACATTTTGCACAAATAGATGAAAACAACATTGTTCAACAAGTTATCGTTGTACACAATAACGAACTGTTAGACGAGAACGGTATCGAACGAGAAATAAAAGGTATACAATTCTGCCAATCATTGCTTGGTGGTAATTGGGTACAAACTAGCTATAATGCTAATTTCAGAAAAAATTATGCTGGTCAAGGGTATACGTATGATTCAGTGAGAGATGCATTCATTCCACCGAAACCATACAATTCTTGGGTATTGAATGAAGATACATGTAACTGGGAAGCACCTGTTACTCACCCGACTGACGGAAAACTGTATGTTTGGGACGAAAGCACAGTGTCTTGGGTAGAAATAGCTCAAGGGGAATAATATGGATATAGGACCGGGAATTACAATAGGTGCAGGAATTTCTTACGTCGAATCGCCGGCACTTGCGTCAGTTGAATATTTAGTAGTTGCTGGCGGGGGTGGTGCCGGCGGAGCAGACAATGGCCGCGGGGGCGGCGGCGGAGGCGGTGCAGGAGGATATCGATTATCGTCCTTATCAGTGACACCGGGTGTTGCGTACACTATTACTGTTGGTGCAGGGGGCGCAGGCGGCTCATATAATGCAGCTAATGGATCACAGGGCGGCGACTCTATATTTTCTACTATAACATCTACGGGTGGTGGATACGGCGGTAGAGCAGTCGTTAACGGTGGTAACGGAGGTTCTGGTGGCGGTGGTGGTGGTCGCCCTGGTCAGTCCGGAGGAACAGGAATAGCAGGTCAAGGTAACAACGGTGGCGCTAGTGGAGGAAACGGCGCTGCAGGCGGAGGCGGCGGCGCAGGCGCCGCAGGCGGAAATGCTGACACTAACGGTGGTTCAGGTGGCAACGGTCTTCAAACAAGTATCAGCGGATCTGCAACATATTATGCAGGTGGCGGCTACGGTGGTACACCAGGTGGCGGTGGCGGTGCAGGCGGTGTAGGGGGCGCCCCGGCTCAGTCTGGTAATGGCGGCGTCGGCTTACAATGGGTTGACGGAAACTACTACGCAGGCGGCGGTGGCGGTTCCTATGGCACTGGCGGTAATGGTGGAGGTGGTGCTGGTGGTGGATTAGCACCAACTGGCAATGGTAAGAACGGTACTGCTAATACCGGAGGTGGAGCAGGTGCCGGATACAGTGTTGGAAGTACCGCTGGTGGCACCGGCGGCTCGGGTGTTGTAATTGTTAGATACTCAACTGCCTATGCACAAGCATCATCAACTACAGGATCCCCGACATATTCAGTTGTTGGGAATTATAGATATTATAAATTTACTACCTCAGGTAGCATAAAATTCTAATTAGGAGAAAAAATGGCACATTTTGCACAAATCGATGATAACAATGTAGTAACACAAGTAATTGTAGTAGAACAAGATGTAATTGATACAGGCTTGTTTGGTGATCCAGCTAAGTGGATTCAAACCAGCTACAACACACGTGGTGGCTTACACTACGGCCCGGACGGAAATCCCGACGGCGGCGTTGCACTAAGAAAAAACTATGCAGGTATTGGTTACACTTATGATGCAGCTAGAGATGCATTTATTCCACCAAAACCCTACGCAAGCTGGGTCCTAGACGAAGCAACATGTTGGTGGACTGCACCAGTAGCACAGCCAGCACCCCAAGAAGGTATAATATATACCTGGAACGAAGAAAATCAAACTTGGGATTCTATAACACTACCTGCTTAATTGAGAACAAAAAATGGCACAGTATATTACAGCAAACAACATTGAACCCGCAACTCTTACTACATTGTCTGGACCCAAGATACAAAGTATTACCTATCCTGGCAACGATACGGCAGTGAATGTAGCCGGTGGTGACACAGTTACTTTAACTGGTACAGGATTTGTCAGCGGCTGTACTATACTGGTCAACGGTTCGGCAGCACCGTCAGTTACTTTTAATAGCTCAACCAGTGTGCAGTTTACTACTCCAGCATTGAGTGCAGGTGGATATGTTGTATACTTAATTAATCCCGACGGTGGAACAGCTATTGCAGTGCCGGGCTTACAGTACAGTGGTGTGCCCGCGTGGTCAACCGCAGCAGGTACGCTAGGCACAGTTTATGAAACTAGTTCTATTAATACCACAGTCGCAGCCACAGGTGATGCACCAATCACCTACACATTGCAAAGTGGTAGTTTACCAACAGGTGCCAATTTAAATAGTTCAACAGGTTTGATCAGTGGTACTAGTCCAATTACTGCCAACTCTACTACTTACAGTTTTACTATACGTGCCACAGATGGACAAAATCAAGATACAGATCGTGCATTTAGTATTACTATTAATCCTGATGTGGTCACATGGTCATCACCGGCTGACGGCACCGCCTATTCTGTAGGCGTTGATTCGGCTATTAGTAATGTTTCACTGGTGGCTAGTAGTGCTGCTGGCAACGGAGTTCAATATACTGCAAACACATTACCTACTGGTTTGACTTTGACGGGTAATGTCATAAGTGGAACACCTACAGTTACAGGAAATGTCAGCACACTGTTAACTGCAACAGCCAATGTTTCTAACAGGTCTGCAACTAGAACTATCAGCTGGGTGGTTAATGTCAGTGGCGATACAAATTGGAACTATGTAACCACTCTCTTAAGTGCTAATATGGCAGTTGCTCCCTTTAATGATGACGCAAGTACAAATAATTTTGCAGTGACAATTAATGGTGACACACGACCAAACAATTTTAATCCGTATACTCCAGGATACTATAGTAATTATTTTGATGGTAATGGAGATTATTTAACTGTTGCAACTTCTGCTAGTATGGTGGCATCTGGGGATTTTACTTTTGCGGCTTGGGTATATCCAACAGCAGCTTCCCCAATCAGAGGATGGTTATTCAACAATGCAGGAAGTGGATCAACTGCTAGCCATGAAATATTTGGGGTATCTCTCAGCGACACCCTTGCAATAGGAGTTTGGTATAATGATTTTTCAAATATTAAATTAGGTACTAACAGTAACACAGTACCGATCAACCGATGGTCATATATATCTGTGGTAAGGTCTGGTTCATCTGTTACAATTTATATAAATGGAGTCTTGTCATCAACCTCAACTGGAACTAGAACAGGAAACATTGGTTCTAGCACAGTAAATGGAACGATTGGCGCGTATCAGGTTTCACAATATTTTATAGGGTATATTGCTGATCTGAGTTGGACTAATGATAGTGTTATAACTACAGTTCCTACTAGCCCTAAATCATCAACTGGTACAAGTTTATTAACCTGTCAATCAAACAGATTTATAGATAATTCAACAAACAATTTTACAGTTACTAGAAATGGTGACACTAGAATAAGTTCATTTGATCCATTTGTACCAAACAGTAGTTACAGTACCTATGGTAGTACATACTTTGATGGTACTGGGGATTATTTAATAGTTAACGGTAATTCAAATTTAGCATTAGGCTCAGGCGATTTTACAGTAGAGGGTTGGTTCTATATTGGAACCAACACATCAATTTGGCGTGCTCTTGTTATTATTGGTAATTCCAACGATAACGGAATATATTTAAGCACTAGTAATACGCTTACTTGGTTTGAAAGTGGCGCTCAGGCATCGTCGGCTACAGTGATACCTAGCAGTTGGAATCATTTTGCAGTATCTAGACAAGGTACAACGTTAAGATTATTTCTAAACGGAGTTAAATCATCAAGTGATTATACAACTTCTACTAATTATACAAGAACCTCAGTGTATATTGGTTCCAACGGTACTGGAGGAGAGCCTTACACGGGATATTTGTCAGATATTAGAGTAGTCAAAGGAACCGCAGTCTATACCTCAGCATTCACACCACCTACTGCACCACTAACAGCAATAGCAAACACAAGTCTATTAACCTGTCAAACAAACCAACCATTTAACAATAACATATTCTTAGACAACAGTACTAATAATTTCTTAATTACAAGAGCAGGTAACACCACACAAGGTACATTTAGTCCTTATGGTGCAGGTTGGAGCGGCAACTTTAACGGTTTAAATTCAATGATAGATATAGGATTTACTGGCGTAGCACCAACCGCAGATTTTACCATCGAAATGTGGTTCTATGGTAATTCTTTTACAGCACAAACTGGTGGTGATACAGGATTGACTTTCATTGGATTGGCTACCGACACCAGTGGCAGACTTAACTTGTTTGTAACTGCCGCCGGCGAAATTAAAGCGTCGATGACAAACAACAGTGGAACAGTTGTAATTAACTTATCATCGAATACCGGTGTAGTTAACAAAACTACATGGTATCATGCGGCATTTGTCAGAAACGGAAATAATTATAACATTTATTTAAATGGAACATCGGTGGCTTCAACTACAAGTGCGACAGCAATGACTTATGCACAAGATATGTTGTATGTAGGTATTAACAGACCCGGCGGATCTGGAACAAGTTCTCACCCCTGGGATGGATACATTAGTAATTATAGGTATACCAAGTCTGCGGTTTACACCGGTAATTTTACGCCAAGTGCAGTACCATTACAACCAATTACAAATACAGTTTTAATGCTATTGCAGGATTCTAGGTTTGTTGACAACTCAGTAACACGGTACCCTGTTACTCCTACTAATGTTACAGTTCAACGCTTTAGTCCATTTGCAGGAACAATATTACCCGCTCCTGCTTACAGTGCTTATTTTGATGGCACTGGAGATTTCTTAACAATGCCGGCAACATCGCCGGCTATATTTGCATTTGGTGCAAACGATTTTACAATTGAAACATGGGTTTATTTCAATGATGTCACAACATCTCAGAATATATATGAGTCAAGACCCGATGTTGGTGATGGTTTGTATCCTACAATATACATATCTTCGGGGACAATAAAATTTTATACCAATGGTTCTAACCGTATAACATCTTCCTCTGTTGTTGTTGGTCAGTGGTATCACTTGGCAGTGTCCAAGAACTCAGGTACCACAAAAATGTTTTTAAATGGTGCTCAGGTGGGTAGCTCATATGCTGATACAAACACTTATATAAACGGGTCTGCGTATCGTCCTTGCATTGCAACATATAATGGAAGTACAGGATACCTTAACGGATATCTGTCAAATTTAAGAGTGTTAAACGGTACAGGCTTGTACACATCTACATTTACTCCGCCGACTTCACCGCTAACAGCGATAACAAACACAATTTTATTAACTTGTCAAAGTGCAACATTCGTTGATAATTCAACTAATGCATTTAGCATAATTGTCAATGGCAACAGTCGCCCAACAACCTTTACGCCATTCACAGTCTCGTACTCAACAAAACAAAGTTACACACCTGAAGTATTTGGTGGTAGTATGTACTTTGATGGTACTGGGGATTATTTGAATATTGCCAGCCAGGCAACACTAGCTCCAGGATCAGGTAATTTTACATTAGAATTCTGGATTTATTTAACTGCTACGCCAGGCGTTCTTGCAGGAATTTATGATAACAGACCAGCAAGCACACAAGGAGCCTATATATTTTTATATCTTAATAGTGATAGAACTGTAAGATTATGGGTAAGTGGTGCTGATAGAATTACCAGTTCAGCACTAGCATTAAACACTTGGTATCATCTAGCGGTAGTTAAAAATTCTGGAACTACTACCATGTATTTGAATGGTGTGGTTACTGGATCAACTTATAGTGATTCTACTACCTATTTACAAAACGGAACCCTTATTGGAGCTAGTTATGGTGGAGGAGCATCAGTATCAAGTTATTTGACTGGTTATTTGTGTGATGTAAGAATGACAATAGGAACCGCAGTCTATGCCTCAAACTTTGTAACACAAAATGCTCCACTAACCGCAGTACAAAATTCTGTATTGTTGTTAAACGGTACTAGTGCTAGCATCTATGATTCCAGCGGCATGAATGCGTTTGAAACTGTAGCTGATGCAAAATTAAGCACAAGTGTTGTTAAGTACGGAAATACCAGTATGTATTTTGATGGTACTGGGGATTATTTAAGTATACCTTCGTCGCCGAATTTAAACTTAGGTCCGGGCAATTTTACAATAGAAATGTGGGCATACAAATCAAATACTACTGATACTTTTTCGCTTTTTCAGAAAAGCAGTAGTTATGAATTAAAATGTGATGCCGGAAGATGGGTATGGCAAATTAATACAGGAACAAATGTGTTTGTAACTAATGGTAATTTGACTCAGGGCACCTGGAGTCATGTTGCATTAGTAAGAAACGGCGCAACAACTACTCTTTATGTTAACGGTAGTTCAGCAGCTTCAGGGTCGTCATCTAATCCTACCGATAATACCAGCGCTCTATTGATAGGTACCGGTGCCGTTGCATTTAATGGTTACATTTCTGATTTTAGAATTACCAAAGGTGTCGCACGTTACACTGCCAACTTCACCCCACCAACAGCAGCATTCTTTAAGAATTGACAATAGATAAATATTGAATATGGCATTAACTAAGATTACCTCATCAGGGCTAACCGGGAACCTAATACTCGGTAATGTAACTATTGCCGGTAGTTTGCGTGACAGTAACGGCGCAGTATTTTCCAGCGGCATTAGCTCAGGATACACCGGATCTGCTGGTGCAGGTTATACTGGATCTGCTGGTAGTGCTGGATACACCGGATCAGCTGGAACCAATGGATTCACTGGTAGTCAAGGTAATGTTGGATTCACCGGTAGTGCTGGAACTAATGGATTCACCGGATCAGCTGGAACTAGTGGATTCACCGGTAGCACTGGTGTAGGTTACTCAGGTAGTCAAGGCGATGCTGGTTATACTGGTAGTCGTGGTGACACTGGCTTAGGTTTTGCCATTGCTAAGACATATGTTAGTGTTGCTGCATTAACCGCAGATACTAGTCCAACCGGAATAGTTGCAGGACAGTTTGCTATTATTGATACAGGTAATGTTGATGATGCAGAAAATTCAAGATTGTATCTTTGGAATGGATCAACGTATCAATATGTAAATGATTTATCAGGTGCTATAGGTCTAACTGGGCCGCAGGGCAATGCAGGTTATACAGGTAGTGCGGGTACAGATGGATATACTGGTAGTCAGGGTGATTTAGGTTATACTGGTAGTCAGGGTGATTTAGGTTATACTGGTAGTGCAGGCGCTGATGGATATGTTGGTAGTCGGGGCAATTTAGGCTACACTGGTAGTGCAGGTACAGATGGCTATACTGGTAGTCAAGGCGATTTAGGTTACACAGGTAGTCAAGGTGCACCTGGTGAATATGCAGGTGTAGGCTATACAGGTAGTCAAGGTGATACAGGCTATGTAGGCAGTCAAGGTGATTTAGGTTATACTGGCAGTCAAGGACTTACTGGTTTTACAGGTAGCCAAGGTATTCCTGGAGAATATGCAGCCATTGGATACACAGGTAGTCAAGGTGATACAGGCTATGTAGGCAGTCAAGGGGTGCGTGGATACACAGGTAGTCATGGAGATACTGGCGCAACTGGGCCTCAAGGTGCAACAGGGCCAACAGGTGCAACCGGAGTACAAGGACCAATTGGTGCAACTGGACCAGAAGGCGTTCAGGGCATTCAAGGTATACAAGGTTACACAGGTAGTCAAGGTGATCCTGGCGAGCAAGGTAATATTGGTTATACAGGTAGCCAAGGTACAGCCGGTACCAACGGAGCCGACGGTGCAACTGGTCCTACTGGAGCAACTGGTCCTACTGGTCCAACTGGTTACACGGGTAGCCAAGGAGAAGCAGGTACCAACGGTTACACGGGTAGCCAAGGAGAAGCAGGTACTAATGGCTATACAGGTAGCCGAGGTACATTTTCTGGAACTACTTCGGATGCAATTATTACCACCAACACTACACCATCAACAGGTACTAGCTCAGGTGCACTACAAGTAGCTGGCGGTGCTGGCATTCAAGGAACATTATATGTTGGTCAAGATGCCTATGTCACAGGCAACTTGTATGTATCCAATTCTTTTTCTATATCATCACAAACAATTACAGTTACTGATCCGTTATTGTATCTTCAAACTAGCCAAGTTTATCCATACAATTACGACATTGGTTTTTACAGCCATTTCAGAGGCGGCCCTGCAAATGCCTATGTTCATACAGGTGTTGTACGAGATCATCAGTCTGAAATTTGGGGGTTCTTCAGTAACATACACACAGAACCCACAAACAACGGCATAAGCTGGACCGACACTGGACTTATTTGGGACACAATTAAGACCGGTGATCATATTATTGCCAACAATACACCATCAACTAGCACAACCACTGGAGCTTTACGTGTTGCTGGTGGCGCCGGAATCGAAGGTAATGTTTACGCAACCGCAGTTTATACATCGGGTTTATTTTACCCAAATAGTACCCCATACAGCACAGGCGGAACTGGAGATGGCTACACTGGAAGCCGAGGTGATCTAGGTTATACAGGTAGTCAAGGAAGTCAAGGCAGTGTAGGTTATACAGGAAGCCAAGGCGACACGGGTAATAGCGGTTATACTGGAAGCCGAGGTGATTCGGGTTATACAGGTAGCCATGGCGATTTGGGTTACACAGGTAGTATTGGTTACACAGGTAGCCAAGGTGTACAAGGACTAATTGGTGCTACTGGACCCGAAGGTGTACAAGGTATTCAAGGCGTACAAGGTTACACAGGTAGTCAAGGTGTTGAAGGTTACACAGGTAGCCGAGGTGCTGAAGGTTATACAGGTAGTCAAGGTATTCCTGGAGAAGCAACGGCCATTGGATACACAGGTAGTGCTGGTACATCTGGTGTACTTTCCCAAGTTAGAATCGGTAGCAATGAATTTGCTACATCGGGTAATATTACACCAACTTCGGATACTGTAGACCAATATAATATATTAGGACTAACTGGAAATATCACAATGTTGCCTCCTAGCGGAACTCCAACTGATGGACAGCGTCTCTTATTAAGATTCAGAGATAATGGAACTGCTAGGACAATAACATGGACAACAACTGGAAATGCTAGCTATCGAGCAATTGGTACAACTTTACCGGAAATAACTACAATTAATAAAATAATTTATGTAGGTTGTGTTTACAATTCTCAAGATACTTTCTGGGATGTAATAGCAGTTACAATTCAATCATAAAAGGTTCAATAATGCAAATCAGATTTAGTTACGAAACAAAATACGGTACATTCAGCGATGCTCTTAACTTACCTGATGATCATGGGTACACTGATACAGAACTTGAAGCAATGAAAGAACAACGCAGGGATGCCTGGGTTGCCTATATAGACAGTACTCAAGTTGCTGCTACAACAGAAACAATAATAGAAACGCCATAAAAATTAAAAGTAAATACTATATTAGAAGTAATCGATTAGGATTTTAAATGGCTGATAGATATTGGGTAGGCGGCACAGGAACCTGGAATACATTAAGTACAACCAACTGGAGTGCTACTAGCGGTGGGTCTGGCGGAGCCAGTGTGCCAACAGCAGCCGATAGTGTTTTCTTTGATCAAGCTACTACGTACACAGTTACAATGACTGGTGCATTAAACTGTTTGGACATAACAGTAAGTGCAGGCACGGTAACATTTGCAACAGGAACTACCCCTACATTAAGTGTTGCCGGAAATTGGAGTACAATTGCTAACACTGTTTGGAACAGCACAGGTACTATTACATTTACATCAAGGACAGCCAGAACAATAAATTCTAATAATATTACTATAGCTGCGCCAGTAATATTTAATGGAATAGATGGTTCATGGACATTACAAAATAATTTTATCACATCAAGTACATCAGGAACCACATTAACTAATGGTACTTTGTCTTTAGACACTTATACATTACAAACTTCAGCATTCTCCAGTAGTAATAGTAATAATAGAACAATTAATTTTAACACAGGCAAGATATCCATAGTAGCCTCTGCTAACGCAACAGTATGGAACACGTCTACTGTCACTAACTTTAGTTACAACGGTACTCCAACAGTAGAATTTTCAGGCGGCGGAGTTTCTCCAGTAACTAAAACAATCAACACCGGTGTAATGTCTGAAGCGCAGGCTTTAGATTTTAGAATAATCGACACCGGAGGCTCACCTAGATACGCATTTACTACTGGAAACACTGTTGGTAATTTAACCATTAACGGTGCTCAAACTATAAACAATATTGCAATAACGATTTTAAAATCGTTTACTCATGAAACCACCAACGGAACTACGTCATTTACTGGTGGTGCTAATGCCTGGACCTTTGCTGCTACCAGTGGCAATCATACAATTAACAATATTTCTGGGTTTTCGTACGCATTCCCTTGGACTTTTGGTAGTGCCTCGAGTACCGCAACCTGGACATTGGCAAATAATTTAAATATCTCAACAAGTAATTTAACATTAACCAATGGTACATTAGATTTTAATAGTAAAACATTAACTGCCGGCGGTATCGTTATATTAACAGGAACCCCAAGTATTGCTAATACTGGTACAGGCAGCTTTACAACTTCAGTACCAATAACACATACCAGTGGAACTTTTACACTTCCATTTAATGTTACTACAACTAGTGCATCAGGGTATACACTTACCGCTGGTACATTGGCATTGGGAACTAATACGTTAACTACTACAATATTCTCTAGTAGTAATTCAAATACAAGAACACTGAACTTTGGTACAGGTAAAATTATTCTTACTGCCGGAGGAACAGTTACTCTTTGGAATACTGCAACAGTTACAAACTTATCAGTCTCGGGAACTCCTCTGGTTGAATCGATTGCACCTGGCACTTCGGTGACTAAAACAATTAATACAGGCGCACTGAGCGAAGCCAATGCAATTAGTTTTAGTTTATTAACTGGGGGTGGTAGCACAGGGGTAACTTATGCATTTACCTCAGGCAATACTGTAAAAGATTTGGTTATTAACGGTTCTGGCCAGATAATCAGTAACATAAGTATTCTCATTTACGGTTCTTTTACCCATAGCACTGCAAACGGAACTACTACATTTACCGCTGGTACAAGCGCATGGACATTTGCAGCAACAAGTGGAAACTACAACATTAATAACATTGCCGGCTTTACCTACGACTTCCCTTGGACCTTTGGTAGTGCCGCGAGTACAGCCACATGGACATTGGCAAATAATTTAACACTAGGTGCAACACGACAATTAACTTTAACCAATGGCACGTTGGATTTTAATAGTAAAACGTTAAGCGCCGCAGGTATTACTATACAAACCGGGTCGCCAACTATTGCCAATACAGGTACAGGTAGTTTTACTACAACATTACCGTTTACACATACCAGTGGTACTTTTACATTACCATTTAATGTTACCACAAGCTCAGCAACCGGTTATACTTTAACTGCCGGTACTCTAGCATTGGGTACAAATACATTGACTACTCTGGTATTCTCTAGTAGCAACTCAAATTCAAGAACATTAAATTTTGGTAATGGTAAAATTGTATTGAACGGATCAGTAACCGCAACTATCTGGAATACCTCCACAGTTACCGGTATGACAGTAACTGGAACATCATTGGTTGAATCTATCGGTGGAGGATCTGGTGTAACAAAAACCATCACACCAGGCGGACTGAGTGAAGCCAATGCAATTAATTTTAGTTTGTTAAATACTTCTGGTACAGTGACTTACACAATTACTGCAGGCGCAGTTAGCAATTTAATAGTTAATGGAGTACAAACTCTAAACAATACTGCATTAACAATTTATGATAATTTTACTCACCTAACAACAAACGGTACTACAACTTTCACTGCTGGCACTAATGCCTGGACTTTTGCTGCTACTTCAGGTACACATAATCTAGGATTTATTCAAGGCTTCACTTACGACTTTCCGTGGACATTTAACGGCATTGGCGGAACTTGGGTATTGCCCAATAACCTAACCCTCGGTGCTACTCGTGCATTAACACTAACCAATGGTACTGTTGATTTTAATAGTAAGACCGTTTCTGCCAGCGGTATCACGGTAGTAACTGGATCTGCCACAGCTACTAACTTAACTACTACTCTAAACCTTACTCATACCAGTGGTACTCTTACACTAGGATCGGCAACTACTGTTAACAACTATACTTTAACCGCTGGTACAATAAATCTTAACTTTGATTTAACTTGTGCTACGTTTTCTAGCAACAATACAAATACAAGAACTATAGTAATCCCGCCACAATCTGCGTTGACAATTTTTGTAACAGGTAGTAATGCTACCATAGTAGATGTATCAAACGCCACTAACTTTTCATTCTCTGGAGTTTTCAAGTTTGCTAGCACCTACACCGGATCAACTGGCACCAGAGTTTTTAACTACGGAAGTAGTGGAATTACAAGTTATGCTTTACAAGTTGTTGGAATGGGTGTAAGCGTTAATACTACTGGCGCAACAACAGGTTTTGTAATTCAATCGACATCAACTGACACCGTAACTTTCACTGGAAGTTATGACGATTTTGATCTTAGCGGATTTGCTGGAACATTGTCAAATACTGCTAGAAGTATCTACGGTAATTTAGTTATTCCAGCCTCGGTTACACTATCGTCGGGTACTGCTGTTACTACTTTTGCATCTCTAACCGGTCAAAATGCCGCCACTAAAACAATTACAACCAACGGCAAGACTATACCATTTCCTGTTACCGTTAACAGTGCCGCCAGTGGTTACTCGTTCCAATTAGCCGACAATTTAACTTTAAACACCGCAGTTGCAACTAACATCTTGACATTAACAGCCGGAACTTTAGATCTTAGTAATCAAGTAGTAACTGCATATGCCTTGAGTTCTAATAACTCAAATGTTAGATCTATTAACTTTGGTGCATCAGGACAAATTATTTTAACCGCTAGTGCAGCAACAGTGGTTGATTTTACCACCGCTTCAAATTTTACATACACTGGAATTCCCTATATCTATACTAACTACGCCGGTGCTACTGGAACTAGAACGATCAACTTTGGCGGCACTGCTGGCGCAATTACAACAAATGTTTTTGACATTACATCTAACATTTCCGGTCCAGGTTTAGTTATCGATCCAACCGCAACTGATACAATAAGTTTAACCGGCGGCTTTGGCGCAGTTAACCTTACCGGAATATCTGCAACCATTGGTAATGCTGCTAGAACTATCTATGGTAATTTGACCGTTCCGGCCTCAGGCGGCGCACTAACAGCAGGCACCGCAACAACTACATTATCTTCTGCAGCACTGCCTCGGAACGACAGTTACAGCACATACTTCAGCGGAACGTCTAGAGCAACTATACCAAATTCTCCAACTTTTAATTTTGGATCGGACGCTTTTACTATAGAAGCCTGGATTTATCTTACCGGAGACCTAACAGGCGAAAACCTAATAGTCAGCTTATACGGTTACACCGATAATAGAAGATCTTGGTATTTTGGAACGCGGCTCGGAGTACTTGAATTTAGGTACGACAATGATGGAACTCTTGCAACATCAGTTAATGGAGCCACTCCGCTTTCTTTAAGAGTATGGTACCATGTAGCTGTGGTAAGGTCAACCGGAGTTAAAATATATTTAAATGGTGTACTGGATGGATCTCGCGCTACTATGGCATCCACATTGTACAATAACACTGTAGACCCTGTTTTGATAGGTGCAGTAGGACCAAACTTAGCTGGACATTTCCCTGGCTATATTTCAAACCTACGGATAGTACGCGGTGTTGAAGTTTACACTGGTAATTTTACAGTACCAACTGGCCCATTGGGGGTTACACAACCTGCAGATACAAACATTAGCGAAATTACTGGTACACAGACAATTTTATTAACTTGCCGCAAACCTACCTTTGTTGATGATAGTACCTATGGTTGGTCAATAACACCGGTTTCAACTAGTCAGTCAGTTACCAGCCCATTTGTCTTAATAGCCTCTACTTCTGTGATAACAACTAATGAAAGAACATTAGACTTTCCGGTCACAGTTGACCCAACTGCCGCCGGAGCAGTTCAACTTTCGGGTAACCTAACATTAGGCAGTACCAGATCACTTACCTTAACACAAGGATCGTTGTTGCTTAACGAGAAATCTTTAACAGCACAAACATTTATTTCTAGTAACTCGAATACAAGATCAATTGATTTTGGTTTAACTGGTCGAATAATTGTAACAGGCAATGCAGCAACATTAGTCAATTTTACCACCGCAACCAATTTTACTTATTCTGGCGTGCCCTACATCTACAGTAATTACACAGGAGCCACTGGCACAAGAACTTTTAACTTTGGTGGTACAGCTGGTGCAAGTTCTAGTAATGCTTTTGATGTTACAACCAGCACTGCTGGCACAGGATTAATTATTGGGTCTACTGCTACCGATACTGTGGCACTAACTGGTGTGTTTGACAATGTTGATCTAACAGGGCTAACTTCTGTGCTCAGCAATACTGCGAGAACTGTTTACGGCAATTTAACAATTCCGGCAACAGGAGGAACATTAACAGCCGGTGCAGCAGCAACTACGCTATCATCAATATCTCTTCCTAACATTAACGGATACAGTGTTTATTTTAATGGACTGTCATACCTTCAAGTAGAACATGACTCTTCGTTAGAATTTGGCACGGGTGCATTTACAGCAGAAGCTTGGATTTTTATCAACTTAGTAGGAAGCCCTCAAACCATTTTTAATAAAGCACCAGACTCAACACCACAGTCAGGTTGGCTCTTACAAGTATCTAGGGCAATGACACTTATTACTCGAGTCGGAGCCATACCTTACGCTAGTGGAATTTCGTTATCTTTATTTACTTGGTATCATGTTGCATTAATAAGAGACAATGCTGGTAATGTGTATCTAAGCGTAAACGGAGCAGTTTCGCAAGTGGGGGTATCGAGTGCTAACTTGAGTCAAGTTACTCCGTTGAGAGTCGGAACAGCCATTTCTAGTGGTGCAGAGTTCCGTGGTTACATCAGCAACGCAAGACTTGTTAAAGGTGTGGCTCTCTATACTTCAAACTTTACACCTAGTACATCTCCACTGACGGCCTCAGCCGAAACAGTCTTCTTAGGATTACAAAATATCACGTTTGTTGATAATAGCACCTATGCAAAGACAATAAATGTAATTTCAGGAGCAGTTACTTCGACAAGCTCTCCTTTTCCACTTTCTGAAATTAGTACCTCGTTGATAACTACAAACGGTCGCACACTAGATTTTCCGATTATTGTTGGTGATCCTGCAAATACCACTAACGTTGTTAAACTAGCAGGCAATCTTACACTAGGATCTACTAGGGCCCTAACGTTTAGTTACGGAACGTTAAATCTCAATGACTCTGTACTGACAGCTAGTGCATTTAGTTCAAGCAACAGCAATGGCAGAGACTTAGTTTTTGGAACATCTGGTCGACTACAATTAACCGGTAGCAGTGCCACCATTCTGGATATCAGCACAATCACTAACTTTAGTTATTCGGGAACTCCATATATTCAAAGTAGCTACACCGGATCGGTAGGCACTAGAACGTTTAACGTTGGAACATCTGGTGCTTTAGTTTCACAAGTCTTTGACGTAGCGACCAGTGGTACCACTGGTATAGTAATTGGTGTAGCAACAGACACAGTTGCGCTAACTGGTACATTTAACAACGTAAACTTAACTGGGTTAACAAACACTTTAAGTAATACTGTTAGAACCATTTATGGTAACTTGATTGTTCCGGCAACAGGCGGAACACTAACCGCTGGAACATCGGCAACTACAATAGGAGCACCGACGGTACCTAATGTCAATGGTTACAGTGTTTATTTCAACGGAACTGGTACTTATTTAACAGCTCCGGCAGAAGCAGGTAATTTTGCAGGAGCGTTTACGGTTGAGGGATGGGTATATATACCCGCAGCAACCCATGCTCTGAGACTTTTTGTAAGCACATATCTTAATTCTACTACCGGTTGGTCAATAGGCACGGATGCAAACGGATATCTATCAGCGTGGCTAACTGGCGATGTAGCAGACATAACCGGAAGCACATCAATGACTTTGAATGCTTGGCATCATTTTGCATTATCTGGTCAAACAGGATCTATTAATTTATTTTTAAATGGAATACAGCAAGGAGCAACTTATACAGGTGGAACAACTATCAGTTCTGGCGGATTACTAACCCTGGGTGTAACGTCAACGGCTTTTCAAAATCTTTTGACAGGCTATTTAAGTAACATACGAATACTTAAAGGACAGGCGTTATATACATCGAATTTTACCGTTCCTACTGCACCACTAACAGCAATTGAAAATACAAGTTTGTTGACCTGCCAAAATACTACAATAGTAGATAACAGTACCAATAATTATACTATTACAAAAACAGGTTCTCCGTCTGTAAGTAGTCTAAGTCCTTTTGCAGTAGAGCCCGGTACGGTTCAATTGACAACCAATGGACGAACTCTTGATTTCCCTATCACTTTCGGTGAATTAACTAACGGATCAGGTGTAGTAAAATTAGATGGTGCGTTAACATTAGGAAGTACCAGATCTGTTACTCATACTATTGGTACCTTAGATTTAAATGATTTTACTTTAACTGCATTAACGTATGTTTCTAATATTGGCAACAACAGATCTATTAATTTTAGATCAACGGGTCTAATTGTGTTGTCTGGTAGCGCCGCAACAGTATGGGACACATCTACAGGTACAGGTTTCTCCTGGTCGGGTAACTTTCAAGTTAATTCAACATACGCCGGATCCACTGGAACTAGAACATTTAACTTTGGAAATATCTCCGAAACATATGCACCTAATGTTAAGGTTAGCACAGGAGCAGGCGTGTTTAGTTTAGGTACTGCTGCTGATGTAAAAGTAGTTACAGGATCTATAAATGACTTTGACCTAACTAGTTTTGCTGGTAACTTAAACAACAGCACAAGAACTATTTACGGTAATTTAACTATACCATCAACTGGGGGAAATATAATTGCTGGTACTTCGACAACCACATTTGGTTCAACTTCAGGTGTAGTTAAAACTGTTAACACCAATGCTAGAACAACGGATTTTCCGTATACCTTTGACGGAGTTGGTGGTAACTGGCAGCTGACAAATAATTTAGTAACTAGCGCAAGTCGTATAGTAACACTAACCAATGGTACTGTTGATTTTAATCAGAAATCAGTAACCGCTGCTAACATTAGAGTATTAACTGGAAATGCTGCACTAACCAATTTATCAACGACATTAAATATTGTACACACCAGTGGAAATTTAACAATCAATTCAGGAACCATCAATAGCGCAACAACTGGTACATATACATTAACAGCAGGTAATTTAATTTTGAGCGGACCTTTAAGCACTGGAGCATTTACCAATAACGGTGGGGGAATTTTGTTATGAGTGACTTAACAGTTACTTCTTTTGTATCAACAGGAACCACTGCACGTAGCATTGATTTTAGTACTGGCAATATAATAGTGGCCAACAATGCAGGTGGTACATTAATTAATATGACTGCCACTGGTTTAACCGCTACCGGAGAGAGCACCGGCAATGGATTTATCGTTCAAAACAATAGCGCGAATGCTACAACATTAACCTTTGGGGCATTTACAGAACCCAACGCAATGAACTTGTCTATTGACCGTGGTACATATGCATTAACCCTAGCATCCAGTGGCGCATATAGAAACTTAAATTTTACTGGATTTGCAGGTTCTCTAACTAACGTAGCAAGTTCTATATATGGAAACTTGATATTGTCTACTGGAATGACTCTAGTAGCTGGTACCGCTGCTTGGACACTAGCTGCAACAACAGACAATTGGACTGTCACCACAAATGGCAAAACTCTTGATTTCCCTCTTACCTTCGGTACTGCTACTAGTGCATTGGCTACCTGGATCTTACAAGATGCACTTACACTAGGAACAACCAGACTTTTAACTCTTACCGGCGGTAATTTAAATATCAATGACAAAACTGTTACAACTGGGTTGTTTGCTAGCAACAATTCAAATACAAGAAATATTAATTTTGGCAATGGTAAAATAGTCCTTAACGCTAGCACAGCCGTAACAGTTTGGACTACAGCAACGACCACAGGTTTAACTGTTTCTGGAGTTCCTTTGGTCGAATCCAGAGGTGGTGGTACAGCTATAACAAAAACTATTACACCTGGATCATTAAACGAAGCTAACGCTATTAATTTTAGCTTGCTTGAAACAACTGGCTCGGTTACGTATGTTATCACAGCCGGTGCAGTCAAGAACTTAACAATAAATGGTGCACAGACCCTTAGTAATACCGCGTTGAGTATTTACGGTCACATTATTCATGGCACAGGTAATGGCACCACTACTTTTGCTACTGGTACCAACGCATGGACACTGGCTAATACAGGTACAACTACTGGTAATAATTACGGTGCATTTTTCCCATCGGGCGGGTATTTAACTGTACCAGCTAATTCAAATTATGTATTCGATGGTGATTTTACTATAGAAGGTTGGATGTACTTTACAAATGTGGGCTTCGTTGACCCGCAAAGTTTATTTTGTATAGGAAACGTTAGTGCTGGGTTTGATGTTCGTTGGTTTAATAGTCGTTGGCAAATTAGTTTTAATGCTGGCGCCGGTACTGACATGGGAGGCACTGCTACAAATAATACATGGATTCACGTGGCTGCTGTTAGAAGTGGGTCATCGGTTAAGTTATACATAAATGGCGTAGCCACAGGCACTACTATTACTAATAGTTCAACGTTGGGATATAGTAATGTAGCTCTCGGTATTGGCGCAGGCGGGGTGACTGCAGGAAACCCATTGCAAAACGGATATATTTCTAACTTAAGAATAGTAAAAGGAATTGCAGTTTATACTAATAATTTTACTCCTCCTAGCGGTCCGCTTACTGCTACACAGAGTGCCGGAACCAATATTGCAGCAATACCAGGAACGGAGACTGTTCTTTTAACTTGCCAGAGCAGCACGTTTGTTGATAATTCGTCTTACGGAGTCACTCCTACTCAGGTATCTAATGCAGCAGTTTCTGCTTTAAGTCCTTTTACACTTTACTCAACCAGCACCAAAGCTGTAGGTCTTCGAGCAACTGTGGATTTCCCAATTACCGTAAACGGCGTTGGCGGAGAATGGGAATTAGATAATAACTTAACATTGGGTGCAACAAGGGTATTCACTTTAACCAATGGTACTTTTGACTTTAATAATAGAACAATAACTGCCAGCGGCATAACTGTCTTAACAGGATCAGCAACTGCTCGAAATCTAATAACTACTCTAGCAGTTACACATACCAGCGGTAGTTTGACTTTGGGTTCAAACATCAGTACCGGAGCTTATACATTAACTGCCGGTAATCTGTTCTTGGGCACAAATACACTAACAATGCTATCGTTTGCTAGCAACAATTCAAATATAAGAAATATAGATTTTGCCACAGGCAAGATAGTCCTCAGTAACAGTGCAACAGCAACAATTTGGACTACAGCAACTGTTACAAATTTAACAACTTCAGGATCTCGATTAATCGAATCTACTGGCGGAGGAACCAGCGTTTTAAAAACAATTAATCCTGGATCATTAAGTGAAGCTAATGCTCTTAATTTTAGTTTATTGAACGTTGGCGGTACAGTAACATATTCATTTAATTCTGGTTCAGTGAATAATTTATTAATTAACGGACAACAAACATTTGATAACACAGCTACATTGACTATATACGGTAACTATACACATAGCATCTCTAACGGAACTACAACATTTACTGCTAGACCAAGTGCGTGGGTATTTGCGAGTACAACGGGAATCAAAACAATAACTACCGCGTCTGCAACACACGAATTTCCTTGGACATTCAATGGTGTTGGTGGCACATGGTTATTGCAATCCTCGGTTACGCTTGGTATCAATGGTACACTAACTTTGACTAACGGAAATGTAGACTTAAACGGATATACACTAACCAGCGGTTTGTTTGCAACAGCAGCCGGAACTAAGTCGTTAATATTCAATGGCGGAACACTGGCAATTACAGGCTCTGGTGCTACCACATTTAATAATGCAAATACCTCGCAGCTAATCCTTGATAAAGGTAGTAGTGTTGGTACAATTAGTCTGACTAGCGCCATCGCCAAAACATTTATAGGCGGCAACTTTGATTATTCAGGTGTTATTTTAAATCAAGGTGGCACAGGAACACTAACTGTAGCCGGATCAAACACCTTCGAAGATTTGTCGGCTACTATTAGCACTACTGCAAACTCTACAATAACTTTTAGTTCAGGAACAACTACTACATGGAAAAAGTTTACACTCAATGGTACAGCCACATACCAACCAACTGTGGCTTCGGATACAGTTGATAGCCCGGCTACTTTCTACAAAGAACCAGAACCAAGTGGATTTATTACAGGTATTAACTACATTCGAGCACAGGATATAACTTTTACTCCTTTCGCAACAGATGGCACAGACTTTATACGCTGGCATATAGGAGCAAATTCTGTTATTGTCAGTAGTACTGGTGCCCTAGCGCAAACTTACCTTGCTGGTTCTACGCCTAAAGTCTATGTTATTGAAACAGGATCATCCTGGAAAGTGCCGAATGATTTTAATACTACTAATAATAGTATACACTTATTCGGAGGCGGTGGTGGCGGCGGCTCGAGTGTTAGCGCAATAACAGCCCGAATTGGTAGAAGCGCAGGAGCCGGCGGCGGGGGCGGCTATACTCGAGTAACTAACTTTAATCCAAAGAATTTAATTTCTGTAGATTATACAGTTGGTGCAGGCGGGCAAGGATCGACAATTTATTCATCGCCTGGGGGTAACGGTGGTTCTACAGTATTTTCAACATTTAGCGCAGGTGGCGGATCAGGCGGTGCTGCAATGGCAACTTCGTTAAGCGGAGGAGCAGGTGGTACAGGATCCACAGCAAACGGCGGTGCAGGCGGTAACGGTACTGATGGTGGTTTAAGTACATATACCGGCGGCGGAGGCGGTGGCGGAGCAGGCGGCGTGTATGGCAACGGCGCTAGCGGAGCTATTGGTGGATCCACTAATAGTGATTCAGTTGCAGGCGGTGGTGGTGGCGGTGGCGCAGCCAGCGGCGGTACTGCAGGATCCGCTGGATCGGGTGTTAGCGGCGGTAGCGGTGGTAACAACTCTTTTGGCATCGGCGGAAGCGTTTTCTCAACAACTGTTTTTTCACGAGCTTTTGCTGGTGGCGGTGGCGCTGGTTCTTATGGTGGCGTGTACCTTGGCGCATCACCTAGACCTGCAACAGCAGGCGGTCATGGAACTGATATTTTAAATTCTGTTGGTGCTGGCGGCGGCGGTGGCGGCCAAAACCAACGAGCTGCTGGTGGAACAGGCGGAAAATACGGCGGCGGCGGCGCAGGCGGTGCCCGATCGGGGTCTTCTGGTCTTAATGGTGCTACTGGCGGCATTATCATTCAATATCTACCAGTTACACCAAAATTCCTAGGCTGGTTCAATTAATTTTTGACAAAACTAAAACTAGGCTATATAATAGCGTATGAAAATTGCTATTATAGATATAATTGGGCTTCCGTATGATGGTACAACGGTACACAATCAAGGACTAGGCGGAAGTGAAAGCGCAGTAACATTCATGGCCGAGCAGCTGGCTCGGTTGAATTTTGATGTAACTGTTTTTAATAACTGCAACATTGATCACGCCCGTCCTGGGGTATATTCGGGTGTACTGTATAGACCACTTGAAGATCTAACTCAAGATCACGAGTTTGATATTGTTATTAGCAGCCGAACTATAATTCCATTTGTTGACCCACACAGGTATCACGAACTTAACGACAATCGTGCATTTGCACTGCAACACTATAATCTCTATGACCGTGTAGTCTCCCGAGCACAAATGAGAATTCTTTGGATGCATGACACCTTTTGTCTAGGTGATAACATGATCGAAGAGTTGGCTGTCAGCAATCGGATTACCGATATCTTTACACTAAGTGACTTTCATCTAACCTATGTGGCTAACTGCCATCACGGACGCCGCAGAAATTTTGAAGTACTTAAACCAAAGTTGTTTATTACTAGAAACGGTGCTAACTGTTATCACAAAGAAATCGATCTAAAGAAAAAAGACCCAAATCTCTTTGTCTATAATGCCAGTGTGACCAAAGGAATGATACCCTTGGTTAATGAAGTTTGGCCAAGATTAAAAGCACAAATACCCGAAGCTCGGTTAAAGGTAATCGGTGGTTATTACAGATTTAGCGAAAGCTCGGGACCCGATCAGCAAGAACAAGATTGGCGACGAATGGTTGCTGATTCAAGGTATGCTGAGTTGGATATTGAGTTCACCGGAGTTATTCCACAAAAAGCAATCGGTGACATCTTAGCAGAATCTAATTTTATGATATACCCAACGGCGTTTCCTGAAACGTTTGGAATATCAACATTAGAATCATTACTTTACAATACTCCAGCAATTACTTGTAGATTCGGTGCTCTTGAAGAAATTGCAGTCGAAGGTGCTTGTTACCTAATAGACTATGCCGTTGAACCTAACAGTTTATTTCCTGATATCAATCGAGTTGAGCAAGTACAAAAATTTGTAGACCTGGCTGTACGTGCTTATCGTGATCCATATCTACATCAACAAAAACAACAATACTGTAACGTGGTCAAAGACATCGCTGGTTGGGATAGTGTAGCTCTACAGTGGAAGCAGCATTTCTATAAGAAAGCTGGAGAGTATTTGTCGCGAGACGAATATCGTGCTGTGAGCAAAATCAATCACAAAGTGCACAAAATTTGGAATCGTCGATACACTAACCCTATAGAGTTTGAACACTACAAGCCGGGTAATGAACAACCCATTGTGGTTGTGAGTACATTCTATAACTGTGCCAACTACATTGCACGTTGCATCAAAAGTGTAGCCTCTCAAGATTACGATAATTACAGTGTCTACCTGGTTAATGATGCCAGCACAGACAACACGCTAGAAGTAATCAACCAAACATTATCCACATTGCCTGTGGATATTAGATCAAAGTTTAAAACAATCAATCGTGATACAAATGTTGGTGCAGTAAAAAATCAAGTTGAAGTATTTAGAAGTATTCGAGATCCTGAATCAATTGTTATGATTCTAGATGGCGACGACAGTTTAATAAACAACAATTCCATTTTTAGCTACTACAATTCTATCTATGATGGAACAACAGAGTTTACCTATGGTAGCTGTTGGAGTATGGTTGACCGCATACCTTTGATCAGCCAACCTTATCCAGAACACATCAAACAGTCTCGAGCATATAGAGAGCATAGGTTTAATTGGAATATGCCTTACACGCATCTTCGCACATTTAAACAATATTTGATTAACAATATTAACAATTCGGTATTCAAGGATCAAGATGGTAATTGGTTCCGTGCTGGCGGCGATGGTGCTACTTTTTATAACTTAATTGAAGCAGCTGATCCAGATAAGGTTAAATGCTTACAGGAAGTTGTCTATAACTACAACGACACTAATCCACTGAATGATTACAAGATAAATGGTCACGAACAAAATAAAACTGCCGATGCTATTCTAAATCAAAAGAAAACAGAAAGCAAATTGTATTCGGTGATTGTTCCTACAATGTGGAAGACTGCTAAAACATTTGCAGGCTTTGCCAAATCTTTGTGTGCACACCCGTTAGTGGGCGAATTAATCATTATTAATAATCAAAGTGAGTTGACCCCTGAAGGACTCAACAATCCTAAAATTAGAATGATCGATCCGGGCAGAAATATCTATGTTAATCCTGCCTGGAACCTAGGAGTAAAAACAAGCAGATACGATCGTTTGTGTATTGTCAATGACGATGTTATATTTGATCTGACTGTACTAGAACGATTAAAAGATAGGCTAACACCCGAATCAGGAGTATTTGGACTTTGTCCTGGTGTAGCCGATTTTAACCAACCTCCGGTTATTAACGGTAATATCGATATTATTCCATGGTCTGGCCAACACACCTACGGCTTTGGTTGCTTGATGTTTATACACAAAAAGTCTTGGCGAGAGATTCCTGCAGGATTAGAAATTTACTATGGCGACAACTTTATCTTTGACTTGCAGCTACATGAAAAGAAAACTAACTATCTAATAACCAACATGTTGTTCAAGTCCCAGTTTGCAGCCACGACATCAGACAAATCTATTACTGCTGGATTCTTAGAAAAAGAAACACCGATTTACGAACAAATAAAAAGCCAAGGATTTACAACTAAAAAACAAGAGATAGCACCTGCTATAAACAAAACCGCAATGCCTAAAAAAAGAATTTTAATTGCTATCCCTACTGCACGTAACATAGAAGCAGAAACATTTAAAAGCATATATGATTTAGAAATACCCGAAGGGTATACTGCCACGTTCCAATACTTCTATGGTTACAACGTTGATCAAGTTAGAAATCTGATTGCTGATTGGGTAGTTAGAGGATTTGATTATTTGTTTAGTGTAGACAGTGATATTGCATTTCCGCCAGACACTTTGAAGAAGTTATTAGCACACGATAAAGACATGGTTTCTGGTTTGTATATTCAGCGCAAGCCCGGGCAGCATATCTTAGAAGTCTATGAGCATAATGGTCGAGGTGGTTCGAGTAACATACCCTATGAGAAAATTGTTGGACGAGGATTAGTAGAAATTGCCGGCTGCGGCTTTGGTTGTGTGCTAGTTAAAGCCGAAGTAATGCGAGCCATTCCTTACCCGCATTTTGTTTATCATAGTGCAATCGACCATAAAGACACTATCAGCGAAGATGTTGATTTTTGCCGTAAAGTGTTAGCTAAAAACTTTAAGATCTGGGCTGACACAACAGTGCAGTGCCGACATATTGGTTCAGCCGAGTTTGTTATTAACAACAACATTAAGCCAGTATCTGCCGAATCGAGACTTAGAGAATTACACAGTCAACGACTATTGCCACAAGCACATGTTGAATACTTGCAAAGACTAGCAGCATTGGGATTAAATCCTCCTGTGATATATGATCTCGGTGCTTGTGTGTTACATTGGACCAACGAAGCTCGTAGAATATGGCCCAATGCAAAGTACTATGCATTCGAAGCCATGAGCAGTTGCGAGTTCTTATACAAAGAAGATGGTATCGAGTACGCTATGGGTTTGCTCAGCGATGTCGATGGCAAAGAATTAGACTTTTATCAAAATGAAGAACATCCCGGCGGTAACAGTTATTATCGAGAAAACTCAGAGGTGAATCCGCAGGCTCCTATGTATTTTAATGAATCTCATCGACGTCGTTTAATTAGTCGTAGTCTAGACAGCCTGGTAAAAGAAAAAGGTTTTGCTATGCCTGCCTTATTAAAAATGGACATACAAGGTGCTGAACTAGATGTACTACGCGGCTCTACACAGGTACTTCAGTCCGTGACTGATGTTATCTTAGAGTTGCAAGTTGTTGAATACAATAAAGGTGCACCACTTCGAGATACCGTATTAGCATATATGGACAGTATCGGTTTTGACTGTATAGGTATGTTCTGTAATAACGGTCCAGACGGGGACTATCATTTCAGAAAAAGATGAAACTAAATATCTAATACTAGATATTTAGAAATATGACATTTGACCTAGGCGTTATACAAAGACAACAAAAACGTATTCCCTACGGTGAAGCGGTGTTTACAACTCCAGGTACATTTACCTGGACTGCACCCTTTTATGTTGATAGAGTTTGTGTAGTCTGCATTGGCGGCGGCGGTGGGGGCCAAGCTAGAAAAGATTCAACTCCAAATCATCTTCGTGGTGGTGCAGGCGGCGGTCTCGGCTGGCGCAATCAAATTCCGGTAGTACCAGGACAAACCTATACTGTAGTAGTTGGTGGCGGTGCACCGGGCGGCGCAACTTCCGCTGCTATGACAGATAATGTTTACCCAACTAGCAATGGTGGAGATAGTTATTTTATTGATACTAACACTGTAAAAGGTGGCGGTGGCGCCAGTGCATCACCAGACGTATTTTATGCTCCAGGCGGCGACTACATTGGTGACGGCGGTGGCCTTGGTGGCGCAGGCGCCGGAGGTTTTGGGTTTTCTGGTTTAGGAAGCACAGGTGGCGGTGGCGGCGCTGGTGGCTATCTCGGTGCAGGCGGAAATGCCGGAGGCTCTTTACAAGGGATGGATCCACAGCCAGGTCAAGGAGGTGCAGGAGGCGGCGGCGGTTCTCTCGATGATGGAGTAAATCCTAATCACGGCACAGGCGCCGGCGGCGGCGGTACTGGTATATATGGCATAGGTGAAAGCGGTATAGCAGGCACAAATTCGGCTACTACGCCTACCGGTGGTTTAGGTGGTAGCAACGGCACCAATGGTATACGGCATAGCACTGTGTTTGTCGGCGGACGTGGAGGCGGACAGTACGGCGGCGGCGGTGCAGCCACTGGTTTTGATCCTATACCAATGGTAATTAAAGGTGCCGATGGCGGTTCGGGTGCAGTTAGAATAATATGGGGAACCAGCCGAAACTTCCCTGATGCCAATGTTGGTTAATTGAGACTTGATCTTTTGATTGGCATTTGCTATAGTAGCAAATATGAAAAAAGTGTTTGTTAACGGCTCCTTTGATTTATTACATCCTGGGCACATTAAGTTATTAAATACTGCTCGTAGTCTAGGTGACTATCTAATGGTAGCCATAGACTCTGATCGACGAATAGCCGAAAAGAAAGGTCCAGACCGTCCTGTTAACAATCAATTTACTAGATACGTTTTGATGAGCAACATCAAAGCAGTTGATCAAGTTGTTGTTTTTGACAGCGACAGTGAATTAGAAGATATTATTAAAAATTTTCAACCAGACATTATGATGGTAGGCAGCGACTGGCGAGGACGTACAGTAATTGGATCGCAGTATGCAGGCCATTTAGAGTTTTTCGAAAGACAAGATGATTATTCAACTACCAGTATACTCCAAAATTATATTAATCGGAGATAACTGCATCGATCAATACCAATACGGCACTGTAGATCGTATTAGCCCTGAAGCTCCTGTTCCGGTGTTTAAGCCTGAATCAGAAGAATCTCGCCCTGGTATGGCTGCAAATGTTCAAAAAAACCTTGAAGCACTAGGACTAACAGTGGATGCATATTTAGGTCCGGCAAGCACTAAAACAAGATTGATAGATACCAGGAGTCAACAGCATATTGTTAGAATTGATAACGATGTACTGGCAGACCCAATTGATATATCAGGAATTGATTTCAAACACGCTCAGGCTGTGGTAATATCTGATTACAACAAAGGTTCAGTTACATACGACATGGTTGAACAAATTGTAGACCAATTTAAAGGACCTATTTTTGTTGATTCTAAAAAACACGAATTGGCAAGATTCGATGGATGCATTGTTAAGATAAATGAAAATGAATACCGTTCTAGAAATAGTATCAATGACAACTTAATTGTTACATTAGGTGCATATGGTGCTATGTGGAAACAGTACAACAATGAAGAATTCTTTGATGCAGAAAATGTAGAGATAGCTGATGTATGTGGAGCAGGTGACACCTTCCTTGCAGCTCTAGTTTATCAATATCTGAAATCAAAAAATATACCTGATGCGATTCGATTTGCTATCCGTGCCAGCGCAGTTACAGTACAACATATAGGAGTATATGCTCCTAGACTAGAGGAAATTAAATGACAAGACTAATGGGTCGAGTAGAAAAAGGTTGGGGTTCTGAAGAAATTTGGGCCACTAACGACAAGTATTGTGGCAAGCTAATGCACTTCAACACAGGTGCAAAATTCAGTATGCACTTCCATGCTACAAAGGATGAAACTTGGTATGTTCTCAGTGGGCAGTTTAGTGTATTCTATATTGATACTAAAGATGCTACTTTACACGAAGCACAATTAAGTACTGGTGACACTTGGCACAATGCTCCGTTATTACCTCACCAGTTAGTATGCGTAGAAGCAGGTACAATTATTGAAGTCAGTACTCCGGACTCAGTTGAGGATAATTATAGAGTAGCAAAAGGTGATAGTCAAAAATGAAATATATTGTAGACATTGATGGTACTATCTGTACCAACACTAAAGGTGATTATCAAAGTGCAGAACCTTTTATGGACAGGATTTCATACTTCAATAATCTGTTTGACCAAGGGCACGAAATACATTATTGGACTGCTCGTGGGGGCAATTCGGGTATCGATTGGACCACACTAACACAACAGCAATTTGCCAATTGGCAGGTGAAATACACTACATTGAAGTTGGGTAAGCCTGTTTATGATGTATGGATTGATGACAAGGCTTTTAACGGTGACACCTACTTTGAGGATGTTAAGCGTTACAGTTAACTTCGGCTACTTTAATTTTAGCCATAATAGTTTCTGAGTTAAAAGTTCTATTAACGCCAGGGTGTGTAGGTTTCGGAATAGAGGTCAATGGCACCCAAGCATAACCTACGTGTTCATTGTTTAACACAGGAACAAACTCGTACTCAACAGCAATAAAAAACGTATGGTAAACAAACTGTTCGTTGTTGCTGGTAAACATCTCAATGGGTACCATTTTAGGTGCAATGATAGTACCACCTAGTTCTTCTAGGATTTCTCTTTCTAGTCCCTGTGAAACAGTTTCGCCAGGGTTTATCTTTCCGCCTGGTAAACCCCATGTTGCTGACCAACTTCCTGACCCTCGTAACAAGAAAAGATAACGCTGAGTATCTTTAGCATAAATCAGTGCGCCAACACCTTCGGTCAAGGCACGAAACTCCACGCCCCTGCGCCGTAACGTCCTTCCACTGATTTGGTCCATTGATTGTCTTTCCATTTGTATTGAGTATTAGTTCTAAGGTTGGTTACGTATTTTACATTAGTTGAGGCATTACTGTCAAAGGAAACAGTCCACTTAGCACCATCAAATTCAATAATATCATTGGTTTGAGCAATTAACTCAGGTTGACCTGGCTTGTGCCAAACGGCTGCGCCTTCGTCGTTGGCTGCATTGCCAATGTCATTGAGTATCAAATACCTTGTTCCAGCAGCTGGTGTAAGTAAATCAGAATCTACTTTAACGTTTAAAGGATCAATGATTGCAGTGACAGGAGCAAGGTTATTAGCCGGAAGAGTGTCAATGATAGGTGTAAACAATAATAATGTAGCATCGCTTGGATGATATGCTACAGTACCGACTACAGTGGTTCCTGCTTGACTTAGTCTGATTTGACTGATGCCGTTGGTTAATGTTCCGTAATCTCTAATAATATCGACCCATTTTATATCATTAGTAGTAAATGAAGTAGCACCTGGTATAAAATCACTGGTGTAATCTGATGTAGAAATTTTCAATGTGTTGCCTATATACAGAACACCATAATTCGAAGGTGTGTAGATTCGTCTAGACAGTAACGTTGATTGACTTAGATCAAATGTACCAGCAGCATGGTCGATGGTATTATTTGAATCCCATATGCTTTCAATGATACGCTGTATGACGCCCATCTTTTTAACTTTAGCAGGTGCACTAAACCAAATTGGAATATCAAATGTTAATGTGGCTATGTCAATGGCGTCTTCGGCACCCATTGGAATTGTGCGGCTAGTAAAGTTAGTATCGGTTAATGTAACGTAGGTTAAGCTGGTCCAGTCTACATAGTTGTCTGTGCTTTGTATTTCTAAACTTGGATTGAACAAAACTGAAATTTGTTCTAGTAACTGTAACTTTTGCTCAGTATTACTGGTCCAGATATCGCATTTTAACGTCAGCATATATGGAACAGGCATTAATCTTTCAACTGTAATTAAGTCTCCCTGTTCGCTTGTAAACTCGCCTGCTTCATTAATAGCACGTTCACGAAGATGTACCTTGCTGACATGGAATGGTTCTTGCATTCTTTTTTGGTCATAGCGTAATGCACTAATGTACACACTCATAGCAGGCACAGTTGGTGTACTGTTTTCGCTATTGTTGCGTAGAATCATAGCTACCTGGCGGCTGCCGTCACCGTAATATATAGGTACCTGAAGTAGTGTAGGATTTCCTTGGTCATTGTATCCAATGGCCACTTGGAAATTACTCATCATCCTTATAAACTGCTGTAAGAATCTTCTTATCTGCCCTGAGTAAAAATATGAATTCATTTTAATTATTTGTAATCAGCACGAGGTTTCAATACTTCGTGTAAGTTTTGTTTTTCGTTGTGCGTATTACCATTCTTATCAACAAAGGTATTGCTATTGTTGATAAAGGTGTTACGTAGTGTATCATTACCATCGACACCATTGGTCAAATTGGTTCTTACAGAATCTTCGATCTTAATCCAACGACGGCCGTCATATCTAAATAACCTATTTGGCATGTAATCAACACGCAGGCAGTAATCTCCTGTTGCAGGATTAGCTGGAAAACTAATACCAGAGGTCATTGGTAAACCGTTTGGTGTTGAACCATCGCCAGTTAGATAACCTTTAACTGAAAAGTCCGGTGTTTCTGCGTTTTTAGATTTATGATAGATAGGAATAGTGTCGTATCCACTGCGTGGAACTTCAGTTTCTGCTTGTTCAACAATAGCGTCATTGATAAATTTATAGTTGTTGTAGGTACTAATCAAATCACCTAATGGTGTAGAATCAGGTTCGCCATCACCATCTGTGTCCACTGTCTTAATATTCTTAAGTATGTCTTTGTATTCTTGGCTATCTACTAGAGGATTTAATTTAACACGCCAAATGTGTGGCCACCAAGTTGCGCTAAATCCTTCAGAACTTCTAGTACAGTCGCTGACCACAAAGAAACGTTTTAGTGCAGCAGGTAAATCTGGGTTCAGCGCATCATAATCAGTTAGGTGTACTAACTCAAGTACGTCGCCGTTCATGATCCTACGCCCTAGAGTTTCAACCATGTCATTTAAGTGAAATGACATGAATAGAGTACCTGTTTGTAAAAATAAACCAAATTGCGTTAGATCAAAGTCATTGTCGCTAACGGTGTAAATACCTCGTAGGCTGTAAACACTGGTATCGTATTTGCGATCTCTGTTTTCCAAAAATAGTAAATCTTGGATGTTGAGTTCGCTTTGTGTAGTGTACGCAGGCCTAGTAGCATCTCCGGGTGGTTGATTGCTAGCTGCGGCACCTAGATATTTGTGTACTAAGATAGACGTACCGCCGATAAAAAACATCTCTGACATTCTGCGGTCAAAGAATTTGTAATCGTTTGTATGTTTGCCGTCTTTCCAAAGTGATAAACGTGGCACAATAATGTCCTTAGAGTATTAATTATTTATGGTTTGACAGGCTAACCGTTTTAGTGTATAATTACAGTTATGGACGACTTAGAAGCTGCAAAACAACGTTATGAAGCAATTTTGCCTGCGGCTACTGCAATTCGCAGTTCCAACGTCTGGATTGACTTACGTAGGATGACTCGAAATTGTGTCAAAATCTTGGATGAAATCAGCAAAGAAAGTGTTGTTTGTAGACAACGGCATACGGTCACTGCAAAATATAATACTTTAGTTAAAGATTATGTAGAAGCTGTAGATGTACTAGAAAAGTACGTAATGCTGGCACACCTATCTGGAGCCAGTTGACACCCTGTCCAAAAGGCTATATAATACAGTATTCACAACAGGAGTTCACATGGCTACAGTTGCCGGCGTTAAAATTAAGACCAAAGTGCCCAAGGCACGCAACCCGATCTTCTTTGACGAAAAGTACACTGGTGGTGAGCCCACATGGCCTGCTGAAGCCAAAGACTGGCCCGAAGATAAATTTGATAGCCGACTTCGAAAGAGTTTTTATTACTACAATTATTACTACAGTCAGAAAGACTGCAAGAAGTATGTTGTAGAATGGATGAAGTCTACTACAGAGTTTGACCGTGACGAAGTTCGTGCTTTTGAGCGAGCTAACGACAAATGGTTACCTATGACAGCCTGTAGCCTAATTATGGCACATCGCCAAGGTATGCCTTTGCGTCCACGCCACATCGAGTTTTTGGACAAGTGTATTCTGGAAGTCATTGAGCGTAGCAAGGGCGAACCACAGGAAGAAGATGCAGTAGCAACACCTGCCCAGGTTGCAGCCAAACCTACTATCCAAGATCGTCTTAATGAAAAAACCAGTGAGCTAATTGGTGAGCTTGAAGGCAAATACGACGAGCTCGAAGGCACAAAATTCTATGATTGGTTTGTAGCCAATAACGTTGTGCAAAGCCAACTTGGCAAGTATGAAGCGGTCTACACCAAGCGTAAAGCTGAACTCGAAGAAGCACAAAGCAAAAAGGATGCACAGCTCAAAGAAGCCTATGCACATTACAAAGCCTCAGACTTTAAAAAGCACATTTCCTGGATCGATGATCTGCTAACTGCTATCGAGCAATACCGCGGTGTCAAGAAAGCGGCCAAGAAGGCACGAGTTAAAAAGGCACCTAGCAAAGAGAAAATGGTTGCCAAGCTCAAGTACGCCAAAGAGAACAAAACTCTTAAGGTTGTTAGCATTAATCCCGCTGATATTGTTGGCAGTGGCGAACTTTGGGTGTATAACCTTAAAACACGCAAGTTGGGCAAGTATGTAGCCGCAAGCTACCAGACTCTGGGCATTAAAGGTACAAGTATCACAGGGTACGATGTAGATAAGAGTGTGGCCAAGACCCTACGCAAGCCCGAGGAACAGCTCAAAGAGTTTGCCAAAGCGGGTAAAGTAGCTCTTCGTACATATCTAAAAGATATTAAGGCTGTTGAAGTTAAGCTAAACGGACGTATCAGCGAAGATGTTCTACTGCTAAAAGTGGCCTAAGAGTACCCTGTACAGTCCTGTTACAAGTATAAGTTTTTGACTAAATACTTGAACAGGATTGTATTTTTATGGCTACAATTAAACCCGGTTTAGACCCAATCACCAAAACACTTACAGCAGACAGCCTTGGTGGCCCAGGGCCTATTGCCTTTGACGAAACCACAGTTACTGCACTTGACACTAAGCGTAACGAAATAATTGATTACATCAGGTTGCGTCTCGGCGACGGAATGGTCGATGTTGAATTAGATTCCGATCATTACTATTTGGCAATTAAAAATGCCTTGATTAAGTATCGTCAAAAAGCGCAAAATGCATACGAAGAAAGCTATGCATTTTTAAACTTGTTGCCCGAAACACAAGAATACATTCTACCACAAGAAATAATTACAGTCAGACAAGTATTTCGTAGAGGCATTGGTAGTATCACTGGTACCACTGCAAGTCAGTTTGAACCTTTTGCATCGGGTTACTTGAACACTTACATGTTGGTAGCAGGCCGCGTCGGTGGCTTGTTAAACTATGATCTGTTTGTGCAGTATCAAGAGCAAGCTATGAAGATGTTTGGTGGTTTTATGAATTTCCAATGGAATTCAGTTAGCAAGAAATTAACCTTGGTACGTAAGATTCCAGACACTGGGCACACTTACGTAAGATTAAACTCTTTGACTGCTAGCGGAACAGCAGCCGGTAGCACAATAACTATCGTTACTGAAGATGTTTGGAATGTTAGTGTAGGCAATAGTCTAGTAATCACCAATTGCCGAGTCAAAGGTTACAATGGTACCTATCAAATACAAACAGTCGATCTAGTTAATAAGACTGTCACTATTACTGCTAACGGCGAATTACAGGATACTTCGGTAGTTACATTTGATCTAAGAAGCACACAAGTTTGGAGCCCGACCACCGACGTTCCAACTGAAACAGTTCTATTGCATACCTACAATTACAAACCTGATGTAATGTTGCTTAACGATCATTTAGTTTATCCTTGGTTACAGGAATATGCCTATAGCTTTGCTAAAATGATGCTAGGCGAAGCACGTAGCAAGTTTGCACAAATTGCTGGCCCACAGGGTGGCACCACACTTAATGGTGATGCATTAAAAACTGAAGCACTAACTGAAATGCAAAAGCTCGAAGAAGAATTAAAGAACTATTCCGACGGTTCTATGCCACTAACTTGGGTAATTGGATAATGAAAATAAATGAAATAATCACCGAAGGCAAGCATAGAGAACCCTTGCGTCCAATGCATCGTTTAGCTTTGGACAATCTTACACAGTACGACCAATTAGACAACAATGCTAACCCTTATCTAGCATATCGATTTGGTGTAGCATTAGCTGGTAGCCCTTCTCAAGATATCGATCAACGTGGACCAATTGGTAGTAATTTCAACATGGTTGATTACACCGATGCCGATGAAGAAATTCGAAAAGGTGCAGAAAAAGTTATGGGAATCAAGGCAAGTCGCAGCACAGGTCGAGGCTCCGAAGAGTTGCCATCTGTAAATACAACCAGTCCGGTGGCAAAACCTAAGAAAAACAAGTACGGCGTATAACTTGACACTGCTCTTTATGTAAATGTTTAGTATCTTATCCACTTCGTATAAATAATTATATGAGTGAAGAGATTTTTATTAAAATCTACTAGAAATAAAATGTCAAAATCTCAACTCAAACGTTTTCAAAAAAATAACGGAACTTTCCTCGGAAGGGCACACAGCGTTGAGACGCGAGCAAAAATGTCACAGAAAGCATCACGACCTAAATCAGACAAATGGAGAGAGAGTGCATCTAAGAATAGAAAAGGTAGACAGGCACATAATAAAGGTATTTTACATTCAGAAGAAACTAAGCAAAAAATAAGAGAATCAGTTAAAGGTGAAAAAAACGGATTTTATGGTAAACACCATTCCGCTGAACAACGTGAAAAAAAACGACAGGAAAAACTTACATCTCCTAGACATACTTGTCCTCATTGTAGTAAAATAGTTGATGCAATGAATTATGCTAGATGGCACGGCAATAATTGTAAAAAGAGGATTATATGATATTAGGCTTAGTGGGTTTCATTGGTTCTGGCAAAGATACAGCAGCAGATTATCTAGTTAACTTTCACGAGTTCCAGCGTGAAAGTTTTGCCTCTACACTTAAAGATGCAGTGTCTAATGTGTTCGGTTGGAACAGAGAATTACTCGAAGGGCGCACAAAGCATAGTCGAGAATGGCGTGAACAGCCCGATGAATGGTGGAGCAATCGACTAAACATGCATATTACTCCACGTTGGATATTGCAAAACTGGGGTACTAATGTACTGCGACAGCATTTCCATGATGATATCTGGATTGCCAGCTTAGAAAACAAACTGCGCCAAAGTAAAAACAATGTGGTAATTAGCGATTGTAGATTCCCTAACGAAATTACAGCACTACGACGCCAGGGTGGGCGTGTAATTTGGATCAAGCGTGGACACCTTCCTGTATGGTACGAGAATGCAGTATTAGCTAACCAAGGCGATATCTATGCTATTGAGTATCTTGAAGAAAACAATATACATCCTAGCGAAACGTCGTGGGCAGGAACTAACTTTGATCAGGTAATTGACAATAATGGGTCCATTGAAGACCTATATAGCCAACTTAAAAATCTGGTATAATTGGACCAGGCCGCCAACCAGTTTTTGTTATTTCTGCTTGGCAGTTCAAACACACTGTTTTTAAGTTAGCCCAATTGATGTTGTCTGTATTTCCGTCTGTATAGAACACATTTGACTGACTAAGGAACTTAAACTTAAACCCACAGCGGTCACATTTATCAGATTTGCGGTAACCCGAGCGATACCAATTTGGTGCCTCGGGCTTTACCTTTTTTCCTCTGTGAATACAGCTAATGCAGGTTGTTCGATAATAAGCCTTACCATTGCGGTAGTAGTTTAATGACACAGGATATTGTCGGCAAACAGGGCATATCTTTCTTTGCATATACTTACTTATCCTTAAAGGACCATGTAAAGGACCGCTAACCAGCTCGTTTTTGTAACTTAAAAATAAATAACTACAACCACGTTTACAAAGGACGATTATCATGGCATTAGTATCACCAGGTTTACAACTAACAATCACAGACGAGAGCCAGTACCTACCAACAGCAGTTGGTACTGTACCGTTTGTTGTTGTTGCTACCGCTGAAAATAAAAAAATTAATAACGTAACTGCACCAGGAACCTTAAAGGCTAATGCTGGTAAAGTCTACGGAATCACAAGCCAGCGCGAGTTGGCAACTACATTTGGTTACCCACTATTCCGTCAGAGTAGTGCTGGAACACCACTACACGGAAATGAATTAAACGAATATGGCTTAATGGCTGCTTACAGTGCATTAGGACTTGGAAATCGTGTTTGGGTAGTACGTGCTGACATTGACCTAGATCAACTAGTTGGTACTTCTACTAGACCAACAGGAAATCCTGCAGATGGTACAAATTGGTTTGACACATCCTCAACCAGTTTTGGACTATTTGAATACAATAGAGAAAAAGACAAGTATGACAAAGTAACACCAATGTTGCTGACAACATACGATCAAGTTGATCTAGTTGGCGGTGTTGCAACACCAAAAGCATCTATTGGATCTATCGGTGACTATGCTGTATTTGTAAAAGAAGATACAAATAAGCTATTTTACAAAGCATCTGACAATGCTTGGAAGGCAGTTGGTTCTGCAAGCTGGAAAGATGCTCTACCTGTTGCAACAAGTACGACTTCAACAGTTAGTTTACCAGCTGGTAGTGCATTTAAGATTAACGGCACAACTGTTGAATACACTAATGCTGGAGCCACAGCACTTACTTCAATGTCAGCACTAAAGACATTGATCGATTCGGCTGCAATTGCTGGTATTACTACTAGAATTAACTCAAATGGACAGTTAGAAATTCTTGCTGCCTCAAATGCTACCAACGGTGCTGCAAAAATTGAGTCTGCGAGTATTGCCACAGTAACTGCTGGTAATTTTGTAGTAGGACGTAGATACAAAATTAAAACAGTTGGTACAACAAGTTTTACAGCAATCGGGGCCTCGGCAAACGTAATAGGCACTATCTTCACTGCAAGTGGTGTTGGTTCTGGTAACGGCGATGCTGATCCTGTAGTTGAAAGTAGCTTAACAAGCATTGGTATTGACAATGCAACTTATGGCCGCGCTGAAGTACAGCATAGCTCATATGCATCTGTTCCAGAGTGGGCAATTGGAGAAACTGTTACTCGTCCAAGCGGAAGCCTATGGATCAAGACTACTGCACAAAGCAATGGTGCTAATTTTGTTGTTAAAAAATACAATTCTAGCCTAGGTGCTTGGAACACAATTGCAATGCCAATGTATGCTGACGGTTTTGAGGCTCTAAACGGGCTAGATCCTCTAGGTGGTGGCGTTAATATTTCCGTTGGAAGTTCTTTTGTCAAGTACAATCCTTTAAACAACGGTCAAGTTGGCTTCAAGTTTTACACATTAAAAACTCGTGGCGCTACAAAAGTAACAGGTGCTACTCCTGGCGTATTCACTTCAGGTGATTCTTTCAGTATAGTAGCTTCGAGTCCTGGTACTGCCAGTGTTACAACATACAATTGCACTATTAGTGGTACAACTGCAAGTGATTTTGTAGCATCTATTCTAGCAGCCAACATTCCAAATGTTACAGCACAACTTGATAATGGTGTTGTCAGTATTACTCATAAAACTGGCGGTATTGTTACACTAACAAACCTAACTGGAACACCAGTTACAACTGCTGGTTTCAATGCAAACACCTCCGGTGTTGTTGCTGATATTTGCTCAGGTGCTATTAACCTAACAAATTGGATCCCTACAGTTTACACATTCAGTAACCTTAAGCCATCTACCGATCCTAGCACCGGTACACTTTGGTACTATATGAACCCAGCTGATGTTGATGTTATGATTAACACATCAACTGGTTGGAAAGGTTACCGTAATGTAACACGTGATGCTAGAGGTTACGATCTATCCTTAACAGATCCAAATGGCGTTATTGTAAGCCCAACCAAGCCAACAACACAAAGTGGCTCTGCTGGTTCTGCACTAAAGCCAGGCGATCTATGGCTAGACACTAGCGATCTAGAAAACTATCCAAAGATTTATCGTTACAATGTAACAAATACTTGGGATTTAATTGATAATACCGACAAGACAAGCCAAAACGGCATTGCGTTTGCTGATGCACGTTGGGGCGGTTCTGGTACTGTAAATCCAGTTAGCGATGCATTCCCATCCGTTGCTAGCTTATTGACTAGCGATTATCTAGATCCAGATGCTCCAGACTATCGTTTATATCCACGTGGTACATTGTTGTTTAATACACGCCGCAGCGGCTACACCGTTAAGCGTTTTGTTGTTAATCACTTTAACACAACATCGTTTAATGTTTCTGCAGGCGAGCTACCAGAGCAAACATCTGCATGGGTAAGCCAGCTTTCATTTAAGGCTGATGGTTCACCATACATGGGTCACCAGGCACAGCGTCAAGCTGTAGTTGGCGCAATGAAGGCTGCTGTCGATGGAAACCTAGAGCTAAGAGAAGAAGGTTATCAGTTTAACATTCTAACTGCTCCTGGATATCCTGAACTAGTTAGCAACCTAGTAGCTCTGAACAGAGATCGTGCTGAGACTGGTTTCATTATTGGTGACACACCAATGGATCTAGTTGGTACATTAGGCGCAATTACCAAGTATGGCAACTCTATTGCAACTGGTGATTCTAATGTTGGATTGTTCTATCCAAGCGCATTAACCACAGACTTGAGTGGTAATGAAATTGCTGTTCCTGCTAGCCACATGATGTTACGTGTATTCCTACACAGCGACAACATGAGCTATCAGTGGTTTGCGCCAGCTGGTACACGTCGTGGTCTAGTAGACAATGCTACTGCAATTGGTTATGTTGACAGCAAAACTGGTCTATTTGTAAGAACAGGTGTAAGCCAACAGCTACGTGACGCTCTATACGAGCTACGTATTAACCCAATTACACTACTACCAGGTTCTGGAATTGTTGCTTATGGTCAGAAGACTCTAAACCCAACAGCAGGATCGGCACTAGATCGCATCAACGTTGCACGTTTGGTAAACTATCTACGTACAGTACTACGTGGTGTAGCTAACCAGTTCTTGTTTGAGCCTAACGATAAGTTAACTCGTGATCAAGTTAAGCAAACTGTTGAAAGCGTATTCAACGATTTAGTTGCCAAGCGTGGTGTTTATGACTACCTAGTTGTTTGCGACACAACTAACAACACGCCAGACCGTATTGCTCGTAATGAACTATACGTTGATGTTGCAGTTGAGCCAATGAAGGATGTCGAATTCATCTACATCCCAATTAGATTGAAGAACCCAGGATCAATCGCTGCTGCTTAATTGGCAGTAACAAAATAGGCACAGCAATGTGCCTATTTTTATGACCAAAAATTAACAATAGTTTTAATGATTTTTATACCCGAAGAAAATTTATCCAAAAAATGATAAATATTTTTAACAGATTTAGGAGAAGACCATGGCAGTAGCCTCACTCACAAGATTTACAGTACCTTTAGCAAACAACCAGAGTGCTAGCACTCAAGGTCTACTAATGCCTAAGCTACAGTATCGTTTCAGAGTTAGTTTCGAAGGCTTTGGTGTAAGCACCAACCGTATGGAACTAACTAAACAAGTTGTTTCTTTTACTCGTCCAACAGTTAACTTTGTTGATGTTGACGTTCATGTTTACAACAGTATTGTTAGACTAGCAGGTAAGCATTCGTGGACTGACGTAACCACAAGCATCCGTGATGATGCAGCTGGTAACGTTACACGATTAGTTGGCGAACAGCTACAAAAGCAATTTGACTTTATGGAGCAAAGTAGTGCAGCCAGCGGCAGCGATTACAAGTTCATCACACGTTGCGAAATGTTAGATGGTGGTAACGGTGCTAATGAGCCAACTATCCTTGAGACATGGGAACTATACGGTTGCTACATTAAAGAAGCTAACTATCAAGAAGTTAACTATGCTAACAGCGACCCTGTAACTATCCAGTTAAGCATTAGATTTGATAATGCTGTGCAAGTTCCAGGTGGTTCTGGTATTGGTACATTTATTGGACGTACTATCGGCGAAAACATTACTCAGTAATATATTCGCTTACTCTAAAAGGGCCCTAGTTGGCCCTTTTTTTATGGCATAAATATTTGTACTAAGGATTATTATGGCCGATATTTTTTCTGATTTAGCTAACTTTGCTGGAGACACTCTAAGGCAGGTGATTACTCCTGACAATGTCAGGGATTATACTCATGCCAGTAAGTTGTTTGTTGGCGACCAGTATAGACTAGTTCCAAAGAACGGCTTTCTGTTTCACGTATTCATTGATATTAATAATCCCTACCTAGACTTTCAAAATCCAAACTCACTAAGTGAAGTAGGTCTTATGGTTAAGAGTGCGGATCTACCGAGATTTACCGTTGAAACAAAAACACTCAATGCCTATAACAGACCAAACATTGTACAAAATAAAATTCGTTACGATCCTATAACAATTGCATTCCATGACGACAGTAATAACCTAATTCGTAATTTTTGGTCATCGTACATGAAGTATTACTACAGAGATAGTGATTACGCAGAGAATTCTTATGCTATCCCACACAAGTATTCACCACAACAACTTAGTGGCTTTGGTTATTCGCCGCAACAGACTGCGCCTTATTTAAAGTGTATTCGTTTATATAGTTTGCATCAAAAGAGATTCAGTGAATACATTCTTATTAATCCTATAATTAAGTCGATGAGACATGGTTCACATGCCCAGGATAAAATGGAAACTATGCAACATGAGATGACCATCGAATACGAAGCAGTTTTGTACAACAGTGGTCGTACTTCTTTGGGTAACCCTAAAGGATTTGCTTTGTTACACTATGACACAATGCCAAGTCCAATTACCGGAGCAGGTGGTGGAGCAAGATCGATATTTGGCCCAGGCGGTCTAATAGACACTGGCAAAGATGTTTTAGATGATATAAGTAATGGTAACTTTGGATCTGCGATATTCAAGGCAGCACGTGGTATTAACAATGCACGTGGTATGAATCTAAAAACCACTGCTATTACAGAGATAACAGATGCATTTAACCGCAGTATCAGGGAAAGTGTGACTTCTCAAAGAATTATGGTACCCAATATGACAGGGACATCTGGTATTGTTAATTCACCTTACAGTGGAATTGGAGTTAGCAATGCTGTGGCTGCTCTCGCTGGTGTTGTTGCTATCAGAGAAACAAGAGTTCCGGAACCGTTGAACAATCAACGCATCAATGACATACGACAGTCTACAGCCAGTGAGTATTCGTCGCAACTTACAAATTATAAAAAAACCTTTCCTCCTAATCCTGGTATAGTTGCCAGTGCAAGTAATACAGGATCGTTGACGTTGCTCAATGACCAAAATACAATAAGACCGATTGGAGTTCAAGGTACAATTAACGAGACTACTCGAAAACAACAATTAGATAATAATATTAAATCAGCATCGGATGCAGTTACCAACGCCACTGTAGAATTAGCCAGAGCTAAGAATCAAGAAGCTAATGCCACTGCTGCTATAAGCATGTTAAACATAAAATTAAATGCAGCTCGTGCATTACCTTTATACAATCCTAGTAGAGAAGGCCTAATTCAACAATTAACACAAAGCATCGAACAGCAACAAAAAATTAAAGAAGATGCTGCTGCATTGGTTGCTACACTGACTGCCAAGCTGGCATTGCTAACACAAAAATTACAGGCTTTGAAATCTGAAAAGGATGCAATAAGATAATGGCAACAAAACCGTCAAACTTAACTTCAGTAAATGCAGTAGAAATTACATCTGGACAAGTTCCTTCATTTTTTAATAATTTCTATCAACCTGCCTATTCAGTGTCTCAGAATGTTGACGATGCTGTGCTAGCATTTTTTGAAAAAATAACAGATGGACGTGAAGCTGCTAAAATTATGGCCAGTGCAGTTATCTATACTAGTTTGGCACAAAACATAGATCCATTGGAAACACTGCAAAAGTTTTCTACTATGTCGTCGGAAGACTTAAATTCTTATGTAGCCATGTTCTTAAACTTAAACAGAGTTGGCACAAGCTACTTAGGAATTAATAATCGCCCACGTACAGGAAAATACGTGGCAAGAATGATTCGTCCATGAGTAAGTACGCACAAGGAAAGTATCAGATAAAAAATCCCGAAAAGTACACAGGCCGTAAAACCCCTACATACCGTAGTTCGTGGGAATTTACATTTTGTACTTTTTGCGACAATAACCCAGCAGTGATACAATGGGCCAGTGAACCCTTTATGATTCCTTACAGGAATCCTTTAACTGGTAAGAATACTATATACGTTCCAGATTTTTTAATTGTGTACATGGATAAAAATCAGCAAAAACACGCTGAAGTAATTGAAGTAAAACCATTGAAAGAAACAACATTTGAGTCAGCTAAGACTGTTAGAGATAAAGCCGCTGTAGCACTTAATATGGCTAAATGGGAAGCTGCTCGTGCTTTTTGTAAGTCATACGGGTTAAAGTTTAGAGTAGTTACAGAACATGATATCTATCAGGGCGCCCGCCGCCGATAAATATTCATATGACTAAGAAACTTGAAGAATTGTTTAATTTGCCCGAAGGCGCCGAGCCTACACCTGAGCAAGAGAAAATGATTGCAGAAAGCCAAGAAAACCTTGAAGTGGCTAATGATATAATTGACCGAATCGATCAAGCATTACCACAAGTCAAAGAACTGGATTCTGCTGACGATGAACTAGATGAGCTATCTAACCTTGCCAAGGAAAAGTTTCAAGATTTAATGGATTTAGGCATGAATGTTGAAGCACGTTTTAGTGGTACTATACTACAAACTGCTGGAGTCTTATTAGGACATGCTATTACTGCTAAACAAGCCAAAATTGATAAAAAGCTACGGATGGTTGATCTTCAATTAAAGAAAATGCGTTTAGATCAAGCTGCTAGTAAAGATGGAGATAAACTGCCTCCGATTGAAGGACATGCTACAGTAATTGATAGAAATGAGCTGCTAAAGCAGATTCTAGCTAGTTCTAAATCCGAAAAGTCAGACAAATAACATAAATATAGATATTAGGATTACCTATGAAACCCTTTGCTCAATACCTACATGAAATGAATAAAGTCTATGAGTTCAGCATTAAAGTTGCTGGCATAGACTGCGACAAAACCCAACAGGAAAAGCTAAAGTCTGCTTTGGAGACTTATGCGGTTGAACATTTTGGACCAGTTAAAAGACTGCCAATTCAAGAACACGCAGACTTTCCGGGCTGTGGTCCAATGGAATGCCACATGATTGATGTATCAGTTCGTTATCCTGTAGTCAGTGATCAAGTTGCACAATTAGTTGCCGAGAAGCTAAACATGCCTCGCAAGCAAGTCTTAGTTCGTACCAAGGGCGAAGAAGCAATTCTAACCCAAACATTTGAGCCCAAAAAAGCCAAAGATGGTAGCGTACTAAACAATCCAGAACTAGACAGTGGTTCGGCTCAGGACCTAGTCGGTGAAGCTCGTAAAGAAAGTATGCTCAAAGAGTTAGAGTCACGTAAGTATGAATTTGCTGCCAAACCGGAAGCAGTTAAGACAGCAGACATTCCAACTAACAACACAAGCCCAGTTGGTTCACGTCAAAACAAAATACCCAGCCCAGTAAAAGGAAAATAAAATGGATTTCGCAAAAATATTAGCAAAACTAGATTCTTTCGAGTCTAAACAAAATCTCAACGAGGGTTGGGACGATATGATGAAAGCTTCTAAAGAGAAGTCTAAGGAAGCCGACAAAGAAAAAGGCACAGGCAAGTTTGATAAAAAAGAAACTAGCACTGGTACAGTTTACACACGTAAGTCTAGCACATTCGACGATGGCGGCGACGATAAGGACGTAAAGAAAGCTAAAAAGAAAGACAAGGAAGCCAAGAAAGATAAAAAAGATGTCAGCGAGTCAATGGCTGATTTGTTGAAGACCCTTGACGCTATTGTTGAGTCCGAGAAGAAGCCCGACGAAGATGGCGACGGTGTTCCTGATTGGGCTGACAAGAAGCCAGGCAAGGACGACAACAAAGACAAAGACGAAGATGACGACAAGGACGACGACAAGGACGATGACAAAGAAAAAGTCGACGAAAGTAAAATTGACGAAGAAGAAGTTGAAGAAGGTCCTGAGATCCTAAAACTCAAAGCAGACCAAGCAAAAGCTAAAGGTGAAAAGTCATTTAAAGTCGGTGACAAAACTTTCCCAGTTAAAGAGTCCGATGAAGAAGTCGAAGAAGGTGTCGAAGACCGATTAAAGGATCTAGATCCTAAGAACCCAGTGAACATTCCTGCTTATCAGCGTAAAGCAAAGAGCGGCGACACTGCTGCCCTAGCTAAAGCTGCCACACCACCAAAGTCGTTGCAAGAGTGCTACGATCAAGCTATGATGGGCCAAGACGAGTCTGGCATGAACATTAGCAGCAACATGGATACTAAAACTGGCAGCAAGAGCTTGACTGTTAGCGCACGTGGCCAAGCTGCTGAAGAACTAGCACAGATTCTAAAACTATCTGGCCTAGTAGGTGGTGGTTCACATGCCGAAGAACCTGAAATGCATGTAGTAGCACAGGAAGAGTATGCTAACGAACCAAATCCAGTTGTACAAGGTATGGACGTACAAATGCAACAAGGCAACGACCTAAATCGTCCAAAGGGCACATATCCTAAGGTTGCTGGTGGTGACAACCCAATGCAAGCAATGATGGAAGACAAGGAACTAATGATCCTTGAGGCTCGTTTAATGCAAGAACTTGAAAGCATTAAAGTTAAGAAATGAAATCTTTCAAGCAATACTTGGCTGAAGCAGAAATGCTCAGCCAAGTAAATGAAAACAGTAATCTGCCTGTTGCCAATGATAGCACTAGTCCTATAAATGGTAGCAAGGTAGATTACGAGTTTGCAAATAAACTCAGACGTAACCCTCCAAAACCTAAACCACATGAAAGAATACAGAGTCCGGGCAAACCACTTTTCCCAACCAGAAATTCCTGATGCTGTTATGGACAATCAGGACCTTGCAAATCTGCAAAGGTTAGCTGGTATACAGACCATTGGTGTTGGCAAACTTGCCGAAGGCAGTAACATATCAGTAACTGGTAACGAGAAAGGCGAGTTAATGAAGAAACACAATATTAAACCAGGAACCCCAGAATGGTTCCAACTTTGGTTTACACTGCCATATCTGACAAACACTTCTCCATTGGACCCAAAATTTAATAGATAATTTTTTTACCTTACTGGTGATAAATAAACATATGAATAATTACTATGTTTATGCTTATCTCAGAGAAGATGGAACTCCTTACTATATTGGTAAAGGCAATAAAAATCGAGCATGGACTAAAGGTAAAGGGGAAATAGGAAAACCTAAGGACCTTAACAGAATAATAATTGTCGAAAAGAATTTAACACTAACTGGTAGTTTAGCAATCGAAAGAAGATTAATCAGATGGTATGGTAGAAAAGATATAGGAACTGGAATACTTCGAAACCGAACCGACGGTGGTGATGGAGGAAAAGGCGCTAATGCCGGCAATAAATTATCAGAAAAAATAAAAAGAAAATATCATTGTCACACAAAGGCAAAAAGAGAACCCCTATGTCTGAAGAATCAAAAAAGAAACTTTCAGAATCATTAAAGGGCAAAAACCTTGGAAAACAAAGATCAATTGAAACAAAACTTAAAATGTCTCTAACTCTCAAAGGAAGAAAAAGAGAACCGATGTCGGAAGAGACAAAGAAAAAATTAAGTGAGGCAAATTTGGGTAAACATATAGAACCATTTACAGAAGAGCATAAACAAAAAATATCAAATGCTCTTAAAGGAAAGCCTAAAAAACGAGAATCTGTAGAAAAACAAAGACAAAAAATAATCGGAAGAAAACCAAGTATAAGCGAAAGAGAAGCATATTTAAATGCTTTAGAAAAAGGAAAAACTGTGTGCGAACACTGTAAAAAGATTTTTACATTGGGTAACTATCGTAGATGGCACGGTGACAAATGTAAGTTAAATCAAATTTAATATGTACCAGGATAAGTACATATATTATGAGCGCTGAAAATTCTCTAATTAAAAGACCGTATTCATCAGAATCCTATTCTCTCGAACAGTTACAGGAATTTGCTCGATGTGCTGACCCAATCAACGGGCCCAGGCATTTCATGAGTAATTACTTTTATATACAGCATCCTATCAAGGGCAGAATGAACTATGTGCCCTTTGAATATCAAGATAGACTAATTGAAACATATCATAATTATAGATTCAGTATTAGTCTAATGCCTCGACAAACAGGCAAGACAACCAGCGCCGCAGGATATTTATTGTGGTATGCAATGTTTAATCCTGATAGTACTATTCTTATTGCTGCACACAAATACACAGGCGCTCAGGAAATTATGCAGCGTATTCGTTATGCTTATGAATTGTGTCCTGACTTTATTCGTGCAGGTTGTACCAGTTATAACAAGGGCAGTATTGAATTTGAAAATGGGTCGCGTATTGTGTCGCAGACAACCACAGAAACAACAGGTCGTGGTATGTCTATTACACTCCTATACTGTGACGAGTTTGCATTCGTAAGACCTACCATTGCTACAGAATTCTGGACTTCAATTTCGCCTACACTAAGCACTGGTGGTAAGGCTATTATTACTAGTACCCCTAACAGTGACGAAGATCAATTTGCCTTGATCTGGAAAGGCAGTCAAAAGTGTATCGACGAGTTTGGCAATAAAACTGAACTTGGTGTAAATGGGTTTAAAGGTTACCAAGCCAATTGGTGGGAGCATCCTGACCGTGACGAAAAGTGGAAAGCTGAAGAAATAGGTCGTATTGGCGAAGAACGTTTTCGACGTGAGCACGGGTGTTTATGTGGTTCATCTCTTATTAAAATAAAACATCCTAATGGTCTAATAGAAGAAGTTACTATAAATGCTTTAAAGTCTCTATTAAGTTCGTAATTTTTGATGAAACGGTATAAATAATAATATGAGAAAGCATAAACATCATATTATTCCTAAGCATGCCGGTGGAACCAATGATCCATCAAATCTAATAGAATTGACTATAGAGGAACATGCAGAAGCTCATCGTTTGTTATATGAAACTTACGGTAGGTGGCAAGATCGTGTAGCCTGGCTAAGTTTGTCTGGCATAATGACAAACCAAGAAAGGATATATGAGATTTTAAAAAATTCAAATCCCGGCGGGTATAAGCATTCTGAAGAAATAAAAAAACAACTTTCTGAAATGCGTAAAGGTAATAAAAATCCAATGTTTGGAAAAGTTGCTGCTAATAGTGGAATTAAACGACCTGGTATCGGTGGCCGGAAAAAAGGGTCAGGATGGTCTGACGCAGAAAGATTAAAACAATTAGAAGTTCGATCTCAACCGGGTTATTATGATTTTACTAAAGATCCGGAGAGGAATAAAAAAATAAGTCAGGCAACTAAAGGTAGAAAAGGTTCGGCATTAGGAAAAAAATGGTTTCATAATAACGAAATTGAAACATATTCATTTAGTTGTCCTATAGGCTTTATACCTGGTAGGTTACCTGGCAGAAAATCAAACAAGGAAGGACTGCTCTGGTACAATAACGGAATTGTTAATAAGCAATTTAAAGAAGGACAACAAGTAGAAGGATTTACTCGTGGAAGAATTAATAAAAAATAACATCGGCCTGCAAATTTTAACAGACACAGGCTGGTCTGATTTTTCAGGACTTCTAGTAAGGGGCAGAAAGAAAACGGTACAAATACAAACGACAAATAAAAATGTTATATGTACTCTAGATCATAAATTTTTTAAACCTGATTTTACATTTGTTGAAGCACAACAATTAAGACCTCGACAAAAAATTCTAACAATTAATGGAACAGAACAAGTAGTATCAATTAAGATTCTTGACGAAAGAGAAGTATACGACTTATTTCATGTCTCGAAAAATTATAGATTTTATGCAAACGGTATACTTGCTAAAAATTGCGAATTCTTAATTTTCGACGAAACACTGATCAATGCTTCTACCTTATTAGAAATGCAGGGCACAGACCCAATCGAAAAACAAGGACAAGTACGCTGGTATCATAAACCCAAACGTGGAAGTACCTATGTGGTTGCCTTAGATCCAAGTCTTGGTACAGGTGGCGATGCTGCTGCTATACAAGTTGTTGAACTGCCAGCATGTAAGCAAGTTGCCGAGTGGCAACACAATAAAACAGATATACGTGGGCAAATTCGAGTACTTAAAGAAATCTGTAATTATCTTTACGAAGAAATTGGAACACAAAACGACATCTACTACAGTGTTGAGAACAACACCTTAGGAGAAGCTGCCCTAATTGCTATCAGTGAAGTTGGAGAAGAAAACATACGTGGATCTTTTGCCAGTGAACCGCGTAATGGTCAGTCTCGTAAATATAGAAGAGGTTTTACAACTACAAACAAATCAAAACTAGCAGCCTGTGCTAAGTTAAAGAGCTTGATAGAAAGCAAGAAGATGACTATATCTAGCTCTAATTTAATTTCGGAACTTAAGAACTTTGTATCTCACGGCAGCTCGTTTGAAGCTAAAATTGGCGAAACTGACGACCTAGTAATGGCAATGATCCTGGTTATCCGTGTGATACAGTATCTACAGAGCTTTGATCCCACTCTAGACAGTTATGTTAAGGATCACGACGAGTTCATAGAACCCATGCCCTTTATTTTGATGTAACTAAATATAGTATTAGGACTCAAGGTCGGAATATGAAAAATATTGAAAAAATAGCTGAGGAACTGTTTGACAAGATCCGTAGTAGATTTGAAAAGATCACCATTGGTAACGAAGAAGCCAATGAAACTGATGATCCTGCTCAGGCACGTTTCTTTAATTTTGATTATGTTGACAGGAATGGAAAAAACTACGGCAACATCATGATTAATATCGTTGATGAAGAAAGTTTAAAAATTTACTTCAGCAAAAACATCAGCGACGAGTTAAGCGAAGAAGAACAACAGGAATGGTACAACTTTCTTAAAGATCTAAGATATTTTGCCAAGCGTAATTTGCTAACATTCGATACCAGAGATATTAGCAGAAACAATTTAACTATAAGAGATGTAAAACAAGTAGCCAAAGATACATCAGTTGTGGATTCATCTGCGGCACCTACCAATACTGCTACTTCAGTTAACGAAAGCAAGTTATATGGTAGCACAAGAACCAGTATCCAAGAGTTTGGCCCTGTACGTTTAATCATTCGTCACAACGAAGCAGTTAACGAAGAAATTCCTGGGGCACGTAGCCGCAAGATCCGTGCCTTGTTCATTGAGACAGATCAGGGCGAACGTTTCCGTATGCCGTTTACTAAACTAAGTGCGGGTCGTGCCATGGCACAACACCTAGCACACGGTGGACAAGTTCATGACGAAGCTGGACATCACATTGTGGAGATGGTCGAAGAAATGAATAGTCTAGCATTCTTTGCTCGTAACACAAGACATAGGATGTTCGAAGAATCTGAAACACAAGCCATGGTTGAAGCCGCAGTTGAACGTTATCAAACACTACGTTCAAATCTAAAGCACATGGGCGGCACTCGTGGTTATCAAAACTTTGCTGAAAATTTTGTACCAAATACTCCAGTTGACGAAGAATTTGATTTAGATGCACTTAAAGAACGTTTTGTTAAAAAGATGTTTGATGAGAGATTAACACAGGCATTACCTTATGTACAACGAGCATATCAGCAAAGACAAGCTGAATCTAATGATCGATATGTTAACGAATTTGATACATGGGCCGACGATTTGGTGCAAGAGCAAGACGATGCAGAAACGCAAAATATAATGAAACTTGCCGATGTTATGCAGTCGCCTATTGCGGTAGGCATTGATGGTATTGATGCAATTAATGCCATCAAAGATTACGTATCCGATGACCAACTCTTTTCGGATATTACAGAACTAAGTCGTAATGCTGGAATTGAAGCAGATGCTCGTCCACTAATTAACCAATGGGCAATGGACCAAGGCCATTCGGCATTGTACACCTCGGAACCAACTATTCCGACACAAGAACCTCCTGTACAAGATGACGATCAGCCGATAGCACCAAAACCGGAAGCAGATATTACAGAATCCGGTTTGCGGATGTTAAAAAGGCTAGCAGGACTAGCATAATAAAAAGGCAGATCAATTCTGCCTTTTTTCTTGCGTAATCAAAAAACATATTCTATAATAGTCGGAGTCTATGACTATTTAGAAGGAAATAAAATATGAAGAAAATCGCAATCGCATCTGTAATCGCTTTGGCTGCTACCGCAGCATCTGCATTAGAAGTTGGCACATCTGTCACTCGTGACTACTCTGGCGCAGAAAACCGTAATGGTGGCGGTATTAACCTAACTCAGCGTTATGGTGCAGTTGGCGTTACAGCCGGCTTTGATCGCTTTACAAAAGGCGAAAATGACCAAGATCGTTACAGCGTTGTCGCTGGCTATGATGTTGCTAAGGTTGGCTCATTCACAGTGACTCCTAAGTTAGGTGTTGCGTATTTGAACAACCAAGTTGGTGAAAACGGCTATGCAATGACCGCAGGTGTTGGTGTTTCTACACCTATTACTAAACGAGTCACCCTAGGGCTAGACCTAGCAAGTCAACGTGGCCAAGACCGCGTTAAAGCCAGTGATGGCAACACTGTAGCAGTTGGCCTAAGCTATAAGTTCTAATTTGAAAATTAGACTTAACCTAAAAGGCAGATTTATTCTGCCTTTTTCTTTGACATTGATAAATACTATATCATATACTAATGCTTGTGCATTATTGTATGATTAGGCACTTTGTAAGACCATCTTAATTTTAAGGAGAAAACATTATGGCAACATCATTGGCAGAAATTCGCGCTCGATTACAAGCGGCTGAGAACCGTGGCTCAACTGGTTCAACTATGAATGGCGAGTCAGCCATTTACGCACACTGGAACATTGCGGAAGGTACCAGTGCAAAAGTTCGATTCCTTCCTGACGCAGATACTAATAACACCTTCTTCTGGGTCGAACGAGCAATGATCAAGCTCCCATTTAGCGGAGTAAAGGGACAAGTAGATAGCAGACCAGTTGTTGTACAAGTTCCTTGTATGGAAATGTATGGTAAAGATGTTCCGTGTCCAATCCTTACTGAAGTCCGTACTTGGTTTAAGGATCCATCACTGGAAGATATGGGTCGCAAGTACTGGAAAAAGAAGTCGTATCTCTTTCAAGGTTTTGTTCGAGAAAATCCGCTGGCAGACGATAAAGCACCTGAAAACCCAATTCGTAGATTCATTATTAGTCCACAGATTTTTAATCTCATTAAGGCTGCGCTTATGGATCCTGAACTTGAGAATCTTCCGACTGACTATGATGCTGGTTTGGATTTCACTATTACTAAGACTAGCAAGGGTGGGTACAGTGACTACAACACCAGCAAGTGGGCAAGAAAAGAAACAGCCCTAACATCCACAGAACAAGCTGCTATCGAGAATTACGGTTTGTTTGATCTATCCAGCTTCCTACCTAAGAAGCCTGGCGATGTTGAACTTAAGGTTATCAAGGAAATGTTTGAGGCCAGCGTTAACGGCGAAGAATACGATCCTGAGCGCTGGGGTCAATACTTCAAGCCAAGTGGTATGAACATCGGTGGCAATGCGGCTGTACCAGCATCTGATGTAGATGCCGCAGAAGCAAGTTTTAAAGCCCCTACTACACCGGCACCAACAGCCGCAGCACCTGCTGAATCGGCTAGTTCTCCCTGGGAAGACGATGCTGCTGAAGCAGCCGAAGCACCTGTTGTTACACCTAGTGCTAACAAAACATCAAGCCAACGTGCCGAAGACATCTTGGCAATGATCCGTAATCGTCAGAAGTAAAATGTAAACTGAGAACCCTGCCGGTGCAACACCGGTGGGTTTCTTTCTATAAGGGGAATATCAATGGCCAAACCTTTTGACCTAAGTAAATTTAGAAAAAACATCACAAAAAGTATTGAAGGCTTGAGTATCGGATTTAACGATCCAACAGACTGGGTTAGTACTGGTAACTATGCACTTAACTATTTGATCTCTGGAGACTTCCATCGCGGAGTACCCTTGGGCAAAGTTACTGTGTTTGCTGGCGAATCTGGCGCAGGCAAATCTTATATCTGTTCAGGTAATTTAATTCGACACGCACAAGAACAAGGCATCTATCCAATTCTAATCGATTCGGAAAATGCTCTAGACGAAGCTTGGTTACACGCACTAGGCGTTGACACCAGTGAAGAAAAACTATTAAAAGTTAATATGGCTATGATTGATGACGTAGCCAAAATGATTTCGGAGTTTGTCAAAGAATACAAAACATTACCCGATGACCAGCGTCCTAAGGTCTTGTTCATTCTCGACAGCCTTGGTATGTTGTTGACACCTACTGATGTTAATCAGTTTGAAGCAGGTGAAATGAAAGGTGACTTGGGTCGTAAGCCTAAAGCACTGACAGCACTTGTTCGTAACTGTGTTAACATGTTTGGTAGCTTGAACATTGGTCTGGTTGCCACTAACCATACCTATGCTAGCCAGGACATGTTTGACCCGGATGACAAGATCAGCGGTGGTCAAGGCTTTATCTATGCCAGCTCGATTGTTGTTGCTATGAAGAAACTCAAACTTAAAGAGGACGATGATGGCAATAAGATTAGTGAGGTACGCGGTATCCGTGCTGCTTGTAAGATCATGAAAACTCGTTACGCAAAACCTTTTGAAAGCGTACAGGTTAAGATTCCCTACGAGACAGGTATGAATCCGTATTCTGGTCTCACCGATCTGGTTGAAGCCAAAGGTATGCTTAAGAAGGAAGGCAATAGTCTTGTGTATACTACAACAGACGGCGAAATCATTAAGAAGTTCCGCAAGGGCTGGGAACGTAATGATGATGGTTGCTTGGATGTGATTATGAAAGATATTACTGCAAATCCTCAAGCCATAAGTAGTCAAGCAACAGTTGAAGAAACTGTTGAATAACTTCTAAAGGAAAAATATGAGCATTGAAGTAGATGTTCTCAGCGAAGTATATACTATTTTAAAGCAATACATTCCACAAAAAGATCGCCAGGAAGCTGCTGACCATATTATGAGCGTTGTAGTTGATTTACTCGACGATAACGAACTTAAAGAATTCGGCGCTACTGATAACAATTTAAGTCGTGCATTTAAGGAATACGCCGGAGATGCTGACGACGAAGATTATGAGGACTACGACGAATAATGTGGTACAATCGAGTTGTCGATGACATCTCAAACATACCGGACTTTATCACTTACTACGAAAATGAACTGGAGATAGCTAAGAAAGAATGCCGTATCTCCGGTCATGTAGAAAAGAGTATTTCTGCTTTACCCGGTATTACCGAGCACCGTTTTAATCAACTACAGGAGATTGAAGCGGTGCTTAACTACCTCAACATCCAGCTACGCAAAATTCGACGTAAGCATTTCCAAAAGTATTTGGAAGCCTATAATCGAGTTTTAACTAGCCGTGATGCTGAAAAGTATGTTGACGGCGAAGATGAAGTTATCGACTACGAAACAATTATTAACAGCGTGGCTCTGTTGCGTAATAAGTACTTGGGCATACTCAAGGGACTAGAGAGTAAGAACTTTATGCAAGGGCATTTAGTTAGACTCAAATGTGCCGGTATGGAAGATTATACCATTTAAAGTGAAAACATCTCAGCAACGGGCACAAGATTTACTAGATCAATGGCAGCAGTTTAGAACCAGTGGTATCTGTGCCGATCTTTGGAATATACAAGAAAGCAAAGAGCAGCTAGAGCACCTTGCTCTTGGATTGTCTACTATTCTATACTGTAATCCTGAAGATGTTAGTTTGGATCAGTCTTGTCAAGACTTTGAGCGTGAGCTTAGTAGATTTAAAAACAAAATCTACGACGACCTGCTCAAGGGTTTAAAAACTAAATAACAGTTATGCGAGATCTAATTAATATCATCACTGAATCACGTGGGCTTGGCGCACGTAAACCTGGCGAGGAGTTTGTTAATACAACTAACCCCGAAGACAAAATCTTTATTAAAAGCGTGAGCTTTTACCCTGAAGATCGAGTTGCCTATGGTTCGTATGAAGAAATGGCCGCGGCGCTACAGAAAATTGTTAACGCTATCCCTAACGCCTATGTTGATTTAATTGGTAAATTTACTAACAAGGATCTAGCATTTGGTATTGCTATATTCTCTCGTCCTGGCTCGCAGGATCTAGCATTTGTAAAACCATACCGCGCAGTTAAGCCGGACCCAACACAAAACGCCTGGGATAATCAAACGGGTATTCCCGGTTTTAGATATAACAGTAAATCGGCAGCTAAAACACAAGCAGGTATGACACCTCAGGATGTGTTAACCAAGCTGTCTGACCTAACTGCACAAGAAGTAGTAGACCAAGTTCACGCTAAGTTTGGATCAACAAGTCCGTTGACTAAGTTTGCACAGTCTATTGCAGCAGGACAAAAACTTCCTATTGCTATTCCTGCAGATTCCACCATGAGCTTCTCGGCGTTTAGAGATTACTTCTGTGAACTCATGCATCCTATTGCACTACAGACAGGTAACTACAAAGGCAATGCTGGCGAAGCTGCCAGTAAGTTTTTAGGTGTTGGTGGTTTTGCTGAAACATTGATTAGTTTTGGTTCAGATAAGACCGAAGGACTCAGTGACAGTATTTTGATATCCGACACTGGCAAGAAAATTAAAGTAAGTAGTAAAGGTGCAGTTGGCGCAGAAGCCAGTAGCAAGAACGTTCTTGATGCTATCAATGAACTACAAGACTCTGATCTTAATAAAAAACACGCAGAAGTTATTGACTTGGTAAGAGACGTAGTTAAAGGTGGCCAAGGTGGTGCTCCATTGATATTGGGTGTTCGTTACAAAATCATTGGTACCGAGGATGCACAAGACATACAAAACTTTAAAAAACTTCCTCCGACTAACTTGGATGCAGTTGCTCAGATGAAATTGAGCCCAAAATTAAAAAAGTTAATTGAAGAAAGAAACACAAACACACCTGAAAATTTAAATTTGTATTTTCACAGCATAGCCGCAGTAGCACATAAGGTCGCAGAATATGTTAACGAAAATACTAATTTCAGCCAGGCAGTTAGCGAGATACTAAACAACGGTGCTTTGGTCCAAGTTTACACCAAAGCCACAGAATCACCTACAGAATGGACAGTACAATCGTTTACAACCGTCTGGCCTAGCAATACAGTTACTGGTGTTAAGTTCAGCGCCAGCAAAACCTACTACAGTACAGGCATCAAAGGCAACTTTACATTTAAAATTCTACGTAACGGTGCTAAAGACGTAGAGGATGAGCGTTCTACAGATGTAGCTATGCAATCCAAAGAGCCTGTGGCTACACCTGGTGTGCTTACAGGAAAACGCACCGAGATACGACCAACTCGTGACAAAAAACCCACAGGAGATGTGGGCAGAGAAAAAAGATAACCGTTTTAGTTGACCTGATCTATAACTAGTGCTATTATTATGGTGTATTAACTCCATATAGGATCACTATGTTGAAACCCAGCCATATTCGTACTCCCCGTACTCTCTCCGAATGCTACTTTTCTGCCGGTGATTCGACTATCGAACCTGCAATGTGGGGAAGTCGGTGGAATTCTGGTCTTCCACCAAAGAAACGTTTTATACTTAATAACCTGTCTGCGCTTTCTTCTATTGGTATAGGACTAGTTGTTATTGTTGCGGCATCTCTGTTAATGACCAATCTTAAATAAGGATCAAAAATGTTTGAATCAATTGAAATCCGCCGTGCGGCTAATGGCTTTATCCTAGTCATTACTACCGAAGACGAGACCAAAGAATATGTCTACGACACTAGTCGTAAAACACTTAAAGTCCTCAAGGACTACCTGGAGTCAAAGTCTGCCCAATGAACCAATATGCATTTTTAGTAACCAGTGCTATTAATACCAAATTTGGTATCTTTAATAGTGAACAAAGACTTGAGCAAACTCTTGCTACTATTGCTAGCATAAAATCTCGTGTACCCGGTGCTAAGATTATCCTAGTTGAAATGGGAGCTATTCCCTTGACTGCAGAACAAACTCAAAGTCTTAGTAAAGAGGTTGATCGAGTTCTAAGTTTTAACAGTGATCAAACTGTAATTGATCTTTTTAATAGCACTGACAATTGGGATGTTGTAAAAAACGTTACTGAGGTAATGTGTTTTGGTCAGGCATTGGCCACTTTAACTAATCACACCGACGTTCTTGATGGAGTACAGCGAGCTTTTAAAGTTAGCGGTAGATATACTCTTACTGACGACTTTGACATTAATTACTACAACCAGTATAATGTTCAGCATCATATTGTAGTTAGTCAGGCTAGATCTAGTCAGTTTCCTTATAACGTCACTGGCGTTGAACGTCAGTACATGAGTAGGCTATGGAGTTGGCCGATTTCTCTTACATCGGAAATACTTGATGTGTACACCCATGGTCTTGTTTATATGCAAGAGCGTATTGTCAACGGTGGCTACTGCGATATTGAACACATGCTATATAAATTCCTAGATCACAATAAAATTATAGAAAAGGAACTGGTAGGTATTTGTGGTAATATTGGACCCAACGGTGCCGCAGTAAAAGATTAAATGAATCCTTATATTAACGAACAAGACTGGAATAAGCTGCACGAACAATTTCAAACAGCACAGCCTTTTAGGCATGTCGTCATTGATAATTTTTTTAAACCTGAAGTTGCACAACAGTTATTTGACGAATTTCCAAACTATAATAGTGATGTTTGGAATGCACATTACAATAATCCGGTAGAAAACAAAAAGGCCTGCGATCATTGGACTAAATTTCCTCCGATGACCTATAGGGTCTTTAATTTTTTTTGCGGGCGTGAGTTTACGCACACTGTAGAACAGATCACAGGGCATCCTGAAGTGCTTCCTGATATTGGTCTACACGGCGGCGGCTGGCATGCTCATGCTAAAAGTGGCAAGTTAAACATACACTTAGATTACAGTATTCATCCTAAACTCAAACTAGAGCGCCACTATAATCTAATTGTATATCTTACTCCAAATTGGAATTCCAGTTGGGGTGGCGGCCTTGAGTTTTGGTCACACAATCATGAAACTAATCAGCCCTTGCAGTGTGTTACTACAGTTGAGAATAAGTTTAATCGTGCTGTGATTTTTGATACAACACAAAATTCATGGCACGGCTTACCCGAGGATTTAATTTGCCCTGATGATCAAATACGACGTAGCCTAGCTATGTATTATGTAACAAATCCTGAGACCAATGCCCCTGACCGCCTAAGAGCCAAATTTGCTCCGTATCGAGAGCAGAATCAAGACCAAGAAATTTTAGACTTTATTGAAAAGAGACAAAAACTATGAACGAAACTAGTAAAGCATTAATCCGTAGGCTTAACGACTCTCGTTATGCTAGTACATATTTCCGAGGTAACGGAATTGATATTGGTGCAGGGGACGATTCCCTTGGGCGTTATCAACAACAGTTTCCTTTGATTGAATCGGTTCGTGCTTGGGATATTCCCGATGGTGATGCCCAGTTAATGGAAAGTGTTGTAGATAATACTTACGATTTTGTACACAGCAGTCATTGTCTTGAACATTTAAATAATCCTTTTGAAGCATTTAAAAACTGGATTAGAATTTGTCGTCCCGGCGGACATATTATTACTACAATACCCGACGAAGATCTTTATGAACAAGGTGTGTTTCCTAGCACATTTAATAATGATCATAAGAGTTCATGGACCATTCTTAAAGGTAAGAGTTGGAGCCCTGTAAGCGTTAATGTTATTGAACTTCTTTATCAATTCCGTAACGAGATTGAAATCTTAAAGATTGAATTAGTTAATGGTAGTTTTAACTACAACCAGCCGCGCTACGATCAAACTCTTTATGGAATTAGCGAATGCGCCATTGAATTCATTGTTAGAAAGCGCCCACAGTCAGAAATTGATCGTCTAGGAAGACTACCCGAATGAAAGACATCACTATTGTAGCCGTTGACACTTATGCACACGATCTGACTCGTTGTGCTATAGAACGTACTCTAGAAGAAATACCTTGTCGAGAAGTTCTAGTATTCAGCGACAAAAACATTTTTCCTGATGGTCGCTGGATCGATATTAATCCTATTGACATAGTTGGTTATAATACTTTGATGGTTAAACATTTATGGCCTTTTATTCGTACCGAACATGTACTAATTGTTCAGTACGACGGACTGGCTGTGAATTCCAATAATTGGACTGATGACTTTTTAAACTATGATTATATCGGCGCAATCTGGCCCTGGGATCACCACCCTCCTGAATATAAGGTGGGCAACGGCGGATTTAGTCTGCGTAGTCGAAAATTGATTGAAGCCTGTAAGAATCATGACATGGCATTAACTAACAAGCTGCCCATGTACGAAGATTTGTATATCTGTGTGCACTACAAGAAGTACTTAGAAAGCCAGGGTATCCGTTATGCCGACATAAGTACAGCTAAAAAGTTTAGTCATGAGCACCATCCTGGTTACCAAGATACTTTCGGGTTTCACGGCACATTTAATGTTCCGTACTACTTAGACGATCAGTATTGTGAAAAGTTTATTGAACTGTTACCAGGGTGGACTAGCGAGGGCGTTCTTTTAATGGTAGCACATTGTTTCCAGGCAGGGAAATTTGAATTAGGTAAACTTGCACTAGAACAAGGTCGCCGAAAAACAGATAACTTTGATTCTCGTGTTAGACAGATTTTAACACAACATTCTAGCCAGTTTAACGGCGAAGATTTTCAAACAATTTATCGACACTTAAAATGACAAGAACAAGTATATTAGTTAATAGACAAGGTGCAAGCGGCGATGTACTAATGACATCGCCTATTGTTCGTAAGTTGCATCAAGACTACCAAGGTAACTGCGACATTGATTTTTCTGTATGGCATGAATGTGCTCCGATGATCGAAAAGAATCCTTACATTAGGAAAGTTCTTCACACAAAACCTACAGAAGATTTAATTGCACAGTATGATCGTTATATTGACTTAGATCTAGTCTACGAACGTAACCCAGAAATTCATGCTGTTGATGCTTATGCACTACACGCCTTTGGTACTACAGACTTTGATCGAAGTTTAGAATTGCACACCGACAGCGCCGATCAAGAAGTTGGCAACAAGTTCCAAGAGATTCTCGGAGGCAATTACATTGTGTTACATCAGCGTCGTTGGGCATGGCCAAGTAGAAACATTGACCCTGACATGTGGGCACAAGTAGTTAAACAAATACTTGAAAATACTTCGGTATATATTGTACAGGTTGGTCAGGCACACGAACCTTGTTTTACTGATCATCCGAGATTAATCGATGCTCGGGGACAATTTACTGTACACGAACTCAAAGAAGTTATTGGCAAAAGCAAATTATTCATGGGTGTCGACTCTGCACCCGGGCACATTGCGGCTGCAACCGAAACTGATATGTTGCTATTGTTCACCAGTGTGCGCGAAGAATATCGCAGACCCCTGCGTTCGAAAGGGCAATTTGTTCCTATCATTCCCGACATTGATTGCTACGGTTGTCATGCCAAGAACCCTGCACCGTGTACAACATTTATTTGTCACCGTGGTGATGTGGACTGCGTAAATAAGTTTAACTCGGAAGACATTGCACAACGAGCAATTGAATTAATAAACGCACAATGAGATTCCATATTCTAGGATTACCTCACACGGTAACAAACAAAGCATACAATGCCTGTGCATACACACAGAAGGTTTGGAAATTTGGTAAAATGATGAAAGCTCGAGGGCACGAGATTATTCATTACGGGCACCCTGACAGTGACGTTATCTGCGACGAACATGTTAATGTTATTAGCAACCAAGATTTAGAAATTGCCTATGGTAATTACGATTGGCGTCGGAACTTTTTTAAGTTTGATGTTAACGACCATGCTTACCAGACATTCTATAAAAATGCTATTCGTGAAGTTGGCTTACGTAAAAAGAAACACGACTTTATCTTGCCGTTCTGGGGTTCCGGGCATAAACCAATCTGCGACGCACATCCTGACCTAATTACTGTTGAGCCTGGTATTGGGTATGCCGGTGGACATTGGGCAAGGTTTAAGATATTCGAAAGTTATGCGATTTATCATGCATATTATGGTTTAGATGCAGTAGGTAGATGTAAACAGGACTGGTATGACGTTGTTATTCCTAATTATTTTGACCCTGATGATTTTGAATATGCACCTGAAAACAAAGAAGATTATTTCTTGTTTGTGGGTCGAGTATATGACGGTAAAGGTGTAAATGTTGCTATTCAAGCAACAGAAGCGATTGGCGCTCGATTAAAGATTGCCGGTCAAGGTAGTTTACAGGATATGGGATATCAAGAAATCCCCAAGCATGTAGAATTTATTGGTTATGCTGATATCGAAACTCGTCGACAGTTAATGAGTCGGGCACGAGCCGCATTTGCACCTAGTATGTATGTAGAACCATTTGGCGGTGTGCAAATTGAAATGTTAATGTCAGGTACTCCTACAATCACCACAGATTGGGGTAGTTTCTCTGAAAATAATATTCATGGATTAACTGGTTATCGGTGCCGTACATTTGAACATTTTAAATGGGCTGCACAGAATATCGGTAATATCAAACCAGAAAACTGCCGTGCTTGGGCCATGGATAATTTTAGTTTAGATCGCGTGGCTAAAATGTATGAGGAGTATTTTCAGTCAGTATTAAATATATACACTGGAAAAGGTTGGTATGAGTCAAATGATAATCGAAAAGATTTAGATTATCTAGGTAGATTTATTCCAAAAATGTAGGAGATAATATTATGTCGTTTAGAGCCTGGTTACAAGAAATGTGGTATCTTCATGTAATTGAAATAGAACAATGGACCGGGCGAGAACCGACATATAACAGTCAAGATTATTTTCAACGTAATAAATGGTGGTTAAGACAAGCATTTAGACAGTGGCAAAATCGAGAAATTTTGTAATACTTTTTGTGTACTAAAACCCTGTTCTTGACAGGGTTTTATTTTGGCAGTATAATTAGGGCATGTCCAACAAGGAGATGCTGATGCAAACTACATACCTCGACACTAAAGAAGCACCTAACAAGTGGTTTGCTCTGCAAGATCGTCGTATGCGTAATCACGCAAATCGTACACTGTACACCGATGCCCAACAAGTTCGCCTTGAGCGCATTCGCCTTGCCCTGGAGATGGTTGTGCGCGGTACTGTTTACGAAGTTGCATACGGCCGTCGTAGCGCATCTGTAAAAGTACAAAACGGTGCAATCATTGCAGATCGTAAAATGTTGGCCTTGCTCGAATCAGACTGGAGTAAGGAAGGTATCACCAAGAAAGAAACACCGCAAGGTTTTCAATATCACATGCCTCTTTGAAAGTTAAATTATGCCTTGTATGAACTACGACGACTCCTGGCGAGATAACTGGCACGACAGAGCAAAAATTACAGCACTATCAGAAATTACCAATAGGGTCTCTCGGGTCGCCTGCCGGGCACTTCGTGCCTTGGAACAAGGTACTAAAATCGAAGATGTCCTTAAAGATAAGGAAACTCGAGATTGGTGGGCCGCCCACAAGAAAGCCGACGACGCACGTATTGCTAAGGAAGAAAAAGCCAAGCAAAAACAGCTCGAGCTCACAGAAGTTAAAAAGCAAGCTATTGCCAAATTGACCGACGAAGAGCTTGAAGCATTCGGCTTACGCAAAGATAAGAAGAAATAACATGGAAGAATCGCAACAAATTCCTGGTCTCGAAGACGATATTGTTGATGCTATTATCAACGGTGTCGGTAGTGGCTACATGGGTAAGTCTGAACGAGTAGCCAGAAAAGTCATGATCGAACTTCTACGTGCAGAACGAGCAGATTTCCTTTTACTGCGAGATGGCGAAGTCCAAGAATGGTGGGGTTCTGTATATAGTGGCATTCGTAAAAAGATTGACGCATATAGAGAAAAGGTTCGTATTTACGAAGTCAAACTCAACGCATATAATCGACTTACCGCTCAAGAGCGTAAATCTCTTGGTATTAGAAAACCCACTAAACCTAAGGCAGAACTATGAAACATGTAATCGAAACCCTTGAATCTAAAAACATTTACGATGTTTATTTTGCTAATGGTAAATTGTTTTTCCTTAATGAATGGGATGAGGATTCTATTCGCCGATTAATGAAAGATATTGCACCCGAGCTTAAAGAAACCGATATTGAATTAGATAGTCCAGAAACTAATTATTGACACTGCTCTAGCTTAGTGCTACAATGCAGTTTTACACACAGAGGTCAAGATGAAAGTTGTTCGCGAAACTACTGTTTGGAATCCTCCTGCCCCTAACGGCAACCATACATATTTTGTCAATGACTCAATGACGCAGATGGTTGCCTACATTCGAGCTGGCACTCGCAAGAAGGTTACCTTTAGTAAACCAATAACCTTTGACCGACGTGGTCGTACCTTTGTTGTTGTCAAGAACGTCGAAGATGAAAAGGAAAGCATCCGAGTCGAAGGTAGCAAAGGGCAAGTGTATAGTCTAACCAAGCATGATGGCCAATGGCGTTGCAGTTGCCCTGGTCATGTGTACCGGGGTACCTGCAAGCACCTAAGCCTTGCGCCTAAGGAATAATTATGGAAAAATGTTCAACCTGCAGAAAAGATATAGACCCAAATTGTGATTACAATCAAGGACGGTGTCCGCATCGTCCTGCCACTACTACTGTTGAAAAAATTAAATCAGTAATGGCTTGGATCATTGTGGTTTTATCTGCAATTAACATATACCTTTACTGGGGAACTTCGGATGCCGTATATGCCTGGATTGTGGCATTTGTTGGCTGGTTAAATGTTGCATTTTGTAAAGGAAAATAATGGAAGTACAACCTAAAGATACTAGCCGCGGACATTTTTATGTTAGCCTTGTAAAAAGTTTTATTCGAATAGGAGCAGGTTGCTGGCTAATGGCAGGAAATTTGCTAATGGCAGGGGTATGTCTTATCCTAGCAGAAGTGTTAGGAATCGTTGAGGAATTGGTTTAATGAATTTTTCAAATGTCTTTTTAGATTTTCACTCGCCAAAGGTAGAAAAGCGTTCAGTTGAATTGCCTAATTCGGTAAATCGAAGACTGCTTATGAGCAACGTTTTCGGCGCCAAATTAGCAAAGTTTCTTGATCTATCAATGGATGGTGGCCCCTGGCTTGCAGGCGGTGCCGTTCGCAAAGTACTACTTGGCCAAACAATAGGGCAGTCTGATTGGGACATTTGGTTTAAATCTGCAGAGCAGTTTAGTCGCGCCGAAACTCTTATGCATCAACTAGGTGCTTCGGTTGCACACTCGTCTGAAAATGCAATATCTTTTAAATGCGAATACGATGGGACCTTTCACAATGTTCAATTGATTCGTCGTAGGTATTTTGAGCGTCCAGAACAAGTTATTGGACAGTTTGATTTTACTATTTGTCAGTTACTAACAGACGGCAACACTATACTAATGGGCGATGATACCGCCCTGGATCTTGATTCTAAGACAATACGTTTAGGGTCGTCACCTATGCAGAACTATGTAATTTCTAGGTTAATCAAATACATGGTCTACGGTTATTACCCAAGTCAAGAACTCATTGAACACATCGAGTCGCAATCGGTTAATATTAATTGGACAGAGGGTCAACATGACTACGACGCAAGCTGATGCAGTCCTTCTTAGCCTACTAGGCCCAAGACCTGTGTTTTGGCGTAATCCTAAATTTCCAGATACATTAACTGCCTGGAACGGTATATGCATGACACAGCGACATGCATTGATGTTAGCTGGAGAAAGATTTTGGGGTGCGTTTCCTACACCAGAGATGAAACATGCCGCAGACAGTCATTTGATGTTTTTGCACTCTGCAGGTGCGTTTGAGAATAGCGACAACTGGGGCAGGATCATTAACGGAAATTCTGGATCAATGCACAATTGGTATCGCCGAAGACTTACACCATTCTTTGACAAAGAGCTAAAGGACCAAAAACCTCACGAAATTTTCAAATGGTTTGATCTAAAAGAATGGGCTAAAAACTAGGCTAAGTCAACCGAAAAAATGTAATACTTGAGTACTACCTTTTAGAAACCCTAGTCTTGACCTGGGTTTCTGTCTGTGTTATAATTTAGGCATAGTAAGCAATAAGGAACAGCAAAAAACTTGTTTCAAAAAACGGTTGCACTGCTATCCAAAATCGCTTATAATAACAGCATACTGACACACACAGGAGCCCAAATGTCGCAAGCTAACATCCGCATCAAATCTGGCATGTACCGCACCTTTCCTGCAGACGGTAAGGTGTTTGCACTAGTTGAGCAGTACAAGCGTACAGCCAAAGGCGGATATGTAACCGTTGTCAATGGTGGTGCATTTCCTGGCTTCCCTGACGAGATTCGCATCAAAGTTGAGGGACCTGCTGACTACGAGTTTGTAACTGGCAACGATGCAGTTGCAGTTGCATCTGCAGAAGTTGCACCTACCCAGACTGATGAAGAACGCATTGCAGAAATTGCAGAGCGTTTTGACATCCTGCATGACATGACTAAGGCTGCAATCAGTGGCGACATCCGTGCTATGATTGTGTCGGGCCCGCCTGGAGTTGGCAAGAGCTTTGGTGTTGAGCAAGAAATCGAAAAGGCTTGCCTGTTGGATCAATTGGCTGGCAAACGAATCCGCGCCGAAGTTGTCAAAGGCAGTGCTACTCCTATCGGTCTGTACCAAACCCTGTACAAATACTCGGATCCTAACTGCGTGGTTGTGTTCGATGACTGCGATAGTATCCTGCTTGACGATGTGAGTTTGAACTTGCTCAAAGGTGCTTTGGATTCGGGTAAGAAGCGTAAAATCAGTTGGCTCAGCGAATCCAGTGCCTTGCGCCGCGAAGGCATTCCTGACAGCTTCGAATTCAAAGGTAGTGTGGTATTCATTACTAACCTCAAGTTTGATGCAATGAAGAGCCAGAAGCTCAAGGATCACCTGGACGCATTGCAGAGCCGTTGCCACTATCTGGACCTGACTCTTGATACTATGCGTGATAAGATTCTGCGTATCAAACAAATTGCTCGAGACGGCGAACTGTTTGCAGACCTGGATATCTCCGAAGCTGGTAGCGATGAGATCATCGAGTTTATGGACACTAACAAGAACAAACTGCGCGAAATGAGTCTGCGTATGGCTCTTAAGATCGCTCAACTCTACAAGAGCTTTCCGCTTCGTTGGAAAGCCCTGGCAACCACTACCTGTATGAAAGTTTAATAATGAATTGGCTGGCACTAATCAATTTATATTTTGTATTTTTCAGTTGGCGTTGGGCTAACGAATCATTCAAGAATGGAAACAATGGTGCAGGTTGGTTCAACATCTTTGCTAGTGCATTGAACGCCGCGGCAGTGGCAAGTGTCATTTTTTAAGGAGTTAGTTATGACTTGGGTTTTGGTTTTGTTCCTTCATGCAGGTATGCTCAGCGAAAAAGATAGCATGGCTTTGACAAGTGTGCCAGGTTTCAAAACTGAAGCCGCTTGCCTGGCTGCTGGTAAACAAAGTGAGGCCTTGGGTAAACGCACTACTAAGGAAGTTAAGTTTGTTTGTCTTAAGCAAGACTAAGGAGATTGATCATGGAAATGAAATGGGCAATGATTACCATGTGTGTATTGTTCGGTGGCATGTTTGTAGGTCTTAGTGTTGAAAAGTATCAACAAAACCAATGCCGCATCGCAAGTGTCCAAGCAGGTAAGTCTTCTGACGACATCGCAAAAATTTGTAAGTGAGGTAATTATGGGACTTGATCAATACGCATACGTGGCTGCACAAGCCGGCGAACGTGATGCATACTATGATGCTGATGGTAGTTTTGAAGACGGCGAATGGGTAGTACCGGGCAAGACTAAGCCGCGTGAAATTGCCTATTGGCGCAAGCATCCTAATTTGCAAGGCTGGATGGAGTTTACTTGGAAACGTAAGCTAATTGAGTCAAAACAAGAAGAGCCCAACGACGATGGTTGGGGCAGTAGCTTTAACGGTATCGAATTGGAATTAACACTTGAAGATCTCGATGCACTCGAGCAAGATGTGTTGCATGGCAGACTGCCTAAGACTTCAGGTTTCTTCTTTGGTAATGATTCCGACGATCATTACAAGCAACATGACCTAGAGTTTATTAAACAAGCTCGTGTAGATATTGCATCCGGACTCAAAGTATTTTACAATTCAAGTTGGTAACATGAACGAAATAATTGAACAATTAGCTGAACTAGCAACCGAAGACATGGAGTTTGTTGACGATACTGTGTTGCGTGTTACAGCCGAGACAGGTATTGAATACGAGATACCTGCCGAATTCATTAAAGCATTTGCCGAATTGATTGTTCGTGAATGTGCTACGTTAGCATATGATGGACCTGGGGGCATTTTGGAACATTTTGGAGTTGAATAATGTCTGGCTACCACATGATTTTGAAGTGTGAAAAGATTAGAGAACGAGCCGACAAACTTGGCTTTATGCTTTGCTATCCTCGTAATGGTTGGGGTGGCAGTCGCGGTGATGACTATGTTGCTATTAAACCAAAGGACAAAGAAGCATTGCCTATCTATAGTCGCGATGCTGAACTGTTTTGTGGTACAATCGACGATCTAGAATCATTCTTTCAAGGTATCGAGTGGGCACGACAGTACGACGACATGCTTAGAGTGTCTACGTCAGTCAAGCGTGAACGCAAAGAACAAGATTATAGAAATCAGAAACTTCTTCGAATGATTAAAGAAGGGCAAGACCCAGATGACCATTCCGTCCGAACATAAAGTAGATATTATCCAAAGTGGCATGACTTTTATGCGAGCTATCACAGAAGCCTACGGCGTCGACGAAGGCATGCGACTTTGGGATACTATTGCCGACACTCTTGACCCGGATTTCAAAGGTCAGATTTTCTTAGCCATGCTCACCGGTCAATATACCAACGTCATTTATGTAACAGGGCACAATATCGGCGCTGATCGTGTTCGTATGATCAAGACTGTACGTAACATTGATAAGCGAGGACTTGGTTTGAAAGAAGCCAAAGATATGTGTGATTCATTGAGTGCAGGTGTACCCTTTAAACTTGAAATTAATCCCGAAGCAAGGTCTATCAGCCTGAGCGAATTGCGTAAAGCAGGATTTTATGTATGAAAAAAACATTCTATGAAAAAGTTGGCCGCAAATACGTACCAGTACGTGAGTACGATAGCGACTTGGTAGATTCCTTACCCAAAGGTACTCACGTAATCATGTGCTACCCTGGCGGACAGTCGACTCGCTATAATGTAGACCCGAACTATGTGGCACTGATTGCCGCAGGGCGTGTTGCCGAAGATGCTATTTCTGAGGCAATAATGAAAGCTACAGAAATTCGCAGGCAACAACGTTATGAAAAAGGCACACCGTTGACACCGGGCCAAAAAGCCGCTTGGGAAAAACTCGTCGAAGAGTTTGGCCCAGAAGCTAAACAACTTGAGTGGGCAAGTGTGCGAGAATGCGCTGAAGCTGGTAATCAGGCTTTACAAGAACAGGCAAATCTGTTATTATCTAATCCTACAGTTCGTGCAGCCTATGAACAATTTATTATGGTTTGCGAACTGTCCAAAGGTGCCACATACAAGGAAGACAAATGATTACTCTTAAAGATTTTATGGAAACAGTTGACTATCGTATCACCGAAGGTAGTGACTACTACGGCCTAGGTCAGTCTGCATATACATTCACATACTGGAATGGTGATCAGGATGGTTGCAGTGTTAGCATAGTGTTTAGCACCGCCGACCAAGCAGTGCTAATTGCAGAAGTTTGTGACTATTCTGCAGATCGCGCATATCGTCTAATTTGTCCAAGTGTGCAAAATCAAAGAACGGACAAAGAGGCTTGGGATTCTGTTAAATGGACTGATCTGGAAACTGATCAAGACTGGCTGGAAAAAGCTGGTGCTATTGTTCGTGGCGAAGAGTACGATACTCGTGTAAGCATTCCTCTGGACTTCACAGACGAGGAATTGCTCAAGTACATGATCATGGCACACGAACGTGAAATGACGTTTAATCAATTTGTTGAACAAGCATTGCAGAGTGCTATCGACGATTACAAAAATGATCCTGATGGGTTCAAGGCTCGGGCTGCTCGTTGGAAAGAAATGAATGACCCTGCCTGACGAAAGGTATCGAGCTGTCTTGTGGGCCGGACGTTTTCTTCGAGATGTGGCCTACAATACAAAACAGTATCCTCGTGTACCTGAGACTGTCAGAAAAGAAGCATCTAGCATTTTACGTCATTTTCCATTGGAATACGAAATGAAGTGTGCCGCAGAGGCTGCACCGGAAGTATTCCAAGAACGTATGGATCCATTGCATCGATTATTGGTACAGCACCAACAAGAAACCGAACAAAAATGACCACATACATTGCTTACTTTGATAGTCTTGGGTTTGAGTTTATATTCGACTTGACTAACTATGAGCACGAGCAGTTGCTAGGTATACTTGGCGACAAGCCAATAAGTAATCGTATTCCGCAATACGCTATCCTTCGTGCCAAGTCAAACCCACAAAGATTTCCTGAAATCTGGGCGTTTGATTCTGATGTAGACCAAAACACTTTAGATGAGTTAGCAAGGGAATCGCCGCAGATGCTAGCCGACTTAATTAGGAAACACGGCGAGCCAATATATCAAACTCCAAAACAAAAGTCAGTTATAGTTTAATACCCGGAGCCCCGGGTATTTTTTTGACATTATCCTAGTAGTATGCTAAACTTATAAGATGCAAAAACAGTCTTTTCGTTACCTAGAAGATTATATTGAATACCTTGCTGGATTCCCTATGACTAATAATGTTAGGCCGGGTACAGTGAGCTTGGCTAGATACGACACGCAGATTGTTGCTAGTATTGCAAACCAAACGTTCAATGGTACCGGCTTCAGTGATCGACAAGCCCTACTAGCTCATAAGTTGGTAGTAAAGTATAAAAGGCAATTTGCCAACAATGGAATTCTAATTGGCGAACATGAAGAAGACCCAAAGTTTCGATTACCACTTAGACAAGTTGATCGTTCTAAAATTATTACCCTTAATGATAAAAAAATTGTTGTACGTTTTCCCTACGACGTTAAAATGATTGATGCTCTACGAGAGTATGGTAAAAAGATTCCCAGCGAGTTGAGATTTAACAAACCCAATCGACAGTGGGAAGCTGACATTACTGAACCAAGAGTTCTTTGGGCCTGCGAGTTTGCTGATAAATATGAGTTTGAGATTGATACGGTATTGCTAGAGCTTAGAGAAAAGATCGATCATTGCCAACAAATAAGGTATGCCATTGAGCTGGATTATGTTGACAATCAGATAGTTATTTCTAATGCTGAGTCTAGTCTATTAGATTATATTAACAGCAACGTTGGTGGACTTGGCAAAGACAATCTACTAAACTTAATTGACCAAAGTAGCATTTTAGGCTACACGGTTAGTGAAAAGATCATTACACTCTATGACTTCGGCCAAGTTGACAAAAGGTTAGCACTAAAGAAAGAAAGTCATTTTCCTTGGAATGACGAAGGCAGCTTTGAAAAAATCGTAGACTATGCTGAATGGTCGCAAAGATATCCTATATTTGTTTTTGATCCATTGAACGAAAATAAACCTAATAACCCAGTCCTTGAAAAATTAAAAAATCATTTTAAAGACGAGTTAGAAGTAGTCGGCGCTCGACAAAAACGTATCGATTACCAAAATAAGAAGTGTGTATACTTAACCCACTGGCATTCTAGCTGGCAAATGAAGATTCCTTTGCTGGTTACACTAACAGGGCTAATGGTTGGGTTAAAGAAACAACACATACTTCAGCACTCAGAAAAGATTGTATTTTCTTCTGAGATTCTCTATAATCCATAATATGCCTGAATGTATACTAGAAATACTTGACGAAGTAAACGTAAAAATTAAAGGGTTGGATTTAGACAGCCGTCGCCAACTAGTCAATCGATATAAATTTGAAATTCCTGGAGCAAGGTATTTGCCTGCTGTACGTCTAGGTCGTTGGGATGGCAAAGTAAGTTATTTTCAACTCAGTGGCAGTACTTATATTAACCTGTTGCCGGAAATTTTACCTTGGTTAGAAGAACGGGGCTACAATGTTGAACTAGAAGATCAACGTGATTATCGCACACAGTTCAGCTTTGAGCAAGTACACGAAAAAAGTTTTGAGCACATACTGTGGCCCAAAGGACATCCTGCTGAAGGAAAGCCTATCATGCTACGTGACTACCAAGTTGAGGTAGTTAATAAGTTCTTGTCCAATCCACAGTGTATACAGGAAATCGCCACTGGTGCTGGTAAGACAATTATGACTGCTGCCTTGAGCAATGCAGTTAGTCCTTATGGCCGTAGCATTGTTATTGTACCTAACAAAGACCTAGTTCGCCAAACAGAAAAAGACTACATTAACATGCAACTGGATGTTGGTGTTTACTTTGGCGACCGCAAAGAATACAATAGGCGGCACACTATCTGCACTTGGCAAAGTCTTAATGTTATGCTTAAGAATACCAAGAACCACGAAGCAGAAGTTACTATACACGAATTCTTAGAGGATGTAGTGTGCGTGATCGTTGACGAAGTGCACATGGCCAAGGCTGATGTACTTAAACAACTGCTAACAGGTCCTATGTCTCGAGTGCCGCTACGTTGGGGTCTAACTGGTACAATACCCAAAGAGAAATATGAATTTATGAGCTTGTTCTGTAGTATTGGACAAGTCATTGGACGTCTCAGAGCCAGCGAACTGCAAGAGCAAGGTGTGCTGGCGCAGTGCCATGTTAACATTGTTCAGTTAGTTGAGTATGCAGAATACAGCAACTATCAAAGCGAATTGAAGTACTTGCTGGAAAACGATAAAAGAATCGCTTACATCAGTAAGATGATCAGCAGAATCAAGGATTCGGGTAACACATTGATTCTAGTGGACAGGATTGGTGCAGGCAAGGCATTACAAGCTCATCTCAGCTCGTTGTTTAGTGTATTAAAAGATGCACCCGACGTAGTGTTTATTTCGGGCAGTACCAAGTCTGCTGATCGTCAAGATGAATACGAACAAGTTAGCACAGCAAATAACAAGGTTATGATTGCTACCTACGGTGTAGCTGCTGTGGGCATTAACATTCCACGAATTTTCAATCTAGTGCTAATTGAGCCTGGCAAGAGCTTTGTGCGTGTTATCCAAAGTATCGGGCGTGGCATTCGTAAAGCCGAAGACAAAGACTTTGTACAGATCTGGGACATTACCAGCACCTGCAAGTTTGCCAAGAGACACCTAACACAGAGAAAGAACTTTTACAAAGAAGCCAACTATCCATTTACCATAGACAAAGTTGACTATCAAAAACAATAAAGAAAAACAATATGTCAAGAATTTTAAACTTAGATACCAATCGTGCATACGATATGAACGAGATACCCGAAGAGGTTGATGACCTTAGGTTCTGTGTGCTAGATAACAGCGACCCGAAGAATCCTGATTACTTTTTTATACCATTAATCTTTTTAGAGAGCTTTAATAGCCCTGCACTGGTACTAAAAATTGGACCTTGGACAGTTAAAATGCCTGTGGACTGGCAACTGTTAATTGGCGAAAAGGATCTGGGCGATCTAGAAGTAGTACCATTGACCAGTATTAATGATCGCGGCTTTTGTGCATTTTGCTTTAATCCTATTAGCAGCTTTAGACCTGAATTTCATCCAGTTGAAATTGTAGACATCTATCAAGATGTTAAATGGTATTTTCCTAAACTCAAGCCCGGACAGATGTTGGCAGTACCATTGGAGTCAGATACTGATAAACCTATGTGCGTGTATTTTGTCAAAGAGATTAGCCGAATGAGCGAAGTAGTTGATTTTAGCAAGGCATGGTAATATAATACAGCTATGAGTGATAAACTAAACATTGCCAACGAAATGCGAGCCTTTGATAACAAGGATCGCGGTTTCTATGATAGCCTAACTGAAGAAGAACGCAAGAAGTTCAGCACCTACTTAATGCTCAAGTGGGGCGCCAACGTAGAAGGCAGTCCCGAATTGCAAGAATGGTATTTGCGTGTGGTCAATGATCGTGTAAATCTTAACTTTTTTGATTTAGGAAGACATCCTAAGTTGCAGTGGCTTCTGTGTACAACGGTGAGCCCTGGGCTAGGAGTAAAACGTCACTATTGGATTACTTCCAAGCGTGGTAGTACCAGCAAAGCATATAAGTTTATTGAAAAACAATATCCTCATCTTAAACCCGATGAAATTGAACTGATGTTGCAGATCAACAGTCCAGATCAAATTAAGAGTTATGCACGAGCATTGGGTTGGGATGATAAACAGATCAAATCTGAGCTATGATTGTGGCAGAACCTGTAGTCAAATATACTTGTAAATTTTGTGGGAAGAGTTTTTCAAAAGAAACTACACTGATCTCTCACGTCTGTGAAAAGAAGCGCAGAGCACAACAAGAAAAAGAAGTCGGCGTACAGCTAGGTCTGCAAGCCTACTTGATGTTCTATCAAAGTACCCAAGCAGGCACTAAAAATAAAACGTATCAAGACTTTGCGGAAAGTCCATACTATACTGCATTTGTAAAGTTTGGGCGCTATTGTGTGTCTATTAAGTGTATTAACTTTGCATCATTTACTCGCTGGCTACTACAGAACAACAAAAAGTTAGACTACTGGTGTTCAGATAAGTTGTATGAAGAATGGATGGCAGAATACTTAAAGCGAGAGCCTGCACAAGATGCACTGGAACGAGCCATCAAGGAGATAACCGAGTATGCAGAAGATCATCCAGAGCTTAAAAACGGCTTTCGGGATTACTTTAGGTATGCTAATAGTAATCGAATTTGTCATCATATCTGTAGCGGCAGGATTAGTCCTTGGGTGGTGTTTAACTGCGCTAGTGGGGTAGAGTTTGTTGAGCGATTACCAGCAAATCAAGTTAACCTACTGTTACCGTGGATTGACCCAACATACTGGAACGGGTTTTTTAAAGATAATCCCAACGATGTTCAATGGGCTAGGAGCATCTTAGCAGCAGCAGGATTATAATATGTCACAACTTAAAACATGTGCCAAGTGCAATGAAACAAAAACGCTGGCTGAATTCTGCAAAGCCAGCGGCGGCAACTACTATAGATCCGAGTGCAGGGCGTGTGAAAAAGCATTAGCTAAAGTCAGAAAGCAAATTAAAGAATCTGCGCCACCGGTACCAGATAACTATTCCTGCCCTATATGCAATAGAACCGAAGCTGAAGTAAAAGGCCGCGGAGGTAAGAAGTCAGGTACATGGTGTTGTGATCATGATCATGTAACTAACAAGTTCCGGGGGTGGTTGTGTCATCAATGCAATAGAGCATTGGGCGGAATGAATGACAGTGTCGATCGACTAAAAAATTCAATTAAGTATTTGGAAAGTTCAAGGAAATGAAATTCACCAGTGACGTTGATATAGACTTTGCAGATAGACAAAAAGTCTTAAGTTTAATCCGGCATGTGCCTGCGACTATAGCTGAAGGTACAGATCGTACAGCACACAATACTGGAATTTACGTTACTGACATTCCTGTAGACCCATTTACAGGGCGTAGTGCAATAGATTATCGAGAAGCTGAACGTCGTGGTTATATTAAGCTAGACTTTCTTAATGTTGGGTTATATAACCAAGTTAAAGACGAATCGCATTTGCTAGAACTTATGCACCGCGAGCCACCTTGGCACAGGCTCTACGAGCCGGAGTTTTGTTCACAGTTGATCCACGTGAACAATCATTATGATACACTGATTAAAATGCCCGAGGCTGTTAACAGTATTCCTAGGCTAGCTATGTTCTTGGCTATCATCCGCCCTTCTAAGCGACATCTAATAGGTAAGACTTGGGCAGAAGTTGCTCGGACTATATGGGACAAGCCCACGGATAACAGCTACTACTTTAAAAAGAGCCATAGCGTAGGCTACAGTCATCTAGTAGTAGTTAATATGAATTTGTTGGATCTAAACGGTCTTACGAATCAAGGTAATTGACCGACGCTTACTGCGTTTTGATGCTATCTCTTTGAGATTAATCTGAGGTCCCATGCGGATCTCAACGTCTTTGCTGTTCATAGTTTTAACGCAAAACTTGAATTCAGCCCATTCTTTCTTTAGGAAAACGTTAATAGGAATTATCCTATTGCTTTCCCACCACCATTGCTCTCCTAATTCTAGGAAACGCTTCTTCTGTTCAGGGAACTTTATACTACCAAAGTCGTAAATGGTAGTGATTTGCTCATCGGAATTTTGTATGATTCCGATGTATTCGTTGCCCCCGTAAACCAAATAGGTTATAAAAGGGTACCGTGCGAGTAAGGGTTCGATTTCTTCCACTGGGCTAAATATAAAAATAATGATAACAATCTATTTATATCCAAATATAATTGACGTTCAATTTTGGGACGTAACTCTTTTCAGTGCAAGGAACCAATATATGTATGCTAAACCTGTAGTCGTGTACCAAGGAATTGACAATCCTCTGCAGGTTCGCGTCAAGAACCAGGAGCAAACTCCGGTGAACATGACACCGTATTTACTGCAGGCCGAAATACAAGACCCTGATAGTTTCCTAACAGTAGAATCCTTTGGTATTCAATTTCAAAATGTTACCAAGGGTATAGGAACATTTGTAATCCCAAAAGATTTAGTAAATGGTTTAGAGCAGCGACGTTACAAGTTAACGTTTAAAGCTATAAACAAATCAAGCAACCAAGAACAGCCAGCATATATTGACCACAATTATATGGTTCCGATGGATTTAATAGTGTTACCTGGTTATTATTCGACAATGCCTCCGGATGCCGAGGAAACCGACGACTTCTTAAAAATTGATGGTGGAACAATATGAGCTTAAACAACCAAGTTTTAAATTTAGATGCAAGACAGATCCTTTTAAAAAGAGGAAATGCAATAGTTAGCCAAGGTTACGTGGGTCCAATTGGCGAAATAACTTTAGATACAACTCTTAATACACTACGTATTCACGACGGTGTTACACCCGGCGGTACTATTATTCCTACTGCTGCTAACGTTGCAGCCGAAGTCACTGATGCAGTTAATGTAATTGGCGGAACTACTATTTCGGGACAGATTGCTACAGCACTTTTACCAGTATATGCAAATATTGCATTAGTAAATGCAAATGTATCTAGTTTAATTGGCAATGGCCCAACAACACTTAACACTCTAGCAGAATTGGCTGCTGCGGTTGATAACGATCCAGATTTTGGTGCTAAAGTTTTGCTAGCATTAACACAGGTACGTGCCAATGTTACCAATGAAGTTAACCGTGCAATTAACGCTGAACAAGTATTACAAACAGCGATCAATAATGAAGTTTCGGCTAGAACCGCAGCAAATGCAGTATTAGTCAGTTTGATAGGCACCCAATCTAACGCATATATTGCTGCTGACAGCGTACTTCAAAATAATATTAACACAGAATCCGGATTACGAGTTGCTGCTTTTAATCAATTACAAACTGATATTAGTAATGAGGCTACTGCAAGATCTTCTGCTGACACAGCATTACAAGGCAATATCATTGCTGAAGCCACTGCAAGAGCTTCTGCAGATACAACACTGCAAACAAATATCAACAACGAAGCAACAACAAGATCTTCTGCTGATGCAGCACTCCAAGCAAACATTGATTCGTTGAACAATAGTTTATCAACTGTTGCTAAAACTGGTTTGTATTCAGACCTTTCCGGTAAGCCAACTCTATTAAGTCAGTTTACCAATGATACAAATTTTGCAAACGTTTCTTATGTTGACACGCAAATTTCCAACATAATAAATGGTGCACCGTCAACTCTGGATACCTTAAAAGAAATTGGTGATGCATTCCAGTCAGCTGACGGTAATCTACTAGCAGCAATAAATTCTCTAACCAGCTCGAGCTCTTCGACAGTTGATGCCGAAGAAGCAGCTCGAATTGCAGCAGATACTGCTCTCCAGGCAAACATCGATGCTGAGACTACTGCTCGTATTTCTGCAGATACAACACTGCAAACAAATATCAACAACGAAGCAACAGCTCGTCTAAATGCAGACGCAGCGTTACAAGGTAATATTGATGCAGAAGCTACTGCTCGTATTGCAGTAGATACTGCACTACAAGGAAACATTTCTGCTGAAGTTACCGCTCGCACTGTGGCAGATACTGCACTACAAGGCAATATTGATGCAGAAGCTACAGCACGTACTAGTGCAGATACCACTTTACAGACTAACATTAATAATGAAGCTACCACTAGGGCAAATGCAGATATAGAATTACAAGGTAATATTATTGCTGAAGAGACAGCCCGAATTGCAGCCGACTTGTCATTGCAAGGAAATATTACTGCCGAAACTACTGCACGTATTGCAGCAGATTCTGCATTGCAGGCTAATATTACTGCTGAGGAAACAGCCCGCATTGCTGCCGACACAGCACTACAAGGAAACATTACTGCTGAAATTAGTGCAAGAGTAAGTGCCGATACTGCACTACAGGGTAACATAACTGCCGAAGAAACAGCAAGAATTGCAGCCGATACAGCACTGCAAGGAAATATTACTGCTGAAGCTACTGCTCGTTCTAGTGCCGACACTACATTGCAGACAAACATTAACAATGAAGCCACTGCAAGAGCAAATGCTGATACTGCACTACAAGGCAATATTGATGCAGAAGCTACAGCACGTATTGCAGCAGACTCTGCATTGCAAGCAAATATTGAGGCAGAAGCAACGGCTCGTCAGTCTTTACAATCAAATTTACAAAGTCAAATTAATAACATCATTAGTAATGTTGACCCTGGTGCCTTAGACAGCTTAACGGAGATCGTTACAGCATTCCAAGGTTCTGATGGTAATATTATAACGGCACTTAATACGTTAAGTTCTGGCACAGGCTCTAATATTGCTGCTGAAGCTAATGCTCGTATTGCAAGTGACTTGTCACTACAGAGTAACATTGAAACACTAACAAATAGTCTAGCCAATGTTGCATTTACTGGAAACTATTCTGACTTATCAAATGTTCCACCAGCTCTGAATACTGGTGATGTGCAATTCCTCGACGACGAGATTTATACTCAAACAGGAAGGATGTCATTCTATACAGAAGGTGCAGTATTTCCTGAAATTAACAGAATTGACTTCAGTACAGATCAATTTGGTATTGATGTTACAGGTGAAATACAACTTTATGCTGGCACCAATCTAAGAGTTGTTACAAACAATGCTGTAAATGGTAGAACTTGGGAATTCAAAGATACTGGATCTTTAGAACTCCCGGGCATTGAAGACGATACTACACCAGTGCTGGATTTCTTTGGTGGCCCAAGCGGCTCCTTAGGAAACCATATTGTAACACTAGCCAGCGATTGGACACTGAAAGTCAAGGCTCGTGCCGATGCTGCCAACGAAGGTCACTTATGGTTAGAAGCAGGACAGAATACCAAGATTGAAATCAATGGCTCGACTTCTAACATAAACTTAATTGCCAGCGATGGAGTGTCCACAAGCACTTGGACCTTTGATAGCAACGGTGATCTAACTGCTGCCGGTAATGTAATCAGCGGTAATGGCAGAATTAATTTTGTAGCTAACAGTTCCGGCGACGGTTACGGTTACACAACCATGGAACTACGACCCGACACCAGTATTTCCAGCGATCAATACATTATCATTGATCCTACTGCTCCAAGCCACATACACATTCGTGCAGGCGGCACCCAGGATCAAAGTGGCGCACAGCTATTCTTAGGCGGCGAGAAAAACCACTTTACTGTTACCGATGGTGGCCTAACCAGAATGCAAACTGAGCAGCTGATGTCTACTGCTACCTATAGCTTTAATACCACATTGGGCTTTAGTTCTGCGGTATGGAGCAGCGATGGATTAAATCATACGATTCTAATCACCGATCCTACTGTTGATGTTTATACAGCAGTCTGGGCATTGACCGGCGAAAGTTTAATTGAACTTTATGACGGTAACAACTATTATACTGTAACTTATAGTGGTTATGGTACTCCTGGACATCCTGCTCCTGTGACTTTAACTGTCAACGAAGCACCGCCTTCGAGTCCAATTAATCTAAATAGTATCTACATTGATATTAGACAGACTAGACAATCCTATGTTGAAGTCAATGGCACTGATATCCGTATGGAGGCCATGGACGACATCAGAATTTATAGTAACGATGTGTTTAGACTGTATAACAACTCAACAGTTGATCCAATTGAAATAATTGTTAATGCCGATGTTGGACCAGAAAAGCGATGGACGTTTAATGTTGGCGGAACAATAACCTTCCCCGACGATACAAATCAGTCAACTGCCTGGCTTGGGTCAATCGATCGAATTGAAAGCGGGTTAGCTAATGTAACTGTTGCCAACACTGGCGTAGTAAGTTTACCAGCGGTAAGCAATAGTCAGGTTACAATTTCTGGTGCAACCAAAACTGTTAAAGGTAATCCATATTCAGTAAGAAGTGCCTATAGCAGTGAATACGAAATTTGGAAGGCCAGCTCTGAAGATGTTGTAGCAGCTAAGGTCACTGTCAGATTACACAATGACTATTATACTTACACTGAATTGTTTGATGTAATGCTAGTCAAAGAAGCAACTAACAATGCTAATGTCAGCTTTAGTGTGGGACCTAGAATTAAGTCCAATGATTCCTATCCAGACGGCGTTGTTGATGTAAGACTAAGCGACGGAAATAAACTGACCTTGTACTATGCAAGTGTTCAAGGTGATGCCAGCTTCTACACATTTGATGCTGTTGAATTTACAAAAACTGTTTAAGGTATAAGCAATGACTAAAAAATTATTAAGAATAGACGGAATACAAATTGGCGGAGCTTCGCTAACAGCTACTGGTAATACTGTGGTCACTAGTGGACCAGTTGATTTATCTAATAGTACCATTGCATGGACTTCAGTTAGTGACAAACCTATTTTTTCAAATATTGCCTTAAGCGGTAGTTATGCTGATCTATCAAATATACCAGTTACTGTAGAAACAGCAGCTATAATAGGAACTGACTTGCAGCTAACATACACTGATTCAACTACTGCTAATTTAGGATCAGTTATGGGCGCAACTGGACCACAAGGCATTCAGGGCGACACAGGAGCCACTGGACCACAAGGAATTCAGGGCGTTCAAGGCGACACAGGAGCCACTGGACCACAAGGGATTCAAGGGATTCAAGGGATTCAGGGAGATGTTGGAGCTACAGGTTTAACTGGAGCCACTGGTGCCCAAGGCGACACAGGAGCCACAGGTCCACAAGGCATTCAAGGTGATGTAGGTGCCACTGGTGCACAAGGCGTTCAGGGCGTTCAAGGCGATACAGGAGCCACAGGTCCACAAGGGATTCAAGGGATCCAAGGCGACACAGGAGCCACAGGAGCCACAGGTCCACAAGGGATTCAAGGCGACACAGGAGCCACAGGTCCACAAGGCATTCAGGGCGATGTAGGAGCCACAGGTCCACAAGGGATTCAAGGCGACACAGGAGCCACAGGTCCACAAGGCATCCAAGGAGATACGGGTGCTACCGGTTTAACTGGAGCAACAGGTGCCCAAGGAAATACAGGATTAGGGTTTAAGATAGCTAAAACTTACTCTAGTGTTGCTGCTTTAACGGCCGATACTATTCCCACAGGGATCAATCAAGGTGAGTTTGCGTTAATTGACACTGGTGATGTTGAAAATGCAGAAAATTCTAGATTATATCTATGGAACGGTAGTACATACGAATATGTAACTGATTTATCTGGTGCGGCAGGCATTACTGGACCTCAGGGAGCCACAGGACCACAGGGTATTCAAGGTGATGTAGGTGCTACCGGTTTAACAGGAGCCACAGGCCCACAAGGCATCCAAGGTGATGTAGGTGCTACCGGTTTAACAGGAGCCACAGGCCCACAAGGCATTCAGGGCGATACGGGTGCTACCGGTTTAACAGGAGCCACAGGTCTACAGGGCATCCAGGGGGATACGGGTGCTACTGGCCCACAA